GTTCAAGTGGTTCGTCAGGTACATCTGGCTCAAGCGGTAGTTCGGGTACGTCAGGTTCAAGTGGTTCTTCGGGAACATCTGGCTCAAGTGGTACATCAGGTTCTAGTGGAACAAGTGGTTCGTCAGGTACATCTGGCTCAAGCGGTAGTTCGGGTACGTCAGGTTCAAGTGGTTCTTCGGGAACATCTGGCTCAAGTGGTACATCAGGTTCTAGTGGAACAAGTGGTTCGTCAGGAACGTCAGGGCAAGATGGATTTTCAACGGGATTAGTATATTATTTTAACCCATCGTCGGCATCTACAATTCCAACATATTATGTGATGGATAGAGATATCTATATTGGTGCTGGAACAACCTTAACCGCGACAGGTGGAGGGAACCAATTTATTGGTTCATTTGCGACAATATCTAATGACCCAAGTGTAACAACAATACCTGCGGGTAATTGGAATTTTGAGCAATATGTGAGTATGAGTTCAAATGGAGGTACACCGAAAATATATGCTGAGATTTATGTTAGAACTACAGGTGGTACTGAAACATTAATTGCCTCAAATAGTGTAGTACCACATTCAATAACTGAAGGTACTGTAATTGAACTTTATTTATTTTCAGTACCAGTACCAGCAACAAATGTGTCTGTAACAGATAGAATTGTTGTTAAATTTTATGCTCGTGATTTAGCATCGAAAACAATGACTTGTTATTTTGAGGATGCTACAGTTTCTCAAGTAACAACATCATTATCACCATTTATCTCAGGGACTAGTGGGACTTCGGGTACATCAGGTTCGTCAGGGACTAGTGGAACTTCAGGTACATCTGGCTCAAGTGGTTCATCAGGTACTAGTGGAAGTTCAGGTTCAAGCGGTTCGTCAGGGACTAGTGGAACTTCAGGTTCAAGTGGTTCTTCAGGAACATCAGGAACATCAGGAACATCAGGAACAACAGGAACTAGCGGTACTTCAGGTACAAGTGCAACATCAGGAACTTCGGGAACGAATGGTACCGGAGGTACAAGTGGAACTTCAGGAACAACGGGAACTTCGGGAACGAATGGTACCGGAGGTACAAGTGGAACATCAGGAACTAGCGGTTCTTCAGGTGTTAACGGAGCAAGTGGAACAAGTGGTACTACAGGTACCTCAGGTACAAGTGGTTCATCAGGAACTAGCGGTACAGATGGTACTTCGGGAACTAGCGGTACAGATGGTACTTCAGGAACTTCAGGGACAAGCGGTACTTCAGGAACTTCAGGTACAAGTGCAACATCAGGAACTTCGGGAACGAATGGTACCGGAGGTACAAGTGGAACTTCCGGAACAACGGGAACTAGCGGTACATCAGGTACAAGTGCAACATCAGGAACTTCCGGAACAACAGGGACTAGCGGTACTTCAGGTACAAGTGGAACTTCAGGAACATCAGGAACGAATGGTACCGGAGGTACAAGTGGAACTTCAGGAACAACGGGAACTAGCGGTACATCAGGTACAAGTGCAACATCAGGAACTTCCGGAACAACAGGGACTAGCGGTACTTCAGGTACAAGTGGAACTTCAGGAACATCAGGAACGAATGGTACCGGAGGTACAAGTGGAACTTCCGGAACAACGGGAACTAGCGGTACATCAGGTACAAGTGCAACATCAGGAACTTCGGGAACGAATGGTACCGGAGGTACAAGTGGAACTTCAGGAACAACGGGAACTAGCGGTACATCAGGTACAAGTGCAACATCAGGAACTTCGGGAACGAATGGTACCGGAGGTACAAGTGGAACTTCAGGTATAAATGTTGGTTCATCTGCGGTTATTATAACAGGAACTTGTTCTAACTCATCAATTAGATGTGGTGTGGGAAATACTGCATCAGGAAATTATTCCGCATCTTTAGGAGGTAGTGGAAATACGACAAATGCTAGATTCTCATTTATTGGTGGAGGTCAAAGAAATGTAATCCAATCACCAACAAATGAATGTTGTTCTTTAGGGGTAACAATCGGTGGAGGTATTGGTCACAATACATCAGGTGGAACATTTAATGCGACTACAGGAACTTTAACCGGAACGATTGCTTGTTGTGATGCAGGTAAATTATCAACTATTGTCGGTGGTTTTAGAAACTGTGCCATAGGTGATTATACATTTATTGGTGGTGGTAGCTTTAACTCATCTCGTGGTAATTATTCAATAATTAATGGAGGATGTCGTAATATTTTAAATTCTAGATTCTCAACAATTGGTGGTGGTCAAAGAAATATACTTCTATCAACACCAAACGAATGTTGTTCTTTAGGTGCAACTATTGGTGGAGGTATTGGACATAACACATCCGGAGGGACATTTACAACATCAACAGGTATTTTATCAGGTACAATTACTTGTTTTGAAGGTGGTAGATTATCAACCATAGGTGGTGGATTTAGAAACCGTGCAACGGCTAACTATTCAACAATTGCTGGTGGATATTGTAATTATGCTTCTATAACAGGGGCAACAATTGGTGGTGGGTCATTAAATTGTTCTGGAGGGGCTTATTCAACAATTGGAGGAGGAGTATGGAATACCGCTTCTTGTAGTCGTGCAACCGTTGGTGGAGGACAATGTAATGTTTCTTCTTGTTACTCTTCAACAGTAGGGGGTGGTTTATATAATACTGCTTCTAATGGACGAGCAACAGTTGGTGGAGGTTGTTGCAATACAGCATCAGGATGTTTTTCAACTGTTAGCGGGGGTCGTTTTAACACCTCTTCTTGTTATGATTCAACAGTTGTTGGTGGTTCTTGTAATGTAAACAATGCTCGTTGTGGGTTTATTGGTGGAGGATTTAGAAATAATACTTCTGGAAATACCTCAACAATATCTGGTGGATATTGTAATAGAACAAACGCTAGAATGTCATTTATTGGTGGTGGACATAGAAATATAATTCAATCACCAACAAACGAATGTTGTTCGTTAGGTGTAACAATCGGTGGTGGTATTGGTCACAATACATCAGGTGGAACATTTAATGCGACTACAGGAACTTTAACCGGAACGATTGCTTGTTGTAATGCTGGTAGATTATCAACAATTGGTGGAGGATTTAGAAACTGTGCAACAGGTGCTTATTCTTTTATTGGTGGTGGTGTTACTAATATCGCTTCTGGTACTCGTTCAACAATTGGTGGTGGTCAAGCTAATACTGCTTCTAATACTTATTCAACAATTGGCGGTGGTTATGATAATATTGCTTCAAATATTGCTTCAACAGTTGGTGGTGGTTTTATTAATACTGCTTCTTGTAATTATTCAACAATAGGTGGTGGTTGTAGTAATTTGGCGTCTGGTTATTTTTCATTTATTGGTGGTGGTAAATATAATAGAATATTTCCATCACAAAATTATAATAATGCTTACCCAAAAATTGGGGATGTTATTGCTGGTGGTAATTGTAACCTTATTTATACAAACTCTTTGGTAGTTTATGGTGCGTCTGGTGGTAATACAATTGGAGGTGGTTATTGTAATGTTGCAAATCCTTCTATTGGTTTTGCAACAATTGGAGGTGGTAAATCTAACACTGTTTGGGGTAGTAGTTCAACAATTGGTGGTGGACAAAACAATACTGCTTGTAGTTATCAATCAACAGTAGGGGGTGGTAGTGTTAATATTGCTACTGGCAATAGTTCAACAATTGGTGGTGGTCGATGTAACACAGTTAGTGGTGTTTTCTCATTTATTGGTGGTGGCAAATCTAACACAGCTTGTTGTCAATATTCAACAATTGGTGGTGGTTTTCAAAATACTACATCAGGGGCATATTCAACAGTTGGTGGAGGTTTTTGTAATATTACAAATTCAAGACACTCTATAATCTCTGGTGGTCAAAGAAATATAATTCAATCGCCTACAAACGAATGTTGCTCTTTAGGTGTAACGATTGGTGGTGGTATTGGACATAATTCATCAGGTGGAACATTTAATGTAACAACGGGAAATTTGACAGGCGCTATTACTTGTCTTAACGCAGGAAGATTATCAACAATAGGTGGAGGTTATAGAAACTGCTCGGAAGGTGAGATATCTTTCATTGGTGGTGGTTCCGATAATTTTGTTCAAAATGATTCGGGAGGTTCAACCATAAGTGGTGGAAAACAGAACCGTTCAACAGCATCAACTTTTGGAACGATTGGTGGTGGTAAATTAAATTGTAGTAAAGCATCATACTCCACAATTGGTGGAGGTATTTCAAATAGTATTATTTGTGTAAAAGGTTTTATTGGTGGTGGAGATAGTAATTCTGTTAACGGAACTTTAGGGGTAATTGCTGGTGGTTTATGTAATACCGCCTCAGGTCCTTGTTCAACAATTGGTGGTGGTCGATGTAACACTTCTTATGGTAGTTTTTCAACAGTTTCTGGTGGTTATCAAAATACTGCTTCTAATTATGCCACAATTGGAGGTGGTTGTGGTAATATTGCTTCAAATCAATACGCAACAATTGGTGGTGGTAGAAATAATACTGCTTCAAGTAATTATTCAACAGTTGGAGGTGGTTGTGGTAATATTGCTTCCAATGGTTATTCTACAGTTAGTGGGGGTAGATTAAATACTGCTTCTGGTTATCGTTCAACAGTTGGTGGAGGTTTTAATAATACTGCTTCAAGTTCATATGCAACAATAGGAGGTGGTTATCAAAATAGTGCTTCTGGTGGTCGTTCAACAGTTGGTGGTGGTCAATCAAATGTTGCTTCTGGTATTGGTTCAACAGTAAGTGGTGGCGGATTAAATTTTTATAATTCTGCTTATTATTCAGCTCCTAATACCGCTTCTGGCAATTCATCAACAGTTGGTGGTGGTCAATATAATGTAGCTTCTGGTTTAGTTTCAACAATAAGTGGTGGTAGAAATAATACTGCTTCTAATAGTGATTCAACTGTTGGTGGTGGTCAATCTAATACTGCTTCTGGTAGTAAATCAACTATTAGTGGAGGTCAAGGCAATATTGCTTTTGGTACTCTTTCAAATATTGGTGGTGGTTGTGGTAATACTGCATCTGGTGGTCTTTCAACAATTGGTGGTGGTCAATATAACGTTAATTGTTCTGACTATTCAATAATTGGCGGTGGTAGAAGTAATTATACAAATTACGGAACTTGGAATACCATTAGTGGTGGTTATACAAATAGAATGATTCATAATATCAAAAGTATTATTGGGGGAGGTCAGAGTAACTCAATTTGTGGAAATAGTGCTAATTCTTCTTATACTTGTGGTAACTCTATTTTGGGAGGTTATAATAACGCTATAAACAATATAAGTTACGCTACGGAATCTCAAAATAATACAATAACTGGCGGAATATCCAACCAAATATTTGCATATAATTCTGAATATACTTGTTCTAATTTTATTGGTGGTGGTAAGAGTAATGCAATTTGTTCTTCAAGTGGTTATAAAGCCAAGTATAATTCTATTATAGGTGGTACAAATAATAATATAACTGGTTTTTATAACTCACATATCATTGGTAGTAACCTTTCTGCATCTGCGAATAACACAACATTTGTTGAAGCATTATCAAAAACAAGTGGTACGTTTAGAATTAAGCACCCAGAACCTATAAAAAACAAAACTCATTACTTACAACACTCGTTTGTTGAATCGCCTACTGCTGGAGATAATATTTATAGATATGTTGTTAAAGTAGTAGATGGTGTTGCTGAAATTGAATTGCCAGATTATTTCAAATTCCTAAATGAAAACACTCAAATTTGGGTAACGCCCAAAGAAGGTTTTGGAATTGCTTATGGAAAAGTAGATGAAGATTTAACAAAAGTAACTATATTTGCTAACGAGGATTTAGAATACAACGTTCTTATCATAGGAACAAGAAAAGATAAAGATGCTATTAAAAATTGGAATGGTATTGAAATATTACAAAATAAAATAAATAAATAAAAAGAAAACCCCTCCGATAAAGAGGGGTTTTTTATTATTGTTGATTAATCGCTTCTATAATTTTTTGAGTATCAAATACTTCATATAGGTCGTTATAAGGTATAGTGCTAATATCTTGGAATAACAGATATTTAGAATAATGTGGATGATTTAAATCAGGTGTTTTGGTTGGTTCATTGGCAACAATATTATTGTGAATATCAAAACCAAATACTTCCGGATTTGTCCCAACCCAAGTCACCACTGATGGTAAATTTAATGCCGTCGCAATGTGCATAACACTACTATCGATTAATAATCGTTTTGTTGCCATACTCAATAATACAGCAATACTTCTAAATGAATCTAATGCTTGGAACGTATTTTCGTAAATAATTTGGTCTTCTCGTTTAACGTGTAAGATAGCGTAATCATTTGCAAAATGATTTATAATGTCTTGCATAATTGGTTGAGGTATATCTCTTGTCCAACTATATTTTAACGGTTGGTTAAATGCACCCCCATGAGGTTGAATAACCATAATTGGTTTATCTAACTTATAGAACCCTTCAAAGTATTGTTTTTCGGCTTTACTTATAAATAATTCAGGTTTTTCACCATTGTAATTTAGACCATACATTTCACACCATAACTGAATTAGATGTTTTTCTTCGGTAATATAATCTGAAGTTGAGTATGGGTCAGAAACAAATACTTTTGCTTCTTTACCCATGATATATTTTTCATATATCCCACTCATTGTTTCGTGAGTCAAAACTTTATTAACGTTTGGATTACCAATAAAGACATCCGGATAACTACTAACAACAATTATGTTAGCTTTACTATATTGTTTTTTTATTGCTTTTAATACTGCCGTACCCATTATGGATTTTCCTAATCCACCTTCTATAGAAAATATTACATTCATTTTTTATTTATGTATTTGTAGTTTTTATTTTTTTCGTCTTTTAAATTTCGCCAAACTTTACTTCGGTTAATATTAGTTATTTCAGAATATTGTTTTATTGATTCATATATTACACCATTAACCTCAATTGGTTTACATAATTTTTTGGCTCTTTTTTCTTTTTCATCCTCATTTTGAACTCTACCTATATTTTTAATATGTGCCTTTTTAACATTTAATTTATCTGATTCTCTACCTGGTCTACCTAAATGAGTTTTTGACATTTTTTCTCTAACTTCTTTTGGTGTTATTTTACCTAAATGAGATTTACTCATATTTACTTTAGTTATTTCAGTATGTTTAAATCCAACACAATTTTTATTTCCGGTTGATAATTTTTTTAATTTTTCTTTAGTTTCTTGAGAATGTTTTAAACCATAAACCCCATCACCACCTAAAGTTATATTACATAATATACCACCATCACATTTTCTACCGTATTTTCTAATTAATTGTTTTTCAATAATACAGGCATCTTCCCAAGTTAAATTTTCTTCAATTATTTCAATAATATAATTAGGGTATTTATTTGTTATATTTTTCCAATATACATTTTTTCTAAATTTTTCATAAGGTCTTTTATTAGTCCCAATTCCCACATAAAATATATCACCATTAGGTTTTTTATGTAAATAAACACAAATATTATTTTCCATTTTAAACTTATTTTATTATATAAATAGTTTGATTTGAAAAATTACATTCATATTATTCTTTATTTTCTTTTAATCCAAACTTTATCCATTTATACCACACTCTTTCGTGTAGGAAATATATTAATGGTTTTATACATAATTCTGTTAATCCGATACTACCTGAAATCAAAAAATTTCCTGTAAATAAGTATGAGATTATACAGGTTTGTAATGTCCCTAACATTCTATAACTAACGGCTTTACCTATGTGTCGTTTTACTTCTACCATTATAGTTTACCGTCTTTTTTCATTTGTTCTCTAATTTTTGTTGCAGAAATGTTTTTAATATCCTCAGGAGGGAAATGTTCATAAACATCATATCCAACACCTCTACCAATATTAACACTTTCTATATCCGGAATAACCTGAATCACTAATCTTCCTTCATCAATTAGGTCTTTTAATTCTTTGTTTAAGTTTTCAATAACCCATTCTGTTGAAAACGGATTTTTATCATCAATTTCAACATCTCTAACACATAGTAGGATATTTTTATCTCTATTCAATTGTTGGTCAATTAATGCTCTATGACCATGATGCCACGGTTGCCATCTACCTACAAACATTGAATATTTTTTATTTGACGATGATGAAGCGAATGCTGCTTGTACGTGTGTTTTTCTTTCCCAATTATCCATTTAATTTATATTCATTAATTTTATTTATAATTATTCCTATAGAGATTTGTTCAATAACATTTGTTGTATCCACATCCACAAAATTTTCAGTTGGTGGTTCATAGTTAGATACGTGATAATCTTCTCTTCCTCTAATATCTTCGGTGTGAATGTAAAACTCTAAAACATTATGTTTGTTTTTAAATTCATCACGTTGGTCTTTATAAGGAGATACTAATGAAACTATTACATCAAATCCTTTTGAATCTAAAAATAATGAGATGTCTTGTGCTTTCTCAATATTTTTTCTTCTGCCATTTTCAGAGTAATCTTTATTCTGAAACACATCTCTAATGTCATCTCCATCAACAAGCATTACATTACTTGGGTGTAGATAATCTTTAAGTTGTTTTGCTAATGTGGTCTTACCTGCTCCGGGCTGACCTGTAAACCAATATATTGCCATAATTAAAATTTTTTATACGTATCCAAAATAGTCATAAAACCATTTATAATGATTTTTAATGTTCATTGATATCTCATACCCCAACACTTCCATGTAATCATCCGGTTTTCTTTCAAATTTAGGTCTTAATTGGTGGTCACCAAATATCCCATGTACTCTATCATCTTCATGAGTTAGTTGAGATATATTCTCAAAGTCATGTCCTTCATAATATGGTAGTTCTAAATAATTGTATATTCTACTCATTTCTTCTTCAGGATTACTCATTAAATCCTCGTAACGAATAAATAACATTTTTTCGGCAATACCTTGTTGAATGGTATCTAATAACCTATCAATTGCAACACCAACAGGAACACCACTAGCCCAAATATCAACACGTTTGTTTAAGGTTGTCCCAATTAATTCTGCCGGTCTTTGAATCCCATTTTCTCTATGAGGGTTTTTTCTAAAATTCTTTTCCATTGAACTATAGACAGCTCTAACATCTCTAACCATACAAATAATTTTTGGGTTTGGTTGTAGCATTTCCAATAAACCATAATTGATTCCCCATTCTCGACTTTTATCGATTACGATTGGTTTATCAGTAAGTCTTTTAAAATAACCTTGCATACCATCTTGACAAAAATCGACAAAGGCTTTGGTCATTTCATCTTGATTTTGAGCTTGGAATGCTTGTGAGTGATTGTAATTGTTTTTACAAGCGATTACAAAATCTACCAACCCTGATGTTGGTGTTGAGTAAATTTCAGGATTTTGAGCTAATAAATTCTGAATTAATGTACTTCCACTTCTAGGTAGGGAAGAGTTAAAAAATATTTGTTTCATTTAATTAAACGTTATATATGTGTATTATTATTTCTGTATAGTGTTCTAAAAAATTGTCAGACATTAAATTCCATTTTACATTAACACCATCTATTGAGTACACCTCAACATTTATAAAGTATTGTAAGTAAGTATCTCTGAATTTTTTAAATTTTTCTTTTAAAATTGGTGTACCTAAATGCCACTCACCGGTGATTTTTTTGACATTATTTTTAATAAATTCAAAATTCTCATCATTAAAAATATCGTATTCACCACCCTCACAATCTGTTTTTAAAAAATCTATGGTTTTTAAATTATATAACTCACAAAGTTTTTTAAAAGTAATTCCTTCCATTTGTTTTGAACCACCATAAATGTCATTACCCTCAGTATATGTGTTGGTATTTGAGACACCCTTCAATATTGGTGTTACCGGATGACCAACTGTATTATTAACTAATGTGGGAAATTCAAATTCACTTGGTTCAAGACAATATACGTGTTTTGGTTTTTTTGATAAAATACTATACGTAAATGGTCCAACACTAGCACCAAAATCTAAAACAATATCACCTTCAGAAACTTCAAAAAACTTTTCATATATTTTATCAACAAATGTTTCTTGAGTTATTTGTTCTTTATGAAACAAACCTTCTTCACTTTGTCCCATCCATCCCCAATCAAAATTATTATAATCCATTATAGTAAATGTTGTATTTGATTAATAACCATTTCCGGTGTTATCGATTTATGACATTCAAATTGTTTTTCAGTTCCTTTATTAACAGGACACCAATTCCAATCACCTTTATCAAAGGTAAATTCAGGTTTATTCCAACATCCGTTACAAACAGAATGATTTACAATTCTAGTACAATTAAACATAAACTCATGTTCCTCATTTGTAAAGTTAGAAATCATTACAACTTGTTTACCTAACGCCCAAGCTAACCAAGATAAACCACTAGATAATCCGATAAAGAATTCGCTATGGTGAATTACATTCATTGTGTGATGAATTGAGGTGTTTTTAATCTTGTTTGCATTTTCAAACGGATTATCTTCTTTGGATACGTTTATTACTTTATATCCTAAATTATGAAGATAGTTAATTAGTGATTGCCATCCTTCTCTTGTCCAAAATTTACACCCTGCTGTTGAGTTAGTTGCTATGGTAACATATTTCTTTTGATAAGGTCTTGGGTGAATGGTGTTGTGTATATTAGGTTTAATCTCTTTAAATTCTAATCCTAATATGTTAGTAATTGTTTGTTGTAATGGTATTGTGTTTGGTAATACAGGTTCTTTATCTGTATTGTAGAACCATCCGATTGTGTACATAGCATAAAGATTATGTACGGTCGTTCCCGGTACAACAAACTCAATTTCAGGATATTCATTTTCAAATAAATGATTCCAAAATGTAGATACAATAACTTTACAATCGTGTTTCTTTTTAAATTCTAAAACATAAGGAATCCAAGCAATCGAGTCACCTAAAGATTTACTATCGAAAGATATGTAAACTCTTTTATTTGTTAAATCCATAGTGTTATCATAAATTACCTCATTATCTCGAGTAACAACTGCTCTCCATTTGGTGTAATAACTTCTATTTAATTTAACCCAATGATTTGGTTTTATGGTATTCTCATAATGACAAATACCTTCTTCATCAAAGAATTTAACATTGTAATCTTTGTCTCCAGTTCCTTTTATTTCTAAAAATGGTTCTTTAACAAAATGTTGGAATATTTGTACTTCATTATCTATCATGGTTTGTTTTTTAATTGGTTCGTTTAATATTTTTTGGTATAACTCGTAATTTTTTTCAGCAAATTCTTTTGTTCTATATGTTGGGAATTCGTAATAACTTTCATCTTTAATTAAATCTAAAAGTTGATTTTTCATGTCAAAAATATCACCTGACAATTGTGTTATATAAGGTGTAAACATATCCATATATTGAGGTAAGTTTCTTGCTAAAATTTTTAATCCATAAGAAATACCTTCTCTTAATACTAACGGATTACATTCCCAAGTTGAGTTAAACATCAATACATCAGCGGCACACATAAAATCACTAACATTATCTTTCTCCCCCCATACTTTAACGTTTGATGGTAAATCTTTCATAATTGGTATCCAATAATCTTGAAAGTTAGGTGCTTGATTCCCAATGAAATGGAATTCTAATTCAGGGTGAATACCCTCAACTAATTTTGCAATCTCAACACCTTCTTCTTGATTTTTACCTGGTGTCCATAATCCAACATTTATAATGTGAATTTTATTTGGGTCTAAACCTAATTTTTCTTTATTACTTTCTTTATCTATTACAATTGTAGGGTTATACGGAAATTCAATTACTTCACCATACGATGGCATATTCAAGAATGTTGATTCTTTATGAAATGGTGAACAATAAGCGTATGCTTCAGGATGAAACACTTTATCTTTTTCCGGTTGGAATACAACGTTATGACAAGTTTCCACTACTCTCCAAGTTCGGTCATTTTTATAAATGAAATTCATTAACTCATTTGATAATTTATTATGAGCATCAAAATCTTCAATCATTTCATCCAAGTGAATTATGTCAAAATAATTTTCCTCAATAATTTTCTTTAATTCGTTTTTATCTTCACCTAACGTCCAAAAATGTGATGGAGGTATTAATTTTTTAATTCTATTTTTTTGAACCACATAGTGGTCACTATGGTTAGAATATTCCACAACAAATAATTCCGTTTTATCTTTATAATATTCTAATAACGATTCGATTCGTTTTAATAGGAATGATGGCATCCCTCCGGTTGACAGATGTGGTGCCAAGAATAATACTTTAATTTTTTCTTTATTATGGTTTTTAATTTTTGATATTATTTTACCCATTTCTAAAATGTTCTTTTCTCCGTGAATAAATAACAAATCATCTTTCTTATTTGGAATCTTAATCCATAAACTTTCTTCACTAATATTGTAGTTTGAATAGATATTATCAATCAATTCTAAATTTCCGTTAGCGTAAATGTAAGGTAATCCATCAAATATTAATTTTTTCCACAATAACACATTTAGGATGGTCTCCTCATTATATGCCGCATAATATGGTATATTATTTAATACTTCAGGGTGAGAACACATTTGATACCATTCGTATAAAAAATCAATACATTTTTCATTTGCAACATAATAACCTGTTTGTCGGTATTTTTCTCTAACATACTGATTAACATTAAATAATTCACACGCCGGATGTTCCAACGTGGTTGACATATCATCTCTAGTCATAGCACCACCTCGTTCACCTACGTGTAGAAAATCATAAATCCCTTCAACAAAATAAGGGTAATCTTTATCATTATCGTATAAGTCAAAGATTCTATCAACATATGGTGTTGCAATTGAATCACAATCAATAAATGCAACCGTTTTAGTGTATTTAGATAAAACGTCTTTAGTGATTAATGGTTTTTGTATTAAGATGTTATAAATCGTTTTATTGGTTCTATTAATGTAAAAATTGTCACCCTCTTGAATGTATCTATCAGAATTATCATCAACTAATTCTACATTCCAATTTATGGTTGCAACATCTTTAATATCCACAACTTTATTAGAATTAATAAGATATAAGAAAATTGGTAAATCACTATATTCTCGGATTGATTTAATACACATCTTTGCAACATCCAAATAGTTTTCGGTTGCATATAATAGATATGATTTCTCAACCTTATCTTTTAAAATTAAAGGTTCTCTTTTTGAATACGAACTATCAATTAGATTATGATGATGTATTGTGGTTGACATATATTGTAACCCAATCTCGTTTTCTAATAAAAATTCTCTAACGGGTGAATCAACACTATTTTTCTTATGTTGAGATATAAGTTCAATAATTCCTTTACTATAAGCGATTGGACCTGTCAATCTTAACACAGAATATTTATCCGACCCACCAATATAATTTTTAATATTGTCTTTAACAATTTCAATTACCCTTTTTAAAAATGGGTGATTTGGTTTACAGATAATATGCCAATTTTGAAATTCGCCAAAATAATATTTTAATTCATCTGCCCAATCCAATCCTTCCCAATGAGTTAATAGATATTCATCGGTTGGTAATAAAACTTCTTCCAAAGGTTTAGTAGTACAACTTTTAATATCCAAATAAACACCACCAACTTTATACATTAAAAGGTATCTAAAAAAATCAGATTTAGCCGACCCATAATTTGGGTTAATACTTAAATAAAGATTAAGAGTTTCTTCATCATAATTTTCTTTAATAAATTCAACACAATCGTTATCGTTGTAGAATTTATACTCAAAAGTTGGATTCATATCTTTTAACCTTTGAACTACCTCACTTATTTCTGTTGGTAAATCATTAGTTTTATATGTTTGATGTATTACTCTCGGTATTAGAGGTTTCATTAATGTAATATCACTAATGTGTTTGATAATTTGATATTCAGGTAATTCCGATATTAATTTATCAATCTCAACTTTGTTTGACACACCATCGTGATATTCTAGTGTTATTTTGTTTGGGATTGGAAATGAATGTTCTTTACAATAGTTTAAAAAATCTCTGAAGATGATATGGTCGTGACCTTCAGTATCAATCTTTAGATAACCGATTGAACCAACATCATATCTTTTAATTAATGTTTCCCAACTAATTGTTGGAACTTTTTCAATAGTTACCAAACTATTGTATAATTCTTCACCTAATTCTTTAATAGCAAAAGGGTGAGGATTATTTATTGAGTTACTTCCTCTAACCCACCAAGGTAAGTTATTCTCTTCTATTTTAGAATCTTCAATATAGTACACATCGACTTCACCATCTGTTGTTGATAATGCCGCTTGGACTTTAATAATATTCTGTTTATCAGGTAATCTATTTATGTAATATTTTATAGGTTCAATACTAATACCGACAGTATTGTCATTGGAGGTTTCAATTAAAGTATCAAAATCTGACGTACCAATTTCAATAAAATCGTAATGGTTAATCTTTAACGACATATTTTTTTTTATTATAAAAATAATAAATTACTAATAAAGTTCCATAGTAAACTTTAATATTGTTAAGTATTTATGGTAAAATAATTCTAACTATATTTATTGTAATGCAAGTAATAGAAATAACCAGTTTAAACGGACACTCACCATTTGATATATCAATATGTGATTTAACATTAACGTATTGTTATGTGGTTGCAACCGGTGTTGTTTCTGTTCCTCCAACATTAGAACTTCCAATCCCTTCTCAATTAGAAGGTGCTAGTCAGGTTTTAGTTGTTGTGACTGATTCAATAGGGTGTGAAGAATTTTTATTAGAAAGTTGTCCATTACCACCAACACCAACTCCAACAACAACACCAACTCCGACTCCAACAATGGTTGTTGTTTGTAATTGTATATCATTTGAAAATACAACTTCGGGAACTTTAAACTTTAGTTTAACCCAATGTAATAACGTTGTGTTAAACAGTGTTATTCAATCAGGGACTACCTTATATTATTGCGGTAGATTACCTTCTGCTGATGTGGGGGTAAACATTCTGATTAATGAGGTGTGTGTTGATAATACTTGTGCACCAGTACCTACTGCAACACCAACAACTACTCCAACACAAACATTAGCACCTATTGTGGGGTATTTCCAAGATAGTTGTAACCCATCAAACACTTTTATAGTTTATAATATTCCTACATCTTATTCTCCATTGTCAGGGGTTTATTATGTTCAAAGTAGTGGATATGTTGGTTGTGTAACATCAATATCACCAATAACCTCAACGAATCAGTATTCATACATTTTATTAAATAGTCAACCGGATATTAATACTTGTCAAATTTTAAATCCTTGTCCTACACCTACACCAACACCTACACCAACGGCAACACCAACTGCGACTCCAACACCTACACCTACACCAACTGCGACTCCAACATCAACTCCAACGGCAACACCAACATCAACACCAACATCTACTCCGACATCCACACCAACACCGACTGCGACGCCAACATCAACTCCGACATCTACTCCGACATCTACACCTACACCAACGGCAACACCAACCTCAACTGCGACTCCAACACCTACTCCAACATCAATACCTACACCTGTTTTTGGAGTAGGGGATATGTTAGGTACATCTAATTCATCTCCATTTTTTAGAATATATGATGATACACTTGTTGAAATAAGTCAACTAACGTCTGTTGGCGTCACTACAAATTATGGAATAAATGCTTCCGATAATTACCAATACTCTATAGCGGCTGCAGGAGCAACTTCTCCTTTACAAGTAAAGATATCTTCAGATTATGGTAATTCTTACTCAACACCTATTGGGGTGGGTTCTGGTTTTATTGGGGAGACTTCAATATCTAAAAATGGACAATATATGTATGTTGAATCAGGAGGCACTCTTTTAAGAAGTGGTGATTTTGGAACAAGTTGGAGTCCTGCATCATTTCCTGTGGCTTTTACATTAATTATCCAATCTAGTGTATCGTGGGATGGTCAATATGTTATTATTGCAGGTTATGATTCAAGTTCATTAAAATATGTTTTACTATCTACAAATTATGGAATAACTTTTACAAATATAACATTAAATATTTTTCCTTCGCAATCAGCCGCAAATTCTAGTAATTTTCAAGGTGTTGCAGTATCAGGAAATGGATTATATATGATGTTAGTTTCAGCAGTTGGAAATAGTTACAGAAGTACTGATTTTGGTGCAACTTGGTCAATAATGAGTATTGTTAGTCAAGATTTTAATGAAGACCTTAAGTTAAGTTATGATGGAAGATATGGAATAGTAGGTGCTACTAATAATAGAGTTATTACCACAAATAATTTTGGTGTTAGTTGGACTACGAATACTTTTGGTAGTTCTATTATCAAAACAGATATATCTAATTCTGGACAATATATGCTTGGAACTACAATTGCGTTTCAAACTCAAATATCTTCTAACTATGGTGCTTCTTGGGTACTTTACAGTAGTAGTAATAAAAAATTTCTTTCTTTTATAAACTAACTAAAATCAATAAACTTATAATCTTAAAATTAGGTTAATAAATCCATCAACTTTTGTTTCATCCCCTTAATAAATTATTAAAATAATATTATTTATATTTGATTATAGATTATTATCTTTTGTGTAAAACAAGAGATAAATGAAAATATTTGTACAGATAGCCTCCTATCGTGACCCCCAGCTTATCCCGACACTTGATAGCATGATTGAAAATGCTAAAAGACCTAAAAACTTAAGAATAGGTATATGTCGTCAATATCACCCTGAAGATGGGTTTGATAATTTAGAAAAATTTAAAAAAGATAAACGATTTAGAGTTAAGGATGTTTTGTATTCCGACGCTAAAGGTGTTTGTTGGGCAAGAAATCAAGTACAACAATTATATGATGGTGAGGAGTATACACTTCAAATAGATTCTCATATGAGATTTGAAAAAGATTGGGATACTACCTTAATCAAAATGATTAAACAACTTCAAAAGAAAGGATTTAAGAAACCTTTGTTAACGGGGTATGTTTCATCATTTGACCCCGAGAATGACCCGGCAGGTAGAGTTAAAGAGCCGTGGAGAATGTCTTTTGATAGATTCATTCCTGAAGGTGCGGTATTCTTCTTACCTGAAACAATACCTGGTTGGGAAAAATTAAAACAACCAATCACTTCTCGTTTTTATTCTGCTCACATGGCATTCACATTAGGTCAATTTAGTGTGGAGGTTCAACACGACCCTGAATTTTATTTTCACGGGGAAGAAATATCAATTGCTGTTAGAGCATTCACTCACGGATATGATTTATTCCACCCACATAAGACCGTTATTTGGCACGAATATACTCGTAAGGGTAGAACCAAACAATGGGATGATGATAAAGAGTGGGGTAAAAAGAATGAGTTATCTCACAAAAAGAATAGACAGCTTTTTGGAATGGACGGTGAAGAAGTTACTATGGATTTTAGTAAGTATGGATTTGGAACTGAAAGAACATTAAAAGATTATGAAATTTATTCAGGTCTTAAATTTTCAAATAGAGCTGTCCAACAATATACTTTAGATAAAAAATACGCACCAAACCCTACCATATATGAGACGGAAGAAGAATGGTTATCAAGTTTTGCGAGTATTTTCAAACATTGTATCGATATCTCATTTAAACAAGTACCGGAAAAAGATTATGAATTTTGGGTTGTAGCATTTCATAATGAAAATGATGAAACTCTTTATAGAAAAGATGCCGATATTAATGAGATAAATGCTATGATGAAAGACCATGACGGATATTGTAAAGTTTGGAGAGATTTCCAAACAACATCAAAACCAAAATATTGGGTTGTATGGCCATATAGTACGTCAAAAGGTTGGCGTGATAGAATAACCGGTAATTTATAATAAAGTATGCTAAAACATTGTTTTTATATTAATTTAGAAAAAAGAACGGATAGGAAGTTATTTATAGAAAATCAATTAAATAAAAGTACTATTTTAAAAAATATTTATCAAAGGTTTGACGCAGTTGATGGGTCTACTATAAATCCAAGAACTTTAAAAGAAGGTATATTAAGTGAAAATGCAATCCAAGATATTTTAATGGATACAGTAACCGCTTGGGGATTATCAATGACTCAAGGTGGTTTGGGGGTTTTAATGAGTTATCTTAATTTATTTCAAAAAATATCAGAATTAGATTCTCCTGCAATAACTTTTGAAGATGATGTGGAAATTGATAATTCATTTGATGATAAATTAAAGATGATTTTATCTGAATTACCTAATGATTTTGATTATTGTTATTTAGGTCATGGTGATACTGATGTAGAAAAACATCCATTTAGTAAAAACTTATCTATACCTAAAGGTATTGTAACGTGTTTACCATCTTTAATAATATCCCCAAATGGTGCAAAAAAATTAATCGAAAAACTTACTAATATAGATAATCAAATTGATACCGCATTATATATTAGATTATCTGAATTCAATGTGTATGTTTCAAATGAAAGAATTGTAAAAGTTAAAAATGATTTTACAACAGATATACAAGGAAATAATAGTTGTAAAAAAAACTATAAAAAACAAAACTATATTTTTACAACTATTGCTCATGGTGAAACAGCTAATAAAAACGCGGTTAAATTGGCTTTTGATTTAAATTATTTTAAACAAAAAATATTAATAGTTACAGACCAAAAAGAATTCTATGATTCTTTAGATAATGTTATATTAGTAGATTATCCTAATAAAAAATTCTCATATAATGATAAATTAATTTGTTTTGAAGAGGGATTTAAATATGAAGATGCTGTTGTATATGTTGATTCTGATTGTAGATTATTTTTTAAAAATTATAAAAATTGTTACACCAATTTAATTAGAATAATTAAACCAGGATTTCACCCATCTTGGGATTGGGGATTAATATCAAGACCTTCCGGAGGTTTTTTTGAAAGTAAAGACATTACTAATAGGGTTGTGGGTTATGGTGAATTAGCGTTAAGTATATCCGAAAAATTAAATATCCCAATAAATGATGCTTATCACTATCAAGAAGGTGTTTTAATTGTTTCAAAAGAAGAAAATAAATGGAAAGTTTTTTTAGATACATGGAAAGAATTATCATCATCTTTAGATGCTCATGAAATGATTAATGGGGTGGATAAAATAGGTGTTGGTGAGGGTAATATTGTTGGTTTATGTGTAGCTAAAAGCGGACTTAAAATTAATTCACACAACATATCTAATAAACTTGGTGAAGATATTAAATATAACTTTTATGGTGGGTTTATTAGTGATTATATTAAAAATTTTCCTGATAGAAAAACAGTACAATTAAGTGAGGGTAAACTAATTTCAAAAAAGGTATCAGACATTCAATTTAAAGAACACAAGATAGATTTAAGTTATTCAATTTTTGAATTAAATGATAATCTATTTGTTTTAAATTTTAATTGGAATTTAAAAAATAATGTTGAGTTTTTAGACCATGAGTTTAAAATTAATGATGTTGTATATCACTTTAATAGTGAAAAAACAAATGAGTTATTTTTTGATAAAAAAGATAAAATTAAAATTTACCACACTTATGATTGGTATGGGGATAAAGATTGGACATTAATAGAGGAAATATGAGTAATTTTGCGTTTTGTACATTAACATATGGTGAAAAATATGTAACATTTGGAGATTCATTAATTAAACAAATAAATGATATGGGACATCATATTTTTGTAATGACTAATTCTCCGGAACATTATACACCAAATAATTTGTTAACAGTAATAGAATATACTAAACCATATTTTTCATTTCATGAAAAAAAAGTGGTGATGAAAGAATGTTTAAAATACTATGACACTGCAGTTTTTTTAGATGCTGATGTCTTTATTAAAGATACTGATAACATTGATTTTTTATCAGATATAAACTCTGGTCTACATATTTTTGCAACGTTTGGTAATATAGGGTTCACATATTGTTCAGACGATGTTAGTACTTGTGAAGTACAAGGTAGAAGAAATACTAAATATGGTCAAGAAGGTATTGATTTTGCGGAAAAAAATGGTTTTAAATTAAAAAAAGTGTTTCATGAAGGTCATCCTGAAGATTATATAGAACACTATTTGGAAGGTAAATGGATTATTAAAAAAGACAGAGGAACTGAAGAAAATTTTTTTAAAATATGGGATGACCTATCTGTGTTTACTGAAGAGTTTGATATTCGTCACAACTATTTAGAAACAATTGGTTCCGGTGAAGGCTCGTCTATGTCAATTGCCAGTTATAATAGTGGGATAACATGTAATGGTGTTAGTCCGTTATCTTCAAAAATAAATGAAATTTTTATTTCAAATTATGAAGAGAAACTTAATGGAACTAAACCATGGAATATCGCCGGATAATATAATACAAAAAACAATTAATTATGAATAAAAATTTTGAAGGATTAGAAATACACACACTAATATGTAATAGAGATATATTATTAGCAATAAATAATTTTAAATCATTACAGAAGTTTGAAGAATTTAAATCTCTTCCGGTCTATCTTCACGATGACGGGTCTTTAACTGATTCGGATATTGAATTATTATCAGATATAAGAAATGTAATAATAATTAAACGAGCGGATGCTGATAAAGAAATTGAACAATATATTAAGAATTATCCTAATTGTTTGAGTTACCGTCTTGGGAATAACCCAATAAATTTATGGCATAAAATTAAAACCTTTGATTATTTCTTTTTTTCTAAATCTAAAAAAATATTGGGTATGGATACCGACCTTCTTTTTATTAGAAGACCCGATAATGTTATTAATTTAATAAATACAAATACACCATTTTATTTTCCAGATTGTCAAAGTTCATATTGTTTTAATGAACCTAAAAGTGAAGTGTTAGTTCCTGAAAAAGTTAATACCGGACTTATTTATATACCATCTGAAGATTATTATAATATAAATTCTCTTGAATTTGCCCTAACTAACCTCATTGGAAAAGGTGTGAATTATTTTCCTTCATGGATTGAACAATCGGCATATGCTCATATGTTTTTAAAAGATGGTAGATACGTCCCATTAGACGAAGAAAAACATAGAATACCATATTTTCAAAATATAGACATCTCTAAAGTAGAATGTTTACATTTTGTAAGTTATCCGGCAGTTAGAGATACCTACAAATCTTATTTAGATTACATAGAAATGTCTCAAGGTGATGAAGTTTTTAATAAAAAATATTTTGTACAATTTAAAGGGGAAAATATTCCATTAAATATTAAAATGTACAAATTTGACAAATTTTTGAATGTTGAATTTTATTGGGGATTGGAAGAAACCGACCAACAGTTTCTTGACCATATTTTTAAAGTTAAGATGGGTGATGAGGAATTTATTCATAAATTTCAATCAAATAAAAATAGTTTTTTCATAATTAACATTAAACAACCTAATTTTGAATTATACCACACTTATGAATGGTATGGCGAAATTGACTGGGGTAAATTAGATGACATAACAATATTATAAAAATATTTATCATGAGTTTTTAAGAAAAGAAAGTTAATTTGTTTATTTTTGTAAATCAAAGTATTTATAAATAAAAACAATAGATGGATTTTTTTATAAAGAAAAACGCAACCTTACCGGTATTAAAATTACAAGTAGTTAAAGACGGAAGAAGTGACTATAATAAGTTTATGGATATGATTGAAGAATCTGCCATTTTCTTCTCAATGGTTGACGTAGAAACCGGTATTCCAAAAATAAGTTCAAGACCTGCGGGGTTTGTTGAAAAAACTTTTGTTGATTTAAATGCTGGTCCTGAATATTATATATATTATCAATTTACTCCGAGAGATACAAATAGAGTTGGTAGATACGCTGGTCAATTTATGTTAAGAAATTCAGATGGAGTTCTTATATTACCAATTAGGGAAGATTTATTTATAAATGTACAAGATTCGTTTATTGCAGACGATTTAGTTTACGATAGTTGTTATGTGTCAGAATTCCCTTGTTGTATCAATGGTCCTTATACTACAACAACAACTACAGAATGTTGTCCTTGTACGACAACTACTACCACAATTAATCATACTACAACTACAACAACAACAATTCCTGTATTATCTGAAGTTAATATGGGTTCAGGTATTTATGATGATATTGGTCATTTATTTATTGATTTTATTGCTGATGGTCCTCAACTAATTAAATGTATTGTTGAAGATTATGTATTGGCCCCTCCTTTTTATATAATTGGTGGTGAGAATTATTATATGTACACTCCACTACAAATAGGTGCAACAATTTATAGTGACCCTAATGGGCAAACCATATCATTAATTAACGATGGTAATTATGTTACTCAAATAAATGGGTATCAAATAATTTCAGTGTTTAATTCTGTTATTACCGGAATAGTTAATTTTAACAATTTACTTCCATGTCATTAATCTAAAATTGATTTATTAATTATTATCTTTTATATTTATAGAAACAAGACAAACCTGATTTAAAGTCAGTGCTAATATGTCATTCTAAAAAATATATTTATGGTAACACAAGAAGAAATTAAAGCATTCCTTGAGGGGAATGACCCTGAAGAGCACATCGTTGCTATCGAGTATGATTACGCGTCAGACGCTATCTACAAAATTAAAGAAATCCCTGGTCAGGGAAAGATAATCAAAAAAGACACATTTACGGCATTTGCTTGGGTTGGGGATTTAAGAGATTTGAATTTTTATTCAAAATCTAAAGACCAACAAAAAGAGGCGATGAAGAAACATGGTATCATCATTGAGAAATTAGAAACCAAAGGTAATGAGAGATTAGAAAAAGGTCTTAAGTTTATGGTTAAGTCAATGAAAGGGTATCGTTCACTTATCCAATTCTTCAGAGATGGTGGTGTAGACCCGTGGGGAGAAAAAACAAAAGGTAAATTAACGGTACTTCCACCGGTAGAACAATTCCTTATTTCAAGAGAAAAAAGATTATTCAAAGGATATGAAGAGTATAACGACATCACCCGACTCGGATTTGACTTGGAGACGACCGCTTTAGAACCTAAAGATGGTCGTATATTTATGATTGGAATCAAAACAAATAAAGGATATCAAAAAGTTATTGAGTGTGCCGACGAAGACCAAGAACGAAGAGGTTTGGTGGAGTTCTTCAACATTATTGACGAACTTAAACCATCTATCATCGGTGGATATAATTCAGCGAACTTTGACTGGTTTTGGATATTCGAGAGATGTAAAGCTCTTAACTTAGACATCAAAAAGATTGCTAAATCACTAAACCCGGCAAGACCTATATCTCAAAAGGATGGTATGTTAAAACTTGCTAATGAGGTGGAGAGATTCTCACAAACTCAATTATGGGGTTATAACATTATAGATATTATTCACTCCGTTCGTAGAGCTCAGGCGATTAATTCAAGTATTAAGTCAGCAGGTCTTAAATATATTACTCAATACATTAAAGCGGAAGCTCCCGACCGAGTTTATATTGACCACTTAGAAATTGGACCAATGTATGCTAAAAAAGAGGAGTATTGGTTAAATGTTGAAAATGGAAAATATAAGAAAGCCGACAATCCGGACTTTAATAACTTAGACACAAGATTTCCCGGAAAATATATTAAAGTAACAGGGGATAATGTTGTGGAGAGATATCTTGATGACGATTTAGAGGAAACGTTAACAGTGGATGATGAATTCAATCAGGGAACGTTTCTTTTAGCATCGATGGTACCAACAACCTATGAAAGAGTTTCGACTATGGGAACCGCAACTCTATGGAGAATGATTATGTTAGCTTGGTCATTCAAGAACAATTTGGCTATTCCCGCAAAAGAAGAGAAGACAGACTTCGTAGGAGGACTTTCAAGACTACTTAAGGTAGGTTACTCTACCAACGTACTAAAACTCGATTACTCTTCCCTATACCCATCTATTCAGTTAGTTCACGACGTGTTCCCTGAGTGTGATGTTATGGGTGGAATGAAAGGAATGTTAACTTATTTCCGTAACGCTCGTATTATGTATAAAAACTTGGCGTCTGAGTATAAGTCAACTGATTCTAAAAAATCACTTTCATATGATAGAAAACAATTACCATTAAAAATCTTTATTAACTCTATGTTTGGTGGATTATCGGCACCACACGTTTATGAGTGGGGCGAAATGAATAGTGGAGAAAGAATTACTTGTACCGGAAGACAATATCTTCGTCAGATGGTGAAATACTTTGTTAAGAGAGGATATACACCTTTGGTACTTGATACGGATGGTGTCAACTTTAGTTTACCTGAAGGCGGTGTTGAAGATAGAGTTTATATTGGAAAAGGATTAAATTGGTTAGTTAAAGAGGGTCAAGAATATAGAGGTTATTACGCAGACACCGCAGAATACAACGATTTGTTTATGAAAGGTGAGATGGGGTTAGATTGTGATGGAACTTGGGATTCTTGTATTAATTTAAGTAGAAAGAATTACGCAACAATGGAATCTAACGGTAAAATTAAATTAACCGGAAATTCAATTAAGTCTAAAAAATTGCCACTGTATATTGAGGTGTTTTTAGATAAAGGGGTGAGATTATTATTGGAAGGAAAAGGTCAGGAATTTGTTGAATGGTATTTTGAATATCACCAAAGAATATACGACCAACAAATACCATTAAAACAAATCGCTCAAAGAGCAAGAGTTAAATTGTCTGTCGAAGATTATAAGAAAAGATGTGGGATGAAAACTAAAGCTGGTTCGTTAATGAGTAGAATGGCTCATATGGAATTGGCCATCAAACACGATTTAAAAGTTTCATTAGGTGATGTAATTAGTTATGTTAATAATGGGGTTAAAGCGTCTCACGGGGATGTTCAAAAAATTACTAAAAACAATTATACTAAAAAAGCGTTAGATTTGTTTACATCAGTAAATGGTGTAGAACCCGAAGATAAATCTACCTCAACAATTCAACTTAATTGTTATATGTTAGACCAAACTGAAATAGAAAATAATCCTGATTTGACCGGAGAATATAATGTTCCAAGAGCAATCTCAACATTTAATAAAAAGGTTGAACCATTGTTGATTGTTTTCAATAAAGAATTAAGAGAAAGTTTGTTAATTGCTAACCCTGAAGAAAGAGGATTCTTTACTAAAACTCAGTGTGAGTTAATTGGTGGGGTTCCAAATAAAGAGGGTGACCAAGACACAATTGAGGACTTGTTAACAATAACCGACTTAGAATTAAAGTTTTGGGATAGAGTTGGTGTTAGTTCTGAATACATTTATGAGTTAGCGGAACCTGGTTGGGAAGAACATATTAATTAAAACAGAAAAGGTGTCGTATTCGACACCTTTTTTTATTCTAATTTTAAACCATCTGAGGAAACTATATACCAATTATTTTCTAACGAATAAAATTCGACACACGCACCTAAATCGATAAATATTTCATCGTAATATTCGTCTATTTTACCAAAACTTGGTCGGATATAAACTTTAGTAAATGCTTTAACAATTATACGTTCGGTCGTATTTGAGTCTAATGTAAGATGACAAGCCTCAACATCTTTTATAACGATTAATATTTCACCATTTGTTCTATATTCTAAGTTATTAATTATTTTTTTCATTGGGGTTGTTTTAGGTATCTCTATTTTAGTTTCTTCTATTTCGATTAAAGTGTTTCCTAAAAATCGTTTTTCGTTAATTGTTTTTCTTGTTAATCTATCAGATATTTTATTCATAAATTATATTACATAAATTTGTCTTGGCATTGCTCTAAACTTAAGTTGTTTATTTAAATTTTCCGCAAGTAAAGCTTCTCGTTCCATCATTTTTTCAGGTCGTAATCTTTCTAATCTTAACTTTAATTCTTCCTCAAGTTTTGTTTTTTCATCCTTACCTTCTGTTGCCAAAGTTGCGTAGTCCATTGTTAATTCACTATCAGGTGTTTTAATATTACCACTAAATTTACCTCTAACTCTTGATAATGTTTCTTTACAATAAGCAGTAAACCATCTTCTCACAAATTGTTGTGCGGGATTATTTAAATCAATCCAAGACATTGAATCAATTGGAACGTCTGATGGAAGTTTAATGATATCCGGATTGTTTTTTAAACAATTGTCTCTATCTGCCGGACCAACATCATAATACCAATACCAAACTTTACCTCTAGCCATTTGTTGATTACCAAAATCAAATTTACCACCGGGTGTATTCATTAAGTGAAGAGCTTTTTTACCTTCAGGTAACGCTGTTATTGTGTAAGTTAAATCTCCCGCAATAATTCTTCTTTGAATATTAATTTCTTGCATTCTCAATAACATGTCAAATGCTGGCATCATAAAATATGACCCTGACGCACCCATTTGAGCAAAACCTCCGGGTCCACCAAAACCACCACCACCTAAACCACCAAAAGTCCAGGGGTCAAATAATAACCCATTTAATTCTGAAGGTGTAAACCATAATACTTCATTTATCTCTCGGTTTGCGGGAATTTCGTATATTTGTTGGTTTGGTACTAATTGAACAAAGTCTTTTTTCAAAACCCAATCACCACCGGCTTGTAATCCGACAATTTTAGAGTATGCGTAAGTGTATCTTGTTTCCCAATCTAAACTTTTGGTTACAAAAGCTCTTGATAATGATTCTGTGTCCAAATTTAAATTGTACAATGAAGTCCATTGAGACTCAATTAACCAATCTTGTATATATTGAGAATAATCACCAATAGATAATTCTAATAAACTATCCATTTGTTCATCATCTAATTCAACACTCCTTAATGGTGCTCCTAAAAGATGTTTAATTCTTGTATATAATTTAGTTCTTTCTGGTTCCGGTATAATAGCTGTTTGATATGTAGCCCCTGTTAATATTCCCATAACGTTTTTATTTTATAAATATCAACTTAATGTATAAATCAGGTCTTCTTTAGGGAAAATATACTGACCACCCATTATTTTTGAGTGTTTATTATCAAAGACCAATACTTCTTTATTATTTCTAGTAAAAATTAACCAATCGGTTGAATATCTTTTAACATTTGCGGTTCCTAAAATCATAACAGAATTATCAATTTCTTTTTCCCCCGTAAAAGGTTTAATTTGTGCGGTTTTTTTAACTCCATCAATAATAACTTCACAATCAATACCACCAATCATATCTTCTTTACTACCAAGTTTACCAATGGCGTTAACATTTTTTTCACCAAATTGTTTTTTCAATATTTGAATTGTTCTATCTTCACGAGCTTGACCCCAACTATCCGTTTGAGTTAAAACTTTCATAAGATTTTGAAATGTTGAGGATTTTTGTGAAAAAATTCTAGACTTATATTCATCTAAAACATTAACAAGTTTTTTAACTTCACTAATTTGTTCAAAAGGTTTTAAACCAATAATTTTTATTTCGGGTTCATTTTTTGATTTTAAGACTTGATTAACATCGTTTAATAAGATACAAAAACAACTATAGTTTGTGTTTAATTTATTTAAAACAGAACGACCATCTTTTTCTAAATCATATACTCCGGCAACTTCTCCTTCACTATACTCATTATTTCCATAATAGTTATCAGGGAAGACTTCTTTCATCATTCGATTAATACCGTCTTTAAAAATTGTTTTAACTTTAGGGTTAATGTTAAACACCATTCTAATTGATTCGTTCATTTCCCTACTACATCTTTCCGATTTACCTTCAGATATAATAGATTTAAGTTTTTCAATTTCTATTTTTTTCATTTCATTAATGGAGGGTTTTTGATTACTAAGGTTTTCCACCGATTTAATCTTTTCTATAATGAGTTTAATTTTATTTTTAATATTTTTCATGTAGGCTTGTTTATTATGATAAATATCTAAACAACCGGATTATCCCCGATTGTTTATCTTATTCATAAGTTCTCCGATAAAATCTCCTCTTTCAGAGATGTTGTCCCCCATCACGGTTCCAATATTTTGTTTCTTTTGATTTACCATATCGTAGATGATTCCTTCTATTGAGTTATCAAATATTGGGTAGTAAACTGACACCGAATTTTTCTGTCCATATCTGTATGCTCGGTCTTCCGCTTGTGCTAAATCACCCGGAACAAATGATAGGTCATTAATGATTACAGCTTCGGCTGCGGTTAGTGTGATTCCAACACCAGCGGCTTTTACGTTTCCAACAAATACTTTAATCTTTTCGTTGTCTTGGAATTGGTCAACCGCATATTGTCGTTGAGGTTTTGATGTTGAACCATCTAATCTCACCGCTTGTTTTCCAAAATGGTCGGCAATTCTGTTTAATGTCTCAGTAAAGTTGGTAAAGATGATAACTTTTTTATCTTGTTCCAAAATATTCTCAGCTAATTCTATGGTATCTTTAATTTTTTCTTCAGCAATCACTTGACGAACCTTCATTAATTTACTGAACTGAACTGTTAGAGATGTTGACTCATCGGGGTTTTTATTGTACCAATCATAGTATTCTCCCATCAACCCTTCATAAAGTTTTGACTTTAACCTTAGATAAACCGGTGTAATAATTTTCTCAGGTAAATCTAAAACTTCCGTTTTTAATCTACGTAAAACTTGTCTTGATGTTCTGTCTCTCAATTCTTCTAAGTTAGAAGCTCCGGTTACGTTCCATATCTTACGAGTTCCCGCTGTGAATTGATAACCTTGACAATATCTAATAGCGTAAGCCATCCAATTCTGAGCCACCGGACTTTCAATAAGTGCCAATAGATTGAAATAATTCATCGGTCGGTTAGTCATCGGTGTTCCGGTTAATAACCACACTCTTTCACAACTTTTAGAGAAACTATTAACAAGTTTGGTTCTTGCTGCTTGTCCATTACTAACATAATGTGCCTCATCCAAAATAATTAAATCAAAGTTTCCTTGTGAGATTAAAGATTCTGTTTTACTTTTTAAATCATAGAAGTTTTTAAGAATATCGTAATTAATAATCACAAAATCGTGTTCTATTGAGAAATTCTTACCTTCGGAGATGTAAACACTTCTATCGGTGTAGTTCTCAATTTCTCTTTGCCAGTTAATCTTCAGAGATGCCGGACAAACTATTAGTATTTTCTTCGCACCTGTCTCTAAAGCAGCAATAATGGTTGCGGTAGTCTTACCCAATCCCATATCATCGGCAAGGATAAACCTTTTAGACCCAGCAAGTTTTTCAATAGCTTCTTTTTGATGTTCTAACGGTGGTCTATTGGAGTATTTTGAATAATCCACAACAATATTCTTTATTGTGTGTGTTTTAATCAAAGCTCCTTTTGGTAACCAAAAATCGTGGATTGTCTCGGATTCTAACACTTTTCCCCAAACATGATAGGATTTTTCTTTCTCAACTAATAACTTTTCCACCCATATCTGTTCAGGGATTTTAATTAATAATTTTTCATCAGCAATTTTTTTAGCGAAGTAAGGGTCTAAATCAACCCATCTTTTTGCAACCTTAGGAGTTACTTCATTAAAATTCATAATGTAGTCAGATTGTGCCCGAGTTGGGAAGAATCTTTTATTAGTTTCCTTTTGGTGTTTTAATTTTAGGATATAGTTATTCGCCCCCTGATAAGTTTCAAGGATAGATATTGCTCGTTGTTCTATTGTTAAATTAGAATTTTCAGATGTATTGTTTTCCAAATTTAATCTTTTAATAGAAATATAATAAATTATTTAATATTTATCAATATATGAGAATGGAACAAGAAACATTAGAAAGATTAATAAATAAAATGATAAAGCACATTAAACCTAATGGTGTGTCTGAACTTATTTATGAATTAAGACCTACTGATGATACTGGTGACGAATATTATATGAGGGTAACATATGTTGTCCCTGATGATAGCGAATATTTACGAAGTTCAAATATGAGAAATTCAGATTTTAATAGAAAATCATGGAACACTGAGATTACTAAAACAATAAAAGATTATTTTGATGTTAGAGTTATAATCAATGATTCAAGTATTCAATCGGAATCATATTACGAAAGACAAAAAAAATATCAAGATGAGCAGACAATTAGTACCAATTACACGAATAGGTAAGTTCTTCGGAGCGGAGGATTACGACTTAGACATCTCTATGGGGGAGGAATGGTTATATGGTGATATGAACTTTACGTTAGTACTATATAAGATAGATAGATTAAAAACTAAAACAGATGATGTTTATGGTGAGGTTATGACTGATGGTATTAAATATTTACCACCAATTGAAATTAAAGCTTATGTTCAAATACTCCCACCTGAGACCAAATATTTAGGTAACTCTAAAATTACTCAATCAGAACCTGGTAATATGAAATTCTCAATTTATGCCGCACAACTTAATGATTTGGGTATTCAAATTAATTATGGTGACTATATTGGTTATTATGAAACTGAAACCAAAGTTAGATATTATGTGGTTAGCGATGATGGAAGAATTAATTCAGATAATAAACACACATATGCCGGTTACAAACCATTTTATAAATCATATGTAGCGACTCCGGTAACGGAGAATGAATTTAGAGGATTATAATGAAAGTAATTATTACAGAAAATAAATTAAATTCAATTATAACAAATTGGTTAAATAAAAATTATAGTGATTTAGAAAGATTTAATCGTACTGAATTTAGAGAAATTTATTTATCCAAAAATGGATTGTTTAAAATTATGTATAATTTGAGAGGGAAACAATTATATATTGTTAATGAATTATGGGATTTTATTAGTGAGGTGTTTAGTTTAGATTATGAAGAAACGGGAAAAATTTTATTGAATTGGTGTAATAATAAATTTGGGTTTAGAGCAAAAGCCTTTTATAGAGTAAATGAAATATGAAAGTAATAATAACAGAGAATAGAGTATTTGAAACAATCTATAAATATTTGGATAAAACCTTTAACCCAAATGAAATGGATTGGGTTTATGGTATAGATGAAGATGATGACGATTCTGATATGGACAAATATAATGAGAATTTTTTAATTTTCTTTAAAGGTGATTGGCAAGGTGAATATGATTCAGATGTCGTTTTTCATTATTTTGATGTTGATTTCTATGATGAAAATGATGTTGCACAAAAACCTTTTAGAGAAAAAGCACCTGTTTTAGAGGTTATGGGTGAATATGGAGAAAATTTAGATACTATGTTTGGTAACCATTGGGAAGAACCAATGAAAAGATGGTTTGAAGATAATTTTAAATTACCGGTTAAAACCGTGTCAACATATTACAATTATGAAAATTATAATTAACGAAAATCAATATAGAAGAATATTTGAAAATTTTTCAGATGAAGAAGAAAATGATTACATAGGTAAAAAAGTTATGATTTATTATAACTTACATAAACAGACATTCTCAATTATCTATAAAGGATTAGTTGTTAATCATTGTGACTATGTTAAATTATCTGACGTTGAATTTAGAGTTAGACCGGGAGGTAGAGAAAAGGTTATAAAAGAAAAAAGAAAGAATGTTCATTCATTTGTGATTGGAACATTAATGGATTATTGTAAGTTCCCTTGTGAAAATTTACCAAGTGAACCTAATAATAATATTGTAACCTATAACCCTTACAAATATAATTCTTATGTTATGAAAGACACCGAAGAACCAATATACCGTGCCGGTGAAGTAGAAATGATAAATTCAAGAAACAAAATATTTATAACAAAACAATAAAATGGGTTTACCAAACAAAATAAAGAAAACAATTCCCTTAACGTTTCCAAAAACTCTATATCCACGAAGAGAAGAGTTGTTGGAGAAAATTAATAAAGACGGAACTTATTTACCTAAGTCCATTTTACATGCCGATTTGGATGGGGGAATGTTAAACTTTGTTCAGAATGAATTACAGACTATTGTGGATGGTAATGTTATACCATCAATTGATATTTTAATAACGGCTCAAAATTGGTCTCAATTTACTGAAACTTGGAATTTTCAAGATTTGGATTCTAATGTCTCACCCCCATTTATTACGGTTGTTAGAAATCCCGAAGTTAAATTTGGTACTAACCCTGCATTACTATATAACATACCAAATAGAAAACAATATTTTTATGCTCAAGTACCAACGTGGGATGGTAATAGAAATGGTATGGATATTTATAAAATACCTCAACCGGTACCTGTTGATATTACATATAGTGTTAAAATAATTTGTAATAGAATGAGAGAATTAAACGAGTTTAATAAAAATATTCTTGAAATGTTTTCCTCTCGTCAAGCATATACAACTATCAAAGGTCATTATATTCCAATCATCATGAATAACATTACTGATGAGTCAGTTATGAATATTGATAAAAGAAAATATTATATTCAAAGTTATGATTTTACAATGTTAGGATTCTTAATTGATGAAAATGAATTTGAAGTTGCTCCGGCGGTTTCAAGAGTTTTAACTGTTATTGAATTTGAAAAAGAATCGTTCATGCGTGGAAGAAGAAAAAATATTGCCGATGAATCTACATCAACAAATATTTTATTCGTTGTTGGAAATAATATTATTTCACAAGTTTTTGATTATACTGTTGATTTAAATTTAGGTGAAACAACTAATATAGATTCGTTTGATGTGTACATTAATAATCAATATTATGGGTCAGATTTGTATCAAATACAAATCAATACCAATGATGTTTTAAAAATTATAGTAGTTAAATCTAATGATACTCAAGAGGGTTCAATTGTGTTAGAAAACCAATTAGTTTAATTCTCGCCGTATATATCCTTCTTTTCTTTACAATTCTCAACAATCATTCTTTCTAAAAAACGATACATTTTGATACCCCTCTTTTCGCAATAGGTCTTTAGGACGTTATGAACCTCAATTGATATCTTTAGGTTCTTTATCTTTTTTTCGTTGTCTGCCATGGTAGAATAAAGGCAGAATTTATTCTACCTAATTTATAAATACTTCTTATGAAGTAAAGTATTTTGGTTTTTTTTATAATATTTATCAATAAAAATAAATTTACAAATAAAAAAGACAAACTAATGGCATCAAATCAAAAAGTATTCGTATCTCCCGGAGTATATACTTCTGAAGTTGATTTAAGTTTCGTAGCACAAAGTGTGGGAGTTACCACGTTGGGTATTGTGGGTGAGACCTTAAAAGGTCCCGCTTTCGAGCCTATCTTTATACGAAATTTTGATGAATTCACAAATTTCTTCGGTGGAACTTCTCCAGAAAAATTTATAAATACACAAATTCCAAAGTACGAAGCGGCTTATATTGCTAAATCATACTTACAACAATCTAACCAATTATTCGTAACAAGAGTGTTAGGATTATCTGGTTACGACGCAGGACCATCTTGGTCTATCACCACAAAAGCGAATGTTAACCCGACAACGGTTGATTTCTTTTGTGAAAGTGCAACTACAGTTAATTGTGTTACTGAATGTATAGACTTTAAAACTATAAACTATTCTGTTGAATTTTCAGCGTGTACTAATAGTATTAACACTGTTAGTTTTACAAACACATCTAGTTTACCATCTGAAATATCTTCAATTTTGTATGAACCTTACGAACAATTTGATGGTTCAATGTCAACATTGTTTGATGATATGTCAAGTCAAATTTTTGATATCGTTTCAACACCGGCTAAAGAAGACACTTCAATTAATTATTATGGTGCAATACCAACTAGTGTTTATTCGGGTTTAAGTTCAGTATATACTGGTGAAACTAATGTTTACGGAGTGGATAATGTAAGTTCAAATTTATGTAATTATTCAGCACCTCAAAATGACCCTTGGTATTACTCATTATTTGATAATGTTGGTAATGCTTCTTATACAGGATTTTCATTTTGGTCTGTTGTTACAGGATTAACATTGACACCAATAATTACAACAACAACATCAACTTCAACGACGACATCAACAACAAACCCTTGTACAACAACAACATCAACATCAACTACGTCAACAACAACAGCAAAACCTGTTAATTGTTATACAGGTACATTGATTGGGGTGATTTATATTTATTCGGGTACGGCATATACAGATTATGATGACTTAGTTGTTGCAACACTTCGTTCAAGAGGATTGTCAACATATGGTTTGGAAAATGGACCTGTTTATGAAGTTTCGGGTTTAACGGATGTTAGTTTAGATTGTACCGGGACATATTCAGGTGTAACTAAGAACCCATTTTCAACTTTTGGTGTTAATATTACAAGTAAAGATGGTGACCAATATTTCTTTGAAACATCATTATCAAATTCAGATTCAAAATATATTAGTAAAGTGTTTGGTTCAACTAACTTCTCAAAACCAAGAACAGTAGTTCCATTATTTGTTGAAGAAAGATTCCAAGCTTTATTAACGAATGCTTGGAGAATGGGTTATATTAGAGGTTTAAATTGTGAATTAACAGCTTTACCTGATGCTCGTCAATCGATTGACCCAACATCAATAGCTTTTTACTTAGAAAAATTCCAATCACCGGTTTCTCCGTGGGTTGTTTCAGAATTAAGAGGTAATAAAGTTTATAACTTATTTAAATTTACAACTATTGCAGATGGTGATTCAGCAAATATTGATATTAAAATATCAATTGCAAATATGTCATTTAACAATGGTACTTTTGATGTATTAATTAGAGATTTCTTTGATACTGATTCATCACCTGTTGTTCTTGAAAAATACACTAATTGTAGTATGAACCCTCAAGATAATTCATTTGTTGGTAAAAAAATTGGTAGTTTAGATGGAGAATATCCTTTATTGTCAAGTTATGTTATGGTTGAAATTAACGAGGATGCACCAATAGATGCTCTTCCTTGTGGATTCTTAGGATACGATTATAGAGAATATGCTGGTGTAAGACCACCATTCCCATTAATTAAATCTAAATATTATTATCCTGGTGAAGTAGTTTATAATCCACCGTTTGGGTTAGCTTCAGGAGCGGATGATTCAACAACAAGTGCTGGTGATAATGTAAGAAGAACTTATTTAGGTATTTCAGATACTGAAGGTATTGATGTTGATTTCTTCCAATATAAAGGAACTCAACTTCCTTTAGATATTTGTAATGATACTGAAGGTAATCCTTGGAATTTTAGAACAAGAGGTTTCCACATGGACAAAAACGCAAGTGGTATTACAATTCCAAATATATTTGTAACAAGTGGTACTCCGGCATTCTTTTGTGGTGACGCACCATTTACATCAGACCCTGATAGTGAACTTAACCCTTATTATAGAATTTACGCACGTAAATTCACATTCTTAGTAAAAGGTGGTTTTGATGGTTGGGATATCTATAGAGAATTTAGAACAAATAAAGATGAGTTTATGTTAGGTAGAAAAGGTTATTTAAATGGTTCCTGTCCTACTATCAAATATCCTACGGCATCAGGTTGGGGAGCATTTAAACAAATTATTGTTGCTGGTAACACTCAAGATTGGGCAAACACCGATTATTACGCTTATTTATTAGGTCAACAAACATTTGCGAATCCTGAGGCGGTAAACATCAATGTGTTTGTAACACCGGGTATTGATTATGTTAATAACTCTAATTTAGTTGAGAGTGCTATTGATATGATTGAATATAGTAGAGCGGATTCGTTGTACGTATGTACAACTCCTGACTACAATATGTATGTTCCGTCAACAGGTAATCAATTAGATTTTATTTACCCACAAGAAGCTGTAGATAATTTGGCAAATTCAGGTATTGACTCTAACTATACCGCTACTTATTACCCTTGGGTGTTAATGAGAGATACTGTTAACAATACTCAGATTTACTTACCGGCAACTGCTGAGGTAACAAGAAACTTAGCGTTAACGGATAATATTGCATTTCCTTGGTTCGCTGCGGCGGGTTACACAAGAGGTATCGTAAACGCTGTTAAAGCGAGAGTTAAATTGACACAAGAGAATAGAGATACTTTATATCAAGGTCGTTTAAATCCAATCGCAACGTTCTCTGATGTTGGAACTGTAATTTGGGGTAATAAAACTCTTCAAGTTAGACAATCAGCTCTTGACAGAATCAACGTAAGAAGATTATTACTTCAAGCACGTAAATTAATATCGGCAGTTTCTGTTAGATTATTATTTGAACAAAACGATGCTAAAGTAAGACAAGATTTCTTAGATTCTGTTAACCCAATATTAGACTCTATTAGAAGAGATAGAGGTCTTTATGATTTCCGTGTAACTGTTTCGTCTGACGCAGCTGATTTAGACAGAAATCAAATGACTGGTAAGATTTATATCAAACCAACCAAATCGTTAGAATTTATAGACATTACGTTCTATATTACTCCAACCGGAGCTTCTTTCGAGAATATATAATTAATAAAATTATGACCCATTGTAATAGTGGGTCATAATTAAGCCTTATAACAAAAATATGTTAAAAAATAAAATAATTGAAGGAATTGACGAGGAAGGTGCTCCGGATGAGAAGTATTACGCTTTTGATTGGGACGATAATATAGTTTCAATGCCAACTAAAATAATCTTAAAAGATGAAGATGGTGATGAGGTTGGAATGTCAACTGAAGATTTCGCAACTTATAGAGAAATTATAGGTAAGGAACCATTTGAATTTGATAAACACACCATTGTTGGATTTTCAGAAGACCCTTTTAGATATTTCGGGGTTAAAGGTGATAAACAATTTATTGTTGATTCTATGTTAGCAAAACCGGGACCGGCTTGGGCTGATTTTGTTGAAGCAATTAATAATGGGTCAATTTTTTCTATAGTTACTGCGAGAGGGCACACACCATCAGTATTAAAAGAGGCTTGTTATAATTATATTGTATCAAACCGTAATGGAATTAATTCAACTGAGTTAGTTAAAAATTTAGAAAAATATAGAGATTTAGCTGATGAAGAAAATGTTTCTAAAAAGGAGATGATTAGAGAATATTTAGATTTATGTAAATTTTATCCTGTAAGTTATGGAGAAGGTTCCGCAACAAATCCGGAAGAAGGGAAAATTAAAGCTTTAAAAGAATTTGTTCAATATGTTAAAGCAATGTCTCAACATATTCAAAAAAAGGCGTTCTTAAAAAATAAAATAAATAATTATTTTGTTCCTAAAGTAGGTTTTTCAGATGACGACATAAAAAATGTGGATGTAGTAAAGAAACATTTTGAGCAAGACCCAGAAAATATTATTAAAACTTATTCAACAGCAGGAGGAATAAAAAAAGAATATTAAATACTTATAATAAAATAGAATTAAATAAAAAAAAACTAGTTAAAAAAAAACTAGTATTAAATAAACTAGACTGGATTATAATTATAATAAATTAAATTCTAAAAGTCAAGATAAATATTTTTTAAATAGAGATATTTATTAAATAAAGATAAATAAAATAAAATTAAAAACAATTTGAAATGGCTGATTTATTAATGAAAATGCCCATACCTTACGAACCTAAAAGACAAAATAGGTTTATTCTACGTTTTCCTTCAACATTAGGAATTAATGAATGGTTCGTAGAATCGGCAGCAAGACCACATATAACAATTAATCCTGTTGCGATTCCATTTTTAAACACTGAAACATATGTTGCAGGTCGTTTTACATGGGGTACAATTAACGTTAAATTTCGTGACCCAATTGGTCCGTCAGCGTCACAAGCTCTTATGGAGTGGGTACGTTTATGTGCTGAATCAGTTACCGGACGTATGGGATATGCTGCGGGATATAAAAAGAATATTGACCTTGAAATGTTGGACCCAACAGGTGTTGTTGTGGAAAAATGGATATTAGAAGGGACTTTCTTATCTGATGTTAATTTTGACGCTTTAGGGTATAGTCAAGATGCTTTAGCAACTATTTCTACAACATTACGTATGGATAGATGTATATTAGTTTACTAAAATAATATTTTATATTTAAATTTAAGAATCCACATATCAAAAATATGTGGATTTTTTATTAACTATTTATAAAAAAAAGTATACAATTATTATTTATAATAAAAACAAATTTATATGGATGAGAGTTTAATTAATGCAGGAACAGAAAATTTCACATTACCACATGATGTGGTATCATTACCTAGTGGTGGAATTTTTTATAAATCTAAAAGAAAATCGGTTAAAATCGGTTACTTAACAGCGTCTGATGAAAATTATTTAATTGGTGCGCTAGCGGGTAAAGAAAATGTGGTATTAACTTTATTACGTAATAAATTATATGAACATGATTTACGTCCTGAAGAACTACTTGATGGTGATGTTGAAGCTATTTTGATATTTTTAAGAAATACTTCGTTTGGCGCTGAATACACAGTTAATTTAACTGACCCACAAACTAACAAATTATTTACTCATACTGTTATATTGGATGAGTTAAATATTAAAAAAACCCAAAATCAACCGGATGAAAATGGATTTTTCTTAACTAAATTACCTAAAACAGGTATTACTGTTAAATTAAGACCAACAACTTTCTATGATACTATTGAGTTAGATAAAATGGTTGAACAATATCCTGCAGGAAGACAGGCACCAAGAATTACTTGGAAATTACAAAAACAAATTGTTGAAATTGATGGGGATAACGATAGAGGTAAAATAGCTATGTTTGTAGATACTTTACCAATTATGGACTCTAAATACATAAGAACTTTTTTAAGGGAGAATGAACCGTCATTGGACCTTAAGAGAACAGCAAACGCCCCGTCAGGAGAACTGGTATCTTTCGAGATAACCTTTGGGGTGGAGTTTTTTCGGCCTTTCTTTTAACTATCGGCAACTTCTAATTGAGGAATATTACTTGATGGCTAAATTTATAAGGACTTCTTATAATGATTTCAACGAGATGCCCACTTATGTTAGAAAATTTTTAATAAACAGAATAATAGAAGATAATACACCAAAGACGTAAATTAAAATATGTCTTTGGTGTATTTATTTATAAAAGAAATTTAATATGCAAGATGCTGGAAGTAATTTAGAGGCTAGTGAAAAAAAAGGTAAGGATATTCTTAAGTCGTTAGGAGATGCTTTAGAAAGTAATTTTAGTGTTGATGCGGTTGGTAAGGTTGTTGCACAACTAGATGCGGGGTCAAGTGAACTTTTAAAACAATTTGGTCTTGGTCAACAAATGGCTCAAACATTAAGTGCAACAATGGCGGATGCAGTTAGTAGTGTTAGAGTTTTAGGTGGTGATATCAAAGATGTAATTGAGACTCAAAAAGAGGCGTCATCAGCTTTAGGTAGAAATGTTGTGTTATCTGCTGAAGTAAATAAAGACCTTTACGCAACAATGAAAGTTACTGGTGAACAAATTGGTCCATTAGTTAAAGGATTTAAAGATGCGGGATATGGTGCGGGACAAGTCGCTAAGGAAATGAAAAATGTTGTGGATATTGCTGCTCAATCAGGTGTTAATGCACAAAAAGTGTCTTCAGCTGTTTTACAAAATATGGACTCTCTTAGTAAATATAATTTTGAAGGTGGTGTATCAGGTTTAGCAAAAATGGCGGCACAAGCGGCTATGTTAAGAATTGATATGAAAACAACGTTAGGTTTTGCTGAAAAAGTTTTTGACCCTGAAGGTGCTATTGAAATGGCGGCAGCTATGCAAAGATTAGGTGTTACTCAAAGTAGTTTACTTGACCCGTTAAAATTAATGGACTTAGCTCAGAATGACCCCGCTGAATTACAAAATCAAATGGCGGAGATGGGTAAATCATTTACTCAATTAAATGAAAAAGGTCAATTTGAAATTATGCCGGGAGCAAAACGTCAAATGAGGGAGTTAGAGAAGGCGATGGGATTACCCGCAGGTGAATTGGCAAAAATGTCTTTGGCAAGTGCGGAGTTAGAGGATAAAATGAGTAAAATTCGTTTTCCTGAGTTACCTGAGTTAGACGAAAAGATGCAAAAGACGATAGCCAATATGTCTGAAATGGGTGCTGGAGGTAAATATGAGGTACAAGTAACTGACCCAGAAACAGGAAAAACAGTTGCAAAGGCTATAGATGAATTAAATGCTACAGATGTTGCAAATCTTGAAAAAATGGCTAATACCGCTCCAAAAACTATGGAGGAGTTGGCTAAAGACCAATTATCTACGTTGGTGTCTATTGCTGCCGACATTAAATCATTGGCTGATAAACCGGGATTAGCTCTCGCCGGTAGTAAAAGTATGACTGGTGTTCAAAAATATACTAGAGCAGCAACAACAAGTGCAAGAAAAGTTCTATCACCAAAAGAATTAGACTCAAAAAATCTTAGAGGGACAATTGATACAGGGATTGATAGAAGTTTAGACACTCTTAAAAGATTAACAGATGGTGAAATAACAGCTGCTGAGGCTAGAAAGGAAGTTGGGGAAAATTTATCAAAGTTAAATACATTGATTAAATCAGCATTTCAAACAGGAATGAATACCGCTAAAGAAGAACAAGAAAAGTTAAATAAAGATTTTCCTAATGTTGCCCGAATGGAACAATTGATGAAAAATGATTTAAGAGCCACCTCTAGTGCTAAAAAACAATCATCGGATGCTAATCCAACAAATGTTAAAAGAGATATTAGTAATGTTAGAAATACGTCAACAATGTCGACTAATGAACAACAAAGTTCAAATAGTAATACAACAAAAACACCAATTGAAATCACTTTAAATCATAATGTTGATTTAAAGACTAATGGTAATGTAGATACTAATCAAATTGTTATGGCACTTAAGAATACGGATGTTCAACAAGGTATTGTTATGGCGATAAAAGAGGGAATGTTTAGTAATGGTTTATTGGCTCCAACGGCAAACAAAACACAGTTAATGAACTCTAATTTAAGTTCAACATTAACAACATAAAATAAAGTACAATCTATTTATAGATAAATTAGAATATATGGCAGAGAGTTCATTATCATTTGCGTCCACGTCTTCCTTTAGAAATTCTCTAATGGCGAAAAACTTGGCACCTTATAGTGTTCAAGGAGTGTACACCCCACCGGCAAATCAAGTTAATTACGAAACCATTTTAGGTGTAAGTAATGTTATTGATTCACCAGGTGAGTTAATAACGAATGACCCATATGGTAATTTATTATATCCATTAAACGAATATGGACCTAATGGTGGGTATAATTTAGAAATTAATTTTAACGGACCTCCTTTACCTGTAAATTCAAATCAGGGGGAATATAACCCCAACGACACAGCGTTAGACTTACTTAATGAATTTTTTATTGATGCTGCTTATATTCAAAATGGGTATGGACCGTCGGGTGGTTATAATGATTTAGTTATTATAACAGATGTTGAAAATAACAATAAGATATATCAACCTTATTGGGAACCACCAAGTTTTGCTCCATCAACTTATTCGCCTTATAATATTTTATTATCAAATAATCCTATTGGAAGTAATGGGTTGCTATCTCAGGATTCTTTTATTGCGAGATTTGGAGCTCTTGAATTAAATTCGTTATTGAAAAAAAGAATTGATGCTGAATTATTTCAAAACACATTAGGTCAAATAAATTTACAATCTCTACAAGACCCGTTTGAGATTAGTATGATGTTGTCAGGTCAACAACCTTTAATTTATAAAAATTGGAAGATTACAGTGCCTGAAAACCCTGTTGTTGCCGCTGCCGACTTCTTAACAAGATTGGCGGGTGCTTATTGGCCAGTTTCATTAATACCGGGAGATTATTTCAATGATAATAACGAAAATAGTCAAACACAACAAACATCAAATGCTTTAAGTACTGTTAATCAATTAACAGGTGGTTTATTAGGTCCAATATTAAATCTTAGTAGAGGTGGTTCACAAATATTTTTAGCCAACACAGGTAACGGACAAAGGTCAGTTTTATTTGCAAATATTAATTATAATAGATATCAACCATCATACGATAAAGATTATGGTTTATTATTTGGGGTTGCTCAAGGTCTTGTTAATTTATTAGTTCCAAATATTAATCCGGGTAATGGTACATTAGTTGGAGGTTATTATGTTGGTAATAGAACATCTGAACCTTCTTACATTACATCACCCCCAAATCAAATACCGGTTAACGCATTTGGTCAACAAGACCCTTCACCTGTATATGGTCCATCAGAGATGGGTATTTTATATGAAGGTAATGAATCAACACTTAACAATTTTGGTTTAGGAGGTAAGTCCTATAGTGACGGTGGGGGTATTGACGGAGGATTTGTTTGGGTATCTCCAAAATATAAAGCCAATGCTGGATTCAGAGCGATACCGGGTGGTGGTTCCGGAACTATGGATGAGGACTATCAATTGGTTAGTGGAAACATCACTAGAGATGAATCAACAAACATTGAATTTAAATCAACATCAATATTAGACCAAACTCAAAGATTAATTGATTCGGCTGATAGTGTTACGGGTATTGCTCGATTGAAACACGTTGGTAACGCAATGAATCAGATTAGTAAGGTATTCAATGATGGTTATAAAGAAATTACTAAAGGTTCTCAAGTTTTATCGTATACTGATAATACAACAGGTGGGGCTGCCGGTATTGAATATTGTAGAGTTTTCACAAAAGATAATCCTTATTACGCATATAATGATTTACAAAAAACAGATGGTATAACTACATCAGGTAGAAGATTTACTCATTCTGTTTTGGATAACACATATAATTTGAATATTACTCCATTAAGAAATCCGGGCTCAACAAACATTATTGCGAATAATGTTAATGGAACGGGGGGATATGCTAAAAAATATATGTTCTCAATTGAGAATTTAGCTTGGAGAACATCAAGTAGACCTGGATTTACTTATGATGAATTACCTGTTTGTGAGAAAGGTCCAAATGGTGGTAGAGTTATGTGGTTTCCTCCGTATGATTTAAAGTTTTCAGATAGTAGTACTGCTAATTGGAATGATACTTCTTTCTTAGGTAGACCTGAACCAATTTACACATATAAAAATACAAGTAGAACAGGGAGTTTAAGTTGGAAGATTATTGTTGATAGTCCATCTGTAATGAATGCTGTTGTGGAAAAACAATTAAAAGGACAAAATAAAGAAAGGATTAATTCAATTATTGATTCATTTTTTGCTGGTTGTGTTAAGTATGATATTTATGAATTGGCGTTAAAATTTAATACTATACCAACAAAGGATTTATATACGTATCAAGAGATTTTAAGTAAACCAAATTTAACGAATGAAGAATTAAAAAGTGTAAGTGCTAGTATTCCAAGAGAAAATTCTGTAACTCAAGGAGGTGCGGGAACGCCTGGTGATGCAACAAATAGTACGACAAATCCGGATACTTCAATTGACGATTTCAAAAAGAATTATTCTCAGTTAGCGTTTTATTTTGATAATGATATTCCTGACCCAAACTCAAAAGGTGTTGTTTCTTCAGTTCCTTATAATGAAACATATGAAACATATACTAGTGACGGAAATATTAAAACATATGTTGATACTGCAAGCGCAATTTTTAATGTTGGTGTTACTAATAGAAATGTTGGGGAGTTCTTTACTAATATTGTTAAGGATAATTATAAAAAAATTGCACTTAATGATAAAAACTTCATTGTTGACGCTTATAACATATTAAAAGAAAAAAAAGGTACTATAAATATTCAGATGGTTGGTTCAGCATCAGCAACTGCTAGTGTACCGTATAACACAAATTTATCTAAACGAAGAAATGATTCGGTTATCCAATTTTTGAAAGAGTATAAAATAGGTGAAGCTAATTTAGCACCATTTTTTGAAAATGGAACTTTACAAATTACATTACAAAGTGGTGAAGGTGAAAAAATATCTATTCCTCAAAGTGAGTCTGGTACGGGAACGCAAGTTGAATGTACTAAAAATGTTGTATCATCATCGGGTACAGATGTTTCTAACAAAAAAGCTGAGACATATTCAACAGATGCTATGGCATGTAGAAGAGTTAAAATTAATAGTATTGCAATTGCACCAATTGCTCCAACAACTATAGTAAAACCACCTGAAAAGGCGGAAATAATAACGCCTGAAGTGACCAATACAACAATTAATACGATTAAACCTGTTCAGACAGTTACAATTGAACAAAAATTAAAAGAAGGTATTGGGAAAAGAATTATTAGACAATTATTAACTGAATGTGACTATTTTGATGTTATTAAAGAAACTAATCCTATGGTATATGGGTCTATAGCGGATAAAATTAAATTTTTCAATCCCGCTTTTCACTCTATGACACCTGAAGGTTTAAATTCTAGACTTACATTTTTAAATCAATGTGTTAGACCTGGTGAAACAATTCCTGTGATAGGCGCGGACGGTAAACCAAAATATAATGATGCGGTTAATACTTCATTTGGAGCGCCACCGGTATTAGTATTGAGAATTGGGGATTTCTATAACGGAAAAATAATTCCAAAAACAATATCATTTACATATGAACCATTATTGTTGGATATGAATCCGGAAGGAATTGGTATTCAACCGATGTTAGCTAACGTAAATTTAAGTTTTGATATGATTGGTGGTATGGGACTTGCTAGACCTGTCGAACAATTACAAAACGCGTTGTCATTTAATTTCTACGCAAATACTGAAATTTATGATGAAAGGGCTAAATGGACAGAAGATACTTCAGCGTTAGATGCTACATTAATCCAATCAATATTAAATGCTCAACCACCGGTTACTGTTAATAATGTTCAAAATGAAATTACTAATGATGGTGGAAATACTATTGGTGACATATTAACTAACATTCCGGTTACTAGTGGTCAAACAGGGGAAATTACCTATATGAGTATTATGGATAAAATATTAGATGCTACGAAAGAATATTATACAAATGTTTTAAATCAAAGTGATAGTATTGTGAAATCATACAATTATGGTGTGTGGCAATTAATAACTCAGGATAGATTGTATACTTCGGGAGAAATAAGTTTAAATTCTAGTAGTATATTAGCTCCAATTTATGGAAAACCGGAAGGTGTTGAAACTAAAGTGGATTCATTATTTAGTACATTTATATCAGATATTAATGCTGATAATCCAACTAATCAAAATTATATAATATCAAGATTAGTGGGTTATAAATTTACAGATGCGACAATTCAACGAGTTAAAACAAATATGAATCAATATATTACCACATTAAAAGGGGGTTATAGTAGTGGTTTATTCACTAAAATTCAAGAAATTGTAATATTAGAACAAAGTATGGTTCAAATTATTAGAAAAATAAATTTAGTAACAACTAAAACGGATGGTAAAATTTTAGACACCGGGATTCCTCGTGTTTATACTATTTCAGGTACAACCGAAGTTAATACCGCTAGTCTTGGGTCTCCATTAGACACATATCAAGAATTGTGTGATGACTATCGTTTAGTTGGTATTAGATTAGACGATTTTAATGTGTTAATGGATGCTGAAAAAATAATTACAACAGTTACTGTACCATATGAAGGTCCTGGTGAATTTGAACCAATTTCAAAAGATTTTGCAACAGCGTCAGTTCAGGATAAAAGACAATTTATGGTAATGGCTCAAATATTTAATGATAAAAATAAATTAACACAATTTAAGAATGCTATCATTAGCGGAGAATTAAAAAGTGATAATAAATTAGTTAGAAAATTTAATAATATTTGTGATGATTTTGCCGATTTAACTAAAAAAGAATTAATTGCTGAAGAAAAATTTATTAAAACGATTAAAGGAAAAGAATCTTATTTAAAATTTGTAAATCAACCGGCTTATCCTAAAGGTAAATTGAGAAAGTTTACTTATACTACGGTTCCTGACCCTGCAACTGAAACACAACAAAAAACAGATATTGCTAATTTATATAAAACTGTAAATGTTAATAATGATAAATTAACGTTTGATGGTAAAATAAAATTTGATTAATTATGGGTACTAAAGATTATTATAATAGATACAATAATTTTATCGTTAATGGACAACAAACAGTTGTACCATATATTGCTCTGCCAAGTAAATCTACAGACAAAAGATATATTTTTAAAGTTGCTCAATCTAGATTAGATAAAGTTTCTCAACAATATTATGGTAGTCCTTTCTTTAGTTGGTTAATATTACAAGCAAATCCACTATATGCTGGTCAAGAGTGGAATATCCCCGATGGGGCTATCTTGACAATACCCTATCCTTTAATAGCGTCTTTACAGGATTACAACAATGACCTAGAAAATTACTTCTTTTATTATGGTAGATAAATCGGAAAATATATTAGTTGAGTTTGATTATAATAACATATCAATCATTGACCCAAATAAAGTTATAGATAATGACGGAAAAGTACAAGAACGATATGTTAAGCAGGAAAATTTAGTAATGTATGCTAATTTGGAGTGTAAAGTTTTACCTCGTACCAAATTAGCACTTGGTGTTGCAAATAACGACCAAGTACAAACAGTTTCAATAGCCACTATTAATTTTTTAAAACCGGGTGATAAAACATTTCTAGATAATTCGTATACAGATGAATTAACCGGTAAAGATACGATAAAAGGTAATGGTGTAAATCAACCAAAACTAACATCAGTTTCAAACCCAAATAAAAGTAGCGATTTTTACATTAGACAAACTATTAATTCAGGGGGTAAACAAGCCTCAGTTGATAATGGATTGTTGGGTATTACATCAATTAATATTAGACAAGGTTTAGATTTTTTACCTTCAATCACTATTGAATTAGAAGATGTTAAAGGTAGAGCCATGTTTGAGGCGGGTGATAATTCACCATACGCCGCATTTTTTAATTTACCATATCCAATGTTTCAATTAACAATAAAAGGGTTTTATGGTAAAGCGGTTAAATTAAAATTAATGTTACAAACATTTTCAACTAGATATGACACATCTAATGGAAATTTTAAAATTAAATTACAATTTTTTACTTACAAATATACATTGTTAAGTGAGGTACCTATGGCGGCATTAATTGCTGTCCCACATATGTATCAATCTAGAGTTAATATACAAACAGTTAAAGGGGGTTCTAGTAATTTTTCAAACGTCCAAGATTCTATTGTTTCAAGAGGGTATCAAAAAGTTAGAGAGTTATATAGTGAATATAAATCAAAAGGTATGATACCTGATGATTTTCCTGAAATTACTGTTGTACAAATGAAAAATAGGATTGAAAATTTTATTAAAAATATTTTATCTTCATTTTCACAACAAAATTTAGACCCATTAACTTATGTTGAAGAATATCAAAGATTGTTGGGTAATTTAGATAAGGATGTTTATGCCGGTGCCGGAACTTCATGGTTTTATACATATATGGATACTGAAAATTATTTAGTTATGAAAGGTGTTAATGGTGTTAATGGAATTACTGAAGGTAGTAAGGTGTATACATTTAAACCTGAAATAAATACTGCTACAAAAAGAGATGCCGCTTTGGCTAAACTACAAGGTATTATTAGTGAAGCTCAAGAAAAAATGGATAAAAATCCTGTTTGTGGTGTTAATGGTAAATATACCATTGATGGTAAAACAAATACTGATTCAAAAGTACCATTTAAAATTAAACCAAGTATATTTCCCGTAGAACCAAAAGAAAACGATGTTAATGTTGAAGAAACCTATCGTCAAAGAAAAAAATTATCAACACAACCAACACCATTACAACTTCAGGAATTTAAAAATCAACTAGCAACTGAAGGAATTTTTAATTCATTAGTGATAGTAAATAAAAAAGGTTCTGAAGAAAAAAAATTCCTATTTTATATATTTGAGGGTAAAGATAGATTTGAAGATTTAATTAATCAAATGGCTACACTTGTTAAAAAAGCTAAAGAAAATATTCAAGAAGAATTAACAGAGGCTTTAACTAATTTATTACAAAAGAAAGATAATGGTATTGGATTTGTTCCAAATATTAGAAATGTATTGGCGGTTATTTTTGCAAATGGTGAAGCATTCCTAAGATTAATGGATGATGTTCATGTACAAGCTTGGAATTTAAATGATACACAAATTAAAGCCAGAAGAAACTCAATTTTAAATCCTGAAACAGCAAATGCTTCTGTAGATAATTTAACATCTGGTGATAATAAAACATTACCAATATATCCTTGGCCTCAAATGTTGACAGCGACTTCAGGTAAAGATGGTCGTGAAAAATTTGAATTAACTTATCCGGGAGATAAAAATGTTATAAGTCAAACTAAAGCGTATTTAACAGATTTATGGCCTGAAGTTGAATTTGTTGAAGAATTTATTAGAGCAACAACTCAAACAGTAAAACCACCGGCTGACCCGACAGAAACCTCAAATCCTGTAACCGACATTCAAAGAGTTTCGTTAGACGCAATTGAATTTCCAATTAGTAATGCTGTTTATGATAATAAAGAAGAAATTAAATATTTTTATGAAATATTTGAAAGAATATTTTTAACATCTAACTACTCAGGTTTATTAAGAAGTAATGGTAATACTCAGGATGCGGATAAAGTAACAGACGTTATCGCTGAAGCAGAAAGTATTAATATTATTCAAAGTTTATCAAATGATAATCCTTTTATTATTAAAAAATTAAAAGAGTTTGGTGTTAATGCGGGTAATTTTGAAATTTTGATGAGACATATCTCAAATGATGGAACAGGTGAGAGTTGGCAGAACTTTATTAGAGGTATCTTTAATACATCATATATTAAAAACAAAGTTAATAATTCTAGTTTTGAATTTTTAAGTCAAAATTTATTAAATGAATCTAAATCACAACCATTAGTTTCTTTACCGGGTGAAAAAAATATTAATGATTTTATATCAAATTCAACATCAAGTAATGTTTTTAATTTAACTGACACATATCCATTTACAAATTTTGCTTGGGTTAAAAGTGAGTTGGCGAATGGTAATTCAATTTCTGATATTAAATCATCGTATAATACAACAAAAGTGTTAACGTATAATACTAATAAAAAAATAATATCTAATTTTTTAGATATTACTAATGATGATAATAGAAGACCTTTTACTAACTTTTTATTTAATAATATTAAATCCCCAATTTATTATTTTGATTTAAAATTATTTTATGAAAATAGAAGTTTTGATTCTCAATTACCGACAGAAGGTAATTTAAGATATTTAAATTATTCAGGATTGGTGTCAAGTAACCAAACTGTGTCAATGTTAAACACTCCATATTTTACTAATTCAATTCAAGAAGGTGTTAAAAATTTTAGAAATGGGAGTGAATATCCATTTGTGGCGTCAGCTTATTTGTTTTTAAATAGTTTACCATTATCAACGCTTAGAGAAAAGTACAAAACTTATGAGACAAATTCCGTAACGGATTTAGACTATATTTTTGCAACGCTTAAAAAATTTGGTGCGGTACATAAATTACCATATGCTTGGATATTAAAAATTGGTTCTGTTTGGAACCGATATAAAAATTTTGTTGAGACAGGTGTTGATATTATTGATACATCGTGGTCCGGATTTAGTTATGTGCATAATTATGACCCTGTTACAAATTCTGCATCTAGAAATTATGGGTTAACAATTAACGGAGCTCAAATGGATATTGTATTAGAAAAAAATACAACATTAGGTCTTGAGACATCATCATTAATGAATACCGGATTTTACCCATTATTGATTAATGATTTTAATGTGTTTTATCAAGGGTTCCAAATTTATTCAGGTTATACCGATACCGATATTCAAAATGGGTTTAGTTCAGGTGTTACATTAAATTATGTGCCTGAAGCGATTATTAATATGCCAGAAGGGTTTGACCCGAATAATCCAAAAAGAGATTTAAGGGTTATTCCCTGGTCAGTTTATATTACAACATTAGATAAAACTTCATCATATATTATCCCATCACAAGGTGCTTTAATAAATCAGACAAGTAATGAATGTATTACTGAGGAAACAAATCAATTAAAATATGAGATAACTGGAAATACGGCAATGTATAATGGTTCTGTTAGATTATTTTGGTCGGCGCCTAACTATGGGTATTTTGATATTACTAAAGTTGTAAAACCAACACCTCTAAAATATTTAAAACAAGTTTTTAATCTTACCGGAAATACTAAACAAGAAAATTTTTCTATTAATGGAAAACAAGATGATTACACAGAAATTAGTGAAATGTTCTCAGTATTTGAAAAAGAAATTTTAGATAGTTTTGAGTCAGAATTTTTAAATTTTTCAAAATCAATTTATGATTTTGATAGTGAGTTTATATCAAACAGTGATACAGAAAGTACAAAATCCTTTAAGAATTTTCAAATGTTAATGAGAAATTTAATGAAAATACCTAAAATAACTGGTACGACAATAAATACTGAATTAGTTTCGGCTGTCCAAGAATCTCAATTAACTGTTTTATCTAACCTTTTACAATCATTTTTAAATTATGACGTGGTTTTTAAATATGGTAATCCGGCAAGTTTTGATAAAAGATTATTTTATACTTTTTCAAATGGGTTGATTGCTGACCCATATACGTGGAGTAAATACTCATTTCAAATACCAACTCCATTGCCGACATCAGGTGGTACAGTTACACTATCTCAATCTATTACTAACTATCCAAACGAATGGAAGGCGTTACAATTATATGTAGGGTTTTCAGAGATACCTCAATTACGTTATAGTAATAATGGTTCTTATATAACTGATTTCTTTGTTGATTGTAATATAGATTTTAGTGTTGATAATATTAAAACTTTTGCACCAATTATTAAAATTTATGCGACTCAAAAATTAAATGATAATACTTTAACATATAATAAATTTGTTAAATTAATGAATGAGTATATTGCGAGTACGGATAAATTTCAAAGTATTATTATTAATAAATTAATGCCTAAATTACAAAAACAATTACCGGATGTTGGTAGTACACCAGACGCTGTTTTGGCAACAGCTTTAGAAGGTCCTCAAACAAAATTAGAATATTGGGAATCATTTAAAGCATTAAATGATAAATGGATTGCGGGAAATGATTTTAAAACTAAGACACTTTTTGAAGATATTTTATTGATGGATAGAGCAAATAGAAATATTGGGGATAAAGTGTTAGTAGATATTCATAAATTGAAAAAAACGTTGACAAATATAAATCCTAAAACAAGTATGTTGATTTTTGTCCAAGATATTTTAGTAACAAATAATTTTGTTGTTATGAATATACCGTCTTATGTTAATTTTTATAATGTACAAGATGCCGTTAAAAATCCTGTACCAAAACCGGAAGGGACTATTGATTTTGCGAATACAATGTTTGGAACATTTTTAAATGTTGATTATAGAAATTCTTCGGCTAAAATGGTTTGTTTTTATGCTGGAAAACCAAGTGAACAACCGGATTTTAAAAATAATGCTAACGTAAGATTTAAAGGGGATTCCTTTGATTTAAGAAGAGCGAGTGATAATCCATTAATTGAAGACCAAATAGGTAAACAAGATTGGGATAAATCTAATAAAGTTGTTGGGTTTAATGTTGATGTGGGACCACAAAATCAATCAATTTTTCATGGGTTCCAAATAGACCAAAGTGCGGGGCAAGCAACTGCGGAGTCATTACAACAAACAGATGAATTAGTTAAACAATCGTCAGGTAAAGCGGCTGGTACTCAAAATGTTTCATTATATAACTTATATAAAAATAGAAGTTATGCTTGTACTGTATCTATGATGGGTAATGCAATGATTCAACCAACAATGTATTTTAATTTAAGACATGTACCAATGTTTAGTGGGGCATATATGATTCAGGAAGTTAATCATAGTATTGGTCCGGGAACATTTGAGACAGTTTTTAAAGGTATTAGGCAATCCATTTCAAATTTACCGGAAATTGATAGTTACATCCAAACATTAAAAACTAATTTATTAACGTCTATTATTGAGAAAAACAAACAAGATAAACAAGCGGCGATAAAAGAAAGTGGTACAAAAGGAACTGATGTTATTAGTCAAGCTAATGACAAGGTTAAACAAGCATCATCTAAAGAAGCTAATAGTGTGTCAACTAATCCAAATTGTAAACCAAAAATAAGTAATTATGAAAAATATGTTAATGTTAGTTCTCCAACAACAACTAAATCTAAATATAAAGATGCTATCAGTACAATTATAGTTCAAACTCAAGACCAAAAATTAAGGTATTTAGTTTTTGCGGCGATTTATTTAGGTTCGTCAAATGGAACTGAATTAGAAACAAAAGAAAATAACTATTCAGGTGTTAATTTATTACAAAATTGGGGTGCCACAGGAGAATCGTACTTTAATCAACAATATTATTGTATTTCAAGTGATGAGCCTTATTCAATTTTTTCAGATTTATCAAAACACGTTACCTTTTTAATTCAAAGATGGAAAGGTAGAGTTACACAATTACCTGAAATAACTGCTAAAGAGATTACTAAATTTTATACATTATATTTTTCGGCAAATGCTGAAAATATTGATGTTTATAACAAATTGGTTAAAGATAATCCGAGTCAATTAAGTCAGATGGAAACTAGTGTTCAACAATCTATTGACCTATTTAAAACCGGTAGTGGAAATGTAAGTGGGACGCCACCACCAAATACACCACCAACTACAAATAGTAATGAGGCACTTTTTGAAAATGCTAAAAAATTTAATACGGATTCGTTAGATAATCTTGTAATAAAAAATGATGTTCTTAGTGGTAGTTTTGAGGTTGGCAATCAAGATGAATTATTAACCCAAGACTATCCCGCTAAATTATATATTTCAGGAGGAATGAATAATGTGCAAATTGGTGCTTTTACAATAAAACCGACAACTAATAAAAATGTTGGAACATTTGTTTCTGTTACTAATATTAATGAAATTTTAGAAACGGCTAGAAATGACAAAACATATGAATTTACGCTTATAATTAAAATTAATGCGTTTCCGGATATTAGGTATGGATATTCAAGAGTTCTTTTACCAATTAGTTGTCCGGATGAAGATTATAAATATGGTCAAATAGTTGAGGTGGGTAAATGGGAGGCAATTAAAGATAATATTTGTTGTAATTGTTATAGTGAACCATATACAGGTTCAGAGATTATTTGGGACGGAAAACCGTGTTCAAGAAACGGAACAACATGTTAAATTAAATTTTTTCAAAATAAAAGATATTTATAAATAAAAGATTATGAACACGAAATTAATATTAGACAACTATTTAGGTAAAAATACCAGAAGTACCGAAAAAGATTTGGGAGATGGTTCTAAACAAGTATGTGATTTAGATACTGGTGACTGTTATACTATCAGAATGAAAGATGGTTTAATAGAAAGAGTTGATAACACATTAAATAAAAATAAAAAAATTCAAGTTGAAACTTTAACAGGTGTAAAACAACTATTAAACGGTTAATAACATGAAAAAAATAGACAATCAGATTTTAGAGGAAATCGCCAGATATAATTCAATTAATAATTATATTGTAGAACAAGACGCTACGTTACCCCCACCACCTGGTGAGGTTGACCCAAATGCTGCACCGGCTCCTGAAACGGCTCCACCGGCAGACCCAAATGCGGGTATGGCTCCACCAACTGCTCCTGCAGGTCCACAACCTGTGGATGTTGCGACTGACCCTGATGTTGAAAAAATTGGTGCAGATGAAAAATCTGAATCAAAAACTGAAGAAATGGACATCACTGATTTAGTAAAGTCACAGAAAAAAGTGGAAGAAAAACAGGAAGAATATTTTACTAACTTATTCCAACATTTAACGGATTTAGAATCTAAATTAGGAGAAATGGATGGAATCATGACTAAATTAAATGATTTAGAGGCTAAAGTTGAAAAATACCGAGAAAAAACGCCACAAGAAAGATTAGAGTTAAGAACATTGGATTCAGGTCCTTTTAATCAAAAACTAAGTCAATTCTTTGATGACAAGGAAGAAGATATGGAAAAATCGGGAAAAAATGAATATATTTTAACTCAAGATGAAGTTGAAGAATATTCTCCAAATGAAATCAAGAAAACCTTCAGAAATTTTGAAGATGAAACAAAACCATTTAAGCAACTAAGATAATTAAAATGGTCTCCGGACCATTTTTTTTTACAAAACAATTTGACAAACACACGGCTGACACTTATACTTTTATAAACCTTTAAATATTTTAAACACTATGGCGACAAATTCATTAGACGCAGTTTTGGCTCAATATGAGCAAGCAAAACAAGGTAGTACTTCTTCTACCTCAAAATTCACACAAGAAGAAAGAATGAAAAAATACTTCGCGGCAATCCTTATGGATAAGGAAACTCAAGGTCAGCGAAGATTACGAATCTTACCAACAAACGATGGTTCTTCACCATTTAAAGTGGTTTATTATCACGAGATTCAAGTAGACGGAAAATTCCAAAAATTTTATGACCCAGGAAAAAACGACAACGAACGTTCTCCTTTGACTGAAGTTTATGAGGAACTTCGTTCAACAGGAAAAGAGGAAGATAAAAAATTGGCATCAAATTACTTGGCTCGTAAATTCTATATCGTAAAAGTTATCGATAGAGATAACGAAGCGGACGGAGTTAAATTTTGGAGATTTAAATCTAACTACAAGAATGAAGGCATTTTCGACAAAATTATCCCAATCTACAGAAACAAGGGAGATATTGCTGACCCTGAAACAGGTAGAGACCTTATTCTTGAATTAACTAAGGCAAAAACACCAAAAGGGGCTTATTACACCGTAATTCAAACAGTAATGTATGATGATGCGGCTCCGGTTCACGAAGACAAAGTATTGGCTGATTCTTGGATTAACGATGAGTTAACTTGGGAAGATGTTTACTCTAAAAAACCGGTTGAGTACTTAGAAGCTATCGCAAGAGGTGAAACTCCAAAATGGAATACTGATAAAGGAGGTTACGATTATGGTAACTCTGATTCAGGTGAAATATCGTTTGGTGGTTCTAAACCATCTGCTCCGATTGACCCACAAGCGGGTGCTGAAGAGGACGATGATATGCCGTTCTAATCAAATAACTTAGACATAAATATAGGGCACTAAGACATACTTAGTGTCCTACTTGTCTACAAAAACTAAAAAATTAAATTAACATAGATATATGGCGATTAAAAAGAAAACATTCTCGTTAGAGGATATAAAGGGTAAATTCTCTACAAAAACAAAATACAAACCTGAAAGTTTCTATAACTGCGGTGAAGCTTTTATGGATGCTTGTGGTTTACCCGGACCTGTAATGGGGGGTATTAATATGTTCTTGGGTCATTCCAATTCTTCAAAAACAACGGCAATGATATTAGCGGCAGTTGATGCTCAAAAAAAGGGTCATCTACCTGTGTTTATAATAACAGAAAAGAAATGGAGTTGGGAACATGCCGTTGAATTGGGTTTACAGGCTGAACAAAATGAAAATGGTGAGTGGGATGGTCAATTTATCTTTAATGATAGTTTTGAAACAATTGAACAGTCAACTGATTTTATAAATGATATACTTGATGCTCAAGAAAAAGGGGAGTTACCTTATAGTGTTCCTTTTTTCTTTGATAGTATTGGTAGCATCCCCTGTCAAATGACATTTGACGGAAAAGGTGGAGGAATGCACAATGCTAAAGTTCTTGCGGATAAAATAGGTATGGGTATTCATTCTAGAATTTCAAAATCTAAAAAAGAGGACTATCCTTACTATAACACTTTAACTGTTATTGTACAACCTTGGGTTGAATTACCTGACTCACCTTTCGGCCAAGCGACTATAAAACCTAAAGGGGGAAATGCGTTATATCTTGCGGCTTCTTTGGTGTTTTTATTTGGTAATCAAAAAAATGCTGGTGTTAGTCATATTACCGCAACTAAAAATGGGAGAACCATATCTTACGCGGTCAGAACAAAAGTGTCTATATTAAAAAATCACGTAAATGGTATTGCTTATAAAGATGGTAAAATTATTGCTGTACCTCAAGGATATATTGCGGACACAAAAGAGGCTTTGGAGAAATATAAAAAACAATATTCTAGTTATTGGGGAGCAATCCTTAGTGGTACAGGTGAATTGGTGTTAGATGAGATAGGTGAAGATGATTCTGACGAATAAAAAAAAGTTGTAATAATTCTACTTTTTTATAATTTGTAGATATTTATTAGTATGGGAAGAAAGAAAAAAGAAGAAATTGAAAAAAAAGTTAAAATTGGTGTTTCGGTTGACCCCGAATTACCACAATACTTTAAGGATAAATCTATAAATTTATCTTCCCTTGTTAATAAATTATTAAAAGAATATATTAAAAATGGAAACTAAAGTTTGTAGTAAGTGTAATCTTAAAAAAGAATTGTCTAATTTTAGAAAAAGAAAAGATTCTAAAGATGGGTTTAGAACTGAATGTAAACAATGTTCTTATTTAGTTTGGAAAAAATATAGGGATAATAACGATGAAAAAATAAAAGACCAAAAAAGAAAAGAATATGTTGATAACCGGGAAAAAATATTATTAAAAGTTAAAAATTACCGAGAAGAAAATATTGATGTTATTAGGATAAAAGATAATGATAGGTCAAAAAAAAGATACCAAAAAGACCCAAACAGGTATAAAATATATTATGAGAAGAATAAAGAAAATATTTTAACTTATAAAAAAGAATGGTCAGAAAAAAATAAGGAGAAAGTTAAAGTAAAAAGAAATCTTTATCATTCTTTAAGATTAAAGAATGATGTTATTTTTCGATTAAAATGTGTGATGAGGTCTAGACTTTTATCGTTTCTTAAAACCCGAAACATCACCAAAAAAAACAAAACTTTTGATATTGTAGGTTGTTCCCCCCAATTTCTAAAAGAACATTTAGAAACCCAATTTACTGATGGTATGAGTTGGGACAACCGGAGTGAGTGGCATATTGACCACATCATTCCACTATCATCGGCAAAAACAGAAGACGAACTTTATAAGTTGTGTCATTATGAAAATCTCCAACCACTATGGGCGGAAGATAATTTGAAAAAGAGTAACAAAATTTTATAGTAACGAATACAAACAAACCAAGTGACTAAAACACTATTAGTGGATGGAAACAATCTACTTAAGATTGGATTTTGTGGGGTTAAAGACTTTTACCACAACGGAAAACACATAGGAGGATTATGGCATTTTATCAATACAATTAGACGTTTTATAGACGAACAAAATTTTGATAAGGTTGTTGTTATGTGGGATGGAGATAATAATTCATCCGCCCGAAAACTTATTTACCCCCAATATAAAGAAAAACGACGTATAACCGAAGATTTCAAAGATGAATCTTTTGAAGAACAGAAAGAGAGAATCAAACAATACTTGGAGGAATGTTATATAAGACAAATCAACGTAGATAATAACGAAGGCGACGATTTGATTGCTTATTATTGCCAAATCTCGGAGAACGAACAAAAAACCATCTATTCGGGGGATAAAGACCTAACCCAACTAATATCAGACAAGGTATCGGTATTTTATCCAAGAACTAAAGAAACTTATCATTTAGGTAGTAAAATCAAATGTGAATTTTACGAATTTCCACACGAAAACATTAAAACTTATAAGATATTGTCAGGAGATAAATCGGACAATATTGATGGGATATATGGGTTGGGTGAAAAGACACTTATAAAGTTTTTTCCTGAGCTACTTGAAAAACCGGTTTCATTTACCGATATTTTAGAAAAGGCGGAAATCCTTCTGAAAGAGAACAAGGATAACAAGACCTTACAAAATTTGTTATCTGGTAAAACTAAAAGTGGTGTTTATGGTGATGAATATTTTGTGATTAACGAAAAAATCATAAATTTATCAAACCCTCTAATTAGTGATGATGCTAAGGAACTTGTTGAATTGTATTATAAAGAAACCTTAGACCCTGATGGAAGGGGTCATAGGGGTCTTATTAAAATGATGATGGAAGACGGTTTTTTTAAGTATCTACCAAAGGGAGATGATGCGTGGGTAAACTTTGTTAGACCCTTTATGAAACTAACAAGAAAAGAAAAAAGAAATTATAAAAACAATTAATTAAAACTATGAAAGACCAAGAATCGGTAAAATTAGAATTCTTAATGATGGTAAATGATAACATCATTGTACAAAGATTTTTTAACGTGAGAGAGTTCAACAATGAGGCGAAATATTCGTTAGAACTTTATGAATTACTTCGTGAATTTAAAGACGATATTCAAACACAATTATCATTGAAAACCGTAACATATATGACAGACAATATGTACGAAATTGTGAACAATCCTGCTATTTTGGAAACGTCTTATACTGACGGTCCGGAGTACTTTAACATCTTCATCAAACAAAATGATGTGACAATTTGTCATAGACAGGTGGATGCTAAAGTATACCCTCCAAAGATAAGATATACTGTGGATGTACGCCCACACCTAAAAAACTTGTTGATGAACTTAACTGACATTTTTTCATCAAAAGATTTAACCAAAAAATATTTAGAAGTTAACCTAAGTGTATAGTATTTATTAATACACTAAAAGAAAAAATATGGCGTCAAACAAAAATTTCGAGTATCTGGGGAGTACCTTTCAGATACAATTATTAAACCAAATCATTATCGACAAAGACTTCTCAAGGTCTATTATAGATGTGATTGAAACAAGTTATTTTGAGAATAAATACTTCAAATTAATCATTCAAATGATTAAAGAATATTACACAAAATACGAACACACACCAACCTTTGACACATTAGAACAAATTACAAAATCTGAGATACAACAACCTCTAGCGGCTAAAATCATTATTGATACCCTTACAAAAGTTAAGGAGTCCACGCTTGAAGGTGCTGAATTTGTACAAGAAAAATCGATGAAGTTCTGTAAGCAACAGGAGTTACAGAAAGTAATGGTTAAAGCTCAAAAAATCATCGACACCGGTGAATTTGAGAGTTATGACACATTAGAGGAAATGGTTAGTAAGGCATTACAAGTTGGGGAACACGATAAGGGAACGGAAAGTGTTTTTAGTAACTTAGATGATGTTCTAAACGAAGATTATCGTCATCCGATACCGATGGGTATTCCGGGTATAGATAGACTCTTAAAAGGGGGGTTGGCTAAGGGTGAAATCGGTGTTATTTTAGCACCAACAGGGGTAGGTAAATCTACCTTACTTACAAAAATTGCAAATCACGCATTTAATTTGGGGTATAACGTTTTACAAATATTCTTTGAGGATAACCCAAAGATTATCCAACGTAAACACATTACATTATGGACAAAGATTCATCCGGATGAATTGTCGATAAAAAAAGAAGAGGTTATGATTAAAGTTCAAGAAATTAAGGAGAAAATGCCTAATGAATTGATACTTAAAAAATTACCCTCTGATACAATAACAATGATGCAGATTAAGAATCAAATCAGAAAAATGATTTCAGAAGGAATCAAAATTGATATGGTATTGTTAGACTACATTGATTGTGTGGTTCCGGATAAAAACTTGGGGGATGAATGGAAATCTGAAGGGTCTGTGATGAGAGGTTTTGAATCTATGTGTCACGAACTTGATTTGGTAGGATGGACAGCAACTCAGGGTAATAGAAGTTCAATATCGTCAGATGTTGTAACAACCGACCAAATGGGTGGTTCTATCAAGAAAGCTCAGGTTGGACACGTAATTATTTCCGTGGCTAAATCTCTACAACAAAAAGAAATGAAATTGGCGACGATAGCAATAACTAAATCCCGTATTGGTGATGATGGTGTTGTATTTGAGAATTGTAAATTTGATAATGGTATGTTGGAGATTGATACTGAAAGTTCGGTAACATTCTTAGGTTTAGAAGAACAAACCGAAGAAAGAAATAGACAGAGAATCAAGGACTTGTTAGACAAGAGAAAAGAAAAAAACCAACAACAAAATAATTAATATGAAAGAAAAAATATTAGAACCAAACAATGACAGATTCGTTATCTTCCCAATAGAACATAACGACATTTGGGAATATTACAAACAACACCAAGCAGCGTTTTGGACAGCTGAAGAAGTGGATTTATCTAACGATATTAGAGATTGGGAAAACCTATCTGATAACGAAAGATTTTTCCTTAAAAATGTATTAGCGTTTTTCGCAGCGTCTGATGGTATTGTAAATGAAAACTTGGCGGAGAATTTCTTAAAAGAAGTTCAGTATGCTGAAGCAAAATTCTTCTACGGATTCCAAATTATGATGGAGAACATTCACTCGTTAATGTACTCATTATTGATTGATACTTATGTATCTGATGAGACAGAGAAAGACGAATGTTTCCACGCAATTGATAGATTACCAGCGGTTCAAAAGAAAGCTAAATGGGCTCTTGATTGGATTGAGAACGCTTCTTTCCAAGAAAGATTAGTTGCGTTCGCGGCGGTTGAAGGAATTTTCTTCTCAGGGTCGTTCTGTTCTATTTTTTGGATGAAATCAAGAGGAATTATGCAGGGATTATGTAACGCTAATAGTCTTATTTTCAAAGATGAGAATTTACACTGTGATTTTGCAATTCATTTGATTAACAATCACGTTGAAAACAAACCAACGGAGAAAAGAATTAAAGAAATCTTATTATCAGCGTTAGAGATTGAAAAAGAGTTTATTACTGAATCATTACCTGTATCTTTAATTGGTATGAATTCAAACTTGATGAAACAATATCTTGAATTCGTAACTGACGGACTACTAGTTAAGTTTGGATGTAAGAAACATTTTAATGTTGAACAACCATTCAAATTTATGGAACAAATTGCTGTTGAAACAAAAGGTAACTTTTTTGAATCAAGAACTATGGAGTACCAAAAAGCTAAGTTAGGAGAGTCATTAACATTCACAGAGGATTTTTAATATGATGTCACTAAAAATAAGAAAAAGAGGGGGAGATGAGGTTTCCTTTAACCCCCAAAAAATATACAACAGAGTAAAGAGAGCAGCCAAAGGGTTGAACGTAAATGCTGATGAGGTATTCATTAAAGTAATCACTTCGGTTCCAACTGAAGGTGTTATTACCACTAAAGAGTTAGATAAATTGGTTTACGAGATTGCTGCGGCTTATACCGGTAGTCATCACGATTACTCAAGACTAGCGTCATCTGTGGCAATATCTGCGTATCACAAAGAGACTGATGAAAGTTTCTGTAATACTATGAAACGTTTACACGAGGATGGAGTTATTAACGATATCTTAATCGATACAATTAACGAATATGGTTGGGGTGATATTGATTCTGTAATAAATCACGAGAATGATTACAATTTTGATTATTTTGCGTGGAAATCATTACAGGAAATGTATTTGTTGAAAACACCTAAAGGTGTTGTAGTTGAAAGACCACAACATATGTATATGAGAGTTGCTTTATGGGTGACTAAATCATTTGAAGAGGCGGTTGAATACTATAATTCGTTATCGAATCAACTTATCTCTCCGGCAACACCAATTATGATTAATGCAGGTACCAAAACACCTCAACTAGCGTCTTGTGTATTGAAGTACAATAACGGAGATTCAAGACAAGGTTTGTTGGATACATTTAATGACATTTCAACCTATTCGTCAGATGCGGCTGGAATTGGTTTATGTATGTCTAACATTCGTAGTAAAGAGAGTCGTATTAACTCATCAGGAGGATTTGCGGGTGGTTTATTGAAATACCTAAAGATTGTTAATGAAGGGTTAAGATTCTTTAATCAACAAGGTAGAAGACCGGGAAGTGCAGCTATCTATATTGAACCTTGGCATAAAGACATTATTGATTTACTTGAAATCAAAAAGAATACGGGGGCAGAAGAATTGAGAGCTAAAGATTTATTTACCTCAATTTGGTTACCGGACAACTTTATGAACGCAGTTAAGAACAATGATGATTGGTATTTGTTCTGTCCTAACGACATTATCAAAGCGGGTATCAAACCATTACAAGAAGCTTACGGTGATGAGTATGAATCAAATTACAACAAAGCGGTTGAACTTGGTTTAGGTAAGAAAGTGAAAGCACAAACAATTTGGAATAAGATTATTGAATCTCAGGTTGAAACCGGAGTTCCTTACTTATGTTCTAAAGATAGTGCCAACAGAAAGACAAACCATCAAAACATTGGAGTGATTAAACAATCTAACCTATGTAATGAGATTTACCAATTCACCGATGAGAATACCACAGCAATCTGTACGTTATCATCTATGGTATTGAAGAACTTCATCATAAAAGGAGAGTTTGATTTCAAATTACTTTATAGTGAAGTTAGAAAGGTTGTTAGAGCACTTAACAAAGTTGTTGACATCAATAGTTATTCAACTGAACAAGGAAGAAAAGGTGGGTTGGAACAAAGAGCGATTGCCATTGGAACACAAGGTCTTGCTGATGTATTCTTCTTAATGGATTATATCTTTACAACTGAAGAAGCGAAGAAACTTAATAAAGAGATTTTTGAAACAATCTACTTCGCAGCAATCACCGAAAGTATGAACCTATGTAAAACAGGTGAATACAAACCATACGACTTCTTTAATGGGTCACCAATGTCAAAAGGTATATTCCAATTTGATATGTGGGGGTTAGATTACGAAGGATTAGGAAGAATGTGGGATTGGGACTCACTTAAGTTAGAAGTATCCAATCACGGGGTTTGTAACTCGTTATTCACAGCTCAGATGCCAGTAGCATCTTCTGCTAAGATTACAGGTTCATTTGAAATGACAGAACCAGCTCACTCAGCATTATTTAATCGTCGTGTAGTTGGGGGTGAAATCTTAATAGTTAACAAATACTTAATTAACGATTTTGAAAAGTTAGGTGTTTGGTGTGAGGATTTGAAGAATGAAATCATTATGAATGAAGGGTCTGTTCAAAATATTAACTTTAATCACTATTTGGACCCGGAAGATAAGAATTACAATAAGAAGGTAAAACGAATTGAACATTTGATTCCAAAATATAGAACGATTTGGGAAATATCACAAAGAGAACTTATTGATATGGCGGCAGACAGAGCACCATTCATAGACCAATCACAATCGATGAATATCTATATGTCTGAACCAACATTATCAAAGATTTCATCATCTCACTTCCATTCTTGGGGTAAAGGATTGAAAACTCTTTGTTATTATGTTAGAACAAAAGCGATATCTACCGGAGCAAAACACTTGGCGGTTGACATTACAAAAATTCAACAACCAAAGACAGTTGAGAAACCAACAGTTGATTTGACTACAAAACCAACAGATACTGAATTTGAGTGTTTTGGATGTGGTTCTTAATTAAAATAAAATAATTATAACATTAATCACGACTTCGGTCGTGATTTTTTATTTTACTCTATTTATAAGAAATAATTATGACACTATATTTATAGATATGGCAGATGGAAAAACATATGGTATTAATTTCCCTTTTAGGGATTCTTATGATGGGAAGTATTTAGACCTTTCTACAGACAGTACTCAAGAAACAAGAACGGATTTAATACATTTATTATTAACTAGAAAAGGAAGTAGATATTTTTTACCCGATTTTGGAACAAGACTATATGAATTTATTTTTGAACCATTAGATGGTCCAACCTTTTCAGATATTGATGCGGAAATTAGAGATGCTGTTGAAGAATATATACCGGGAATAACAATAAAAAATATAAGTATCACCGCAGCGTCTGATGGTGAAGAAGATAAAGGTACTTATGTTGACCAATACGATACTCGTGTTTTTAGAGTACCGGGTATTGGAACTAAAGAACATACTGCGAAAGTTAAAATAGATTATCAAATAAATAATGACGTGTTTAACGCTAGTGATTTTGTAATCCTAAATATTTAAAGAATATGGCTAATAAAAAAATATCGTATACTACGAGAGACTTCCAATCAATTAGAACTGAATTAATAAACTTCACTAGAACTTATTACCCAGAGTTAGTTGATAACTTTAATGATGCGAGTGTATTCTCAGTATTATTAGATTTAAATGCTGCGGTTACGGATAACCTTCAATTTAATATTGATAGAAGTATTCAGGAAACTGTATTACAATATGCACAACAAAGGTCTTCAGTTTTTAATATTGCCAAGACTTATGGATTAAAAGTTCCGGGTCAAAGACCATCAGTTGCTTTGGTTGATTTTTCAATAACAGTACCCGCTTTTGGTGATAAAGAAGATTTAAGATATTGTGGTATACTACGTAGAGGTTCTCAAGTAAGCGGTGCAGGTCAAGTATTTGAAACGGTTTATGATATTGATTTTTCATCGCCTTCAAATGCTGAAGGATTCCCTAATAGATTAAAAATACCAAATTTTGATTCAAATAATAAATTATTAAATTATACAATTACTAAACGAGAAACTGTTGTTAATGGAATTACCAAAGTTTTTAAAAGAGTTATTACAGCAAATGATGTAAAACCATTTTTTGAATTATTTTTACCTGAAAAAACTGTTTTAGGTGTAACTAGTGTATTATTAAAAGACGGTACTCAATATGCGAATGTCCCATCAAACCAAGAATTTTTAGGTGTTGATAACAGATGGTTAGAAGTACAAGCCTTGGCTCAAGATAGAGTTTTTATTGAAGACCCAACAAAAGTTTCTGATAATCCCGGTATTAAAGTTGGTAGATATGTAACTACCGCAACTAAATTTATAACAGAATTTACTCCGGAAGGTTTTTTTAAAATGACTTTTGGTGGTGGAACACAATCTGCGGATGAACAATTACGAGAATTTGCTCGAGACGGAAAACCTTTAAATTTATATAAATATTCAAATAACTTTGCGTTAGGTAGTACTTTAAAACCTAATACTACTTTATTTGTTCAGTATAGAATTGGTGGTGGTTCAGGAACTAATTTAGGTGTTGGTGTTATAACTCAAATAGGTACAGTTTCATTTTTTGTAAATGGTCCATCAGATTCTGTTAATACAACTGTGGTTAATTCATTGAGATGTAATAATGTTACTGCGGCAATTGGTGGGGCTAATTATCCAACAACGGAAGAGGTTAGAAATTTAGTATCATATAACTTTACGGCTCAAAATAGAGCGGTTACAATAAATGATTATGAATCCATAATAAGAACAATGCCATCTCAATTTGGGGCTCCTGCTAAAGTAGCGATAACTGAAGAAAATAATAAGATTAAAGTTCAAATGTTATCTTATGACGAAACAGGTAGATTAACTGAAATAGTTTCTAATACATTAAAAAATAATGTGGCGAATTATTTATCAAATTATAGAATGATTAATGATTACGTGTCAATTGAAAGTGCTAATGTTATTGATTTAGCAATAAATGTTGATGTTGTGTTAGATAATTCACAAAATCAGGGTTCAATTATATCTCAAATAATTAATATAATTACTGATTATTTTGACCCAACAAACCAAGAAATGGGTGAAAATGTTAATGTATCAGAATTAAGAAGATTAGTTCAAAGTGAAAATGGGGTTATTTCTGTTTCTGACATGACATTTTTTAATAAAGTTGGGGGTCAATATTCTTCCTCTCAAACATCACAAAGATATATTGATTCGGAAACTAAACAAATTGAATTAGTTGATGATACAATTTTTGCCGAACCAAGACAAGTGTATCAAGTTAGATATCCAAACAAAGATATTAATGTTAGAGTTAAAAATATTAAAACGGTTAATTTCTCTTAGCAATTTATTTTAAAATTTATTGAATTATCCTTATTATTAATCAAACAAAATAATATGGATTATATTTTACAATTTTTAGACGCTATAAAAGGTAATAATGGTACTTGGATTCAAGCTATCGTTATTAGTTTAATTTTACATATTAGACTTTGGATAGGAATACCATTTTTTATACATTATTTAATAATTGTTATTAAAAACAAAACAAATATTAAAATATTCCCAACATTAATGTGTATTTTTTTTATGACCTTGATTGGGTATGAATCTACAAACATTTATAGTGATAGACAATCTGAGACTAAAAAATATAACATAGAACATGTTAAAAAAACTACAAATAATTTAATTATAGTGATACAAGGGGTTAATAATCCATTTAAGGATTTTATCTCTAAAAACAAAACTCAAGTTGACGTTACAAATTCTCGTGATGAAAATGGGTTGGGATATATTAAATCAAAAAATTTTACAAAAGATACTCAAGTTTTAACTTATGTGAGTTCACATAGTGAAAACTTAACACCTGAAGATGTTTATAGTGTGATTTATTACTACAAGTTATTTAATCCAAATGGGAAAGTTATTATGGTTGGACATAGTATTGGAGGATACAATGTTATTCAAGTTGTAAGTGAATTGAAAAAACAAAAAATTAATATTGATTTGACTATTTTAATTGACCCGGCAAATAAAAAAGAAAACAATGTTGACTATAATATCCCTACAAATATAAATAGATTAATTAATTTAACTTCAACTGAATATAGTGATGAGTTCATATTTTTTACAAATTCAGGGGGTAAATCAACATCGTCAAATAATGTGAATTATGTTAACATTGAAATAAAAAATACTACACATACTACTATTGATAATGTTACTTATCTTAAAATTAATCAATTATTAAAAGATTTTATTGAAAAAGGGGTTAATCCGATAAGTGAGATTAAGAAATATAAGTTTTAATCATAATTTATTTTATTAAATAATGAATTATCTTTTGAAAATAGTATATAAACTATTTATTAAAAAAGATTATTATGTCCAATTCATTTAGAATAAGAACTGAGCCTGGTGTTGATAAATCACTTAATGTCTTGATAGACCAAGAATTTGAGTATTTAGAAATATTATCTCTAAAAATATTACAAAGTCAAATTTACACTAGACAATGCTCTGATTACGGAGTACTTGTTGGTAGAGTTAGTGTTAATAATGGTTTTGGTATCCCAAATGCTAAAGTTTCAATATTTGTACCATTAGATAGTACTGATGAATTAGACCCCGTAATTTCCGAGTTATATCCATATAAATCACTTTCCGACCTTAATGATGACGGATATCGTTATAATTTATTACCTTATACACAATCCCATAGTGGTCATATACCAACAGGAACTTTTTTCACTAGAAAAGATGTGTTAGTTGACCCAACATTAATCCAAGTTTATGATAAGTACTATAAATTTTCCACAGTAACTAATACAAGTGGTGATTATATGATATTTGGATTACCAACCGGTAGTCAAACAATTGTTGTTGATATTGATTTATCGGATATTGGTGAATTTTCATTATCGCCTCAAGATTTAATAAGAATGGGTATTGCAACACCATCACAAGTTGCGGGCGTTACATTTAAATCATCGACAAATTTAAGAAGTTTACCTCAAATTGTTACAATTAATAGAACAGTTGAAGTTGAACCTTTATGGGGGCAACCTCAAATATGTAATTTAGGGATTACAAGAACTGATTTTGATTTGTCATCTGAAGCAGGGATTGACATTAATCCTACAGCTATTTTTATGGGTTCCATAGTTTCTACAACTGATGATGATGCTTTAAAACGAACCTGTCAAGTTAGGGGTAATGCGGGTTATTTATGTAGTTTAACAACGGGTCCCGGAGAAATTTTAGGTATACGTCAAACAATATTCCAAGATGAATATGGTAGACCAATATTGGAATCTTTTGATTTAGATGAGGGTGGTAAAGTAATTGATTCAAATGGGACATGGTTAATTGATATCCCAATGAATTTGGATTATTACATTACAAATGAATTTGGTGAACAAGTTTTATCAAACGACCCTAAAAAAGGTGTTCCAACAAGAGCCAAATGTCGTTTTAAAGTAAAATGGGACCAGTCACCATCATTATCAGAACAAATTAAAAGAGGTTACTTTATTGTACCAAATGTTAGAGAACATGGGTGGACTAGTAGTGGTTCAGACCCATTGAGTGATTCTAATAGAGCATTAAATTCACCGTATGACTTGGCTATGAAATCATACGCGTTTAGTTTAGATTGGGCTGATTATGGATATACAGGTACGTCTAATAGTAGTGGTGCAAATATTGGTCGTCAAATGATTCAAGAGGCGATTGATTGTGACGATAAATTTTATGTAATGCAATACAATAAAGTTTATACGGTATCTCAGTTAGTTGATAAATTTAGAAAAGGTATAACACCTGATAGATTTATTGGGATTAAAAATATATTAGATGATAGTTGTAATAGTGAAAACAACAAATTTCCAACAAACGATTCCAATATGAGATTTGATATAATTTATATTTTATACTCATTTTTAATGATGGTATTTAGACCCGTACTGTATGGATTATTAATAACTATGCACTTATTATATTTTACAATAATGTTGCTTAGAATATTAGTGATACCTGCGTTAATACTTTATTATACTGTACAAATAATTAATACGGCAATTTTAGTTGTTGGAACGGTACCATATGCGTTAGGTTTAATTGTTGGGTATCTTCTTCAAATTATTCTTTATATATTACTTATTGCGGCTTTTGTTATTATATTAAAGGAATTATGGAAGATGGATTTAAAAGGTATTTCATTGCCTATGTTGACTTATCCGGATTGTGATTTATGCGATTGTTCTGTTGGTCAAACACCAAGTACTGAAGGTACTGTGAGTGAAGATGCCACGGCTTCCGTTTCAGATATTTCAGGTGATTCAACTGAGGAATTTCCTTGTCCGTATATATATCTTGACCCTAAACCGGATAATGCGTTATCGTCATCTTTAGTTTTGTTAGGTGTTAGTAGTCCTTTATATAAAATTCCAGGTAATTCAGTAGAATCTTATATAAAAAATGCTGTTACATCAATATATTCAGGTAAAATACCTGCTGGTGATAGCGATAATAGTGTTGGTATTCCCAAAGTACAGGAAATAGTTTATGAACTTAATGGTAGTCAAGAAAATGATTATATATTTTCATCTAATTTAACTTTGGCGGAAAGAATAAATTTATTTAATACAAAAGCGAAATATTTTGATAACTCACCTGGCGTAAATCCGGGAGGTGGTGTTAATAGAATAAAAGTGACATTTGACCCAGATAATAATCCACCAACTCAAACTACTAATTTTCATTATGATAACACTATAGTCATTTTATGTGATAAAAATAGTTTAAGTAGTTTAAGTGTTGGTCAAATGATTTCATTCCAAAATCCTACATTAACCAAAGATATTAATTTATTTAGTGGTGTAACAAATTCTTATGGTAATCAAGCGATTAGTGGATTTACATCAACAGGAATGACTCAGGTTTCTTTCTATTATGCTAACCCTAATCTCGCGGGGACACCTGTACAGATTAATTATAATGTTATGTTAACAGGTTCAACGGAATTTACTGGTACAACAAATGGTTATAATAATTATTATAAATTCCCGATGGATTTGGAGTATTTCCAAGTTATAACAGGTATGACTTATTCTGAATTTAGTGGTCAATGTGGGACATCAATACCTAATTCTCTTAATGAACGATTTTTATTTAATGAAATGTTTCTTCAAAGATGGGCAGGTGGAGGTCAAATAACTCCGGGTTGTTGGGTTGGTGATTACACTAAAGATGGTAGTCAAGATTTTCCGATATTAAAAAAACCAATAAATTATTTAAAAGACCCTGACCAACAATGTGTTTTAATCTTAAATAGAGGTGTTGACCCTAATGTACCGAGAGTAAAAATTAGATACGATTTAAATATTTTATTTGGTAAAAATTTAGGAAGTGACCCATCATTAATTATTGAAGGGAATTATAAAATGAATTATCCAATTCAGGGTAAATTTAAGAATGTAAGTCACGATGAAAATAATTTACCAAATAATTTAGCGACAGATTCATATTCTGGGGAAAAATTATATTTCGATACGTTTGATTTTACAGCGGACACCCCTTCATTTTCATCATTTACATCACCATTATTTAGTTATTATTCTAAATTAGATAACAATGCGTTAACTTATAAACCAAGTTGTCCTCCACCTCCGAATGGTCTTGAAGACCCATTACCAGTTTCTTATGGTGCTCAAGCAAGTAGTGTATATGGTTTAAACGTTATTGGTCAAAATGATTTTACAAAGGAATGGAATGCTCCTGTAACGGTGAATATATATCCTTATCCTAGCTCGCCAGAATGTACATCTTATAACCCTGTAAGTAATGGTAATGGTTCAGATACTAATACAAATAGAGGTTATTATGTTGGAGAAATAGTTGAAGGTGGGTCGTTGGCGTATATGAGATTAACTGTTGGTCTACCAACAAATTATAGTTATGATTGGACAGGTAATTATTTTGCACCAATATATGATACAACAGGAAATACTTTAACTTATATATTAACGTCAAACGATAATAATAGAATGGTTATGAGGTCGGATAGATTACCGACCTCAACTACTGTTGAACAAACTTGTTGTAATGGATTTTCGTTACAACATAATTCATCTTTTATGATGTATGATATTCCTGATGAAGGTTTAGTGGGTATTGATACAGCTGTTAGTGCGGCATCTACAGGTGGGGGAGGAGCATCCCAAGATTTAACGGGGGATACTCAAAATTTCACAAATAGTGTTATTGATTCATTTACTTGTAGTGGGTCTGTACCATTAGAGTGTTATGGGGATGATGGTAATGGTAATATTGTAATAAATCATGGTGGGTGTGAAGAATATAATGGAGAAACAATCTTTCAAGGAGGTTGTTATATTGTTGTAACAACAGTTTTTGTTTCATTACTTCGAGATTTTGGTTTATTAACTGAGTGGATATCTAGAAGTAGTATTAATCTTGGTGCGTGTAGAAATGTTTGGTCACATATATTTGCAAATAATTGGATAAATGGTACTTTATACGCGTATTCCTTCCATAATGACGTTACGTATGGTAGCCCATTTGGGAACCAACCAAATGTTCCAAATAGTGAATTTTGTACAGATACGTTAGTGTTACACCCAACTAATAATTTTTATTATAGATGTAGTCCATATAAAGATTCTACAGGTATTTTTATTGGTAAAGATAGACCATCATCTTCTAGTTTTAGTAATGCTCAAGGAGATAATTTTAATTATTTATTAACTCCAACAACTTTAATTGATTTAGGACCAAGAAGTGCTTATTTACAAGAATTAGTTATGTCGGACGCATACGATGGGTATGTTGCAAATAAATTATCGACAACTACGTATGGTAATGTGACAGAAATATTAAATTTATTGATTATTAGTCGATTAATAAATAAAAGTTTTATTGACCAAATGTTACAATTTTTAGTAGGGTCTAATATTACGGCATATTTTAGTCGTGTTAAATACAAAGTTGATGGTGATTATTCTCAATTGATTTCAATCAATTCAGAACTTGGGGTATCTCCTTTTGAATCTTTAAATTATCCTGATAATCCATTTCCTCAACAAAATCCTGTTTATTGGAATGGATTTGCTTCGGATAGTGCGGTTATAGGGATTTTCTTTAGTTCGGATACTCAAACTAGAGATTTTATTACACCAAAAAGAACGATTGTTGATAATACTGTACCAGCCAATTCGCCTTGTGGGTTTAGTTATTTTGATGCGTTTAGTCAAACAGTTCCATTCTATCAATGGAGAATTGAAGAATTGTCAAGTAAACCGTCAATATTTGGAAAAGAAGATAATGGTTGGAATACAGACCCAATTAATGGTGATGGTAGTTTTCTTTCGTTAAAATATCAATCAATGGATAGAATAGAAACAACATCAAGATATTTTAGAGGTACGGCAAATAATTCATCTGAAACTAATTATTATAAAGGTTATATATTCGCGGTTAACAATCTCGGTCAAATAGATGAAAATATTTCAAATTGGGATAAAAATAATCCGGAACCAGACTCAGTAACTGTTGGGGCTCCGTTTCATTTTTACTTTGGTTTAAAGAAAGGTGCGTCTGCGTTTGATAGGTTTACAACTAAATGGATTGATACAACAACATTTGTTAATTAATTATGGGTAATAGAATAGATACAAGAGTAATTTTAGGTTCATTAAGGTATAAGTCGGCTCCGGATACTAATCTGATGTTTAATGTACCTTTAGTACAAACAGCGCAACAAAATGTTGAGTTTGATAGGAATATTGATGTGAATTTAGAACAAGTGTTTGATGATGAAAGACAAAAATCTGATATATTTAGACCTACATGTAAATTTTCCGTGTTATTTAATAATTCGTACACCGGATTTACAAATTATGTTCCGTTAGAAAATAATTTGTATTATGTAAATGAGGTGGCAGCGGCAAAGGCAAATTGTCCCATAGACCCAAAGATTGCGTGGACAGGATTCCCCCAATATCATGAATTTGATTTTATTAGAAGTGATTACAATGTTTCGGGTTATACTGTTTTGGATGTTAGTGGTTATAGTCATGTTAATTTTGTAAGCAAAAGTGCTTCAACATATAATTGGAATCATTTTATAAGTTATCCTTTTGAAAATGATTATAACCAACAATTAGAGGCAATTGAGAAAAAAACAACTGAAACTTTAACTTGGGTGGCATCGTCCGGTATACCATTTATCATTGAAAACGATGAAAATAATGGACAAAATATTGTGGCATTTAGATGTCCGGTTAAACATGGTTTAACTGCGGGTGAATCGGTTAAGTTAAATTTTTCATACAATAATAATGACACTTTTACAGTATATTCATTAGGCGATGGGTTTGCGGGTAGTGATTTATATATTTTTAATATTTTTAATGTTGGATTTACAGGTACAACATTTGATGATGGTGTTGAGGGTACGTTTAAAAGAGTTATTAATTCAGATAATCCTAATGATACTACATCAATGTATTATGTTAGAAAACATAAGATTTTAACTAATGTTGATGATGCGGTTTTAGTTAACGCGGGATTTGACCAAAATATTTTTGGTATTAAGAAAAAATATGAAAGTAGTGGTTATACACCTAACAGAATTTCGAGAGTTTCAATAAAGGAAGGTTCACAAAATTACACATTATCTTTTAGTAAAGATATTAAAATAAATCCATTATTAGACAATTTACAACGACCAATTACAGAGTTATTTTTTACAACTATTTGGAAAGGTTATTTCGGATTAACTCTTGGAAGACCAAAAGGTGCTGGATTAGGGTATTATGGTTTAAAACAAGGTTATGAGTTTAATTTACCTTTAGACCCTGTAACTAAACTACCATCTGTTTGGTGGGGTGATAATAACTCAAAATCAAACACTAATTTTCCTTTAGGTACTTATCAAACACCATTGGGGGTTTTGTTATCGCCAGCTGGTCAAAAAATTAATTTTACATATGTTTTACCATTAAAAGAAGGTGATACGTTAGACGGTGATTATTGTGAATGGAATAATTTTGAACAAACTGAAAGAGTTATTTCAAAATTGTACCATAAAATCACATATAATCCACAAGTGTTTAATATAGGAACACCAAAACCTGCGGGACTTAATATGTCATCAGGTAATCCTTATGGTTATTATTATCAACCTCATCAAGGTTTAACTATTAGGTCTTTTTCTCCGTATGTTGAAGAAGGTAATAAGAAAAATGTTGTTGATGTTCCGAATTATTCGTATTTCTCGTCAAGTAAAGATGCCTTCTTGTGGAAAGATTTATATAGTTATGGTTATATAGATTCGGATAATGTTGGAGTTAATTATCCATTTTTAAATGGTGTTCATTATCCAAATGAGACAATTATTTTTAGAATAATACCGGAAGGAACTAATTATAGTGAACAAAACATAACCGCAGAACCAATAATAGACGATTGTGAGTAATAAATTTAGATTTGTAATCCCAAATGATGAACAGTACATTCTTTTACCGATTGAACTTAAATGGGATATGTATGGTCAAGAAGATAGTATTGAACTTTATGAAGAGGATGTCATAAAGGAGATAATAGGTGTTGCTGAAGATTTTGAATTACTGAGGTTTTCACACGCACCATATGATAATGATACAAAAACTGACGTTAAATATGATTTTCATTTTTATAGTGGTAATCCTACTAATGTAACAACGGCGACTAATAATGATTGGGTGACTAGTTATTTACCGGAAGGTTTTACTAAAACTGAAATTTACTATTTTGAAAAACCTTTTACCAAATCGTTTTTCAAATTAGATTTTTATGATACGATGGATGGTAAATCTCAAACCAATTATTTCACAATAATTATACCGGTTCAACAGGGGTTTACGGAATTGGCTAATTTATCTCCATATATACCTGATGTTTTAATTAAAAAGCCATCGTATAAATTAGATTTTGTTGGGGATAAAGAAGGGTTTTTCATTTATTGGTTAAAAAATGTTAAATTTTACAATTTAACAACTTTTTACATGAGTGCAAAATTTTTTGATGGAAGATTAGGTGTTTATGTTAAAATGATGAAAGTACCGCAATCATCTCCATTGATTCCAAGTGTTTTTAATTTTGAGTCGAAGTATTTTTATTATAAAGTAAATTTGGATTACGTTAATAAAACGTATGAGATTTTAGATGATTTAAATGTTAGAGCTGGAACGGCAAGTTCCATAAAATGGTATGAATATATTAATCCATAATGAGTGCAAACACATATCGTATAAGAATATCTCCTGAAGTAATTAATGGTGATGTTTTTAAAATTAGTTATATCGGAGACCCGTATCTTGAAGAACAAAAAATACCATTTTGTTGTGATATCTATACTCGTGAGGTAACCAAATATATTGATGGGAATGCTTATGTATATTCGTCAATGACTCAAATATTAACAGGAGGAACAAACACTTCTAATATTTCAAAAGCAACACTCAAACCTGGTACATCATTATTAACAGGTTTAACGATTCCAATATTAATTACTGAAAATACGGTAGATGTTGGATATTATTCAGTTTTTGATGGAATGGTATTACAACAAGAGGTTATGACTAACTTTTTGTTCTCAGCCAATACAATCGACCCATATACTTATAATTTTTATAATACTTCGGACGTTGAATTTAAAAAATACTTATCATTTTCAAATTATGAAATTGATTGGGGTGATGGTTCCCCAAAACAAATAATAACTTCTACTAGTCCTAGTTTTTATTCACATACTTATCCGCCAAGTCCTTCTAGTGGGTTTACTATTAGTATGTCAGGCATGAGTCCGTGGGGTTCCAATGTGGTGAAGAAAACAATATATGTACCATTTACTAATGTGACAATATTAGACCCAAAAGGAAGGACTTGTTTTACACCTATGGGTGGTAATTGGTCGGCAACTTCAGTTTGTTATGATTTTATTTATAGTGGAGATGCTAGTTGTCAAACATATCAAAGTGGTGTTAACCCTTATTTAACTGTCCCATTAGTTGTAACAGGATATACACAATCATCGGTGTCTGATTTAAAGGTTTATGGTAATAAATCTACTTTAGATAATGGTAATTATAAAATAGGTGTCCAAGTGACAGGTACGACAGGTGTTGTCGGTACATATTGGGGCGGAAGTGCAAATGGTAATCAATTATATACCGGATATACAATTAATGGTGTTGATTATTATGATTATAATGATGGTACGACTCTATTTGTTGTTAGTGGTGTTACACCAATAGATACGGTATGTGAACCAATTGTAAAAAATGAAGCATTATTAAATGTAATTGATGAGCCAGAAGTTCAATCTAATGTGTTCATTGAACGGGGGAAAGTTTCTGGATTAGAATCGATGGAACGATTAGGTGAAGTTGATAATTTGGGAGACCTTGAAAAATATGGGTATAAGTTTTTTAATATAATAAAAGTAGATTAAAAATATAAAATTGATATTTATCAATATGAAACAAATTGTTTTTACATTAAAAGATATTGGAAAAATTAAAGAATTTTATTCTAATAGTTTAAGTTGCTCACACATTGGGAAAATTTTTGATGTTAGTAAAACACCTATTATTAAGATATTAAAGCAGGAAGGGTTATTGAAAAAAGGTTATAGTAATGGAAAAAAAATTATATTAACTAATGAACAAAAAAAAATAATTAAAAATTTATATATAATTGAGAAAAAAAATTGTAAAGAAATTGGTGATACTCTAAATCTTACAGAATCATTTATTAATAAATATCTTGGGACAGTTAATTATAGAAGAAGTAAAAGTGAAGCCAATTCTGAATATAGAAAAGGTAAAAAATTACCTCAAAAAACTAAAAATAATATGAAAATTGCTCAACAAAAATTGAGTAAAAGTGGTAATAGAAAACAAACCGGTGGTGTTTGTAAAATTTTTAATGTTGACGGTATTAAATGTCAGGGTACTTATGAAAAATTTTACATTGAAAAATTAATCAATGAAAATATTTTATATCCCAAAAATTGTGAACCTATTATAACACCTTATGGTGTTTATTATCCTGATTTTTCATATGGTAATAAATTAATAGAAATTAAATCTGATTACACTTATAATATTTTAATTGGTGTTGAAAAAAGTCGTTTTACTAATCTAATAGAAACTAATCAATTAATGAAAATAAAATGGGTCAATGAAAATGTTTTACCTGTTGAAATTATTGTTGTTGATAAAAGAAAAAATAAAATTATAAAAAAAGAAATTATATGAGTACTGGCACCTATGGTACAATAAGACCCGCAGATGTATCACCAGAAGATGTGGACATCATTCTTAATTATACACCATCAAGAGATGAAACAGATAATTTTGTATTAACAAAATTAGATGCTGTATCAATATTAAGACCTTATTTTAATAATCAACAAACGAGTTCAAGTCCAAACCCTAATGTAGAAATATTAGGTGGGTTATACAATTTAAGACTGCCTGCAGAACAATTTAACCAATTGGGTATCTACACCTTATATATTAGACCAGCGGAGATTAGAACGAGTATTTTAGATTGTGGTGTGTTATCATCATTACCTAACGTAAAAGGAATTATAATTGATTTGAACGATGTCCCAAGTCAATTTAGAAATAAATTTGTTAATCAAGGTTTAGTTGGTTTTAGAATTGAGTATTTAAACTCTGATGGAACAAAAATACCTAATTTCTTTAGAATTGTTACATCATCATTCTTTTGTGAACCAGTTGTTCAAAATTTGACAAATACATCACAAAAAGCAATAAGATATAGATATACAGACAATAATACAAATATAATCTTTTGTACAGTTTCTCCGTCGTCATCTCCGACAAACAAACCAAATGCGACACCATATATTGGACAGCCAAATCAAAATATTATAATGTCTAATACCTTCTTTAATCCTATCACTCTTGATATCGAGATTGCAGACCAAGATTTCTCAACATTGGCTATTGCTCTTTATGGTAATCAGACTAAATCTATGGATGATGGTATTTACACGATTTATGATACAAATAACAACATTTACCAACAATATAATCTATACGAAATTAGAGACCAATTTAATACATTGTTATACGAAGTTAGACAAAATAGAGGAGATAATATTGATTTTAGTAAAAACTTTACAAACATAACTGAATAATGGCGTTACAAAAATTTACATGTCCACCACAAGGTGCTTCCGGTGCAAGTTCATTCTCTGATGACTTAGTTGGTTTCCAACTAGTTACGGGGGGTGGTTTAACACAGGGTAATTTTGAATTTGCGACATCTTTTAATGAAAAGACTAATAGAACTTTTAATACCGGAACATTTTCGGAACCAATTAGTTTAGAAGGATTAGGTTTAGAAAGTACTTTCCAATCAAGAGCAATTTTTGAAAATAACTTTAAAGTTTACCCTAATTTTGATTTGAGTCAAATTACAAATTTTACTCAATATGGTTCATTAGTTAAAAGACTTTCAACTTCTGTTGAAACAATTATATCCAAATTCCCTGCGGCTCTTGAGGCGACGATAATGGGGGAAAATTATGTTAAGGGTGAGACGGCAACGAATATTAGTTATAATCAAATTGATAATATAACTAGTTTTGATTTAGATGTTTCTAGATTAAGAAACCCATTTGCGATTGATTTTACAATTAATTCAACTAGAAATCTTGCATTAAAAGAGATTCAAGTATCGGCGCTTAGAGATATGACAGTTCAGTATGCTTATTATAGTTTATACTATAAAGGTATTGGTTATGATGTAACGGCAATTATTCCAACAACGTCTATTACATCAGGAACTTTAAATGTTACTGTTAGTGGTGACCCTTTTCCAAATCAAACATTTACGTTTGATGATTTAGTTATTCGACCAAATGATTATCAAGTTAATAGAGTTTTTAATGAAGATTTAGATGAAGTTGAGAATTTCTTATTAAATAGGAATGTTACACCAAAGTATACGGCAAGTTTTAATGTCCCGAGAGAGGCTGATGACGGGACCTATTTTTCTTCACAAGAGTTTATTACATTTCCATTAAATGGGTCTTGGAATTTAGATATTGTAACAAAGGCTTTCACTAATTATCTAATTCAATTAAATGATATTGGTGTATCACTAGATGGTTATAAAACAAATATTATTTCAAGATTTTTAGTTACGGGGGCATTCCAAGAATTTGATACGTTAGGTCAAAAAATGGAAAAAGTTCTACAAATTTATGGTAGAAGTTTTGACGAAACTAATAAATTTATAAGTGCGTTGGCGTTTATGAATTCGGTTCATTATAATCCGGGTGATGATATACCATCTCAGTTACTTAAAAATTTATCTCAAACATTAGGTTGGCAAACAAATATGTCTCCGGTATCTACCGATGATTTTTTAAGTTCAGTTTTTGGTCAAACAAATACTGATAAATCTCAATACCCTGGTGTTTCAGACGCTACTACTCCTGATGAATTAAATTATCAATACTATAGAAATTTAATATTAAACTCGGCTTATTTGTTTAAATCAAAGGGGACTAGAAAATCAATAGAGACTTTAATGGCTTTAATTGGTGCTCCCGATGCTTTAGTTGAATTTAACGAGTATATTTATTTGGCTGACCAAAGAATTAATGTTAATCAATTTAATAGTCAATTTGCTCAAATATCAGGTGGTACTTATGTTCAAGAATTACCGACATTAGAGGCTGGTAACACATATAAGTTTAGACAAGATACGTATACAGGATTTACTACGACAACAGTAATTCAAGATGTGAACATAACTAAAGATGAATATCCGATGGATGATTTAGGGTTCCCTAAAGCCCCTGTTAATACTGATGATTATTTTTTTGAAAAAGGTAGTGGATGGTTTGAACAGACACCAAAACATCGAGCACCGGAAGAAGTCAGTTATACTAATAGTGTGTTTACAGGTGCAAATCCTAATTACCAAACAGTTTTGACACCATATACTTATGGTCAAGAATATTTTGATAGGTTTGCTCAGTTCCCTTTTATGAATTTAGGGTATAACTTAACACAAACTATTGATAATAATAAAAGTTGGGTTGATACCGAAGTTGGGTTACGTTCAAATTTAGATGGGGGGTACAATGCGAGATATTACACAACAAACGATGCGTTAGTACTTAATGCCAAAAACACCGATTTATTTTTAAACCCGGCTCAAGGTTTATCCTATGATGTGTGGGTTATGTCAAGAGAATATAATTTCCCAATCCCTAATGAGGGTTTAAATTATGTTCAACCAACTTATTGTGACCCAAATCCAATATCAAATTATCCGATGAGAGGTGGTGTGGATTGGACTGAAATAAATCCACAACCAAAACGTAAAACATTTTTTGAGTTTGCTCAAACATTTTGGAAAAACATGATTAATGTTAGAAATAGACAATTTTCAACTGATGGTAAGACTATGGGATATCCAACTCTTCAGTCGATTTATTGGAAATATTTAGATGCTCAGAAATTAGCGGGGGTACCTGACGGTAGTTTCAATTATAGTAAAATGATTGAATATGTTGACGGAATGGGTGATTATTGGGTAAGACTTGTGGAACAAATGATTCCAGCAAGTACTATTTGGAATACAGGTGTTAAATATGAGAATTCAATATTTCACAGACAAAAATTTGTTTGGAGAAGACAAGAAGGTTGTCAATTAATTCCGGTACCATGTAACCCATGTTCAATGACTAGTAATCTTTTCACTTATGATTGTTATGTTCAATCAGTTCAATGTTCTATTTATCCATGGCAAAGTAACCCACAATTACAATCATTTGAATCAGTGTTAGGTTATTTGTTAGGGAATTATTTAACATCACAAGGTTATGAATTAAATGATTGTTTACAAAATACTTTAATTAGTACTTGGTATGTAGTGTTAAGTCTTGATGATGTTAACATTGTTCAATATGAATTTTTTAGTGGTATTGGTTATCTTAATACAGGTTTGAGTTCACCAACAACAGAACAATGGAACGAGGCGTTGATACCCGCTTTAAATGGTTTAGATTTGTATGGTTTTGAGTATATTTTAAATGATACTAATGTTATGGTTTATAGTTCAATTTGTTCTGTAAATGATTCGGGAATCAATTTTAAATTGAATGTTGGAATAAATTTTGAAATTTTATGTAATTAATGGCTTGTAGTTTAAGTGTAAATTTAAGTATAACGGGAGATTGTTCAAATACAAACTCAGGGGTTTTTAGTGTAGATATCTACGGTACTGCTCCGGATTATACTATACAATGGATAAGTCCCGCTTTAGGGACAATAGCGTTAGGTTCTGGTGTGACAGGATATACCGCAACAACATTATCTGCGGGTACATATACCTTTAATGTTATCGATTCTTGTTCATCACCATCTCAAAATGTCTTACCGGTAAATGTTAATATTTCTAGTGGTACATGTGTAAGTATTATAGGTCAACAAAATACTACCTGTAGTTTTAATAATGGGGCGTTGACGGCTCAAACAAGTAGTTTCTATGGTTCTGCTGATTTTTATTTATATAATACATTAACAGGGTTTGTAACATCTGCTACAACGGGTTATAATACATTCACAACCCCACCGGCGTTATCGCCAGGTATTTATTATGTTGTTGCCGATGATGGTGGAGGTTGTACAGGAATGTCAGAAACTATTATTATAAAATCGTCATCATCTCTTACTTGGGGTTTTTATGTTGTTGAAGATTCGGGGTGTAATAGCGTTGAATCTGGTAAAATATATGTGACGGGTTTAACAGGTAACCCACCGTTTACTTATTTATGGTCAAATAACGAAACAACTGACTTTATTACAGGGTTAACAAATGGTACGTATAGTGTAACTATAACCGATAGTACTAATTGTACGTTATCTCAAAGTGCGACAGTAGGGTTGGTACCGGCATTAGGTGTTGCGGCAATTTTAACGAGCGTACCACCGTCTTGTTTTTCATCTGATGGTGAAGTTACGGTAACTATATCAGGAGGGACAGGACCATATTATTATTCTGCGTCTACAGGTCAAATTAATGTTTCATTTAGTTCTTCACAAACTTTTCAAAATATTGGTTCAGGATTATTTTCTATAAAAGTGACTGATGCTGCTTTATGTTCTGTTGTTGGGTCAATATCGGTCTTAACGCCAAATGGGTTTTCAATTATTACTATTGACACAATTAATGCGGATTGTGGAAATAATGGAAAAATAAAAATGACTCTATTAGGTGGTCAATCTCCTTACACATATACACTAGTAAATTCAAATGGAGACACTCAAACACAAGTAACTAATTCTTCTGTTTGGCAATTTACTAATTTGGCGGCTGATACTTACGATTTAACAATATCTGATAATGGTGCTTGTGTATATACTAATTCATATACAATAGTATCTACGTCACCTTTTACTTTAAGTGCGAGTACAACAGGTACAACTTGTGATTTACAAAATGGTTCAGTGGAGATTAGTATTTCAGGTGGTACACCACCTTATACCGTTAATATTGGTAGTGAATTACAAATAATTCAAACTAGTGCAACGACATTTAATAATTTATTTTCAGGTGTGTACGCAGCAGAAATTGATGATGCGGTTCCGGGTTGTGCACAAATTATTAATTTTGTAATTGATACCTCTGAAAATGTTGATTTTTTATTATCTAGTACTGATGCCAATAATGGTAATGATGGTACGGTATCTGCATATATTACAAATGGTGCACCACCTTTTACTTTATTATGGAGTAATAATGTAAATGGGCAGACAGGGTATTATTTAAATAGCTTAAGTGCTGGAACTTATAGTTTACAAGTGACAGATAGTGATGGATGTGTTAAAATTAGACAAGTGATAATTGATGGATTTGATTCAATATCATCATTTCAAACGTTTAATATTTGTAATAGTGATTTTGAAAATATTAACGAATTAGTTAAAAAAGGTCCAAAAGAAATGTTAAATGAGGGTTATTATGATTTAACTTCCGGTTATACTAATTGTTTACTTAATCAAGCAATCTTTAATATTGTTGCAACTATTGGTAGTGTAACAGAAACTTCAGAATTTTATACAAGTTATGCTTTAAACCATTATCCAACTGATGAAGAATATTTTAACGCTTTAGTTGCTTTATTAGAAAGTTTTGACCAAGTTGCTCAAGTTAATATTGACCCATTAAATAATGGGATTCAAATAATTGCAAAATGTGAAGAACAATATTTGGTAGCAACAGATGTTAATGTTAATGTGTTTATTGAGTATAATATCTCATGTCAATATTGTGGTTTAGCTCCTACACCAACACCAACAATAACTATAACACCAACTTTAACTATAACTCCAACATTAACTGTGACACCAACATTAACTGTTACACCAACATTAACCCCGACGTGGACACCTGGATTACCTCCAACACCAACAATAACTGTAACGCCAACTATAACTCCAACATTAACATTAACACCAACCCCTACATCAACCCCAACTGTTACACCAACAATAACTGTTACGCCAACAATAACTGTTACACCAACGGTTACACCAACACCATTACCATTGTGGTATTTATACGCATCGTGTATTCTTGGAGAGGATGGTGAGCCATATTATATATTACAACCTATATTAGTATTACCTAATTTATTAATTGGTGATGGATTTAGTTCTACTGACGTTAGAGGTGATGTATCGTGTTGGAAATTAAAAAATATTTATAATGGAGAACCAACATTACCACCTCAATTAAATGTTCAGATTTATAATACTAATTATTTCACAACAATTAGTAATACAATTTATTCATCTGAAGATTGTTGTCTAGAATGTGAGAGTGATATTAATATTGAAAAACCAAGAAATTTCCTTGTTAGTATTCAAAAAGAAGAATCTCAAGTTACAAATATCCAACCACAGACGTTTTATCTATATGATAGTTCATATAGTTTCCCAGTAACTGTGTCAAATCCTTTATTGGGTGCTCAATTAGGGTTAGTTAATCAAAATTTAACTGTGACACTCTTATCTAGTGTGGCAAACTCACAATGTGTTTTATTATATGTGGATGCTTCACTTTATGCGAGTGAAATCGCCCCAATTACAACTCCCGGTTATTATCAAGTTCAATTTTATAATGTTACTGTTGCAGCAACATCAACATTAGAAATTCATGTAAATTCAGGAGTATGTCAATAATAAAAAACCCCTCCGTTAAGAGGGGTTTTTTATTTTACCATATTTTTTCTTGTTTCATATGACCTATAACACAACAATAAGCATCTGTTTGGTCAAAGTTTTCTTTTTTAAGGGTATTGTTTCTTGTGTATAACCAAGTGATTTGAGGTTCTCTTTTTGCAATTAGGTCCCATATAATCATTTTCTTATCAATGTCTTTAGGAAGACCTCCAAATAGTACGTATTTACCTTTATCATTTAATTGAGTTAATTCCGGAAAGGCGAACTTACGAGAATTGTATGTTGATATGAAATCAGGTACTACACCTAAAACGTCATATATTTCTTTTGTAATTAAAGTGTTGAATCTTAATAACGTTTGAACTGTATAAACATTGTTTGAGTTTAATAAAGGTTCCTCGATAATTACTTTAGTGATACCCATATCTTTGTATTCTAAAAGTTTACTTCTGAAAATTTCTCCTTTTAGAAGTAACTCTTTTATTTTGTTTTCTTCTTTTGGTTTTGGTACGGGAGATATATGTGTTAATTCGAGTAATTCTCTACTTTGTATATCAAATAATGCCCAACCAATAGTTTTAGTTGAAACATCAAGTCCTAATACTTTAGGACTTTCTTTAAGTGTTTTTTTCATATTTTATTAGAAATCAAATTTAACTAAAAACTGTTGAATACCTTGTCTTAATACAGGGGATTGTAGCTTTGATACAATCATAAGGTTCATATCAGAATCGTAAAGACCAATTTCTGTAATATATGAATTTGTCCCCTTAGTCCATGTAGGGTTTGAGGTTGATTGAAACTCGGCTTGTCCAAGATTTATTTTATATTTCATTTCATAAATGGTTGCTTGGATATCGGTTTCTAATGAACCATAGAAATAATATTCATCTCCAAAATTTAATGAAGGTGTTGTTGTTCCGTTAGGTACTAATGGAATAAAATCGTTTAAATCATAATCGTCAGCGGCTGCGTAGTTTTCTTCAGTGATTGTAAATGTGGTTCCTGTTAAACTATCTACGGTTAGATATCCATTAATTGTTGTTGCGCTTATCTGTGAGGTAAAATCAATAATTTTCCATTCAGCTGGGTCAGGTCTACTTGTACCAATAACTTTTTGACAAATAATTTGTAATGTGTCTGCGTAGAACCCTGTTATTATATCACATGATGGACATAATGTTGTGGTTGTTGTAGTTGTTGTTGTAGTTGTTGGGATAACAACAGGTTGATTTAAACAAGGGAATTCCGCACCAAATCTAATGGAAACGTTTTGTGACGCAACTGAACCACAATCAATGTTAGGTCCTTGAATTTTAGTATAATAATTACAGTGTAATGAATTTGTAAAAATATCGGTATTACTAAATCTGTAAGTAACGTACATATATTCAGTGTTAGCACTTAAAATACCTTTTACAACAGGTTGATTATTTTCAACCACACAAGTATTTGGTGTTGTTAATGAAACCTTAGGTGCCGGTAATGTCCAATTACGATTTGACTTGTAAGACATAGCGGCAATAATTTCTTCATCATCAATTACAATAATTTGTGAATCAGGGAATACTTTACCGATTCTACTTGGTAATCCATTATCATTCGCATTAGTGTCCCATAGTTGGTAATATCTAATACCGGGAGTATTCATATCACTATTTTTAGTTGACTCAATGTAATATGGTTGGAATAATAGATATTCATCAAATCCTGGTGGGTCAACCCAAAATGTTTGACCTTTACAACAATTTGGATTTTTATGCCACATTAACCACGGCAAGTGTAATCTAAAATTGCGGGCTTCTCCTGTTGTATCAGAAGGGTTTGCCGGGTCGTAAGGTTCAAAGGCGAATTTTTCACCATAAAAGAAATCAATCGCTTGATTAGTATAATGAATAATTGCTATAGATTTTTGTTCACTAGGTTGAACAACTACTGTCTCGTCAAATGAGTTATAGTAATAAACAACTCCAGTATCTGTTTGACCACTATCGGACATATATCCAAAGTATTCTTTACTACCCATATAAGACGCCGAACCAAAGTAAGGATAACCTTTATATGTTGAATTATATAAACCGGCAGGGTCTTCAGACCAGGGAATGTTCATATTCCAAATTTTAACATCTGATTCATCTGTACTACATAAAGATTCAAAATTAATAACATTTTGATTCCAATGTGAGTTAGGTGTGATACTGTCATATAATGTTGTCATGTTTGGCGGATATACTAATACTCTGGCAAAACATCCACTTGAAAAGTTTGAAAAATCAGGTGTAGGTCTATCTAATGTATAGTTACCGTTACAAATATCTACAATTTTATAAGTTAAGATTGAATAACAACTACTCATTGACATCTCACAATTTGGTGGTGTTGGGGTAGGTACAGGTGTTGTAGAACAACTTATTGTTGGGGTTGGTGTTGGAGTTGGTGTTTCACATCCTGTATATGTTGGTGTTGGAGTTGGTGTTGGTGTATTAGTGACTTGGTAAGTTGATGTTGGGGTATAGGTTGGGGTAGGTGTTAATCCTGGTTCACAATAACAATTGTATTCTCCTTGACCATCATAATATATTGTAACAAAGTCACCAATAGATGGTAATCTTACAATATTTGAATTACACCCTGAATATACTAATTGAATAACACTACCACCCGTTAATGTAGACATATCTACGAGATAGTTAGAATTAATTGTATATTGGCTATTTGTTAATGCGCTCCATGTGAAAGTTGTTGCGGTTGTGTCTCCGGTGAAAAATCCTCTCATTGCGGCTCTATTATATACCGATTGAGGGATAGACGCCATGTATGGGATTCCATAAGTGTTACCTGTTATTCCATCAATATAGTATGGGTATTTAACGTTTTGTTTGTTATATTCAGGTGCTCCTGTCGAATTTTGAGCGTTAAAGGCTGGTTCAAGAATTTTTGTGGTAAATTGGTTGTATGACGTTCCTGTTAATGTATTGTAAGAAACCTCACTATCTCCTACTTGAAAATAAGAGATATTAAAACTACCCTGTGATAATTTTTGTCTTCCGGTATCAGTTAGTCTTGTACTAAGTAAACCTTGTGTATTTTTTAATATGTATCCCATGTGATATAAATATTCTTATTTTTTTTTATTTTTGATTAACGTTAATAATTTCTACTACACAACATCCACAACCACTTATAGTTGCGTTGTATATATTATATAAGTCCTCACTTAATGTATACGTACAAGGTGTTAATGGTCCATTGTTAGTTATTGTTGTAACCGTGTTAATAACAATTGAATCTGAATTTGTAAAGGTTAATGAGTTCCAAGTTTCGGTATAGAAATCTAAATACTTTATTAAGTTTTGACATCCTTGAATTGTATTAAAATTTGCATCTGATGTTACAGTACCGTTTGATGTGGTTAGTATTAAATTATCATTTTTATATAAGGCACTACTAGTAACCAAACTTGCAGTTATACCACTTGGAGAATAGTAAAATTTGTTATTGTGTGATATGTTAAAATTGATTACAGTACCACTTGGTAATTCAGGTGATACACTAACCGTTGTTGTATATTGATTAGTCAACGTTGTATTATTATTAACCGGATTTGTTGATGTTGTTGTTAATTTTACACTATAAACTGTTGGTGGTGTAGGTTCATTTAATGTTACATTATCACTATTAGTGTTTCCACTTACATCAATAACTTTAACGCTATAAATTCCTGAACATAATTGACTAAACATTGGTGAATTATAATACGTAACACCATTATCAATTGAATATTGATATGGTGGGTAACCACCTGAAACAGTTACCATTAAATTACCATCACATGAACATATTGGTTGATTAACACTATAGGTTAATGAATTAATACCTAATGGATTACAAACACCTTCGTTAGCATAAACAGTTCCGTTAGCACCTAATACATACCAAGAGTTAAGAGGGGGTACAGAAGATGGTAAAGAAGAAAACACCAAATAAGTTAGATTACCACCATTCAATTTCCATCTACTTAATGAGGTGTCCCAATTAATTGAATATGTGTAATCATCAGATACCCATTGATTATATCCATTAACATCTAATCCATTTGGGTTAAAATGAATTTGTAAGTTATTAATACTAATATTTAGACAAAAATTATATTCCATTTTATGATATTGTTATTCCCACTCCTTTTGTTGTTTGAAGTGTGTTGTATGATGAAGTGTTTGTGTATTTAGGTGATGATGTGCCTTTTATTTTTAATAATTTACTACTAACCCAAGTTGAATTAGCATAACTTGTTAATAATTTATCAACATTAGTACTATTAAAGCCGCTTCCCACTATTTCAATTATTCTTAAATCTGTAAAAATTCTTGTACTATTTGAGAATACTGATATTGTGTTGTTACCGTATATATATAAATATTGGATATTTAAATGAACTAATGATAAATCACCTGAAATGACGTTATTACCTTGTATTCTAACATTTTTTGAATTAGAAGGTAAATCTTGAATATTACCATAAATTGTGTTGTTACCGTATATAGCTAGTTGGTTATAGTTATAAGTACTACCTATACTACCAATATTACCAGTTAATGTATTGTTACCCTTTAACTCAAAAATCGCTCCTAGTTTTAAATTTAATGAACTAATATTACCAGTAATATTATTATTTCCATAAATTTGTAAAGTTGATAATATTGAATAGTTTAATGTGTTAATATTACCATAAAGAGTATTAGTACCTTCAACATAAATGTGTGATAAACTTGTTGGTAATGTTGATATATCACCAGTAACAGTATTTCCACCAGCCAATCTTATATCCATAACACTATTTGATAATCCGCCTAAATCACCAAATATTGTGTTATTACCATATATATTTATGGTATCTAAATTAGGTGTCGACATTAATGATATATCACCGGTAATAGTGTTTGAACCAGCAATCATAATTTTTTCAAGTGATGGGCAAGGAATATTATTTATATTACCTGTTATGGTATTTATACCACCTAAAATAATAGTTTTTAATGTTGTTGGTAAATTAGAAACATTTCCTGAAATAGTATTTAATTGGTTTGGATAATTATTAAAGAACAAATTAATATGAAAATATTGTATATTAGGTGGTAAATTTGCAATATTACCTGAACAATTAGACCACCGTGAAATTAATGATAATAATGTTGTCGGTAATAAACTTATATCACCTGATAAAAAATAATTTAGTCCATTACCGTCACCCATTCCAACTAACCCATCTAAAAGATTTAATTGAGAAGTTTCAATTTCTAAATATCTAACACTATTCTCATTTATTTGAGGGTTAACATTTTTAGGTATAATTTGGGTTATAGATGTTAAATTTGATGTTTGAATTAATATATTTCCAGTATAAGGTGTTGAATATATGTGTGATATATAATTAATACCTGAAGGGTAATTATCTGTATTACCATCACCCCAAACAATTCTAAATGGCAGTGATGCGTCAATTCTAAATTCAAAACCACTAACAGGGGCAAAACTATTCAAACTTCTTGCAATCATTGTGAATGTTTCGTTGTATGATGGTACTTCTGGTGTTATTGTTATTGTTGGTGTTGGGGTAGGTGTTGGTGTTTTGGTTAATGTAGGTGTTATAGTCAATGTAGGTGTTATAGTTTGGGTAATTGTTGGTGTTGGTGGTATTCCTGATGTTAATGTAGGTGTTAATGTAGGTGTAACCGTAGGTGTTGTAGTTAATGTAGGTGTTAGTGTTGGAGTTCTAGTTAATGTTGGTGTAACCGTTAGTGTTGGTGTTGGTGTTAGTGTTGGGGTTTTGGTTAATGTAGGTGTTGGTGTTGCGGTTGGTCCTGTTAATACGCATATTGTATTGGCGGTAAAATCACCATAATAATCAACAATAGTTGCTGGATATGAACCCGATTGTAAATCCATGATAGCAGGTGAAATACTACCATCACCCCAAGTAACTGTATATGGAGGTGTTCCTCCTGTTATAGATATAGATGCTCTACCATCACGACTACCTGCAGTTGAAGGATTAATAACATCACATTCAACAGTCATTGGAAATAATGTAATTACATCACATTCATTGGATTGAATATAACTAATTGCTGGCTGTGGAGGAGGAGGAGGAAAACAACCATAAGCGTTATCCAAACAATCTTGACAATCGTTATATAATGTTGAGATAGTTTTATTCCCTGCGTAAATTAACGACCCTGATGGGATTGGTCCTGATATTAAATAAGCGCACCCACTAAATGAAAGGGTTTCAATAGAATAAACTTCCCCTAAAATAGGTAATATTAATGTAATGTCATTTACTCCGAAATAATTGTCGGATTCGTTAAATTTGACACAACATGTTTGAAAATAATATATCATTATAATTTGTTTCTGTTATACTATAAATAATCCTTTATTTGTTTTTTCACCAAAGATTTCATAACTTCTACATATTTTTTTGTTGAACTCTGAGAACTGACATAATCGAAAAAATTAATATTCTCTTTTAATTTGTCTAATGGGTTAAGATTAATAAAATCTCCTTTATAAAATTTATCTTGTTTTTGATTATCTGTTACTCCTGCCATGTGAAGAATAGGTTTATCTTCATATATTTTTATTGAATCTGTTGCCCATGAAAAATCAAATTCAGGGGTTATTTTTGTCTCAATTCCATGTAACCACAAATTCCATAATAGTGACCACATCTCGGCGGTCCAAAATTGAATTTCGCCTGGACTAATTGGAAATCTTTTTTGATAGTCTAACATTTGGTCATACAGTGGAACGCAATCTGCGTATATTTTTTCCCATAATAACCAATCGGTGTTTTTAATTAAGTATTGACCACCTCCCGAATTTTCTTGATTACATTCAATACACTCAACTGAAACGCCAACAACATCGGTCATTTCTTCTAATAATTGACCTTTACCTGATGTTGGGTGAGCATTTTCATAACGTTCACAACAATCCATAATATATCTATAACCAATATATCCTATTGTGTCGGATAAATATGTAATATCATCATTTAATAAACTATCAAAATTTGGTAATTTTCTGAATATAATGTCAGAGTCATGTAAGAAGAAACATTTACCATGTTCAGGAAAATCTTTTAACCATTTTGAAATTAAAAAGGGTTTAACTGTTGGGATGTAATGTTTTTGAGGTCTATTATCGATATAATAATGTACGTTAACTCCGGAATCTTTTAATTTTAAAGATTCTTCAGTTGGTTTACCATCTTCATTTATTATTCCAAGTAATACGTGGATTTGATTTGGAGGAACACCATGTTCAATAAAGTTGTGTATATACACCATTATTTGCCAATGGAAATAAGGTACATCAGGTTGTGCTGTAACAAAAATCATATTATATAAAACGTTTTTAATTAAATATAAATGACAATCAAATGTAATAAATGGTAAAGATGATGATATTTATATAATATGAAACTGATTAGAACAATATCGAATTTGGTAACTGAATCTAAAAAAATTTACGAGGACGCATGTGAAAAAGGTGTCAACGAAAAAGAATTAGATAGATTAGAAAAAAACTACAATGAATCTTTAAAACTTTTAAGGATATATGAGGGTTTAGGTAAAAAAACGGAATAATTTTATATTCCGTAAACTATTTCTACACCTTCAATATGGACAGTCCATCTTAAAGTTTCACCAACAGCTCCTGTGACTTGTATATCTAAAGCATCGTTAGTATTGTCAGCACTAATTGCAACGTCATAAGATGCGTTATCTTCCACATCAGTTCCAATAACTGATACCGGACTCGCACCAATTAAAGAAGTTGCACCACCTACATTTTTAATTGCGACTTTTCTTATATAGTGAGCTCCTGCAGAACCATCTGATTTAATACCACCAATATTTATTGTAACAAACATTGCAGTTCCTGCAATTACGGATATACGTTGACTTGCCCCATCTAAAAATATGTTGACAGCACTTCCACTTGTTGTTTTATTTCTACCTACTAAATCAATTTGTTGTGACGCACCTCTTGAACCAGCGCCAGCCCAAGTACCTGAAGCAAATGACCTTTGTCCAAAACGAGGTGCACATCCATAGGCTCCACCAAGAATTGATGAATAACAACCTGTGACAGTGTTTGCACACCCACCTCCAATAAAAGAATGTTCAGCACATGAAATATTACTGGCTCCACCAACTATTGCCGAAGAACCGCTAAATACGACATTTCCATCACCACCACCAATAAAAGAAGCTGTATCACATACACCATTTGTATTTCCACCAACAATTACAGATAAGAATGATGAACCTGATAACGCAGGTGTTCCAATGCAGTTGAATTGACCACCACCAATAAAGTTAGATTCACCGTGAGTTCTATTTGTCCATCCACCTACAATTGTTGAGTATCCATACGCTGTTTGACAAATTATACAGTTTTTATAACCACCTCCTATAAATGAAAACCTTACACAAGTTGTATTTTGACAACCACCACCAATTGTTGACATGTTGCTGCAAATTATATTTCCATTTCCTCCGCCAATTGTTGAACAGTTCCCCGAAATTATATTAAGTGAACCACCAACTATTGATGAACCACACCCTGCGACACTGTGTTGACTACCTCCCCCAACAAATGAACAAGCACCAATTGAGCAGTTATTATAACCACCTCCAATTGTTGAACAACCACCTGACGCAGTGTTTTTAAAACCTCCACCAATTGTTGCAACCCAATTACATGTTTTGTTCTGAAAACCTCCGCTAATTGTTGAGTTACCACTATATGCAATGTTACAACCACCACCACCGATAAAGGAATCACTAGCGGCAGCACAAATAATATTTGAAAGACCACCGGTAATTGTTGAATTAGGCGACCAAATTGTGTTAGTAATACCACCACCTATAGTTGAACCGGATGTAAAGATTATATTATTACATCCTCCACCAATTGTTGATTTAATTCCTTGTACGCTATTAAATTGACCCCCACCAATAAATGACACACCACCGGAAACGGTATTTCCAGAACCACCACCAATAAATGAATAATTACCTGATGATATATTGCACTTACCACCGGTAAGTGTTGAATGATAATTACATGTGGTGTTGAATGAACCAGCTCCAATAAAGGAACAATGTCCAATAGAGCAATTACGACCACCACCAACGATTGATGATTGACACCCAATAGATTTGTTATCATATCCTCCGGTTATCGATGATTGATTACCACTTGATATATTACAACGACCACCACCAATAACTCCTCCATTTCCTGAGACTTTATTATAACCTCCTCCACCTATAAACCCTGTAATTCCGGATACGGTATTTGCGTAACCACCACCAATAAAACTATTTTGGAATCCTGGTAAACTATCTGTTAAATTTCTAATTATTGGAGCGGACGATGTGAATGGATTTACAAATATTGTTGACCCACTAACATCCAAATAAGTATATCCGCCCGAATACGTAGATGCAGTTATAACAACATTTCTTGAACAACTAAAATCCCATGTTAGTAAAAGGTCGTTAACATTAAATGACGATGTCTGATTACCATATAAAGTTATTGAACAATTATTTGCGTAATATGAGTTTGTTACTGATGAATTACCAATAAAGTTTAACGCACCACCACCAATAATTGAGTGGTCACCACATATTACATTAACTTGTCCTCCACCAATTATACCAAATGGTACAGAAATTCTATTATTATTACCACTTACAAGACCACTACCATAAGTGTTTGAACCTAAACAGTTAAGTGCTCCCCCTAAGATTGCTGCTCTAACACCATATGTTTTATTATAGAATCCACCGACAATAACAGAATCTTCACCAATACCAGTTGTACCTGATATTTGATTGCCTCTACCACCTCCAATAAACCCGTATGATTGACATAATTTATTATTCACACCACCGGCAATTACTGACCTAAATGGATTCAATACATTACTATTGATGCTATTACCGGAACCACCAACTATTGAAGAATCTGTTCCGCATACACAATTATTTCTACCACCAGCAATTGTTGAATATGTACAAGTTATTTTATTATTAAATCCTCCACCAATAACAGAATGGCTGAGAACATTACAATTATTTTGACCTCCTGATATTGTGGAATAACTACCTAAAGATTTATTACATCTACCTCCACCAACAAATGATTGAAAACATGATATATTATTTGTACCACCACCAATTGTTGAGAAACTATTTATTGCTTGGTTTCCACAACCACCCGCAATAGTTGATGTATTTCCTGTTGCAACATTTAAAATTCCCCCACCAATTGTTGAACAACCAAAGGAAGTTATATTTTCCTGTCCACCGGCAATTGTTGAACTATTACCGTAAGATTTATTTTTTTGACCACCACCAATCGTGTTAAAGTTAAGGTATGGTGTTATAATATTTGTGTAACCACCACCAATTGTGTTACCACCGGTGCAAGTATAACCAACATAAGTATTTGTATTTATGGTGTTACAATTTCCTCCCCCAATAACATCGCCTAAACAAAAATAATTATTATTATAATTTTGAGATTGACATATTTTGTTAAAATGACCACCACTAACTGTTGAACAATTACCGTTTGATAAATTACTATTTCCACCACCAATTGTTGAGTAACATCCTGAACTTGTATTAAAACCACCCCCTCCAATTGTGGAACCACAATTTGTAGAACAGTTGTTACTCCCTCCTCCAATTGTAGATGTACCGGAAAGACTAAAATTACTAGCACCTCCGGCAATTGTACTATAATTACCTAATGACTGATTACTCATCCCACCTGCGACTGTAGAACCAATACCGTACGCTTTATTACTAATTAATGAATATGAACCTCCCCCTCCTCCAATTGTAGAAAATTGACCACAAGCAATATTATATTGCCCCCCACCAACTGTTGATGATATACTACTCGCTGTGTTAACACTACCACCACCAATTGTTGAATAAAAACCGGAAGAAGTGTTAGATTGACCACCACTAACTACTGATGCTTTACCGGAAGCGGTGTTATATGAGCCTCCCCCAACTGTTGAACGACAATAAGAAGAAAAATTACCACTACCACCCCCAATTGTTGATGTATTACCAGAGGCAATGTTACATTTACCACCACCAATTGTTGAAATATAATCAGAAGAGGTATTGTATTTACCGCCACCAATAAATGAGTTGTAACCTGATGATATATTACAAAATCCCCCAACTACGGTTGAAAAGTATGTTGTCCCTGAATTATTTTGTCCACCTAAAACAGCTGAATAATTGCCTGATGCAATATTCCCTACTGATTTTCTAACTGACGAATTAATTCCGGTTCCTGTTATGATTACGGCATTATCTAATGAACCAATCGTAGCTTTAAAGGATGAACCTTGAGGGCTATCTGTCGTATCACCTGTTAATACAATGTGAACTAATGCGTCTGGTGATATGTAAGGTGGAAAATTTCTATCTGTTAATCTCATTGGTTTTTTGTTTTATAATATAAATAGTTTGTTATTGGAAATCGTATATATCAAAATCCATAAATTCAAAATATTGATAATCTTGGAATTGTTTTGGTACCGGAGGTAATAAGTTACAAAGTACAACTTCAAATCTTTCACAACCATCTCCATAAATAACTTTAATACCGACAGCGGCTACACTATTAAATTGAGATGGTAATACAATAATATTGTCAGGGGGTACAGATGTTACGATTGTGGCGATTAACGCACATTGATTTCCATAGACATCACAAGCGTAAATTGTATATGGAAAATTTGAACCTGTGATTGACTGTATGTTAATAGCTGTCATATCTTAAAAAGTATATGATGGGTTTGCGTACGTTAATGAACCATTAACCACCGTTGCGACGATATCACTGAATATACCACTAGGTGCTCCGTTAACTATAGGTGTTGCTAAAATTCTAAAAGACTTAAAATTATTTTGGTCGGTCAATTCAACTTTATAATTATATATGTATACAAATTGTACTTGGGTATATGATACCCCAATAGATGTGAAATTATTACAAGTTACTGCGGATAACGAAGGTATTCGAGTATAGGGAGAACTACTACCTGAAAAAGGTACTGTTGCATTAAGATAATTGTTAAGATAATATACTCCTTGAATAGTACTAGCACTGTTAGTGACAGGAGGAAACTCAACAAAATATTTTGTTACTCCAAAAGGTACAACGTATTTAGAACCGGTGTTAGAAGTAAAATCCTCAACATTTGTTGCACCTGTTGAAGAATTATTAACTGTTGTTACAACACTATTAATATTTAATTGACAATTTATGTCACAAGGGTCAAACGGTGCGATATCGTCAGATATTGTTGGCATTGTTATGTTTAAAGTATAATTTCCTCCGGTAGTTCCTGTTGTTACTATACTAGAATAATGTAAATAATACGTTAAAAGAGACGTTCCATCACCACAATTAGTATTTGGAGTTAAGTTTTTTGGTATAAATAATTGAAAATATCTATAATAATTTGGGTCGGCAGAATTAAATGGTGTTCCTGAATAAGGTAATGTCAAATCATAAGACGATTTATAATCAACTAAATCACTTAAACTACTAAATTCCATTTTAATTACACCTTGTCCTGATGGTCCGGTATTTTCTTTTTTAAAAGATATTATGTTTGTGTTAGGTATAGGTGAACAAATTGGAGGAACATTTATACCAAAAAGCATACTGCAGGATGTTGCGTCCCAATCCAAACTACCTGTTGTTCTATTTCTTAATCCCGTGATATCATCTGTATATGTATTAGTATTAAAACTTGTTGTTGAGAGTGGATTTGCGTCTGTTTTTTGATATTTGTAAATATCGCTATTTATTATTGAACTTTCGGTACATCCGGATACATCAAATTTGACCTCAATTGAAGAACACGAACCCGTAATACCTGTAATAGATGATGATTTTATTTTATATGGTGTATTTAAATAATCATATAAACATAAATCACAATCAAAACTATTCATACAAGTAAAATAAAAATCCCAATTTGTTTGTGAGTTAAATTGGTTTGGAATTACTTCTAAAATTAGATAATCGCCAACATTTCTTGATAATGAGGTTAATGAGGTTACTTTTGAAAAATAATCTGTGGTGCTAGCGGATTTTGGAAATGTCAAATACTCCGCATTGGAAATTGAAATGTTTCCCCCAATTTCCCAATATTCTAAAATAATTGGGTCGGAATAATCTGAACCATAGAATGTTATTTTAAGAAAATCCGGAATTGCATCCCCTTTAAATTTCCACGAAAAATAATTAGTTGTAATGTCTAAATCAAAAGTTGATTGTAATGTTAATGGAGTGGTACCTGCGGCTGCTGCAGAAAAATTAACCCTATGAGTATAATCGTTCGGTAACGGTACTGTTCCATTATCACAAGTAAAAGGTTGGACATTAACTGTTGTCGCGTTAAAACATTCTAATTCTGCTTGAATATAACCTGTTCCACCTGTTTGAGAATAATTAAGACCATTTAGTTTTACCTTATCAATAACTGGAATATATGTTCCGGCTTCAACCATTGGTGAGTTAATTCCTACTAATGGATGTGTTAAATTGTATGGTACAAAGGAGCTTCCATAACCTGATGTAAATGCAAGATTAGTTGACGAATTTGGACCATACCAAAATATTCTATAATCGGTGATGTCATTTTCACAACTACCTGTTAATTCTCCGGCAACAATTATCCCAACATTATTAGTTTGATATGAATCAAATGATAAATCGCAAGTTGTACATAAATCATTAGATAGTAATTCAATAGTTGCACAACATGTGGTTGTGATATCAATAATTCTAATTGTATTAGTCCCATTAGGTACATTACCCATAACATATGGGCATAACGGACCAAATAAACTAGTATAACTTACGTTAGTTTGGAAAGGAGTGGTATATCCATCAACATTTGAATATATGTTAAATGTCCCTCCTAAAGCGACAGTTCCTGAATTTGTTAAACAAGTTGATGCTGAAAATGGCATATTTTAATTTTTAAGTTTTATTATATAAGTAACCTTCCATTCCACAGTCAGTACATTCTGATGGGAGTATGGTTTCTGTTGGTGTCGGTGTTGGTGTTGGTGTAGGGACTATTGATTGAGAACATAATATACAATCACCATCATCTAAAAATCCGTATGGTCCTAATAATAGTGTAATATCGTCTTTACCAATAGTGTTATTATTAACTCCAATATATCCAACACACATAACAATTCCATTAACATTGGCTTGATAAACGTGAAACTTTTCAATTGGAATATTACCTGGAGTTACAATTTGATTTGTTGTGTAATACATCATACCATTATAACAACTTTGGAATTGATAACTATACGGACATACAATACTATCATCTATTGTGTTGAAAGTTACCGCTCCCTCAAAAGTACAAGTACGAGCAACAGGTGGAGTAGGTGTAGGTGTTAATGTTGGTGTTGGTGTGGGAGTATTTGGGATATTTTGAATTGTTGCACTTATAACAACATTACATGGGTTGGTAGGGGTTGGAGTTGGCGTTGAGGTTGGAGTGGATGTGGGTGTAGGTGTGGGAGTTGGTGTGTCAACATCACAATCAAAAATTGCTGAAAAATTTAAACTAGAACAATATGCTGTTGGGGTTGGGGTCGGAGTGGGACATGTTCCGCTAGAGAAATAAACATCGTCTAAATCCGGACATGGGTTAAAACAAGGTGATTGACCTGATAATAAACAAACTCCATCTAAAACGGTTGATAAACACCATTGGGTTGACCCGGTATTATAATAGATAAATAAACTATTAGTTTGACCGGTCCAATATAGTTGAGAATTATGTGTTCCGGCACTAAAGTATACATCGTCGAATGTTGGGTAACCAGTGTTTGAAAGGCAATATGTAGAACTACAAGGCATATTATAATGTTAAATTTAAAATTGATTCACAATTATTATTATCTATAACTTTTATATTAAATGATGTCAACGTACTCCAAATAGGAGGTATAACCACATTATATGGAAACGTTGAAATTGTGTCTATATATATTGATAAAGTAATAGGGTTATCACATAGATACACTTTAAAAGGAGATACTCCGGTAATATTACTTATAGTTATTTGTGTGCTCATTTCTCTAGGTTATCTCAATAAATATAATAGGAATGAAAAACTTGTGAAGATTGACTGTTATATTATTTTTTCTTATCTTTGCTATATGTCAGATGATGCCGAAATTTTACTAGAAATACTACACGATATATTGGGAGATGAAAAACTTCACTATGAATCAAAAGGTCAAATATCTTTTGATTGTCCAATATGCGATGAAGAACAACACAAAGGAAACCTTGAGGTAAACTACTTTGAACACGTTTACAAGTGTTGGAGTTGTGGTGATGAGAATAACACCAAAGGACCTTTGGGAAAACTTATAGATAATTTTGGTAATAAGAAACAGAAAAAAATATATAACCTACTTCAACCTGAACAACATAAACCAAAAGAGAAACGAAAAGATATATTAAAACTGCCAGATGGGTTTACCCTATTCAAGGACAGCAGTTTAGTTTACCCTGTTCGTCGTCAAGCTTATAATTATTTAACTCAACGTGGGATTACTGATAATATTATTGAAAAATATGGTATTGGGTTCTGTGATAAAGGAGCGTTTTCGGGAAGGATAATAATCCCATCTTACGATAGTAAAAATAAATTAAATTATTTCATAGCCCGAAGTTGGGACCCAAATAGTCGTGCCAAATATAAAAACCCCGAAGCTTCAAAGGATGAAATAATATTCTTTGAAAGTACAATCAATTGGAATGAGGACATTCATCTTTGTGAGGGAGCGTTTGATGCAATCTTCCTACCTAATAGTATTTCTATGTTGGGAAAACATATGTCAGAGTTATTACTTAATACATTATACGAGAAAGCAAATGGGAATATAATTATTTGTTTGGATAGTGATGCTTGGAACGATGGTGTAAAACTATTCCACAACTTAAATGGTGGGAGATTATATGGTAAGGTTAAAATAATAAAATTAACGGGTGATGCCGATGTTGCCGATTTAAGGGGTGATATCAGTGATTACTTTTATACAATGAAATAAATGAATAAATTAAAAAATGTTGCAACTGAAATATTAGATATTTTAGAAAAAAGACGACAAGAACTTGAACTTACATTTGTGGAGGACACACATACCTACACGATGAAAAACGCCAAAGGTGAATTAAAAAGTGATTGGCCTTCGGTGAGTAAAGTGATGAAATTATTTTACACAGAATTTGATTCTGAAGGGATATCATTAAAAAAGGCAAATGGTGACCCCGATGTTCAACAACAATTATTAGATGAATGGAAAGCCGCGGCAGACTATTCAATAAATGTGGGAAGTAGAACTCACTTTTTATTGGAGAAAAAATCTTTAGAGATGTTTGAGTTGGATAAGGAGGTTAGACAACCTGAATTTGAGTGTAATTTTGAGCAGATATTACGTAGTGATTCTATGGTATCTGCCGGAACTAACTTTTTAGAAACTATGAAAGAGCGTGGTGCGTTGTTATTAGATACCGAGTTAATTCTTGGTGATGATGAGTATGGTTATACCGGAGCTCCGGATAAAATGTGGTTAATTGAGAATAAAGATAAAACTGAGATTGGCATAATATGTACTGATTATAAAACTAATAAACCAAAAAACTTTGAGGCGAGTTATTTTACCAAAAAAATGAAATATCCTTTTGAAAAGTTAGACGATACCGCTCTTGGACATTATTCAACACAATTACCATTTTATTGTAAGCTATTATTAAAGATGTTGAAAGGGTCTAAATACGAAAACATTAAAGTATATGGATGTATTATTGTTCTTGTTAAAGATAATGGAACATTTGAAGAATTTAGAATACCAAAGACAGTTCAAGACACTATCTTGGAAATGGATATGTCAAAGTATTTGACAAAGAAATAAAAATAAACTAAATTTATAAAAAAAGAATATGGACGATTTATTACAACCAAAGATTGATTTAAAGAAACAACCTACATTAGTATGTGAGCAGTGCGATAGTATCTATTTCAAAGAAGTTACGATGATAAAAAAAGTTAACAAGTTGTTAACGGGAAGTCAAGAAGACACTATTGTACCTTTTCCGACTTACAGATGTGATGATTGTAGTCACGTAAATGAGGAATTTAAATTATTTGATAAGTAATGATTACTGAAAGAACTTTTGATACAAATGATTTAAATTGGATTGCCAACTCATTAAAAGAAAATGTTGGGAGAATGAACTATACCGGTGACTTGAGTGACTGTGGTAATGAGATTGGAATTATAGTTGGATATAAATATAAGAATATGACTGAAGATGAAACTCAAGATTTTATTTCAGGTATTAAACACGGAATTTCATTAACAAATGGGACTCACTAATAAAAAAAATATGATTAAAAAAATAGTCCACTTCAGTGACTTACATATAAGATTATTCAAAGACCACGACCTTTATAGGTTAATTTTGAATGATATGTTGGAACAATTTAGAGATATTAAACCTTGTAGAATCGTGTTTTCGGGAGACCTAGTTCATTCCAAGAACCAAATGACACCTGAACTTATTGAGTTCGTTGCTTGGATTCTTACGGAGTGTTCTCAGATTGCCAAAACTATTGTTATAATTGGAAACCATGATTTTTTGGAGAGTAATTCATCAAGATTGGACGCTCTTACACCGGTAATTGATTCGTTAAAGGACGACAACATCGTTTATTTGAAGAATAGAGGTGAATACGAGGATGATAATGTTGATTGGGTGGTGTATTCATTACTTGACCATAACATTCCGCCTGAGATTGAAAAAACGGGTAGATTAAAGATTGGATTGTTCCACGGACCAGTTCAGGGATTAACAACCGATATCGGATATAAGTTTGAAACCGGATTTGAAACTGATAAGTTTGATGGTTGTGACTTGGTATTATGTGGTGATATTCACAAAAGACAAATCTTTAACATTCCGGGAGGAAAGAAAGCATATATGGTGGGTTCAACAATCCAACAGAACTATGGGGAGACAATAACCAAACACGGATTTGGAATTTACAATTTAGAATCTGATGAATATTCATTTGTTGATTTAGATAATCCAAAACCTTTCTTATCATTTAAGATGAAATCATTTGATGATATAATTAATGGAACTGAAAAATTAATTAATTATGGGAAATCTTAGTGACAAATACACCAACGAAGAGTGGGATGAAATGGAGAATCAGATTAAAAGAGATAGATTATTGGGAAAACCGCAACACGGACATATTACGGTTTGGGTGGATAAATTGACTATTAAACAATTAAAAAAACTTAAAAAGAAGTTAAAGAAATGTGGTATTGATAGTCACGATTGTTCCAAAGTTGACCAATGGATAACGTATAATGAAAACAAAGAACGTGTCACAAATAAAACTAACGGCTAGTCAATTAAGTAGCGTCAACGAGTATTGTAAATTAAATAATATTGAGGATGTGGACAAGTTCATAACCAAATGTTATACCGAAGGGTTTAACATTACGAAATATGGGTTACTTGGTGATGATTTGGGAAAAACGGGTATTGTTGGTGAAAAACAGGTAGAAATTGAAGTAATCCGTGAAATACGGGTTGAAGTTCCGGTTGAAGTTATCAAAGAGATTGAGGTAATTAAAGAAATAATCCGAGAAGTTGAGGTTATTAAATATGTTGATAAAGAAGTTATCAAAGAAGTGAGGGTGGAAATCCCTGTCACAAATTTAGACAACATTTGTGACAAACCTGAACCAATAATTATTGAGAGAATAATTGAAGTCGAGAAGATTGTTGAGATAGAAAAATCAAATGATAAGACATTACTTCTTCAAGAAACTTTACAGAAACTTAGAAAAGAACTATCTTTAAAGAACACAAGGATTGAAGACCTTGAAAAAATAAATAAACAATTGGAATCTGTTAAAGTTAGTCAAGGGGCTATTTTTATGAAAGGTTCTAACTTAAACGAAATGATGTAATATGATTAACATTTTAACTTGGTTCATCTTAAGCTACGGGCTTATGAATATTATGGTTTACGGGTCAATCTTTCAGGGATTCAGAGATTTCTTCCAAAAATGGGGAAATAATAAATTATTACCATTTAATGGTATTGCTAACTTTATCTCGGGTATAATAACTTGTCCGATGTGTTTTAGTTTTCACGGAGGTTGGTTTTTATCATTAACCGTATTTTCACCAACATTTGTATTGTTTGGTACACCAATATGGATTAGTTGGTTCTTTGATGGAATTCTATCATCTGGAGCGGTATGGGCAATCAATGCAATAATTGAATGGTTTGAAGAAAATAAACCATCAAAAAATTAAAATATGGAAACTAAATTAGGTGATTTTGTTATTAAGTTTTTACAAAATAAAACAGAGACAAGAAAGATTATTAAGTGTGATGACTTTTTTCAGTTAATAAATGATATGGGTATTACTGATGATAGTGATGAAATTATAAGTATTATAAATTATTTGGAAGATAATGATACAGATATAAATTTTCATAAAGCTAACACTCAAGATTATTATAATAGGTTTAGAAATATTGAACGAAAAGTTCAGATGTCTAAAATGTTAATAGGTTCTAAAACTGAAGTTCAAAAAATGATTGAGAAGGTTGAAAGTATTAAAATTGAAGAGAGACCGGATTGGTTGGATTATTATAAAAATGAGGATGATGAAGATGAAACAAATGTTAATGGTAAGCCAACATCGGATAGAGATAAAAATTTGGGTCAAGACATTATTGACAGATTGACTAATGAGATTAAAGAAAAAATTGAGAATGAACCGGGAATGACTTTAGATGAAATCCGAATAGAAATTAATGATGAAATGAATGTTATGAATACTATTCGTCAGGGTTTTGGTATGACTAATGAAATGTTAGAACAATTAAGAAATGCTCCGGATATTACTGAAGAACAAATAAATGAAATTAGAAATAACAATTAAATAAAAACAATTATGCCAAAGTCAAAATTACGTGGTGGAGCAAAAGCTCACAAAAAAAGAGTTACATTAAGAAATCAAAACCTTAATGGATTAAGAAAGAAAGCTCAAGCAGAGTATACTGAAATGTTTGAGAAACAAATGGAAGAGTTGAAAGCTCAATACCAAAATGAAAATGGTGAAACAACTGAATTAAATACTGAGGTTCTTGGTGACGTTAATGAGGTTAATGTAACAGATGCTGAAGTAATAACTCCTGATGTTGAGAACTAAGATAGTATCTGCGTTTCCTGGTGTTGGAAAAACAACGTATCATAAAAACAACACAGGGACTACATTGGATTCGGATTCAAGTAATTTCAGTTGGGTTGTTAATGAGAATGGAGAAAAGGTAAGAAATCCTGAGTTTCCACAGAACTACATTACCCATATTAAAAATTGTATAGGTAAATATAAATACATTTTTGTGTCATCACATAAAGAAGTTAGAGACGCATTATTAGATAATTGTCTTTTCTTTTATTTAGTTTATCCGGATGACAATAGAAAAGAGGAATTTATCCAACGATACCGAGATAGAGGTAATGACGAGAACTTTATTAAGTTGGTTGATTCCAAATGGGAAGAGTGGATGTCTGAGTTCTATTGGATGGGTAGAGGTTGTGAGAAACTTACTGCGTATGATGGTTGGAATTTAGATACTGTATTGGAGGCTCAAGAAAGAAGAGACGGTGGTGAAGTCATTCAAGAAGACGTAGAAGAACTGAACTAAAACAAATGGAGAAGTTAAATGAAGAATATATTGAGGTGATTAATCAAATGAGGGTCTTAAACAAGAAACGAAAAGAAATCTTTGATAAATATAAAGACATTGAGCCCAATGCTGAACCGGTAATTATGAGAACACCAACATTTTATCACGATTTATTCGGGAATGATTTAGACAAAAAATAAAATGGATTTATTTAATCCCCCACCACAATTTAATTACACAATAATGGAAGATTTAGATATTGTAAACTTGGATAATCCTTACCTACAGGTTGTATGGGAGGATTATGCTGAGAATTTTACACAAGAAAAAATAAAGAGTGTTCGTCATTACTTTCAAAAGAAGTATAACACAACCAACGTCAACGTAATCACGAAGACAAAGGTTGCTGACGACACCACACATACCGTAGACATATCATTTAACATTTTGGATGAGAACTATCAATTAGAGTTAGTTCGTTCATTCTTGGAGTCAAAAGGGAATATGGAACACTACGATGATATCTACCAACTTAATAGTATTGTGGATAACAAATTGTTACAGGACCAAACCGATGCCACTCCGTTTAAGAGATGGTACATTAAGAACATCGAGTTCTCAAACTTCCTATCGTATGGTGAGAATCAGAAGATAGATTTTGAGAAGTGTGATGGGATTACGGTTGTGGAGTCAAACCCGCCTAACTTTGGGGGTAAGACAGTTCTTACTGTAGATTTACTTATGTTCTTATTCTTTAATGAAACAACCAAGACATCAAAAGCGGAGGAGATATTCAACAGGTTTACAGAGAGAAACAAAGTTGCCGTGAAAGGTGAGATTACAATTGATGGTGAGGAGTATATCATATTGAGAAATATTGAAAGAAAGTTATCAAAAAAAGGCGAATGGACGGTTAAGACCGAGTTGGACTTCTATAAAAGATTGTCTGATGGTAGTTTACAAAACTTCACCGGAGAACAACGAAGAGAGACCGAGGCGTTTATCAAAACGTCTATCGGGACCAAAGAGGACTTCTTAATGACCATCCTAACAACTGCCACCAACTTGGAAGAACTAATTGATGCCAAACCTACGGCGAGGGGTCAAGTTCTTTCAAGATTTATGGGGTTGGATTTCCTTAAACGTAAGGAAGAAGCTGCCAAAGAAATTTATAGTGACTTCTCCAAAGGAATGTTGTCAAACATCTATAACTCTGAAGAACTTAAAACGGATAATCAAACTAGTCAAGAAACAATTGATACCCTAACAGAAACTAATCTTACATTAGATATTCAGTTGGAAGATGCTAAAACAAGAATCCTTAAGGGTCAGGAATATCGTGATGGGTTATTAAACTCCAAACATAATATTGATAGAGATTTAACACTAGTATCACCGGACAAAGTCCAAGAGGAAATTAATGGGTTGGACTTACAGAAAGCTAAAGCTATTTCAGATAGAGATGGTGTTAAGGTTGTTGAACCATCTGAATTTTACCACGAGGATAAACACGATGAGGTAAAACAAGAGATTAAAGATTTGATTACCAAACAAGCGGAGAACAATGCGAAGATTAAAAGTATTGAAGAACTGAAGAGTTCGGTTGATGGTGGAATCAAATGTGAGCACTGTGGTATTGAACTGATGAATGCTGCAATTACTAACGCTAAAATTGGAGAACTTGCCGGACTTATCACGCACAAAGAGGAATTATTGGGGTTAATGCGTGAGTTAACCGGCAGAGAAGAAGGTTTTGTTAATCTTAAAAAGGAATTTGATGAGTATGAGAAAAACAAACTTATCAAAGAGAAATATGAATTAAGTGTTGAACGATTTCAATTGATGATTGATGCGTTGAAAACCAAATTGGAAAGATACTCTGAAGTTCAGGACAAAATTATTGAAAACAATAAGACAGATGGATTGTTGATTAAAGCGGGAATTAGAATTGATGAACTTGAGGGTGAGAAGAAAACTATTGAAACTAGTATCTCAAATAATAAGTTTACAATGACTAATTTAACCACCAAGATAACTTCTAACTTGGAAACAATTAGAAAAATTGCTGAGGAAGCTGAGAGAGAAAGAATCTATAAAATCTATTTGGAAATCTTTGGTAAGAACGGTGTGACCAAACTTATTATGAAAACGATGATGCCACTTATTAATAGTGAACTTCAAAGATTGTTAGAGGATAGTTGCCACTTTAGATTAGAAGTTAAGATTAATGATAAGAATGAAGTTGACTTCCTTATGATTGATAACAACACTCAGGTTGAGAAACCGATGGCATCCGGGTCCGGATATGAACGAAGTATCGCTTCACTAGCATTGAGAGCCGTGTTAAGTAAGATATGTTCATTGCCAAGAGCGAATGTGGTTGTATTCGATGAGGTCTTCGGAAAAATATCCAATGACAACTTGGAGATGGTATCGGAGTTTTTCTCTAAAATTAAAGAATACTTTGAGAAGATATTCGTTATTACCCACAACCCATTAGTAACAAATTGGGCGGATAATGTAGTGAGAATTAGAAAAGAAGAAAATATTAGTTATGTTTCCCAATAAAAGTTTGGGAAACATAATTTTTATCGTATCTTTGTAACATAATATATAACTTAAACGTATAACGTATGGATGGTTTAACCAAATACATTTTATTTGTCTTCGCTAAGAATGACAACCCAAAAGAATTTACAGAACAAATCGCAGAAGAATTATGTGTTATTTCAGACACACCAAATCTTAATTTTTATTTTGGACCAGAATCATCTGTGTTCACAATCTCAACATTGGATTCCTATCAGGACGTGAAAGACTATGTTGATATGATTTTAGGTGTTGGTGATATTATGTACGTATTATTACCTTACACATCTGACAATTTGTCATATGGTCTACCTAAAAAAATATCAGAACACCTTTTTAACGATGGTATTAGTGACTTTATGTCAGATAATTCAAAACTTTCAGATAAAAGTGAATTTGAGGTACGAAAAATGATACAAGACCAAATCAAAGAAAGTTTTATGTTAAACATTGAAGACTTTGACTTTGACTATGATGAAGATGAGTGGTCTGACATTGACGAAATTAAAAATAAACAACGTAGTCCATCTTTAGATTATTTATTAGAAAAGATTAAAGAAAAAGGTTTAAATTCGCTAACAGAAAAAGAATTAATACAATTAAACAAATACGCAAATTAATATGAAAGAGAAAAACTCGGGTATTCCGATTAATCAAGAAGAGATTCAATTATATCTAAAAGATATACGTAAGATTAAAGTAATGACCCCTGAGAGGGAACGTGAATTATCTAAAATGATATCTTCAGGGACACTTACAGAAAATGAAACCAAAGCGATTAATAAAGAATTACTTGAAGGTAATTTAAGATTTGTTATTACTGTGGCAAAACAGTATCAAAATCAAGGGTTAGATTTTCCTGATTTAATCGCTGAAGGAAATTTAGGTTTGATGAAAGCAATTAATAATTTTGATTGGTCAAAGAATCTTAGATTTATATCTTATGCGGTGTGGTGGGTTAAACAATCAATTCTTCAATCATTAAATGACAATGCTCGTACAATCAGACTACCTGTTAATGTAGTTCAAGATTTACATAGAGCAAAAAAAGAAATTGAGTCTAATGGTGGTAAATTAGAAGATAAGTTTCAAAATCTCCCATCAATGATTGATTTAGATATGAACATCAATGAAGATGGTGATACCCTTATTGATATAATTAAAAATGAGGGTGCTGATATGCCTGATGAGGCTTTCAACAGTAAGGACCAATTAAAGGCTAAACTAATTACATTATTAAATGTTTTAGATGACCGTGAAAAAGTAATTGTTGAGGATTATTTTGGTTTAACAGGAACACCAAGAACTCTTGAAGATATTGGAGGTGATTTTAATCTAACTAAGGAACGAGTTAGACAAATTAAAGAGAAAGCCTTACGAAAATTAAGGAATGATAGTTCAGTGTTATATGAATATATGTAAAAATTTCAGAACCTTCTATTTATTATAATAGAAGGTTTTTTACCTTTATGATAAAACTAAAACAAAAATTATGAAACCAATTTTAAATTTTATTGATACTTGGGGTATTAGAATAATGTTTTTCCTAGTGGTAATAACATTCTTCAAAACTTGTAGTACAAATTCTAAAGTCCAAGACGTTAACGATAGTGTTGATTCATTATCTGTAAAACTTCGTAGAGAAATAAAGATTGAAGGTCTTAAATCTGAGAAAAGAGCTATTCAAGCATCTGATAGAAAAATATTAGATGTAACAAGACAAACTCAAATTGACCAAGAAATAAGTAAAATATCAAATGATTAAGACATTATGGGCATCCATTAAGGAACATCCAAATAGAGCAATGTTTTTAGTACCAATTATATTGGTTGCTGGAATATCGATATCCCACGTTGTATCTTGGTATAACTTGGCTAATCCGATTAGTTGGGCTATCTATTTATCTATAGCCATTGAGATAGGCGCTATGACGGCATTAGTTGCTGCAACCAACAAAATCAAAGGTGGGGTTTGGTTTATGTTTGGGATAATTACCTTCATCCAAATGATTGGTAATATTTTCTATTCATATAAACAAATTGATGCTAATGGGGAATTATTCAAATCGTGGATGGAACTAACCGGACCAGTGTGGGAAATGTTAGGTTCAAAACCAAATGACGTTATATCAATGAAAAGGTGGTTAGCATTCTTAGAGGGTGGATTACTTCCGGTTATCTCACTAACATCTCTACACTTTTTTACTAAGTATGATGATGGAAAATCAAGTACTGGTGAGGTTAAAGAGGTTGTTAAAGAAATAATTGTGGAAAAAGAAGTTATCAAAGAAATAATTGTTGAGGTTCCGGTAATTGAAGAAGTAATTGTTGAAGTTGAAAAAATTGTTGAAAAAATAGTTGAAGTTGAAAAAATTGTTGAAAAAATAATTGAAGTACCGGTTGAAGTTGAAAAAATTGTTGAAAAAATAATTGAAGTGCCGGTATATCAATCCCAATCTGTTGAGTCTACAAAAATTTCTGATTTACCTGAAATGATTGAACCGGAAAAGAATGACTATTTTGTTAGTCCGGGAATGGATATACACGAACCACCACGTCCAAATAGATTAAGTTATATAAAATAAAACTTAAAGTGTTAGGTTATGATAGACATAATTAATGGTTTTAAACCAAGTGGAAAACAAAAGAAAAAAAATCAAATAATCCTCACACATTCCTCAAGAAATGTTGGGGATTATTTACAATCATTAAAACTTAGATTTAATGGAAAATTTAAAAGAATACCTAATTATATCATTACTCGAGATGGTAGAATACTCCAATTATTAGGTAATAATGAACATTCAAATTATTTTATATCGCCAAACATAAATAGAAATTCTATAATTGTTTGCTTGGAAAATTTAGGGTGGTTAGAAAAAGAACCACTAACTAATCATTACGTTAACTGGATTGGTGATATTTATAAAGGTGATGTGTATGAAAAAAAATGGAGAGACTATTATTTTTGGCAACCATATACTACAGTTCAAGTTGAAAAAACTTCAATATTATGTAGTAAATTATTAAAAGAAATGAATATTAAATCCCAAATAATTGGACACAACACAAAAATAAATGGTATTGAAAAATATGACGGAATAGTTAGTAAAAGTAATTTTGATACTGATTATACTGATGTTAGTCCGGCATTTAATTTTGAAGAATTTTTAAAAAAAATAGAATATGAGCAATTCACATGATGAAATAAAAAGATTAATGGAGGCGTCTAGAAAGATGTTGTCAAATAGTACGATTAATGAAGATATCAATCGTATTAGAGAAAAACATGGTATTATCAATGAACAAGTTGATTTAACAGACGATAATATTATTAAAAAAACAAACATTGCTAAAGACGTTGAAGATAAAATCGAAGACGATACTAACACACCTGAGGATAAATCTCAAGGATATAGAGTTGTTGGTGGTATTATTGTTTTACATGGTAAAGAGAACAGTGATTTAGATTTGACCACTGATGAGAAAATTGCTTTCCAAGAAACAATGAATGAGTTTGTGGAAGAAGTTTCGGATTTAGTAGATTTTAATAAATTAAATTTATATCCAAACAATGTTGAATGGTCTGGTAGAATAATTGATTTTGATTTAGATTTCTTTTTTACTATTGGAGAGGAAAATGGTGTATACATTAATGGAGAAATGTTGAAAACTGATGATGAGTTTTTAGAAATGATTAATAAATTAAAAGTTTTTTATGAAAAATTTAAATCAAAATGGTCTAAAGTTTTAGCATCAAGAAAACAAACAAGTAATACCCCTGAATAATGAAAGATGTTGTAGGTAATAATACTCAAAATATATTATTAATAATAGTGATTGTATTAGCGGGATGGAATATCTTTACCACCAATAATGTTAAAACTGATGTTAAATCTTATAAAGAAAAAATAGAATCTCTTCAAACAGAAATTGATTCGTCAAAAAAAGTTAATAAAACTATTGATATTAAAATTGATTCTATTAAACAAAATGTTATTAGTATAACTAAAGATATTAATCACATAGATAATAATATAACCATAATTAAAAAACAAACAAATGAAAAAGTTAATAGTGTTGACACTCTTACTGCTAACGAGCTTGAGCAGTTTTTCACAGACAGATACAACAAAAGTACGAATTAGTACACCAATTGCAAAATTGGCTATAAAAGATATTATTAAAGGTGATGGTTGTATACTTGAGTTAAAATTAACTCAGGAAAAATTAATTAAAACTGAAGAAAGAGAAAAAGAAAAAGATGGTCATATCTTATCGCTTGAAGATAAAGATAAAAATAATAATTTTATGATGGGTAAAAAAGATGAACAATTAAAAACCTCAGATGAGTTATCTAACAATTTACGTAAGGAACTTAAAGAACAAAGAACAAAAAATTTTTTTTGGAAAGTTGGTACTTACGTTGGAATCATAACTTCAACCTATCTTTTATTATTAAAATAATTTAATTATGAAAATTAAAGAAAATATGTCTTCAGATTTAGAAAACAAAATAGAGGATGAAATGAGTAATGTAGGTGTTTTTAGTCAGGGTGTTGAAGGTATGATGGCAGTTAATGATTTTAAAAAATCATTGGGTGAAGAAAAACATAAAAAAACTGATATAGTAAAAAAATCAATTAAAAAAGGTATGAAGGATAAAATAGTTAGTAATGTTAAACTTAAAAAACCTATTGGTAAATTGACATCGTCACTACCTATAATGGGTGAGAAAGAAGAAACTAAAGAACAGGGGGCTAGTTCTGCTGGAGGGTTTGTTGGTCCATTATTTTCAACAACCAAAAAAGAAATGGAAGAAGATTGTTGGAACAATTATGAGCAAAAGGGTATGAAAAAGAAAAATGGTAAAATGGTTCCTAATTGTGTAAAAGAAAATGTTGAAGAGTCAGGTGATGAGATTAAAAAAGTTGAGGCTACAGAGGCGACAGGGTCAGGTTCATCGGGACAATATTCGACAACAGCGGCTTGGGCAAAATCAACAAGTAAAAAAGATTGGAGAGGTAAATCTAAACCACAAATACCCGGTGGTAAATTTGTTCAGGTTAAGAAAAAATGTAAAAAATTTCCATATTGTAATCAAGGTGATATTAAGGCTCTTAAAATATATGAGAATGAAACAGTTAAGAAAGCAATCAAAAATATTAGTGAAAGACATAATATTAGTGAAAATGTTATCAAGTCAATAATTTCATATGAGTATGAAAAATTAAAATCAAACAAATAAAGTAAAAAACTAATATATTTATAATAAAAAAACAACAATGAAAAAATTAAATATAACTTATTTAGAGAAAATGATTTCTAAAGTTTTAAAAGAAAATTTAGGGGAGAAAGCCGAAACTTTAGTTTCTAAAATTAAAACATCAATCAAAGAAGATTCTGAAGTTTGTGAATGTGGTGGTAACATGTATGAGGGGGAATGTACCGAATGTGGTAGTAAAATGATGGATGAAGGGATTTATGATGTTGAAGACATTAATAATAAAGATGAATTTGATTATGTTCAAGAAGAAGAAGATATTGAAACAGAAACAAATGTGGAGAATGAAGAGTCTTGTAAATACCATATGGATAAATTTGGTCCGGATGATGATAGAACAAAACAATTTTGTGGTGATTCGATGAATGAATCTTTAAAAGGTCGTCAAAGAAGACAAAGTAAAAAATCTGAAACAGATGAAGGAAATGCTTTTACCGGTGCATTATCTCAAGCTAGAAAAACAGGTGATAAAGATTTTGAGGTTGATGGTAAAAAATTTGAAACTAAGGAAGGTAAAAAATTCCCTGATTTAACCGGTGATGGTAAAGTTACTCGTAAAGATGTTTTAGTTGGTAGAGGTGTTAAACTTAAAAATTCAAAATCTGACAAATCTATTAAAAAAGTAAATAAAATTTCTACAAAACATGGGATGGAAGAAAGTAATTCTGTTAGAATGAGTGAAAGTGAAATGGTTAATTTAATTGAAAAAATTATAATAGAACAAAAATCTAAAAACGTTAAAGACCCAGCGGAAAAAACCAACTCAAAAATAATAGGTAATACTCCGGGATATAACAAATATGAACAAATCCATAAAAAAGATGGGAAAGAAAATGAAGATAGTCTTAAGGCGGTTGCTCAAAAAATGAAAGATTATTTAAAGGATGGTTCTAAAGGAGAATATAATACAAATCCAAAATTTTTCCCAAAAGGAAATGGTGAATTAGCTAAAATGGATAAAAAGGCGTATGTCCCATCAGAGGCTGTTGAAGATTATATTGATAATTTTACTGCGGCGGCTTTAGAAAATTTAGACTATGATGAAATCCATCCAAATGAGGAATGGGTGACAAATAATATTGAAGGTTCTTCCAAAACAGGTAATAACCCTGATTGGGCGAATACAGGAGAATCAGATGTTAACAAAAAACGTAATAAGATTAGAAAAGATAATATGTTAGCAAAACTTAAAAGAATGGCGTATAATAAATCGCCACAACCTGTGGTTAATGATAAGGATGGTGGTAGTAAAGCTAGCGATATTATGACTAAATTAGAATCTACTGAACCTAAAAAAGCGAAACAAATTAATGAAGAGTTTGAAAGAATGAAATCATTAATTGGTTACAATCAAAAAACTCAATAATTTACAAATACATAAATTCAATTATAATTTCTCCATAGACAACATCTATGGAGAATTTTTTTAACTACATAACAAAACCTTTAAAACCGGAAGATATAGATATTTGGTTTAAAATGAATAATATAACTTCTGAAAAATTGGAGTTGTATTCTGATTTTTGCCATACATTATATATTTTAATACATGAGACCTACTTAGGTCAAGATAATGTATCTACGGAAACTAAAATCAGGCTAACAGATGATGATAATGAAAAACACTTTGAATGGTGTTGGATAAAAATTATTAACAACTTCCAAAAAGAAAATATTGTTTTTCACAAAAAAGGGGAACATTTTGATTACTTCCAATCATTTTTTGATGAAATATTTTATAATCAAATAGAAAATAAAATAAAAAATTCAATAAGTAGTTTTTTTACAGATTTATTTAATATGAAGAAATCTTTTACAAAATCAGATTTAGATATGATTTTAACCATTTATAAAACATTAGATAAAAATCTTAAAAAATAAAAAAATCCTTTATAGTGTTTACTATACGATTAAAAAAATTACTTTATAAGTATTAAAAATAAATTAATTAACACAATTTGAAATGGAAACATTAGAACAAATTAAATCTTTAACCGAAGAGTTATCAGTCGATACTTCAAAATTTTTTGGAGGTAATAAAAGTGCAGGAACAAGAGCACGAAAATCTGCACAAGATTTGAAAAAATTATTAGATGTCTTGAGAAAAGAGATTTTATCTGAAAGAAAAAAAGACGAGTAATGGATAGTATTGATACAATTTTTTTATTTGTATTTATCTTTTCAGTTTTAACTGTTTTTAGAACAGTTGCTAGATTGGTAAGTTCCCTGTTCTCAAACCCACCAAAGAGATTCTTATGGAATAAAGGGGAACTTATTTATCTTGGATTGGCAATATCGTATTGTTTAACCTATATTATTAAAAATTAATTATGAGTTTGTATAAAGAATTTTCGGAGTTATTACCCTATATTCAATCAGTAAGAAAGATTGAAAAATATTTATCGTTTGATATTAGTTTTCCGATATCGTGGAAACTACCTAAAAAATATGTCCAAGAAGACAAAGTAATGGAACAGGAGAATAAGGTTCCTGGTAATCGTACTTTTTCATTTGTTGCTGAAATAAATGAAAACGATATTGAACAAGTGACAGAAAATTTACAAAATATTATTAAGTATAATCTTGAGAGAGAAGAAAAAGATAAATTGTTTCAAAACAAAGTTGATGAATTAAAAAGTATTTTTGAAAAACAAAATTTAGAAAGTTTACAAAATTTAAAATTTGATTTAAAGACTAAACAATTAACTAAATTAAAACTTGAAGATAATGAAGAAGAGCTTACAACAACTCGAGTGGTTACAGAATGAGTTAACAAAGGATAAAATTGTCCTTGACCAAGAAAAATCAAAATTAATTGAAAATATTAAAAAATTAAAAAGGGAAGATATTCTTCCAAAACCACCTAAGAAATTAACGTTATGGCAGAGAATCAAAAAAGTATTGATGGGATAATTGAAAAATTAGCAATGATTGCAGATGCTGCTGATGAATTATTCCCTAATGGGAAAATGGCAATAGCTTTTGAATTAAAAGAAGTTGAGTTTAAAAAAGTTCAAGAAAATTTTAGAGAAATTGACCGTTTACACAAACAATTTAAAATAGAGATATCGGGTAATGAATTTATGTTTTTATTGGATGAGTCGTCGAATGTCGAATCAAATAATTCTTAGAAAACCCATTTTCAACTAATAAATCATACAGGTATTTTCTTTGTGATGTTGTATAATCTTTAACAAACATACAGTCGTATCTTTTTTCGTTTATAAAATGACTGGATAAATTATCTATAAACCTTATACCATCGTCATTATTTTTAAAGGTGAATAATTTAAATTTATCATCATTTTGAATAATTATTTTATTGTTCAATTTGGATATTAATTTAAGACCATCTTGTTTTAGATAAGTTTTTAATAATTCATTTAAAGTAATTTTTTTATTTTTTGAATAATCTAAAAATGATTCCTCAATTCGATATTTCATTATTTTTAAAATAGTAAAATCATCATCATCCAAACTCACTTTAATTTTTCTACCAAATTCATCTTTTAAAAAAATTGGAAGAAAAGTTCCCGAAGTTTTTTCAATTAATGCTATTTCATAACTACATTCAATACCATTTTCGTACTTCCTATCAAAAATTACTGAATCGCTAACATTTATTAGAGATTCAAAATAATTATTTGCCCTTTTATGAGTCTTAAATTTATTGATTATTTTCTTTTTTGTTTTATTTTTGAATAATACTATCTGATAGTTCATGTTGGATATATAATAATAAATAAGTTAGTTTTATATTAAATATAAGTAAATAAGTATGGAGAATTTTTATCAAACACTAGGTGTAAATGAAAACGCAACTCAAGATGAGATTAAAAAGGCATATCGTAAATTAGCGATTGAACACCATCCTGATAAAGGGGGTAATGAAGAGACATTTAAAAAAATATCGGAAGCTTATGATACGATAGGTGATGATAATAAACGAAGACAATATGATAGTCAAAAAAATAATCCATTTTCTAATATGGGTGGTGGAGGATTTAATCCTTTTGAGGATATGTTTCAGAATCATTTTCACCAACAAAGAAGAAGGTCGGCACCTGATAAGGTTATTGAAGTTAAAATAGGTGTTATAGAATCGTATAACGGTTCGGAAAAAACTTTTACATATAATAGAAAACATAAGTGTGAACCATGTAATGGTAATGGTGGTGAAAGAATAAATTGTACTTCGTGTGGTGGAGAAGGGTTTATAACTCAAAGAGTGGGTTCCGGATTATTTGTCCAACTTATAAGACAAACGTGTAATTCATGTGGTGGAAAAGGATTCTCATATAAAACTGTGTGTGGTTCATGTAATGGTGAAACAACATCAACTAAAACTGAAACAGTTACAATTAAACTCCCACATGGAATTGATGAGGGTCAATTTTTAAAATTACAGGGTAAAGGTGATTATGTTAATGGTGTGTATGGTAATTTGGTAATTAGAGTTAAAGTTGCTCCTGAAGATAATTTTGAAAAATCGGGGGATGATTTAATTTATAATGCTTATTTTGATTTGAATACATTAAAAAATGAAAAATTAGACTTGAAACATCCTAAAGGTGTTATGTCAATAAAATTACCTGAAGAGTTTGATACAGAAAAACCCCTTAGAGTAAAATCTAAAGGGTTTCATAATACGGGTGACTTATTTGTTAAGTTACACGTTAAATTTAAACGTAATTAAAAAAGACTTATTATTTTCTCAACTAATTTAATAGTCCCGTATATTGATGCGAATAATAAATAAACTGATGATATTACCATCGTCCAATGTGTTTTTGATAATGTTTTACGTTTGCAAGATTTACATTCTTTTTTAGGTTGTTCAGGAGTGGCGTAAATAATATCCTTTTCCTCAATAATTTGTCCTTCGATTGTTTCCATAATAATATATTTTAAATAAGTATAGTGAAAAAAAATGAAAGAGAAACTTGCTTTTTCACTTTTTATTTCTTATACTTTAAAAAAAGAAAATTATGGCATTATCATACATCGGGGGAAAATCAAAAATAGGTAAGTGGATTGTTCCATTCATACCTCAAGACATTGAAACATACGTGGAACCATTTTCAGGTATGTTTTGGGTGTTCTTTAATATGGACCTAACCAAATACCCAAACTTAAAAGAAGTTGTATATAACGACTTCAATCCACTTAATTATAATTTATTTCAATGTCTTCAGAATCCTGAGAGATTGTTAGAGGTTGTTAACTCAATTCCGTGTCAACAAAGAGATGAGTTCCCAACACCGGACATCTATAAAGAACAATTTATCAGCTTCCAAGCTGAAATATTTAAAACAGATTTCAGGGTAGAGGCTTACGATTATCAGGTTGCAGCTAAATACGCTTATGTACTAGCTCAGGTATTCTCAGGGTCTAAACCGGAAACAAGTTCATTTATAGACTTGAAAGGGAAATATAAATCAAAGTATCTTACCTTCAGAGATAAGTTATCTAAACCGGATTGGGTGGAACATTTCTTAAAGATTACTAAAGTTGAAAATTTAGACTTTCAAGATGTTATTCAAAAGTATGATGGACCATCTACTTATGTTTACGCTGACCCCCCATATTGGAAGACAGAGAACTATTATAACAACCACGACTTTGATAGTAAAGACCACGAGAGATTAGCTGATTGTCTAAAAGGTATTCAGGGGAAGTTCTCATTATCGTATTATGATTTCCCACAATTACATACTTGGTTCCCTCCTCTTCAATATGTTTGGGAGAAGAAAGAATTTGCTAAAGCTGCTGCGGCTAAGAAAGGTAAAGTTCAGAACATGGGGGAAGAATTACTAATTATGAATTATAGAAAATAAATTGGATATCAAAAAATAAGCGTTATCTTTGTCCCGCTGAACAAAAGTAAATGGGTTTTGGCGAATTATTTAGAAAAAACAAATATTTATAATAAAAACAATTAAAATGAGACTAACTAATACACTATCAACTTTAATTACAGAACAATCACGTTTCCAAGTCTTATATGACAAATTGGTGAAACCTTCTGACAAACCAAGAAAACCTGGTGAAAAACCTAAAGGCGCTATGGATTTTGAAACATTAAAGAATATTATCTTTGGGGACCCTTCAACAACTGTCCCTCAAGGGTTTGATAAAGAAAGTGCGACTTTTGAAGACATGGGTAAAATACATGTTGGTAAATATGTTCAATGGATGTTGAAGAACTTTATTCAACCTAAATTAGAAGATGAAGTAGGTACTCCGGAATATAAGCAAAACGCTAAAGAATATCGACGTTTATTCATAGAAGATATGGATAAGTTAAATGTTGATTTACTAAAATTTGAAAGATTTAAAAGTAGATTACCTGTAGGTGAAAGAGACATTAATAAGTATACTCCTCAAACTTTATCATTAGCGGTTGATGAATTCAAATTAACTAAAGATTCTAAATCGGCAAAAGAAGAAAGAATTACTAAAGAAAACCCTTATAAATTTGAAGGGTCTACTATTGATTTCGTTGGTCCTAATTGGACTATTGTTAAAATAGAGGATAAAACAAAAATTGGTGACGCTGCGGCTGATTACTTTGGTGGTTACTACGATACGAGAGATGAGTTTGATGAAACTAATTGGTGTACGTCAAACGTTGGTGGTAGTTATTTCTACACTTATATTAAAGACGGTCCATTATATGTTATTTTACCTAATAATGCTACGGAATTTGGTAAGAAGACTGGATTACCTAAAGAAAGATATCAATTTCACTTCCCTTCAAACCAATATATGGATAGGAGAGACAGACAAATTAATTTGGTTGAATTTTTAAATGGTAAAGGTGAAGAACTTAAAGAATATTTTAAACCACAGTTTGCGAAAGGATTGGTTAAAGGTGGTTCAGGTAATGTTGTGGATATTGCATACCCTGATAATGCTGCCGGTAAATTCATTGCGTTATATGGTTTTGATGAATTATTTGATAGTTTACCGGACACGATTGAAAGATTATTAATTAGTAATAAATCAAACGAGGATATTGCGTTGGTGGTTCCGGAATCTATTGGAAGATTTAAAAATTTAGAAGCGTTAAAATTAGAGAAGATTTGTAAAAGTATTCCTGATTCAATCTGTAATTTAAAATTATTAAATTTCTTGGCGTTACCAAATAACAAACAATTAGAATCGTTGCCCGAATGTTTAATGACTTTACCTGAATTGGCATTTATTAATTTAAAGGATAGTAATCCGAATGTTAAAATTCCTGAGAAATTAAAAGAACGATTGACAGATGAAGGAATGGGGTTCTATTATTTTAACTAATACTAATACTTAAAAATAAACAAATGAAAAATGTTGACGTTGAAATCTACATTAATCAATTTATAACTTTCTTTAACAACAACCCCAATGACTTACTTGAGTTAATTGGGGATGTTTTGAAGGATGACTTCTACGACAGAGTAAAACAACAATCTTTAAATAATATTGATAATGGTGAGGATGTTTCCTTAACTCAAAAACAAATCATATCTATAGTTGTGGCTCTTAAACAATCTCAGAACGATGAGGTTGATATGGATAAGATTAAGTCCATAATTTATCACACAAAATTCGCTCACTTTTCCCTTAATTAATTTGTATATCTAAATTTAATGTCTTACTTTTGTGGTTCAAAATAAACCTGATGAAAGAAGAATTATTTAACTATACCGTAAAGAAGTATCAAGTATCTGAATACTTGGATACCAATCCTATTCGACCTCTTAAAAAAGAAGTTGAGGATGATTTTTGGGGGACAATAGAAACTAGTTTAAGTTCTGGTAGACATACAAGTTATACGCCTTGGGGTGACTATACTTTTAATGCGGATTATGATACAGAAGAAAAATTCGTAGAACATTACGGAAACCCACTGACTCAATTATATTTGAACAGGGTAATTATTTGTGTGACTAAAGAGAATGATAAAGTTTCTTTTAAGATATTTGATTATAGTAAAACAAGACGTGTTGCGGGTAAGTGGTTTAAATTAAGAACTAAATGTCAGTTCATTACATTCAACTATAAAACAAATGCGTTATATACCGGTTCATTACAGAATTATCATTTGAAAACAAAATGTCGTAAAAAAATTAGAAGAGTTTTATTTAATAGTGACCCTATTAATAATATGAGACGACATTTACGAGATTCGTTGAACTCAATAGTTGATAAAAAAGTGGTGGATGTCCCAACAATTATTAATCAGGTAATCTCAACCTTTGTGAATGCCATTCCCGGAACTGAATTATATGCCGACTTACTTCCTGAACAAAGAATCTACAAAAGATATTTGGATGCTCAAGGAACCAAAGTTCCAAACAATTGGTTTGAACTTATGAATGTCTATCCCCAACCAAAGAAGAAAGATTTGGTGAAGTGTGACTATAAGTATATTGATGCTCTAATGAGGGTTAACGGATTAAAGGGGGATAAGGTTAAAAGGGTATTACATAACGTTAAATCATTTGAGGGTGTTCTTAATTTTAATAACGCTTGTTCAATATTTGGTGAGAAGTTTATTTTAAATCAACCGGATGAGTTTGTCCAATTATTATTGGAACATAATAAACAAAGTACATTTCATAATAATATTGGAAAAGGATTATTAACTAAAAAAGAGTTCTCCAATTTTTTTGAGATATTTAAATTATTTCAAAAAGGATTGATTAACTACAATGTGATTGAAGACCACTTTAGATTTTATCGTTTGTTAGACCAAATGGAGACAGTTAAATGGACATCAAGAACTCACGATGAGTTTGTTCAAGAACACTACGATTGGTCGGAGAAATACAACCATTATACCAATGGTGACTTTACTAGAATTTACAACCAAGAGTTTGTGGATAAGGTGAATGAGGTTATCTTAACCAAAGATGGTCCGTACTTCCCGGAGGTATTGACAACATCCAAACGATACAACAATGAGTCATCATTCCAGTCCAATTGTGTTAAGACATATGTTAGACGAGTGGATTCTTTATTAATCTCTATGAGACGAGGTGAGGGTGAAACGGAAGAGAGAGCGTCAATTGAATATCGTATAACTTTACCTTCACTACATAATACTTTTGATTTAGAGAGAGTTCAAACTTTGGGTAAACACAATCGTAGTTTAGATGAGAGTTGGAATGAAGTGTTAGTCAAATTGGATAATAAAATTTACCAATATGAGGATTTGTTTGATACCTTACAAATTAAGGGTGAGTTTAAAAATAAAGAATTGTTCTCTGATTGGGGTACTATGAGTGTGAAAACATATTCGGTGACTAAGACAGGAAAAGATGTAACTAAATTGGGGTTATGTTGGGAAAACGATTCAATTATGAAATTAAATTCGTATAATAATTATAACCTTGTTCCTGTCTATAATGATGAGAACGATTTAGGATTTTAAAATGATAGAAATACCACAAAATTGTATAGATACCTTTAAAGAAAGGTTTAAGAGTTACCCTAATATTGTAGAGGTGTATCCAAATATGTCTAATGAAGATACAGATAAATTATTAAATAAATCACTTTTACTATGGTTTGACTATTTTGTAAATAATGAACATGAGATAGTTTATAAAGATAGATTATATGAATATGATGCGACTGGTATTTTAATTTTACGGAAGTCAAAAACCAAGATATTTATTTTAACAAAGGTGGATAAACAAAACGTAGTAGAGTATTTATTACTACAAATAAAACGATTAACAAAAAAAGATTAAGAATGGAAATTACACAAGAATTATTACAGGAAAAAATTAACAATGGTGAAAAATTAGTAGTGGACTTTTGGGCGCCATGGTGTGGACCTTGTAAAGTTATGAAACCAGCGTTTGAAAAAGTTTCCGAACAATACAGAAATGAAAATTCAGAAGTTCAATTATTCACATTGAATGTTGAGGAAAATAAAGAATTTGCCGCTCAATTAGGTATTAGAGCAATTCCAACAGTTAAATCATTTTCCGCAGGTAAAGAAGTTTATTCTCAACCGGGAATGCAAATGGAATCACAAATTAAACAATTAGTGACTAATTTAATCAATGGATAAGTTACTGATTCTTTTCACGATGAAAGGTTGTCCATATTGTGATATGATGAAGGAACAACTTATTAAAAATGACATTGGGTTTGTTATAAGAGATATAAACGAACACAAAGATGAATACGATATGTTTGTTGAAATTACTGAAAACGAATTTGTACCGGCATTTATGATTGTAGAATCTCCGGATGAATCACCAAAGAGTTATTTATTCGCACCTGAAAGAGATTTTAATGAAATTGATGAAGGTATTGACATAATTAAAGAACATTTTGGAAAATAAAAAAATCCCCTTGATTGGGGATTTTCTTTTTAAAATAATATAAGGTCTTTAATTTTATCTCTTGTTAGCCAAGGTTTTTTATCAAATGGTAAAGTGGTGTCTTCAATTATATCGTAATCTTCAATTTTATTATTAAACACCAACATATCAAAATCAAAAACATCTAACACCATTGATATGATATCTTTTTTCGGATGTATTGAATTACTAACAATGTCAATTTGATTATCATCGTCCACTTTAACGGAAGAATATTTAAAAGTTAACTTGTCTGTTAGTAGTACATCAAATAATTGATTACAGATGTATTCTGAATAGTATAACTCTTGTCTACCCATACTTAAACTATATCCGTGAGGAAACTCCGATGAAATATTTAATGGTGAGTATGTGTAATAATTTAAATTAGAGGTGTCATCTTCAGAATAATCTAATTCGTATTCTAATCTATTGTTATTATACGATATTGAATTAAATTTAGGTTGGGGATTATCAATTAAATCTTTGATTATACCTGAATGATATATTGGTCGTGAAGAATTATGGAAATCAAAAATATATTCAAGTTTTTTGGATAATTCAGTATTATATATAATAACATCAATAATATTTAAATTTTTATATCCAAACTCTTCCATTAAGGATTGATATTCTTTATAGAATCCCTCTTTAATGATTACCATATCCAATATTTTATCTGAATTGGTTAATCCATTTACTATGAAAAATTTACCACAATCGGTAACTTCAATAACAACATCATATTGATTGGTTTTGTTTATCTCTTTTACTAAAAAGTCTGCGAATAGGTTTACAATCCCTTTATTTGAATTTTCATTTACGTATTTCATATTTTTAAATTATATGAAAGGATATACAAATTAAATTTAATTATAAATGAAAAAAGGGACAAAAAATCCCTTTATTTTTTTAAACACATAATATTATTTTTTAGTATAATATCTCTCAACAACTTTACGAATAGATTCTTGTATTGGCTGAGTTTTTGGTGCTTGAGCCTGAACCTGCTGTAGAGTTTGAGATTGACTTGATTGTTGTGTCGTTTGTGTTTGTTGTGCTTTGTTTTTACATCCGCAACCCATGATAATTTTTATTTAAACGTTTATAACAATAAATATCTACCTTTTACGTTAATTGTAAAGATTTATTTTTAATTACTGGTATTTATTAATATGAATAAGAAAATGATTTTAACAAATAAAGAATTATTACAAGTTGTAAAACAAATTGTTGAACAAGTTGAGGAAGAATATTATAAAATATCTCCTGAAGAATATTTGCAATTAATGTCGTTAGGTAGTTATCACGGTAAAGCAATAACTAAAATGAAAAGATTTGAAGGTAAACCATTATGGATAACCGGAGATTTAAGTCTTGAAGGAACCCCAACAGATAACTTGGGAAATGTTGCTTATGTTGATGGTTCATTAAATATTAGTAATACTAAGGTATCTAATCTTGGTGATATGAGAGTTAAATCATATATTAGTGATAGGGACACTCCTCGTGAGAAAATTAGAGAGAGACAAGAACTTTTGGGTAAACAAGCTGAGATGGATTCTAAAAGAGAAGATGATGAATGGAATTTTCAAAACCATGATGAAGAGGGATTAAAGGCTATGGCGTTATTAGAATGGCTTGAAGGTGAAGGTAGAGTTACAGTATTGAATGATGAACAAAAAGAAGAATTAAGTTTGTTAACTCAACAATTAGAAGAACTTAATGCGGATTATGATGATGAACATAGAGATGGTGACCCAGATGAGAATGTGGAAATATTAAATAAAATTGAAGATGTTGAGGAGAGAATTAGTGAATTAACAGAGGATGTTGCTGACATATATGATATGTATCCAGTATCAAAATATAGTCATTATGGTTTAACCTCATTCGAAGTTTTAGTTGATGGGTTTAGAGATGAGGAATATTCGGTGGGAACCCACGATGAAATGGATAAAGCTGCATTAGAGTATGCTGAAAGTTATGTTGATGATATTGGTGTTGATGGGTTTAGTAAAGGTTTTATTGATGATTATTTAGATGAAGATGCTATTGTTGAATTTGCTAGAGAAGATTATGAATATCAAGTGAGGGAGAATCCTGAAAGTTATTTTAATGATGATGATTATGAATTGACTTCGGAGCAAGAAGAAAGAATAGAACAACTTGAATCTCAAATTGAGGATTTGGAACAACAAAAACTTGAATTAGATTCGGATGATGAAAATTATTATGACTACGAAGAAGATTTAGATAATCAAATTGAAGCACTCCAAGAGGAATTAGATAATATTGAAGTTGATACTGAACCAACCGAAGATATGATTGATAATATGGTTGAGAGTTTAGTTAGAGACGTAAGAAGAGACCCTATTGGGTATCTTAATGATTATGGGTTACCTGTTAAAGAATATGTTGATGAATCAGCTTTAGCTCAGGGATTAGTTGATTCCGAAGGTTGGGGTTTTATGAATAGTTATGATGGTAATTATGATAGTGTTGATATTGCCGGTGAGACTTATTACGTAATGAGAATTAATTAAAACTATTCCTTTTTCCAATCTTTTCCCGTATATTTTAAATAATATAATATGGAAATGAAACAGAAAAATAAGAATAAATTTATAATGGACACCGATTGGTTATTTGACGGCATTTTAGACGCTGAACAAAAACAATATGTATTATTAGATTACTTCCAAAAGATGAACAAACATCTTGAAAGGATGGAGGTCTACCCAATGTTTATTGAGCTTTCATTACACTTGGGTAATATACAAACCTTACTAACGCAAAACAAAATTTTATATGTTGATAAAAAATTAACATCAAATGATGATGAACTAGTATTGTCTGATTTAAAGGTTAAAGATATTCCTGTTCTTGACGATGAGGAAATTATTGAATATCAAAAAATATTAAAAAATAGTCAACCACAACTACATGACTATTTTAATTTTGCAAAATCAATATGGAGTATTGTTTATGATTCTATTGATGTTGTTGTAAAGAAAAACAAAAATAATTTACAAAATAAATCAGGTTTTTTTTACTTTAAATTACCTGAAGAAATGTTTATATGGCAATATACCACAAGAAAGGTGTATAAGACCAAAAATCAAACAAAAACATCTTTAAAATTAATTTTCAAAGGACAACAGGGTAGTTTGACTATTCCGGAAATTATCTCTACATTTTCAAAAACATACGAAAAAAATAACGAAATGGATTATCCAATATTTGAAGTTTTTTGTAGTGACATCTTTCCGTTAAAGGAAACATTAGTTCCAATTTTTAAAAGAAAAATATTATCATATATTAATCAAAATGTCAAAATAACAAGAAAACTATTATCATAATGGACAAAAAACAAATTAAAGTATTAATGGATAAGTTGAGACGACCAATTCATATTAGTTACGTTTCAAAATATATTCTTAGACAGAATCTTGAAGAAACAAAAAAACAATTGGATATTTTAATATCTGAAGGATATGTTAAAGAAAGTGGTATTAGTGAAGGGTATTATGTGGCTATCTAAAAAAACATATTACATCGGTAGTGGTTGTAGTCAGACAATAATTAAAATTTTTAATTACTCCGTATTGTTTAGTATTTCACCTGTTGGGTGGTCAATTAGATTTAATGGTGGGTTCGGAATTAATGTAACCACAAAACCACTATTCTCTGTTAGAAATGGTTATAAAAAATCCCTTAAATTGGGTAAATATTATATAGTAAAATTATGAGTGAAAATAAAGAAATGGTGAACCATCCATTACATTATGGTGGTGAAGATAACCCATACGAGGTTGTTAAAGTATGTGAGGCTTGGGGTCTTGACCACGATGCTTATATCTTCAATGTCGTAAAGTATGTTGCAAGAGCGGGATTAAAAGATTCGGATAAAGAAATACAAGATTTGAAGAAAGCTTTATGGTATTTAAATCGTAAAATTGAAAATTTAGAAAAAAACAAAATATAAAAATTATGGCGAAATTAGAAAAAATTGAGACAACAACTTATGTTTATGAATATGAGTTATCAGATGACGAGTATCAACAATATTTAGAAGACGAAGATGCGTTTTGGAGTACGTTTGAAGAAAATTGGGAATTAGTTGATGAGGATGTGGATTCAATACCAACTGAAATTAATTTACTTGATGAGTAAAGTGACTGTCGATATTGACCAATATGCGGAAGGTGCGATTCTATTGGATGGGTTAGAAAGTGCTATTATAGGTATTGTTGAGGACTTTGGTTCTCCGGGAAGAAAAATCTTATATTCAAAACAAAGAATATTAGATATTCTACAAGAAAGGGATTTAATGCTTTATGGAGAAGCGGAAGAGTTTTATGATTATAATATATTAGGGTTATACGCGGGTGAACAGAATGCGGTTTTCTTGGACCAAAGTTTAGAACCAATTAAAAATAAAGAAAACGAGTGGGAATACCACGCAAAATAATAAAATGATAGAAACAGGAAAGATAATTAATGGAGATTGTATTGAGGTAATGAAAACTTTCCCGGAAGGTTCAATTGATTTATTGGTGACATCACCACCCTACGGAGTTAACATCAAATATGATGTTTATAATGATAGTATTCCTATGGATGAATATTGGGATTTTACAACGCAGTGGTTAACAGAATCTTATAGAGTATTAAAAGATGATGGTCGGATAGCAATCAACGTTCCTATAGAAATTAACGTACAGGAAAGAGGTGGTAGAATATTATTCAACGCAGAGTTTTGGATGAAAATGAAAGAGGTTGGGTTTAAATTTTATGGAATGGTTGACCTTACAGAAGATAGCCCACATAGAGTTAGACAAACAGCTTGGGGTTCTTGGATGAGCGCAAGTTGTCCTTACATCTATAATCCTAAGGAATGTATTATTCTAGCTTACAAGAAAACTAATAAGAAATTAACCAAAGGGGAGTCTCAGTGGTTAGGTACACCAACTGAAGTAACTACAGAAGATGGTAAAACTAAAAATAAAATGGTTTATCAGGACGAAGATAAGAAAGAGTTTATGAACTTGGTTTTTGGTAGATGGGAATATTTTGCAGATACTAGGTCGTTAACTAAAGCAACATTCTCAATGGATATTCCATCAAAAGCAATTAAGATATTATCATATAAAAATGATATAGTTCTTGACCCTTTTATGGGAAGTGGAACATCGGCATTTGCTGCTGAGTTATTGGATAGACGATGGATTGGGATTGAGTTATCTCCGGACTATACAGAGATTGCGAGAAAAAGAGTCCAATCGTTAATTGATGAACATAAACAAACAAAATTAGAATTAAAAGAAGAGGTGTTATAACCTCTTTTTTATTTTCGGTATATTTATAACTAAAAGATTTATTATGGCAAAAAGATTTATAATTTCAGAAGAAGAAAAAGGCGATATCCTTTCAAAATACGGATTAGTTAATGAACAAATGAATCAACAAAAAGGTGTTGATGTTCAAATGGGGAAAATTAAACCTGAAATGGGGGGTAAATATTGTTTTGGTGACCCAAAACGACTTCAAGCAACTTATGGTTACAATGTTAAACTATATAAAGTTAAATCAGGTGATACGTTAAGTGATATTGCATCAAAATATCCTGGTGTTTCGAGTGTTGATGAGATTATCGCAACAAATAGAAGTTGTAATTTAGGTAAAGGTCTTAAAGGTGGAGATGTTATAGCAATAACTATTTTACCTTCAATGTAATATGAAAAAACTTATAAAAGAAAGTGGTTTAAGAGATATTAATGCTCTTGCTAAACGATACCCCAAAGCTGAAATATATTTTCATCAAGATTTGGATGGGGTAACGACGGCAATTGCTATGAAACAATATCTTGAGAACAACGGTATTAAAGTGGTGGATGCTCATATTATTCAATATGGCGATAAAGAGTTTGCTGTAAAGAAGAATGACGCAACCGGTGATGTTATGCCAGTATTGGTAGATTTTGCTCACGGAAAACCAATGTTTGTGATTCATACGGACCACCACGATAGACAAGCGGGAGCTGAAGAAACTAAATCCACATCATTTAGAAGTTCTCGTTCAAATGTTGAAACAATATCTCAAGTAGTTTCTCCAAAAGAATTATTCCCGTCTTCAGATATATTACTTATTTCAACAGTGGATTCTGCAAATTATGCGGTTAATGAAATTTCAGTAGACCAAGTAATTTCTTATTTATTTAAATTGGATAAGGACAAATCGTTAGAGAAAAATAAAATGTTAATGGGGTTAGTTGCAAACAAACTATTATTAGCATTTAAAAATAAGCCAGGGTTCTTAGAAACGTTGGTTATGGAATGTACGCCATCATTATTAAATATCCTTCAAACTATTAAACGAATAATGGTTGAAAAGGGATATGCTAAACCGGAAGAGCTTGAAAAAAATAAAGAAGATTACGTTAAATCAATGCAAACAAATCCTAATGTTAAGGTATTAGGTAATGTTATTGTTCAATACGGAGGTGGTTCAATGTTTAAACCCGGTTCATACGATAGATATACACCATTTAAAAACAATCCTGACGCTGATTTTATTGTAATTGCTTGGCCTTTAGGTTTAGTTCAAGCGTCTTGTAACCCATTTAAAGGTGAACGTCAATTGAAAGGTGTTAACTTAGGTGAGATTGCTCAAGAAGTATTATCAAAATGGGAAGACCAATTAAAACAAAGAGAAATATCCCTTTCAACAATTAAGTGGATATCGGAATCTTCAAAAGATTTTAACCCTGAATCAACAGGATTTACATTTAAAGACTTTGTTGCGTTATATGGTAAAGATTTCAAAACTATGGATAATGGTAGAGAAAAACTAACACATATTGGTGAGATGATGGAAAAACCATTTTCTGAATTGCCAGAAGAACATAGACAAATGTTAGATGATATTAAGGTAAACGCTTGGGATTTCATTCAAGCAAATAGTGGTGGACACAAATGTATTACAAATATCTCAGGATTAAACTTTATGGGTAGAAGTACTCGTCCACCAAAAGGAAGTGGTGGGTATAATAGAGAATCGGAAGATGCTCCTTATATTAAGTTTACAAAAATGATTCAGAATGAGTTTGTGAAATTGTTACAGGAAAAGATAAATCAATCGTAATGAATGATTTTGTCTCCGGACTTAATCCCTAATTTTTTACAGGTACCACCTTGAAGTTCAAGTATCATATCACCTTCACCACAATAGTTTCTACAATCTTTGGTTTTACAAGGAGGACAGTTGTGGTGAATTTTTGTTATAATATCGTCTTCAATCATAATGATATCCAATGAAATTATACAATTCTTCATCCAAAAACAGTGATGACCATCTGACATAATAAATAACATACCATTAAAAGTATCGTCAAATCTTTTATTCATCATACCACGACTAGTGTCTTTGGGAGATATAACAGTTTTGACTTTGAATTTATTTTTGTTTATAGTTAGTTCCATATACTTATAAATACACAAAAAAATATAAAATGAAAGAAGTTAAACGATATTCCGGTGTAATTGTTAAATGTGGTGATGAAGTATTACTTTGTAAAAGAAATGCTACAGGTACTTTGCCCGGACAATGGAGTATACCTTGTGGTCATTTGGAAAACGATGAACATCCAATGGATGGGGTCCAAAGAGAGTTCAAAGAAGAAACAAATTATACGTTAGATAATAAATTAAATTTAGTTGGATTTGTTAAAAGATATAATCGTGATGGTTCTGAGATTAAAGGATTGATGTATGTGTTTATGATGGAGACGGATGAGAGAATCAACCCTGACTTGGAAAATGCTATCGATGGTGATGAACATTCTATGTGCTCATACTTCAATATTAACAACCTACCATTTGAGGACAAAAATGACCAACTATGTCGTTTAATTAAAAGAATTTTACAATAATTTACTACCTTTTATTAAATTATCTTTCGCCCATAATGGTTGAAGATTAGTATAATGATTTAATTTATATAACTCATCTTCTGTTTTTGCTGATGATAATGGAATAATGTGGTCAATATGGATTTCAGAACCTAATTTGTCCCAACACATACCTTCGGTAAATAATGATTCAAAATAAATCTTGAATGAATCATAATCACAACCAATAATTTCGGTAGTTGTAAATCTTTTATTTTTAAGGTATCGTAATATTGTATTTCGTAATGTTTTTTTTAATTTGTATAATATATCTGTTTTTATTTTTAATTTTTCATAATTTTTTTTATATTCTTTTATATTTTCTTTATTTTTTTCTCTCCATTTTTTTGTTGATTCTTTTATTTTTTCATTATTAAGTTTTTTCCACTCACGATTTCTAATAATTTCTGAAGTTTTATTTTTTTCTCGCCATTTTCTCGTTTTTATATTTACTAATTCTTTATTTTCAGAGTTATATTTACGAGACAATTCTAATACCTTATTTGGGTTATTTATTTTCCAATTTTTGTCGTATAAAGACATACATAGTTTGCAAGAACCTCTTTTACCGTCTTTGGTTGTTTTGTCAGAATAAAATTCACAAACATTTTTTTCTTTACCACATTTTTTACAAATCTTTCTTTCCATAATACTCTTTTAATAAATTTTCAATCAATCTTGATTTGTTTATCATTTCATTATCCATTCTCTTAAAAAGTTTTGGGTCTAAACTAATAGCGAATTTAATTTTCTTATCTTCTTCGTTTTTTCTTGGTTTCATAATTGTCTTTATATATAAATATCACGAAAAGTATGAAAAGTTATACTTTTGTAAATATAATTATAAAAAAGATTAACTTTTTTAATTTTACGATATATTTATAATCTCATAAGCCAACAACCCCTTTCTTACGGTTGGACACATTGAAACCTCAACAGAGTAAAATTTGTTGAGGTTTTTTTTGTTTATATTAAAAATAGTATTATCTTTGTCGGGAATTTAAATCTTAAATTATGGTAGTATTAGGGATTATATTGGGGGTTATTTTAGTAGTGTTAATGATAATTGGGGTTAACGGTTCAGGTAAAGATAACTATAGAAAGAAAAAATGTAAAAATTGGAAGGTTGGTGATAAACTGATTCTAACCCGAGTTGGTGATTACGTTTCAATATTAAAACAAAATAGAAAAGAATTCGCAACCCTTAAAGGTTGGTCTTTGACTGATTTATATATTGATTGTGGTGATGGTTCCACTTATAAAGTAAATTGGAATGTATTACTTACTAATAAATCCGACTTATGGAGACAAAACTATGAAGAGGCTAAAAAAGTAATGGGTGTTAATCCTGGTTTTAGTGGTACTATTGGTGATGAATTAGAAACTACAGGTAAAAAAGTTGATGGTAAACCTATTGACTTAATGAATGAGGTTGAATGTGAGGTTTATTTGAAGAAAGCTTTGGAAGAAGAAGATTATGACACCGCTGAGTTGATTAAAAAAAGAATGGAAAAATTTAGATAATATGAGAAATAGTGTGTTAGGTTTTATGGTGATAATTTTATTACTTATCGTAACCTCTGTAGGTTATAAAGTTTATTTGGTTAGTGGAATAAAAAAGGGGGGTCATTTATATGAAATCTCCATTCCGGGTAACAGACGACAAGAGACAAGTTTCTATACTGAAAAGTATGTGGAGAAAGATGGATGTATAACATTCAAAGATGAGTTTGGTAGGTCACATAGAATATGTGGTATGTATAACATTACAGAATATTAAAAAAAAATTTGTATATTAAAAAAATAGTATTATCTTTGTCCCATAGAAAATTAAACATATGAAAACAAATACTTACTCTATTAGAATTGAGAACGAAAAGTTCGGAAAACTATTACACGAGACATTCGTGGACGCAATTCAATTCAAATTATTCTTGAAGATGGTCCAGGGTTGTATTGAGTTGAAAAATGATTTAACATTCTTCAACGGGAGTGACTTCTTAATTCACGTCCCACACAAATACTTAGTTGATTCAATTATTGTTACATCAGTTAACGATTACGACTTGGCTGACCATATGAGAAGTAAAGTAGAAGCATTAGTAACTAAATAATAGTAAGGTATGAGCACAAATTATTACAAAATTCCAAAAGCAAGTGAGGTTAGAGTCAAATACCTTAACTTGGTTGAACAAATAAACGATTTGGACATATGGAGTCCGGAAAACATTTATAATGAATTTAGAACCACTGAAAAGGGTTATGAGAGATGGTCTGCTTGGGATGAATTCCTTGATGGTATGAAAATTCATATTGGTAAAAGAAGTTCAGGGTGGAAATTCTTATGGAATTTCCAAGATAACAAATTTTACACTAATAAGGAAGAACTATTTAAGTTCATCCGTTCAGGTAGAGTTGTGGACGAATATGGTGAATTACAAGACACCGAAGAGTTCATTAAGATGGCTTTGGAGTGGGGTCAACCGGATGGTTATGTGTTGGATAAGAATTATATGGACGAACAAAGTAAGTTGGCTCATTACAAACCTTTTACCGATATGTCAAAATATTATGATAAAGAAGTTGATGGACTTCGAGTATCATCATCAACTGAGTTTTCCTAATTCTCTTTAAAAATAGGATGGTGGAGTCGCCGACTTTATGTCGGTCCAAAATTAACCCTCACATAAAGTGGGGGTTTTTTGTTTAATCGGATATTTATAAATAAAAGAATTATGGGTAACGTTATATTAACAGAAAAACAACTTGAAAAGTTGATTAGTAAAATGAGAACAGTTAACGAGAATCATGAAGAAGGTTCTTACATGGCTAAACAACAATTATTTACTATTGCAACATTAGCTAACGCTATGTGGGAAAAAATGGAAAATGGGGAGCAACTTGAAGATTGGATGGAATCTAAAATATCTCAAGCAGAACAAAGTATTATTGGTGTTGTAAAAACATTTATGTATGATGAATTTAAGGGTGAGTCCCAAAACAATGATGGAATGGGTAAATTAAATTACGATGAAATTATAATTGGTAAATAATAAATTACAATTAAACGATATATTTATATGTAAAACTTTATTATGGGAAACAATGTATTATTAGAAGTTAAGAAAAAAAACTTAATGAGAGAGCAAAAAGAAGAGGGTGAAATTGAGGTAGATGATACAAAAACCAATTCAGGGTTTAAAGATATGGTGTCTATTTTATTGCATTCACAAACTCAAGTACACATTTTTCATTTACAAACAAAATCATATTCAGAACATAAGGCTCTACAAGGGTATTATGAAGGGATTGATGCACTTATAGATGGTATTATTGAAAGTTATCAAGGTAAACACGATGTGATTACTGGATACAATTCAATCAAAACTGAAGAGTATAAAAGTTCTGAACAAGTTATTAAGTACTTCAAATCATTGGATTCAATGGTTGAAAAAAACAGAAAAAGTGTGAAAGAATCATTTCTTCAAAATCAAATTGATACAGTTCAAGAATTAATATATTCCACATTATATAAATTAAGATTCTTAAAATAATATAATGAAAGAACTAATTAGACGTATACTACGAGAAGAACAAGAAGGTCCTTTAACTAAAAAGGAAATTATGTTATTTAAGTATATTGACAAACATAAAAGGGAAACTAAGACTCAACCTGAATTTTTAAAATTTTTAAGGTCTATTTTACCGGTACTTGGAATGTCACCAAACGACTCTCATTTTTATTATGAAGTATACACGGCTAACTTCAGACCGGAAGGGGATTATGAAAATTTAACAAACGAGAATTTCAAGGATTTCAGACAATTCAAACAGAGAAAAGTTACTAATAATACGGCTTATGAATATGCGTCGGCTAGAATGCCGTTTAAGGGTTCAAATATTGAAGGTCAGTGGAATGTAAATAATAATAATGATTGGTATTATGTTATTACATCATATGGGTGGTATCCAGTGTTCTTATTTATTAATGACCAATGGTACAGAACATTAGAAACGTATTCAAGTTCTACAAGAAAACAAATGAGTCAGGTTAACCCTGTTAAATTTGATTCAAACTTAAATGCAAATGTTATGAGTATTACCAAAGATGAGATGGAAGGTCTTATTCGAGGAAGTCGTAACATTGAAACGGTTAAATCTAGTAGAGTTTCAAACTTTGTAAAAGATAAAGATAAAATAACTAATCAATCAAAATTAATCAGTGGAGGTTGGGGGGATAATGCTCACAGAGTTAATTTTATGATTAAAGACATTGAGGATGTTGATGGTAAAATTAAAATATCTGTCAAAGTTCTTAAAGCTGGTAAAATGGTTGACAGGAAAATGATACCGGATTCCAATTTTAGAGACAATCCTGAGTTATTGAACAATATTACAAATACAATTAAACAAGACATACTAAGAACTTATCCGAAATACTTAACGGATGATAACACTGAGATAGAATTATTAGATTAAAAAAAAAGGAACATTTAGTTCCTTTTTTTTGTTTATATGGGATTAAGTATTATCTTTGTACTATGAATCCGTATCCAAAACCTTTACAATTATTATTAAAAGAGATATATAAGGAGTTTCCTCACTTGAGGAGACATCCTGAATATCGTTTTTATTATTTACATTACGGATATCCTACAAAGGAGTACTTCCTTGTTCTAACAAACTTGATACCTGAATCTTACAATGACAATGACCTTGTTTCTTACATAAATCAAATGGCACCTGTTTTTGGTTTTATTGAGGCGGCATTGATGAAACCGGACGATTTTGAAAAATTTATTTTAGAACCAATAAATGAGAATATAAAAGATTTACGGGGTAGTGAGTATAAAAGTTTTGGATATGAGGTGTGGTAATTTGACTTCTTAATAAAAAATAATTATACTATACAAACAAACAATAAAACAATTTTATTATGAACATAAAGAAAGCTTTAAAAGAGAAAAACCGATTGGTTAAAGAGATTTTAGATTTACACACTAGAGTGGCGACATACAACTCAGTTGAGGTTGGGAATGTTAGACCATATTCGGCTAAAGAATCAATGGAATTACTTAACCAAAAAAGTAATGAGTTAGTGGAACTTAAAACTAAAATCCACAGAGCAAATGATTTGGTGTATCAACACATTTTTAGATTGTCGGAATTGAAATCTATGATTGCGAGAATTAAAAACTTGGATTGTAATGAGGGTATTGTCCAAGATTACTACTCAAGAAATCGTGAGACACCTGCTGTGAAAGAAACGGAAATCTCAATTGTTGAGAGAGACGAGATGGTTAAACATATGGAAGGACAAATTGAAGAGATTCAAGATATTTTGGATTACCATAACCAAATCACCGAAATATAGTTCAGTGTCCGGAAGGGATATAATGTAATATATATGGACTATTCCGTATTACCTACAAACTCATTATGAAAGTCGTCGACGTTTTGATGATGATGAAGTACTCAAACCTCAACACTCAGCAGTTCAAAATTAATTTGTCAAAACTTAAAACTCTTTTTGATTTACTTATTGAACTTCCAACCTGACTATAAAAAAACCCCTCGAGAAATCGGGGGGTTTTTGTATTTTAAAATTGTATTTTAAAATTTAAAGGAACATTAACATCTTCTTCGTAGTTTGTTTCGACTTCTAATATAATTTGATTATCCTTTGGGCTAAACACAAATCTACCTTGACCACCTTCATTGTTAAACCAATCTAAACCGGTTTCTTCTAACCATTGATACGACATATCTTCAATAAGTTTTGGAATGTTCTCAGTGGACCCATTGATGTTAATATAATCATCTAAAGCTCCACTATCTCCACCACCATTAAATGTTAACTCAGCATCACCATCTTCACCAATTTGTTCAAATAATCTTAAAACTTCATTATATATTTCTTCAGTATAATCTTCAGCAATCTCGGTTAAGTCTTTGGAAAAATCATTAAAATTACTTGAAAATTGCCACTCCATTGCGTCCGTAGTTAGTATTCTTTCAACACAATCAATTTCAATGGTTAACTGACCTCTGAAGTCACAATCTGTAGTAGAATTTTCAATTAGTTCGTTAGTTTCAATAATTTCATTAAGAACTTCATCTATTTTAGAGTAACTTTCGATACTTGTACGTATTTGTGGTGATTGAAAATTTTCTTCTTCCCAATCTAAATTACAATTTTCTATATAATATTCTTTGTGAACAGTTTCGGCACCGTGTGAACGACAGTAGTATGCGAAAAGTTTTAATGATTTTAATTGTTCTTCTGTTATTTGTGGTGTCATAAATCTTTTTATTATAAATATGTTAATCTACGTTAATTTCCATAGTTCGAATCATCCACATAGGTTTTTCTTTGGAATCCAAAGCTATTATCCATTCACGAGCTGTTGGAATGTAGTTATAACAATCCTCTTTAACGTGTTGTTCTCCCACATAACGAGTATAGACAACCTTTCCGTCACTATTTGTAAACATTGGACCAAACTTCTCTTCCATTTCAAATATACCCTCGCTGTGATGTCTGAACATTCTATGTAATGAATGTCCATACCACGATTTTGTGTGGTCAAGCCAGTTATGTAAGTGGATATAATCTTCCCATATTCCACCAAACTTTTTGGCGGATGATTTCGCGTGAATTATTGGGTGTGCCATTTCTGTAGTTTTAACTATTTATAATTATAATTTAAGAAACAAAATAATAAATGAAATTAATAATAACTGAATCTAAATACAAAAATATACTTTTTAAGTATTGGGACAAAACAGCTGGTAAGGTAGATAAGAATTTCATTTCTTTTTTTGGGTTAGATAATAGTGATAGTGACATTACTTATAACCAAGCCTACAAATACTTAATTGAGTGGAGAGGTGAAAAAGAATCGAAAGAACTTGCTAAAACCTTATTACTTCAGAACCCACACCATATAGATAATTTTGGTGGTTATAATTTTTTCTTTGAGGTTATTGGTATTGGTAATTGGTATTTAGATAGCTCAGAACCAAATGTTGTTGTTAAAATTAAGGTTGATGATTTGGGTGGTCATGTTGATGTAGGTGGTGACCACAAGACATTAGAGGATGCTTTAGACAATGATGATTACGGATGGGAAGTTGAAGATGAAGTTAATTGGGGTATCAATGATTATTTTAAGGACAACATTACATCACAGACAGGTATAAACATTATTTTTGACAGACCTAAATACTCTAGTCGATATTTCCAAATGAATTAATTATGAATGAAAAATATTTAAAATATGTTAATGATTTTAACGGTGGTGATATTGACCATCTTATTGATATGTTTGATAATGTGGGAAATATTTTAAAGTTTTTCCATAGACAAAATTTATTAGAATATGTCGACCCTTTTGATGATGATGTAAGTGATTATCAGTTAGAAATATTAAATTATCTTTTAAACGTTTTAAATGATAAAAAAACTTTAGAGTATTGTGTTGCTCAACTATCGGATATAATACCTAAAGATGGGGTTTATTATTTAAGAGTTCAAGATAGAGAGGACTTATCCGAATTATTTTATAGTGGTGGTCGTGATTTAAGTGCGAGAGATTATGTTAAATCTATATTTGGTGAAGATAATTGGGAATATCATGACAATACTACCGATGATATACATAGAGATGTTATTGAAGAATTGAACCCCGAGAACATGGAACGATTAAAACAACATATGTTAGATGTGTTAACTAATTGGAAAATAGAAGTTGATGATGAGACACCTGATTTATTTCGTAATTATGCTGACGATGAGGGTATTTTTTATTTAACACCGGAGAATGTTAGTGATGTTATTGGTGATGAAGAATCTTTTCAATACTTGCTTGACAATGATTATTTACCTGACTTAACAGGTGACTTATATAGTATTCATAGTAATGCTTATAATACTGCTCATGAAACAGAAATATATAATATGGCTATAGATGAGTTGGAAACTTTTTTTGATATGAAATCAGCTAAGTGGGAGGCAGTTCCTTTGTATGGTGATTCTACCAAACTTACTGAGTTCTACTACATTAAATTTAATCCAAACGAAGTATCAAATTCTATTAAGAAATTTGTTGCGGACACTAGTAATTGGGGATATTATGCTAATAACATTGACTATGTTAGTACTTGGTTAAATATGATGAATACTTTTATGGATAATGGTGATGAGCCTTGGCTTGACTTTAGAATACCGGATTATCCTGATAGTCGTTTAGTAGATAAATATATAAATGAGTTTTTCCCTGATTATATATAATGACTAAACAAGAAAAGATTGAAAAAATTGCGGTATTAATTAACAAAATTGTTAATAGTGATAATACTATGGAAGGTCAATATAGTATGCCATACAGTCATTCAGAGGATGATTACGCTGATTGGAAGGTTAAGTTTAAAGTAAAACGTGTTGTGATTTTCTCAAAAGAATCTGAACCTGGTTGTAACTATAGTGGTACTGTTTATCTTGATGTGGATGTTATGGTAGGGTTTGAAGGTGATTGGGAAGAATACGGTATGGGGGATTTACCAAGTTGGGTTCAAGATGATATTGAAGATAAAATATTAAATAATATAGAACAATACTTACCTATGGTGTGTGTTGATTTAACTTTTGATTAAGTTAAACCATTTCCAAAAGAATCGTAATAACCAATTATTGGTTGGACAAACATATAATCATTATCAAAAAGATTTTTTTCATCACGAACTATTGACGATACATTTCCTATGATTTCATATTCTTGTTCGTGAGCATCATCATCATATATAAAACTTTGAATATAATCTTGTAATGTATCATTATCAACCTCTTTACCTTCAATTTTAGGATTATATAATTCTAAATCTAAATGAAATCCAAGAGCTTCTTTATCAAGATATTCAAGAGACCAATTTTTTATAGAACATTCGGAGGTTAAAAGTTCTCCATTATCATATAATCCAATCTTTTTAAGATTATTAAATGACCTATTTATTTTATTTCTAATTTCTTTATTGATATAAACATCTGATTTAGTTAATTTACAATAATCTTTAGATAGTTGTGACCAATCAAGTCCTGAATTAGGGTTAAACCCATTTGTTATACCAGCTAATTGTAAAAAGTCGTGTAACATCTCCTCAAGATGACCTTCAACTACGGTAGTTGCAAAAGAAACATCGTTAGGATTTTCATATTCCCATTTTATTTTATTATTAGACATGAATGGGTGTAATAATAACCCAAACATATTTGTGGGTTTTTTAAGTTTGTCGTAATATAATTTTATTAATCTTTCTGATACCATAATTATAAATATAGTTTATTATTAAATTCTGACAATACCTTCTTTATCTCTAGTTATTATTTCAGGTTTTTCATTCATTTTAAATAAAAAAGTGTCACCATTTTCATAACCTTCATATTCTTCAGACATCTCATAATAAGTTTTCAATAATAATGTTTGGTTATTGTTAAGAAAATTATCAGAATCTTCACGGTCTATTTGTTCTTCCTGTTTAATATTGGAAAAAAATAATTTCCAACGACCACTCCAAGAAATAAAATCAGAATAAATTACTTCAGATTTTTCTTTAGAATATTTTTTACCCTCACCATCACAAGTTGGGCAAATATTATCTCCATCTCCACCACAATAATTACAAGATTCGTATCCACTACCGTAACAATAATTGCAACTTTCTTTACCCATGCCTTCACATTCAGAACATTCTTCACCTTCATCATCAACACCATCACCACCACAAGAAGAACAATCAACTTGACCTGTATTGTCACATCTATCACATTCTATCTCTCCTGTACCATCACAATTATCACAATTAACATGTCCGTCATTACATTCGGGACAATCTAATTCAGGTTCAGAATCATAAACTTCAACTAATTCAACTGAGAACATATTAAATTCAATTCTATCATAATCTTCGTCGATATCGGAACCCATATGAAAACGTGGTACTAATAGAGAAAAGATTACCAAATCTTTAGCCTTTAGTACATAAGATAATGGTTCGTAACTGTTGTCAGTAATTATTAATCTATATATACCGGTCGGACTTTGATTCCTGAATGACCTACTGGTTTTTTTAACTAAATTGATTAATTTGTATTTTTCCATTGTATGAGTTTAACAATAAATATATTCAAGATATTTATAATTATGAAAATTAAGATTACAGGACCGCAATATACGAAATTAACTGAGAATATTGATGTAGAACCTTCAAAAACTACAGTCAAAAATATTTGTGATAGTGAAAAGTTTTGTCATGCTCAGGGTAAAATTACCTTTGGTCAGTTACGGGCGATTGTTGAAAGTGCGACAAAGAAAAGAATATTCAAACACATTGGTGAGGGAGGTGTTAAGGCGACCATTAGATTATTGCCTTGGTTTTTACCACAACTTATGATTCCGGGTGTTGTTGGTAGTGTTGTTAGAGCTATCAATAAGATATTGAAACCAAGTTTAACTGAAACAGAAAGTTATAAAACTTTTTGGGGAAGAGCAATTCTTAAATCATTTCAAATTGCGGAAGGCGACATACATTTAGATGACCCCTTCTCTAAGATATTCTTTATTTCAGATGGTTTAATGACCATGTTGGATGATAAATATAAAGTTAAATTTGCTAAACACATTGCTGAGTTGGCGACTGAAAAACCGGACGATGAGGAAGTACCTGAATATTTTGTTGAGAATGAATTAAGACGTTGGGTTAATGATAAGTTTTTATTAAACCCACCATTGTCTTCAAGAATTAATGAACAAGAAGAACCAATTGATACAACACCTGACTTTAATAAGTTAGTTTATCTTCCAGAAGAAAAAACGATGATAGGTGCTTATATGATAGTTGGTGACAGTGGGACGATGATTGATGTTTTAAATATTTACGAACAATTAGACCGCTCAGGATTATTTATGGATGGTGCGGAATCATATAACATTGACATTCATTTTGCTAAACTACCAAAATCTCAAATAGAAATGTTAGGACCGGTTGAAGGTAAAGAAGGGTTTGAATTTATTAAAATACCGTATTGGTTGTATAAAAAAATGTCTAAAGAATTATCTATCAGACGATATACCAAATTAAAAAGATTATCTATCTCTAGAGGTCAAGTAAATAATTATTTTCTTAAGTTACTTAACAATCCAAATGTTGAGAAGTATTTTAATATAATTGATACTGATGATGTTAGTCAACAAAGATTTAAATCATATCAAAGACATTACAACCCTTAATTTAATAACTTTTTTTATAATAATATCACCTAATAATTTGTTAGGTGATTTTTTTTGTCTTATATTTGCCTCATATGGCAAGAGAATTAAAATATACGGATTATTTAAATTTAGTTTCACGAGGTTATAAGATTAACCCCGATTGGAATCGTAATTTCCGTGAGGATGAAGATAGAAGAACTAAAATTATCAACAGACTTCTTGATATAGAGTTGGGTCATCATATTGATAAAGACAATACAATGTTATCGGAGGTTTATTTTACAAAATATTGGGGTGTTGGGAATTATTGTTTTGTTTATAAAATGAAGGAGGAATATAATCAAACTGAAGTTTTAATTGGTGCTATTATGGAATCAACGGATAAAGTATTAGATTGGTATGACTTGACTACTATAGTTAATTTCAATATCCTTATCATCACGCCACATAGAACCATTGGAAAAACTTATTTGGATTTGTTGTATGAATATGTGACGATGAGTCAAAGTCGTAGATGGTCGGATGTTAGGGTTGTGATTGAAACCCATCCAAGAATTCAACAAATGAAAGAATGGGTAGTTAGAAACAGAGAATATGATAGAGTAACACAAAAAGCCCCATTAGCGGCTGACCCATATTCTTATATGGATAGAGGTAGAGAACAGAGAGAGTTCCTTCAATTAAGAGATGATTTTGTTTCTGATTATAGAAAACAAGAACGAATGAAACAATATATTGGTGGTGAACAACAAATGAGTTATTCTATAGAACCAAGAATAATTGAAAGACCAAAAGTTGAAAAAGAGAGTGTATTTAAAAGAATGATGAATAAATTAAAATTAAAATAACAAATTATGCAAACATTAGTGTTTAACAGTACAGATAAAACAGTTGTACTCCAAGATGGGTTAAGAGGGTTGGAATTATTAAACTTTAAAGATGTTCCAACTGTGAAAGTTGAAAACGGGTATTACGAGGTAATGCAAAAATCAGGTGATACCGGAGGAGTAGTTCCGGTGTTAAGAGTACCAATGGCAAATACAAATATGTTAATTCAAAGATAAAATGAACTATGTAGATTGGTGTATAGAACAACACCGCAAAACAAATCATCAATACGACAGATATTTACCGTATGAATTTCACTTACGAATGGTGAATAATGTGTGTGAGGATTTCCAACATCTATTGGATGGAGAATTTGATATGAAGACCGGTGACAAAGTTACTCATCCACCATTTCAAATCACGTTAAGAGATGCTTGTCGTAAAGCTAGTTGGGGTCACGATTTAATTGAGGACACACGAGTGTCTTACAACGATGTTAAAACTGAGTTGGGTGAAGAGGCTACAGATATTATCTACGCAGTTACCAACGACAAAGGTAAGAATCGTAAAGAGAGAGCTGGAGACAAATACTACGAAGGTATTAGAAATACTCCGGGAGCAGTGTTTGTGAAACTATGTGATAGAATAGCAAACGTTCAGTATGGTAAGATGACTAAATCTCGTATGTTTGAGATGTATAAAAATGAGAATGATAATTTCATCGTTCAGTTAGGATGGGATAGAAAAGAGAATCACCCATATGGTGAAATGTTTAGATATTTGAATAATTTATTTAATGATTAAAAGTATGAAAAGTTTATTGAAATTTATGGGAGTTCTAATTGGAATCTTCGCTTGGGTAGAATTGATTAAATTATCGTTTTACCTTATGAAACTACCTAATACCTTTGTATTCTATGGTGGGTTTTTATTATTGGTGTTAACAACTATCGGACCAATAATCTATTTTGGGGATAACATTGCAATGTTCTTAAAGAATATGAAGGGTGTTTTCTTTGATAAAGAAAAAAAAGAATAAAAAAAGTTGTGTATTAAAAAAAATGGTATATCTTTGTACCCAATTAAAAAAGTAATAATTAAAATAGAAAAAAAATGAAAAGAATTTTAGTAGTAGTAGGTGTAGTGTTATTGTTTATTTTTGGAGTAGCTTCTTGTAAGATTGCTGACTCGGCTGAGGTTGCGTTAGTGGTGGACCAAATTGGGACTAACAAGGGTATTCCCAATATTGAAATGGCTTCGGGGTTTATCTTTTATTTCCCACCAACACAGGATGTGTTTATGTATCCAACATCGGTTCAACACAAAGTATGGTCAGCAGATTCAAATGAAGATTCCCCAACGGATGAACATATTGATGTAACATCTGCGGATGGTGCGACATTCGGGTTAGATGTGTCGATTAACTTACAATTACAGAGAGCGAGAGCGGCTGACTTATTTATTAAGTATCGAGTGGGTATGGAGGATTTAATTAATTCAAGAGTAAGAACGATTGTTAGAAAGGAATTATTGGAAAATGCTGTATCGTTCGCATCGGATAGTTTATTACAACATAGAAATGTGTATGAGTCGAACGTGACTAAGACCTTGACTGTGGCGTTAGAGAAAGAAGGGTTTACATTGAATAACATCGCAATCCTTAAAATGGCATTACCGGCTTCGTATAAGGCGGCTATTGAGAGAAAGATTGCGGTTCTTCAGGAGACGGCAACCATTATATCTCAAACAAAACAAGCGGAACAAACGGCACTTAAGAAAGTGGCAAATGCGAAAGGTAACTATGAGGCAGCACTATACGACGCTAAAACAAAGGAAATTTTATCTCAACCTAAATTGTTAGAGTTGTATAGAGCGGAGACCGAGAGAATAAGAGCTACGAATGGTACATCAGAATACGGACATAATAATGTGTTTGGTTCGGCTCAGGGAATATTATTAAATAGAAAATAATAGGTTATGATAGGATTAGTAATATTGTTGATTGTTGGGTTTGTGTGTTTCTCGGTGTATGAGATTGTAAATATAAGTGTTACAGGGTTCCCACCAAAAGATGGGGATGTTTTAGAGTTCATTGAGAAAGTTAGAAAAAGTAACCCATACCTTTTAGACGGAAAAAATCCGGATTGTATGATTAGTTCAAGTGGTAACCCGTATATCTCTTCAAGTTTAAGTACTTGTTTGATGGGTTATTATATTTCAGATGTTGGTGCAATACCGAGATGGTATAAGTCGTATGGAGAGATTCAAAAACTATACGTTGAGTTGGGAGCAAAAAGTGGTAAAACAAAAAAAGAAAAATTAGGATTATGAGATTAAATAAAAATTCAGTTAGTTCAAAACTATACAAATGGTTTTATGGTGTTAGTGAGTGGAAAGGGTTACCAAATAACTTGTGTCCTTACTTTTGGAAAGTGGTTTTGATGTACCTAACAATCATTCCATATACATTAATATCAATCCCGGTGGTTGTTTATGATTTGTTTGATAAACGATATGAGAATGGTGATAGAGGTACAGGAGAACGATTAGGAGTTAGTTGTGGTGTTTATATTGGAATATTGTTGGTTACCTCTTTAATCACCGCGATTGCTGGTTTCTTCACACCTATTGAAACAAAAAGTTTTTGGGAGTTTTGTCAAATCTTAGGTTGTATGGTATGGTTGGGGTTAATTGTGATTGGAATCATTGAAGGTATTAAATATTTGAGAGAATATTCTACCACAGATAAATCATATTATTCTGAAACAGAGAACAAATGGGTTTATGAAAAAACCAAAGTTAATTTAACCACAGAATTTATCAAAGCGAAATACAACAAGTATTGTCCAAAGATTGATTGGGTAGGGAATGACACACGAGGTTAATTATTTCCAAAGGTTATTAAAACACAAATACCCTACACTTTGGGATAAAGTTGGTATTAAAATTAGTGCTTACTCCAATTATAAACAGTATTTAGGTGGTGATGGTAGGATGAGGGCAGAACTCAATTATAATTCACAAAAACATGAAATTGTGATTTCATTTCCCGGAAATTCAGGTAATCTTTATCCCGACATTAGTTTTTTTATTAGATTTGTGTGGGGTACAGATGATGTGATAGCTACCTTTGATTTTGACGAAACTAATCATTTCAAATTTACAGTATAAAAAAACCTCCTCATTGGGGGTTTTTTGTTTTCGTTATATTTATATAGGTATGAAATTAATTGAGAGTATAAGACAAATCATTACGGAGGCATCCAAGAAACAAATCTTAATGGATAAGATTGGGTTTAATGAGGAGAATGCTGACCTATTGGATAAACTATGTGGTCCTTTATCTGTTTGGATGGGTAATAAATTTATTGATTTTTATTCTAAACGTTTAGTATCAATCCTTCCGGAATTTGACGATGATAAAGAATATAAAAGAGCTACGATTAAAAATATGAACAATAATTTAGCTATTAATTCACATAGACAAGATATTACATCAATAATGGATTGGATTAGAGTTGGTTTGAATGGTAATTTAGGTGAAAATAAAGAGTTAAATTTGAATGAATTACATCGTAAATCAAAACAATGGCACGATAGTTTGGAAATTGGTCAGGGTGATATTAATTATAAGGAAGAAAACCCAACTATATTAGATTTCACTGATGAAAATGGAAATGGGTTTTATTGGGCTGATTTGAATACAAAAAACTCATCAGAAGAATGTAATAGAATGGGGCATTGTGGAAGAAGTTCTTATGGATATCTTTATTCATTAAGACAAGTAATTCCGATTAACAACAAATATAAATTAAACAAATCAGTTCTAACTGCGGCAATTGGTGAGGATGGTATTATGTATCAGTTGAAGGGTGTTAAGAACTCAAAACCAAAAGATGAATACCATCAATACATTCAACCGTTATTCTACGTGTTAGGTGGTGAAGGTGAAGAAGATGATTATTTAATTCAAGGATTTGGAACGGAGTACGCATCAGAACAGGATTTTAAATTGTCTGACTTACCGGAACAAACAATCAAAGAATTGTATCAAAATAGACCGGAGTTGTTCTCGTCAAGACCTATGCAACGATTGTTAGATAAGATGGGTATTATTGAAATGGAACCATTACCAACAGGATTCTCATTAGAAATTAAACCTGAGGATTTTGATGATTATGTTGATGGATGTACCTATCGTACTTATACTAATAGAACAACCGGAAAACAAACAAGAACAAGTATTTTTGTTGAAATAATGGCTGGTGATGCTTGGGATTTGTGGAATCAAGACGGTTACGAAGATTTTGGTAGTTATTTCCAATATACAGTAGACAAACCAACCGAAGAAAGATTGTGGGATATTGTTAGAAAAATGGCAGAAAGAGATGGTGTTGAATTAGATGAGGATTTAGATTTAGAAGATTCTATCAAACAAGTGGATGATGATTGGGAAATAAGAAATGCTATTGGTGGTGCGATAAATGATGCTGACGCAAATGATTATGTAGATTTTCTACAGAAAGAAATTGAGTCGGCGTTAGAGTTTTATGGTAATGTATATGAATTTAATGACACCGGAGCCAAAATTCAAGTCGATTTAGCTAATTTAGTTGATATTGATGAAGGTTGGGTTGATGAAATATTTGAAAATCATATGAATAGGGATGGTAAGTATGATTTAGAAGGAATATTTAATGAATTATTATCTGAAAGTCATATTGATAAACCTGACTTTGACCCCGATGACAGATGGTATCCATCACCTGATGATAGTGTTGTAAATGAAAATGTTAATTATAGATTAGATGATATAAGTATATGAGTTTAAGTAAGGATTTAACAATTGTAATCCCCTGTAAAAATGAGGGATTAATCATAAAGAAAACTTTAGGATTGTTAAACTTGCAAAATAATATTAAAGGTGTAAATGTAATGGTTGCCGATTCTTCAACGGACGATGGATTCACACAGAAATGTATTCTTGGTTCATACCATACCAATATCAATGTAAAAATAGTTAAAGGGGGATTTCCTGCCGAAGCCAGAAACAACGGAACCAAAAAGATAAAAACTCCTTATGTTTTATTTTTGGATGCCGACATATTCATCAACCAATATTGCCTATTAAATTGTATGGTTGAAGTTATGAAAGAAAATGATTATCATTTGTCAACAACTAAAATGAGAACTGACGATGGTGATTACAATTATGTGTATAAATCATTTGATGTTATCCAATACTTAACCAAATTCTCTACACCATTTGCGGTTGGAGGATTTATGTTATTTAATTTAGAGGAATTTAATTCATTGGGAGGATTTAATCCGGATGACAAGTTCGCTGAGGATTATCATTTAAGTTCAAAGATAAAACCAAATAAGTTTTATGTAGCGGACAAAATTGTTTATACCACATCAAGACGATTTAAGAACAAAGGTTTATTCTATATGGTTAAGATGATGATTAAATCTTGGTTTAATAGAAATAACGATGAGTTCTTCACAAAGGAACATAATTACTGGACATAATGAAATATAAAACAATAATTCTATCAGACATTCACTTGGGTTCTAAATCAAGTAGAGCTGAAGATGTGGTAGAATTTCTTGAAAACAACACCACAGAGACCTTAATTTTAAATGGTGATATCGTAGATGGTTGGGCTCTTAAAAGAGGTGGGAAATGGAAGGAAAGTCATACCAAAGTATTGAGAAAGATAATGAAGATGAGTGAGAAAGGTGTGAATGTTATTTGGCTCAGAGGAAATCACGATGAGTTCCTAAAAGATTTTATTCCATTCCAATTATCCAATCTAACAATCACGGAGGATTATACTTTCACATCTATAGATGGTCGTAAGATGTATGTGTTTCACGGAGATGTGTTGGATGTATTTATAACCAAAGCAAAATGGTTGGCTCACATTGGTTCAATAGGTTATGACTTAGCATTATGGATGAATAGAGTTTATAACAAATATCGTGAGATGAGAGGGTTACCTTATTATTCCATCTCTAAAGATATTAAGAATGGTGTTAAGAAAGCCGTTAACTTTATAAATGATTTTGAACATAACGCAATACTATTGGCTTACAAAAAAGGATGTGATGTTGCCGTATGTGGACACATTCATCAACCGGAGTTAAAAGATAATTATATGAATAGTGGGGATTGGTGTGAAAATTGTACCGCTCTTGTTGAGACAAAAAAAGGTGTGTGGGAAGTTATTGAATTCCACAAAAAATAAAATGAAAAAGAAAGATTATATGGAGATGGAAAAAGAATATAAAAGAGGGACAAAAATGTTAATAATTATGTTTATAATAATTGTTATCGGAGCCTTAGTAATAAATCAGTACAGTGGAATATAAAATTAATACAGAAGAGAAAACTATCACAATTATTGATAGTATCGGAAAAGTTGATGAGGTTAAATCATTAATGAAACTATTTCCGGATTATACCCTAAAAACGGGAACACCAAAGAGGGAATGTGTTTGTAATCCTTCCAAAGGTGGTGATGGAATTTGTAAATGTTAAAAAAAAAATAACCCTAAGAGTTGAGTTCTTGGGGTTTTTTATTTATCTTTGTGCTATGGATAATTTAATAAACTTTATAGTAAAGAATAAATACGACCTTTTATCTTTAGGTTGTATAATTTTAATGTTCTCTGTTAGTGCGGTATTTGCCATACCGTCACTTTTTTTTCTTGTAATCGGAGCAAGTAAATCAAAACATTAATGGGAAAACTATTACCTGTACCATATCCCGGTCAATCAATGGATGAATATAGAAAGCAATTAATTGATTTCCAAAATAACTATTGGAGTTTTTTAAAGCCATCAAAAAAAGGTAGTAAGTTTATCCCACTACCACCAATAAATTTAATAAATAAAACAAAAGAAATGTCGTCAAGAAAATTAAGCGAACATGTTGAAGGAGAATTATTCAACAAAGAAAAAAGAGTAACTGTAGACCCTGAAAAGGTAATAAAACCAACACCTAAAATCGTAAAAGAATCCATATTGGGAATCTCTGAAGATAAACCGGTTAAAAAGAAAAAACCATACTACAGAAAGAAATACAATAAACCAACACCTGTTGAGGTTACTCCGGAACCTGTGAAACAACATAGATTTGCTTTAGGTGTGTTAACAGGAATTATATTATCGGCAATCATTGAAACAATTATACAACTATTAAAATAACAAAATGAAAAAACTATTAATTACATTCGTATTACTACTTACGACATTACTAACCTTTGGTCAAGACGCTCCTTATTATGTTAGAGCTGAGACATTTGAAATGGGTAGTAAAGATTCTAAAAATAAAGTGACTTGGGACACAACAACATATAGAGATTGTGATATTTTAATTAAATTAAACGAGACTGACATCACAATTTATTCTCAAACAAGACAAGAATATCACGTAATTAAATTTGATGGTAAATTATCGAATGGTTCAAGTAGATGGTATTGCTCTGATTTATTAGGTAGAACTTGTAACATTTATTTGGGAGCACTAAAAAGTAGTCCGGGATATCTGTCGTTAACGGTAGAATTCAGTGACTATGTGTGGTTCTATGTTTGTAAACCTAGTAAATAAAAAAGATGGATTTCAAAGAAGGGGATAAGTACGTTCAATTTACCAAGTATGGTGGGATAAACAGAGGTGTTGTTAGTGAGGTTTTTAATACAATTTGTGTTGATACCAAGAATTGTGTCTCATATGAAGTTCCCCACATTAGAAATGAGAACGGAATTGCGTTAAATCTTAGTGAAGATGGTCTTATTTATAGAATAACTCACGAATATTCGGAAGAAGAGTGTGAAAATATGAGAAAAATTGGAAAAACTTATCAAAATAGAAAACAAAGCAAAATAGACGACTATTTATCCGATGAAGATGTATTAATCTTCCCTAATCTATAAGCAAACCCAACAAAAATGAAATTCATTGCACTTGCCGCAACCCTTGTGATTTTAGTATCACTTGTTCTTTATTTAGTGAAGAAAACCCCTAAACGAATTGCTCAAGAGGAAATGGTTGTTAAACCATCGGTCAAGAAAAAAAAAGTGAATAAAAAGAAATCTAAGGAGGAATAATGGAAACATTAGACCCTTCTGCACCACTACCATTATTGATTGGTATTGTTTGTGTTTTTGCGTTAATTGTTATTAAAGATGAGTTTAAAAAAGATAAAAATAAAGGTTAAATTATTGTTTGTGTTCTTCGGATGGTGTATATCAGATATCCGAGAGAACTATAATGATATGAAATCTCGTTATCTTTTGGATACGGACCCTGAACTATTTGAGCTACAAGAATTTGTTAAAGAATTAATGAAAAAGAAATGAATGTTTTTGTAACTTTTTTAATGTATGATACGTATAACTACTGACATTAAAGTTAATTAGATAATAAATAAAAAAAACTTTAAAAAAGTTTGGTAGTATTAAAAAAAGTATTATCTTTGTCAAACAAATAAGGAATAAAAGATTATGTCGAAAAAGAGGGGCGGAAACCCAAATACATCGAAAGATGGTGACAAGGAATGTTAGGCAATCCTAAAACCTAACTGCTAAGAATCAAGTGTTATGATTCGGGTTAACAACCTCAACTTATGGTGAAATAAAAAAAAAGGTTCCTTCGGGGACCTTTTTTAATTATATATGTTTCTTGTTGATATGTCACCGTACCTATCCACTATTATTGTTGGAGATTCATTAACTCTAAATTTTAGATGGTTGGGATGTCTGATTGATGTGTTAATTATTATTTTAATCCTATTATTTGTTCCATTTAACCACATGTGGTAATCAATTCCTGCTATATTATCGATAACATTAATTGAACATCTTGTAATACATGTTTCCATTACTCTTTTAGCTGAACTGATTATTGCCGGTTCAATATCCATTATTGAATCGTTAATCTCATCTGGGTCAACTCTTTGAAATGAGGTTTTATTTCCTATGAATTCCTGAGAATGTGGGTTTTTATATAAATTAATTAAATTGTCGTTATTTCTATATATTTGTCTAATAAACTCTTGTTCACTTAAAATATCGTTTACAACAATTTCGTATACTAAAATAGGTTTTGGTTCTGTATATTCTCTTAATATCCGTCTAATTAATTCTTTCATAATAATAAATATAAATATTTTAATAAATACTTGTATAATTCGATTAAAAGAATTACTTTTGTCTTGTCAAAATGAAACAATAACCTTAACACATACAGAAACTATGAAAACAATTACCTTCACAATGCAAGAAATATGGGCAGCATCTCGTCCATCTGTTCAAAAAAGTAAAAAAGCTTACAATCGAAAACCAAAACACAACAAAGATAAGTACTAATATCAAACCCATCTCCGGATGGGTTTTTTATTTAATGAGAGTAAAAAAATAAAATAATTACCCTCGTTCAAAAGACGGGGGTAATTTTTACCCTCATGTTATATTTATAGATATGGAAATTAAAATTAGTGAAGAGAAATTAGAAAAAATAATTGATACCATAGTTAATAGTATTGGTGTGGATAGTAGAGATTCGTTTCAAACAAGAAGTATTAATTTACGTTATGTGGAATTTCTGACTCCGGGAAATAGACGTGATGTTATTTCAAGATATTACCCTGACATAAATAGAGTTGTGGTGAATGATGAAAAGTTTTATGATTTGGTTAGTGTATGGGTTAGTTCATATAAATTATATGATATAATTAAAGATGAAATTATTAAAAGAATATATAAAAAATTCACTAAAAGATTTAAGAGTGTAATATATCCTGACGAAATCCGGGACATGAAGTATGTTAGTAATACTGACTTCAATAAAAAGTAAAAAAAGTAAGGAACTATTTTGTAGTTCCTTTTTTTATGCCTACATTTGTGCTATGGAAATGGACTTTACAAAATACTCGGTAGAAGAATTAAGAGAACTTCAAAATAAGATTGGTTATTATTTACAAACTCGTAATGATGATTTTGTTTATATCTGTGAGATTAGGTCGTATGGTAAAAATTGGGTGAATAAATACACCAATGAACTTGCTGTGAATGATTTGTGTGCCGATTACGATGGTTATGATGGTATTGTGGATGTATATACAACCAATCCGGATGCAGATATTAATAACTACGGTGAGGTTAACTACATCAAATCGGAGGAACAATACCGTAAGTGGAAAGATAGTGAGAAATTAATATCTTCAATAAAAAGTGCTGAGGAGAGGTTGTCAAAATGGAAAGATAGAGATAACATTCCATTCCATTCAAGACCAACCTTTGCTCCGATGTGGACAGAACAAGATATTCTTGGGTGGAGAAATGAATTAGAAACAATTGAGTGGGACTACGAAGAGCCTGTTTCAATAAAAAAAAGTGAAGACGATTATGAGTGAGTATTCTTACACAGCGAATGAAATGGGTGATAAACCTCAGGGTTTAACTATGAAGGAGATTAACGAGAAATATGTTAATCGTATTATTGGGTCATTAGAGAATGATAAAGAACTTTGGGAGAGAGAAGTGATGTGTGGAATGGATGGATGTTTTGTGGATTACTATAGTCCAAAATATCCAACAACAAACGAAGGGACTTTATCTTTTTCTGATAGGGACTACGTTAGTGCTTATATTGATGGTGAATTTGCGTGGGAAATTCCATTTTGGGTGTATCATAATCCGTTTAGTAATAAGTCAAGACGATTAAGAAAAGCTATGAATGATATGAGAGTATATCTTATTGAGAAAGATGCTCAGGAACGTAGAGATAAATTATATAAATCAATTGAATAATATGTGGGTAGAAACTAAATTAGTAATGGATGGAGGTTACCAAGAGGCAATCATCCAACCAAGTCCGGCACAGAATTCGGTTGTCTTAAACATCGTTGAGGTGGAAGAACCGGGTTCAGCAAGATTATATATGTCTTATGATGAGGCGTTGAGATTGGCAAATGAATTAATAGATTTTGTAAGTAAAAATAGAGGAAAGTAATGGAAGGTTACATTTATTTAGGTCAATACTACGATGTGTTGGGTAGAACCTTAACATTATCGGATAAGAAAATTGGATTGTCCAAAGACCCTGTATCGAGAGAATATCAACTTAATAGGACCAAGTCACCAATAGGTTATTCAATCATTGCTGTGTATAAGGTTGATGATATGAATAAAGTTGAGAAGATGTTACATTCCATATTGGATAGTCGTAGAGTATTTGGTGAGTGGTTTAAAGATGATGAGGACACATTAACCGGTGAGTTCATTAACTTTATGAATACGTATGGTGGAGTTGTGTGTGACATCAATGAGATTAAAGAATCGAGAGAATCGTTACAATCAACTCCGGACACAAGATTAATTGACTTGGCAAATGGATTTGGTAAAGATACAGTATTAATCAGAACTTATTTGGGGAATGATTATGAAGTGATACTAACAACAAAGGGGATGTTGGTCTTCAATGGGGAGTATTTTGATACACCAAACAAGTTATATAATAACGGAGTGGTAAAATTCGTTAAGGGAGTTAAAGGTGGTAGTGGTACAAACAACCTATCACAATTCAAAGTTAAAGAAACAGGTGAACGATTAAAAGATTAATTATGGAAAAGAAATTAGGAAAAATTGAGTCGGTAAGTTTTGGTCTTGGTGGATATCAAGGAGCAATGTTAGGGCTTCACGTTACACTAGGTAATGGGAGTTGGGGTGTTGGAGATACAAAATCAAATTGGGATGCGGAACAAATAAAGTGGTCAGAACATAGTAAATGGTCTGAAGAAGACAGAGATGGTTGGTACGCTGAGATTATGAGATATATTTCATCTTTACTCAAAGACGCTAAGGTCGATTCAGTTGACAAATTAAAAGGAAAGCCGGTTGAGGTAACCCTTGATGGAAATATGTTAAAGAGTTGGAGAATATTGACTGAAGTATTGTAATGTCAGAGTATAATTATGCGAAGATAGAGACAATAGATGGTGAGCTCGTAGGATATATTGCTATGGAGATTGATACAGAGAATGAGGTGGCGGTGTTGGACTATGTTGCTGATAATGGTTACGTCTTACTCAAATCCACAAAGGAAGAATATGATGGTGCTGATGAAGAATATACTGAAATCAACATCCAATAATAATAACCCTCACAAACGTGGGGGTTTTTAATTTATATGATATTTATTAATATGAAGATTTTGATAATAGAAAGCCGAAGAGACCAATTAGCTAAAAAAGAATTAGATAAAGCCTTCTCTAATATGTATGAAGATGTTAGTTATATGACAGATAGTGTTGGAGAACAAAAAAAAATCGAATTTCGTAATGGTGATGGTGTTATTATGCTTTATGGTGATAGAAATAAAACGTTATATATTTGTGAAGATGTGGTAAAACCAATTACATATTTTAGTTATACTCCACCTGAAGTAAAAAGGTTAGTTGGTAAATGGTTCTCGGAGTTTTTTGAGTTACCGGTTGAAAAAGTTCATCACGTAAATAAACATATATTAAACTAATATGAAAAATTTAATTAGAAAAATATTACGAGAGGAAGTTCAGAAGAGATTTACAAAATCTAATCCGAACTTTGAACGTATTATTATTAAACATATGGAGAGTATAATCTCCAATTCAAAAAGAATTATTCCACCACCTGAAGATAACTATGGTATCTTTATTGAAGAGTGGTGTAAAGGTGGTAAGAAAGTTATTGAAGCCAGATATCATATTGATGATGAAACTGATGAATTTTTCACAGGTGATTTGTATGTTGATGCGGAGGAGATTGAGTTTTTATCCAAAATGTTACAGGTTAGAAAGACATTTATTTATAATGTGATAACCGAATGGTATGATGATAGATACACACCCAAATTTGGACAAGAGACCGGTCATCCGGAATTTGAAATTTATGAAACTTTGGAAACTGATGACCCTCGTAAATGTTATGAGATGGTTGATACTGATAAGTTGAGTAGAGAATATATGATTGATTATTTAGATACTCAAACATTAAAAAGAAGAAGTGAATTGGAAGAATTACCTGATGATAAACTAAAATCTGACTACAGAAGTGTTTATAACGCACGATTGAATAATATAGGTACATAATGAAAGTAATAATCACAGAAAATAGGTTAAATAGTTCAATTGAGAAATATATTCTTAAAGGATATCCTATGGTTAAAAGGGTGTTTTTTACAACAAAGTTAATTCGTTTAGCCGGTGAACCAAATGAAAAAGGTGAGAATGATATTGTTAGAAATATACTAAACATTGACTTCATTGATGGTAAGATGACACATAGTCCAAGTTATATGGCTAGACAAATAAGAAATGATATTAATTCAATGTTTGGTCTTTATATTAATACATATGGTGCAAGTTGGGGTATGGAAGTTAAAATGGTAAGGGACTAATGAAAGTAATTATAACAGAAACACAATATAGAAAACTACAAGAACAACGAGTGAAGGGGGAAGAGATTACTCCCGGAAGATTTATTGTTCATTCATCAAATCCATCAAATAGAGATAATATTTCAACTACAGGTCTTCAGGTATCTTTGGGGGAATGTTATTTGATTTATGCCGATAGTAATTATGGTGAAGATGAAGAATGTATTCCTGCTGTGTTTGCAACAGATAGTTTAAAGAAGAAAGATATGTTTGATTCAACTTATGATGATGACATATGGGTGATTGATACTGAAAGAGCTGGTGTGCAATGGTATAAAGACGCTCATTTTGAGGGTGGTGATACTAAACATATCGTTACCTTTGGGGATATTCCGGCGAATGCCGTTAGATTAATATACAAAGGAACAGGTGGTGATACTTGGAATCATCATGATGAAGAAGAATTAACATTAAGTGAAATGATTAAGTTAGATATTAAAGTTGGTGATACTCTAATGGGGGGTAAATTTAAAAACAAAAAAGTTATTGTTAAGACAATAGAAAAAAATGATAAAGGTGACATCACAATTAATGGTAAACCATTATTGAGATTTAGAATTATAAAAGAATGAAAGTAATTATATCAGAAAATAAAGTTAATCAGATTATACGTAAGTATTTAGACAAAGAATTTTATCCGGATTATGGGTGGAATGAAAATACAAGACACGGTTCATATCAAAGAGATGTTGATAAGTGGGGTGATATTGTTTTCTTTATAGATGATGCTGATAGCTACATTTACTATGGGTGTAACGCAAATGCTGGTCCGGAAGATGAATTCTTTGCTGGTTATGGTCACTTACATAATTATAAATGTCCTTTACTATCTATATATCCGAGAGTTGGTCAAGAACTAACATCTTTATTTGGTGATAGATGGTTACCGGTATTTAAGGAATGGTTTGAAGAAAACACAGGATTAAATGTTGCTCAAATAACTAATGATTATATATGAGAGTACTTCTTACAGAAGATAAAAGAAGACAATTATCCTATAAGGTATTAGATAATGTCTTGAGTAAATTAACACGTGAAGATAAAGATATGAATGTAAATTCAGTGTTTAGTAATCACCGAGTGTTATTCAAAGATAGTGATGGTAAAATTATATTGAAATGGTTAGAGAATAATGGGGGATTATATGTTTATAGGGATTTTTGGTTACCTCTATCGGTTTTCTCATTTGGTGAGGAAGAACTACAAAGAGTTATTTTTTGGTGGTTTAAAGATAGAATAAGGTTAGAACCCGAAGAAGTATATTTGATGGGGTATCACAATGAGGATTAAATGTCCGTTATTCTAATCAAAAACAATAATAATGTTTGTAATAACGGACATTTACATTTATTCGTACCAAAAAGTGTTATCTATTACATTTATTCGTACCAAAAAGTGTAATCAACAGATATATTTCATTTGCGTAACACTACACAATGCGTAGTAAACCGTGAATAAAATATATTACCAATCACCACAAGATAAACCCCAAAAGGTGGGGTCTATCTTACCACAAAAAGTAACTACTTCATATTCTTCAATATTGACTTGATGATTTCGATGGATTCCTTGTCCTGTTTGGTTTTAACTTTCTTGTTATTCAAGTAGGATAATGATTCCTCAAGCTCTTCACGTTTATCGGCAGGTTTCATAGGTGAGTTGGGAACCTGAATAGTTGATTCAGTTACGGGAACTCTAACGTATTTGATTTCCGGTTGAGTTGTTGGGTATAAAGTATTATATACTTTAATGGCGTTATCGGACCCTTTGGTTGTTAGACGGATGATTAAGTATTTAAGTAATTTCATACTTCAAAGATACAACATATATTTAATTATTCCGCTTAGTAAGATATTTATAAATAAAAAAATACGTCAATATAACAATTAAAACTGTTTCACCAAACATTATATTTATCATTATGAATTTAAACGAAGATATACAAAGAATAAGAGAGATTATGATTTCCGAAGAGATGGTTCAGTCCGATGCTTGGAAATCAATTAAGAATACTTTAGATATTCTTAAAAAGAAAAAGAAAGTATTACTACTTAGTTGTTCCAATAGATATAATTGGGATGATAAAAACATAGACATTCCAAAGTCAAAAATGATTGCGATGTACCTGAACGATGAGTTGGGTGATAAGTCAGTTCTAATAGATGTTTCGGAACTTAATATTGTTTCTTGTGAGGGAAATGTATCGAGAAAGGATGGTAACTCTTGTGGATTACTGAAAGCGATGCTCAAAGATAAGAAAAAGAATCCATCGGGAGACCATAGATGTTGGGCAAGTTATAACAACCCAAAGGATGAGTTATGGAAGATTTCCAAAGAGTTGTTTGAATCTGACGCTGTTATATTCTTTAGTTCGGTAAGGTGGGGACAAACAAATATGTTTTATCAGAACTTAATTGAGAGACTGACTTGGATTGAGAATAGACACGCAACATTGGGGGAATCAAATCTTGTAAAAGATATTGAGACCGGTTTCATTTGTGTTGGGCAGAATTGGAACGGGGAGACAGTAAGTGAAACACAGAAGGAAGTACATGGATTCTACGGATTCAAACCAAACGATGATTTATATTGGAATTGGCAGTACACCAAGAAAGTGACTGACGAGACTCAAAAATCGTATAAAGATTCGCACAAGAAGTTTATTAAAGATACTAAATTACCGGACTTCAAATAATATGAACTTACAAGAGAACATACATAGAATCCATCAGATGATGGGGGTAATCAATGAAGGGTTGCATGATACATCTTGGGAAAATGACGAGGGGGATAAAATCACCCTTATTGATTTATTAAACGCCACAGAAGATATTCCGGTGAGGAAAATATCTGTAGAAGAATTAAAGTCACACTTATTATCGTGGGATGGGGATGAAGATGAGGTTAGAAAGATAGAAAGCGCTGACTTACAATATCCAATATTAATCTTTGTTAATGATGATGGGGAGTTCATAACGATTATAGATGGGCACCACAGAGCACAGAAAGCCGCAAGACAAGGATTAGAAACAATTAGAGCAAAAGTAATACCGATTAATTCCTTACCAAAACATATTAAACAAGTGTTTAAACATATGATGAGCGAGGGTAAAGACGCTTATGTTTCAAGAGCTTCTTTTGACCAAGAGTATGAAGATGAATATCCAAAGTGGGGGAAAACTATGGTTAAGTTTTTAGATATGGCAATAAACGCGTATGATGAGAATGATAATGTAATTATATTGTTTAATGATAAAGACCTTAAAAAAACTTTAATGAGATACGATAAAAAGGACGAACAAATATGGTGGGACTATTCATTACATGATGAGTTAGTTCAATTTGTTCCTTTTGGATATGTGTCAAGACATTACAGGTATGCGGTTCAGGACTACTTTAAGAAACATTTCCCTGAATATGGGGTTAGACAAATAACCGGAGCAAATATTGGATAATGAACTTAATAGAAAACATACAAAGAATTAATACCTTAATCTCTGAAAATGACAGGGATAAAGCCATCAGAAATATGATTGACAAGATGGGTGTTGCTGACGCCATTAAAATGACGGGGAATTACTATGTGATTGAGCCATACTTAAAGGAAATTGACAAAGTAAATTATATTAAAGAGAAAATTATAGAAATAAATGATGATGGTAGTGGTTTTGCTTTACACGAGATAAATGAAGAACCAATTCATTTTAGTGAACAGGATGGTGAATTACGTCAAATAGAATATTTGGGTAAGAACCGAGCTATGGTAGATGTTTATGATGAGGATATGGGTACTCATTTAGGTGATTATAATATTCCATATGAAAGTTTGCCGGGGCAAATACTTGATGAATTGGTTGAGATATTAATCAATAAGTAAGATATGAATTTACACGAGAACATACATAGAATCCAATCATTACTAACGGAGAACCGGGAGGAAATGGTGAAGAATATGATATCCAAGTACGGGTTATATCATACCATTAAGTTAATGGGTGGATATGAACCAATATTAAATATTCTTGGTCACAAATACTTTACCATTGATGATAAAATTAATTTCATTAGAGATGCAATAAAACAGTTAACAGAAAAATACAATTCAACCGGGATATCTACGTATGAATTAAATATGAATGCTATTCCATATGGTTCTCCTGATTATGAGTTACAACAAATTGAGTATTTCAATCCGGACTTTGTTACCATAGATGTTTATGATGGTGAAGAGTATGATAGACACAAAGGTAGTTTTACTGAACGATATACGGATTTAGATGATAATACATTAGATGAGATTTTCCTGTTTATGGTTGACGCATTAGAATACAATATGTAAAATACTAAACGATTAAACCATTCGTTCATAGTCCTGCGTTTCACTCCGGAATTCACTCATAGTTTTATCCTTTACTATTTTCTTATGTATAAGAAATCCATTTATTTATATACGTTAACTTCCATCTGTATAAAAAACTCAATAATCTATACAGATACTATTAGTTTACATATTATAACTGTTTTACTTTACACATCATATATTATAATCCTTTTACTCACCATATATACATTTTACTATTGACCATTAATAGTCAAGTAAACAATCCCCCCATTTATGTTGGGGGAACAAGTTCCCCCCATATAGAGTGGGACTCCACTATGTGTCGGTCTCCGACACAAACTACAGACATGATTAGTTATCCGGATGAGGTGTTCATTATTAGAGTATGTTCATTTGCAATGAACAATAGATTTAAATGAACATTGTAATGGACGTTACGGTAACTTGTATTACGGTATCGATTAAAAAGTTATGTTTTGTATCACTACAGTCAGTTTTAAACTCACAAGAGTGATACGAATAGTAAGTTTTAATGGTATTTTATGTCTCTATAGTGTCCCATATTATATATTTTTAATTCGTTCATTAGTGGTCAATTATATACCCTTAACGGGTCGTTGAAGTGAATCTCCTAACACCTAACGGTTCCACCGCATCATAGACCATAACTAATACAATTTACTGGGAAACGTCTATACCTAATTTATTGGTCCTAACACTACCTACAGAGGGGGAAAAGTGGACACTGACATAGCGTCATGACCATATCCGGTGGTAAAAAGTGGTAGACTGTGTAGGTTAAATGGGGGAAAAAGTGGGAAAAAGGATTATCCCCATCGTGAAACAGACATGACATTTTGACAAAATCAAGGAATTTAACATATTAAGTTATCAACAATTCCCCCCATGAGTATGTAGAATAAACATTAGACCCTTATATTTATTAACAAATAAGTGTTAATAATATGTACCAAAACAGAACAAGTCTAAATAAGAGTCAAAGATTACTAAACAATTTCGCAATTGAGGTTGTTTGTGAGGGGGAAAAGTATATTGTAAATTATAGTTATGAGCAGTACACAGGAGTGTGTGAGTATAATTATGTTAGTCTTCCGGGACAGAGAAAACCAATCAGTCAAAAGATTTTACTTCTAACGGCATGTGAGATGGGGGATATTATAGAAAAGATAAATATAGATTCCCCCCTATCAAGTGATGACTTAACAGGGATGACTATGGAGATAAGGGAACATTCCCTTCAATGTGTCGAGGACTATATTATAAACGGGAATTAGAATCGGGGGTCATCATCGGATAAATGTTCGATGATATGTTTCCTCCACCATATAACAAAGGAATTGTCTTTAGGTAGTTTCTGAGCCACAACTTCACCAATGAAAATAAGAACCCCCATCACAATTAGTATATTAAATAGTATCATCATAGTTTAAATGTTTAATAGTTACCGGCGATAATCACCGTCAATTAACAAAGATATAAATAAATTATGACATTCTCAACAAAATGGGGGATTCATTAACAATTATTTTCAGAAGTATATATACTCCATTATCATATTCTCAGTAAATGGGGGGATATATATAAATATAGAGCGCTGTGGAGTCTACTCTTCCACCCTTAAGGTTCGCCCCCATCCGGACTGATTACCGATTCTGTGGTACAAAGATACAAAAAAGATTTGTATCCACAAACAAATTTCATTATATTTATTAACATATGGAACAATTAACTAAAAAACAAATGAGAAGTGTGGACATGATGGTCAACGCTATCAAAAAGAAATACCCTTTCATCTTAGGATGGAAACCATCTAATGACTTCCTTAAGTATGATACCATGTTAAACATTGACTTCATGGTGGACTATAAGATGTTAGCTAACTTCTTTGGTATTGAAACCAATAAACATTGGGTAGAACATCTTGATACACAAGGTCCATATGAAACATATACATTGGGTGGTCTATTCAGTTACGATGACAACCCCCAACTTAAAGACCTATCATATGATACAACAGATAACATGGAACGTCTAATGACTGATGTCAATGAACAACTACCGGAAGAATTCCAAATCAATTACCCTTACGAAAACTTCAGAGGGGAGATAGTTAATGTACCAAGACGAATACGTCGTGACCATTACATAATGCAATAACTTATTAACATCATACCGGAGGGAGTGTTCATAACTTATGATAACTCCTCCCATCTTACCCCCTATGTGGGGGCATACCCCCTCCCTCCCCCGTATCCCCCCTCCATATATGACATATTGACAGTCAAATAGGGGGGATAATCCCTTAAACAAAGTATTCGAGAAAAAAAACCTTAAAAAATTTTTGGAAAAAAATTGGGGAAAATCCCCCCTGTTAATTGGGTATCCGGAAATAATGATTAGTAATCCGGAAAATTTCCGGATGGGGTCATATCGTATATTGGAATATGAGATATGAAAAAAAAAATTCTGGAAAAAATTTGGTTATTAAAAAAAAAGTATTATCTTTGTCCCGTTAAACTTTAAAACATAAACGTTATGGGAATCATTAAGAAGTACGAGTCAAAAACAATTCAGGGGTTCATTCACATTGTTAAGGGGAATAGGGTATATTATGACCCAACTATTCAAAGAAGAAAAGTGTGGAAGAAAACCGACAAGGTTAGTTATCATTTATCATTGTTAGATGGTACAGATGCGAGTAACATTGTATTGTGTGACATTAAGTCTTCAATGGAATATTCCTTTAGTCAGAATAATACGAAGGACTATGAATATTTTTCAAGTTTATGGAATCAGGGGTATCGTTACATTTCAATAGATGGGGGGAACAGGACTGAGTTTTTGATTGAGAAGTATAATGAGATTGATTGGAATTCCCCATTGAGTGATATGATGTTTGACTTCTTCAATAGTGAGATTAGTTTAAAGTATATTTTCAATGCTACGAAGAATCAATTACATAGAACCTTCATTAATTTGAACAGTAATACATCTGCTAATCCCCAAGAGAGAAGGAATGCTGAGGAGGGGATTATTTCTGAGTTTATTCGTAAGAACGGTATTGATTATAGTGGGGAGTTATTAAAGATAAGTGGGTTGACCTTTTCAAGGATGAAAGATTTGGAATTGGTTAGTCAGTTTTTATCTTATCACCAATCAAAGGACAAGACATTGAACACTACTAATTTGGATTTGATGTATAAGAATGTTGAAATATTCAATGAGAAGAATTTCAATGACATTATGAAGGTATGGGGTAAGTGTATTAATTTGATACACGAAACTAAATCGGATATTACTAAGGGTAATTCATTTAATTTGTTTATGTTCTTATTGGATATGAGTCGTGAATACAACTGTGTATTGAATAAGGATTTGATATCTGAGTTTGTTGATAAGTATTTGGAATTGGACAATCAGAGGATAATTGATACCTTTAAGAATCCTATGAATAGTAATTGGACATATCTATGTCGTTCTATGACTAAGAATTTGAAATATAAGTTTGAGTGTATGTATAATGATTTCCACCCGTTTATTGGGGAATACTTCTATGAGTTGGATTCTAAGAGATTGTTCACTGAGATGGAGAAGTTGGCTAAGTGTATTGAGACCGGAGGTGTTGTTACGAGGTTGGATGGTAGTGTTGAGATTTACACCCCCCTTCAGGTTAAGAACGGTAAGGTTATAAATGGGGGTCATAAGGATAAACCACATTCTAAAGGTGGTGATAGTACGTATGATAACTTGGTGTTACAGGAGAGTTCTGATAACAAGAGTCAAGGGAATAGACATTAACCCCCGCTTTGATTGGTTGACATCCGGAATATAATTGATTATCATTTAATTCCATAAGGTATATAACAATTATGGTAAAAACAAAATCAATTTCATTTCTCAAATACAACAGGTTTGAGTTTGGGGAACAAATCGTTAGTCAATTCGTGGTCTTTGAATGTAAGTGGCTATTCTCCATCATCTTCTTTTATTTTCATAAATCCTTTGGTAGTCAGGATAGGTTTCATACCCACGCTTTTAACGCGTGGTCTGTGAAACTGTTTGGGGGGTATGACGAGCACATCTTGGATGATGAGATTAGTGGGGAATATCGTATTGCTAGACGTGAGAAGGTGTTGGTTTATTTCCCCCGTGATTCCTATCATCGGATATCTAATAGTTCCGGATGTATGACGGTATTGTTCTCGGGACGTTGGAATAAAACTTGGAAGGAATACGTGAATGGTAAGATTATTCATTACGGTTGGGGTCGGGAATGACGGACCTCTGTGGACCCGGACTCCCTTCGGTCGGGTTCAATCCCCCCGCCCCCTTTTTTGTTTGGATAATTAAAATATTATTTATATCTTTGTCAAAAATAAATTGATAATGAGAAAAAACGTATTAAAAGAATTGGTATTAGCTAATAAGAAATTAGTTAGTCATAATGTAATTTCAGATATTGTATTCAAAGGGGATTGGATTAGATTTTTTATTAATTGTTACTTGTATTGTAATTCACAGTCTTATGGTAATAAATGGACGGATAAATTATTATATCATTTTAAGTATTTGTATCCTATTCCCGCATCATTAGGGTATGGTGATTTTTTTCTTAGAACCAAAAAAACTAAAGAGAATATTGTTTTTGAAAATAAATTATCAATAAGTGTAAATAAGAAGTTTAATGTTAAGAATATTAGACCTTATCAACATTTTGATTTTTTATTAATTACCTTCGTAGACGCTTTAGATAATTTTAATACGGAATACTACTGTATTCCATTATATTCATTTGTGAAAGAGTTTAATTTAACATATCAAAATGGGACAAAAAAGTCAAATGAGGGTAATACCCAAGTTGGTCTTTCTAAAACATTTGTTAAGGGGAGTGATGATTACAATAGATTAATAAAACTTAGTATGATGAGAAATAATACTAAAACTTCTTTGGAAATATTTTTAGATGATTTTTATAATGAAAGATAACCCGGACTCCCTTCGGTCGTTCTCAAATCCCCCCGCCCCCTTTTTTTGGAATGATGTATATTTATCATTATGAGAATTATTATTGCAGAAAGTAAGTTGATGAATATGGTCAACAACACATTGGGGTATGACTTGTCGGATACGATTGAAATGATTACAAATTATTGGGAAGCTAATGTTCTTATACGTCGTATGTTTGAGAGTAAAGGAGAATTTAATACACTATTAAATCATTGGGGACCTATGTTTTGGATTAAGACACCCGGAAATGGCAAGTGGTTGGCTCAACAACGTGAAGGTCGTGAATGGTTTATTTATGAAGGTGGTTATAAACCCGAATATGTTGAACGTATTGATGAACATCGACTATTATCTTATATGGGTATTGATATGTTTGGAATTCCTCTTAGCACTATTATTGATAATTTTGTAAAAGAAGAATAGATATGAAAATAATAATTACAGAGAATCAATTTAATAACATATGGTTTAAGAGAAGAATTGACCTTATCAGAAAACTTGTTGACAAGTATTTGGTTTCTATGGGTGAACCTACAATTGTATCCAGATTTTATTATCGTGATGATTATTTTGATGAGGTTGTTCGTCGTGTTATTTCCGACTTAACGGATAGACAGGATTTAACATTAGGACAGAAAGTTTATGTAACTGATTTAATTAGAAAAAATTTTGGTAATAGGATTGATTATTATCGTAATTACCAGGAACTTTATTAACCCCCACTTGATTGTGGGGTTTTTTATTTATATCTTTATCTAAAATTATATATCATGTCAGAACAAACAGAACAAACCCCAAAAACAATTGCAGTATTCTCAAGAGAATATTATGAAACATCAATCACTAAACAACCGGTAGAATTAACCCTTTCTGATTATCCGGAATTAGATGGTATGACTCAAGAGGAAGCTATTAATTATGTTGAAGTAAATGCTTGGGAAATGAAACCGACCAATGATGAATATGGTTATGCCTCATTAGCCGAACAACTTAACGAAATGGATATTCGTAGAGATAAAATCACAAACGAAACACAAGATATTTGTGCAGTAAAAGAAATGTTCTAATTGTTATTATGGAAAACGAAGACGAAAACGGGGCATATAGGATTATAGATACCGGACCTGCTGGATGTTATCGGGATTATTATGAACCTATACGAGAATTACAAAAAGGTGTTGAACCTGACCTCAACGGGTCTCCTGATAATAAGGTGATTTCAATCCCCGAAACATTCAAGGATGTTATCTTGAAGTTATGTCCCGAGATTAACGATGTTGTTTCAGTTGGTTATAGAGAACAAACTGTGTATGACCCTATGACATTTAATCCGATATATAAGTATTTGGTTGGTATTGATATCTATTTTAATAATCATAATGGTATGAAGAAAAGTAAGAATGAATACGGTAAGGAGATTGATGATTATTTTAAGATGACCTATAGTGATATGGATTATATAACCTTTCACGTTCAATCATTTATTTTTCCACCCGAGAAAACAAATAAGGATAAATTTTTTGAATTGTTTGGAAAATAATGTTATCTTTGTAAAAAAATAATTTATGAAAAACATATTTTTAATTCCCACCGATAAGGAGAGTAGATTGTGGAGAGATTTGGATTCCAATAAATTGAGGTTTGATAATTTATCCCATTCCAATAGTAACGAATGTACCAAGTGTTCCCACGAGTATGTGTATATAACATCTGATGAAGAAGGTATATATGATAAAGACTATTATCTATATGAAGGAAGTGTGTTTCAAGCAAGACCAAGAGATGAAGGTAATTTTAAAAACAAAGTGATATTAACAACAGACCAAGACTTAATCAAAGATGGTGTGCAAAAGATTGATGATGAGTTTTTACAATTTTTTGTAAAGAATCCAAGTTGTGAGGAAGTTGAAATAGTAGAAGGAGATTTTATAAACGGAAAATATACATTTGGGAAATATCATATTAGAAGAATGTACTTTGCTGATGAACCAAAACAAGAATCTAAAGAAACACTTGAAGAAGCTTTTGAAAAATTTATGGAAACTAATTTTTGTGGACAACTTACTAAAGGATTTGTATTAGGAGCTATGAAATTTGGTGCTAAATGGCAACAAAAAAGAAGTTATAGTGAGGAAGAAGTTATAGTGATGATTAATGAGATAGTTGAAAAGCACTGTACTTACTTTGAACAAAAACATAAAGATACTGTTAAATTAGGATGGTTTGAACAATTTAAAAAGAAATAAAATGAAAAACATACACGTATTACCAACGGAACACACAAGTAGGCTATATTACAATAGCCAAGAAAGAACATATCAACTATGTGAGTTTCCAAAGTATCATACAGACATTAAATCTACACATAATTTGTACATCACTAATGATGAAGAAGGCGTATATGATAAAGACTATTATGTATATGAAGGAAGTGTGTTTCAAGCAAGACCAAGAGATGAAGGTAATTTTAAAAACAAAGTGATATTAACAACAGACTTAGACCTTCAAAAAGATGGTGTTCAGGAAATTAGTGATGAGTTCCTTAAGTGGTTTGTGAAGAATCAAAGATGTGAGGAAGTTGAGATATATAGAACAGGAGGTCATTATGATGGGGCAATGGAATTTTATGAATCTTCATTTTACAAAATCATTCTTCCAATAAAGAATTTCTATTGTGGTGATGAGGTTGACTACGGAGAACAATGTAGTTTTCAGTGTGAAAATTGTAATGACTGTACTGGAGTTGATTATGGGTACATAACTAAGGTGGGTATTGAGGTTAAGGACGAAATAGTTAGACCACTTATGGTTCCAAAGAAATATTTTGGTAAAGTAGAAACCCTTAGTGAGAAGTTGGAAAAGATTGTATCTAAGGAACCAAGTAAGTTTGTTGAGGAGAGTAATGAGAGATTTAGAATTAGAGAAGAGAAAGTTTATAATAATGTATTTCATTACCAAACAAGGTGGTTATTTGATTGGTTATCTAAAAATGATTATTTAACGGATAGTAGAGAAGTGTTAGAGAAAGAGTATAAAGAATATTTAAATAAGTAATGGAGATAATTTGGAAATATAATTTTTTGGAGACCATAGGTTTTATATGTTTGGGTCTATTAGTTCTACGAATATTAATACCCATTGTGGGTACAGTTTTCTTAAATGGAAAATTTAAAGGTTGGTGGTAACGTTATTCCCCACCCAATCTTCCTCCGGTCGAATTAAAATCCCCCCGCCCCTTTTTTTGAAAACATAGATATTTATTATTATGAATATATTAATAAAAGAACGACAATATAAAGTATTAGTTAGTGAGGTTAATCGTGCGTTTGATTATTCGGATGAGAATCCTGAATATGAGTATAAATCAATCGGTGTTGTTCCTGATAAAAAATACCCTAAAAAATTTATTGCATTTTTTAATGGTACTGAATTTGGAAAATCGGATTATAAAAAACCAAACGAACCTCAATTTGTAATCTTTAGAGGTCCTAACGGGGTATTTGAATTGGATAAAAATGATATTAGATATAAGGGAGGAGTTCCATTTATTTTTAGTGATGAATTATATTATAAGGATAGGAAATACTATAACATATTATTCAATTTACTTGATGATTCTAAAACCAATATTAAACAGGAGATAACATCTTATCAAATTCGTAAGGCTTTGGAATTGGCGTTCCCACCGGATAATGATGGTCCGGGTAAATGGAACTATCAAGATAACATATTTTCTGCTGGTGTGAGAGGTGTCTATACCATTGGTGAAAAATTGGGTAATGAAGATGATTGGTCTATTTTAAATTATTTTGATACCAAAAAAGAAATTCAGGAACTGATAAACAAAAGATACTCTAAATCGGACAGTGATTTGGATATTGTTAATTGGTTGGCTAATGAACTTAGAGATAATCCATCTTTTATTGAACCTTTAGTTGAACGTCAATGGCAATCCATTGAGAATGGATATAAAAGTGAAGAATTGGCTAAAATATTAAAAAAAGGTAGTAATACTACATTTTATCCATCGGGTTCTATAATGGATAGATATGAAGGGGTTGATGCTACTATTGATGGTATAAACTATCAAATTAAACCATTGGTCTCGTATGCCGGTAAAAAAGAAGGTCCTTTTTTCATTAAAACTTATGGTATGAGAGATTATAAGGGAAAATCATTGGTTGATAAAATATTATTTGTTAATCCAAATAAAATGTTGGAATTTGATAATAAAAATTATACCCACAGTTTTAATTCTGCTGTATTTACAGAGCACCCCACCGAAATAACTAACGTAGATTAATTTAACCCCCCTTTTATTTCGGTGTTGGGGGATATTTATTTGTATGAAGATATTAATTACAGAATCACAGTATAATTTTTTGATTGAACAAACCACTCCTCCGGTAACTAGTGGGGGGACAACTACCGTTTTAACACCTCAACAACAAAGATTAAAACAAATTGAACTTAATAAAGAAAAAGCGGAGGCTCTACGTCAAGAACGGGCTAAAGCATTTGCTATTAAAGATTCTTTAAAGAAAGAACGAAATAAACTTGTTTGGACAAAATCTTACGAAAAGTATAAAAAACCCGGACAAACTTTTGACCAATGGTATAAAGAATTTGATGATAGAACAAAAAAGAACGCTGCTGAAAATCCTGAACCTAAAGGAGAAAGAACTTTTTGGGCTGGAGATAATGGTCCTAAGTCCCCGTGTAAAGGTGGACGTTGTTCCGGATTAAATTAGAGTAGTTAATTATGAACAGAAAGAAAGAACTCATCTTTAAATATTTTGATATGACCTTTAGGGGTTATGAGAAACACGGGAGACGACCGATACGTATGGGGTATCCTCACGTTCTATATGAATATATGGATGATAATGGTCGTACCGCTTTTGAATATGATACCAAACAAGAATCAATACGATTTGACTACGATGATTTTTATACCGCTAAAAATATGTTAGGGATGTCTATACCTGATTTGGTGGATATCTGTAAAGAATATGTTTCAATTAAATTTAATGAACCGTCAGCATTAAAATCAACTTTTTTTACTAGAAGATTAAATTAATATGAGAATGATAATTACTGAAGATAGATTACATAGATTGGTCCTAAAATGGTTGACCGATAAATTTGGAGGGTTACCTTCGGTTACAAGCGAATCCAACCCAACTCGTCTTTTCTATGTTAAAGACGGTAAGGTAATGATTGACTATCATTTAACAAACACTAATGTGTATGTTGATGTGTTTAATATATGGAGTGGGTTAACCAAAATATTTGGATTAGATTTTTCTGATGTTCAAACAATATTAAAAAAATGGTTATTGGAGGAATATGGTTTACATTCAAATAATGTTTCGGCGAGAGACGATAACCCCTGGTGGTGGAAAAGAGTGGAGGAAGAATTATGAAAATAATAATAACAGAAAACAGATTAAAAGGGTTAATCAATAATATATTGGGTTATAACTTATCCGACAATATTGAAATAATTACAAATTGGATTGAATTAGGTCCTAAAGGTCAAAACTTGTTTACTGATGGTAGAGATGAGTTTAGGTGGTTACTTAATAATTATGGTCCAATGTATTTGTTTAAGGTTAATGGAAATAATTATTATCTTCACCCTCAAGGTAAAGAATATGGTACCTTAGTTTTAAGTGAATCTCACAATCGTAAAATTAGCGAAAATAATTTTTTAAAAATACTTGGTCTTGATATGTTGGGAATAAGTTTGAATAAATTAATTGAGGAATTTGTTGAGGAATGAAAATTATAATCACTGAAAGACAGCATAACTTGTTAATGGAGAATATCCCGGCATCACTTCGTAGAAGGTTTAATTATGACGAAATTAAAGGTCATTTAGATTTTGTTATACAGAATTATAATCCTTGTGATTATGGAAGTTTGGGTGATTTTATTGGTGAAATGTGTGATATGCTGGTATTGGATTTAATTGATGATTACTATTATGAAAACGGCGGAAAGATTGATTCTAAAACCAAAGATACTTTGTATTATTTTATGGTAGATAATTTTGCCGATTATCTACAAGGTATTTACGATAAGGAATGTGTGTAATATAAATTATAACATATCCGGCATTGGCATAGTCCATTCAGGTGTTGATAGAATTTGTAATATCTCATCATATGTATAAGGACCTTCTTTTGTCGTTAAATCTGACACACATATTGGCATCACACCATCCCATTTAACAAATGTTTTTGTTAGGTCAACCGATTTTCTAACCGTGTCAATTGAGGTTTCTAAAACCTCTTCAAAATTAATGTTAGATAATTCATTAACATTAAAAATCATAAATTCTCTGTTGTCGTATTCTTGTATTTCCATTATAATCCGTATCTTGATTTAGTTGCGTTATATATTGTTGTTACTTCTGTTGCCGTTAATGCTCTGTTGTATGTTTTAACAGACCCAATCTCACCATTAAATGGTAATGACCCTGAAGTATAAAAAACCCCTATTGTTGTTATCGCATTTTCAGAATAAGTTACCGCTTGCGTTGTTGTATTTTCTAAAACACCATTAACATATAATGCAGTGAAATTATCACTACTTCTATGTGTTGCCACAATGTGATACCAAACATTTACAGAGGGCGCCCAAGAAGTTTTCAAATAAGTCCCACTAACCATTGCCGCAATATTTTGTATTATACCAATTTGTAAACTAAACCCTGTCCCCCAAGAAGGCATGTTTGAAATAATTCCGTGCCAACTCGTAAAAGAATTTCCATTAACCCAAGCTTCCTGTGTTATATCAGTATTATTTAATAATGGTTGATAACCTAATGTTATCACATCATCAACCCCGTCAAATCTCCATGAACCATTTCCATCACCAACATATTGAACACCATTTGTTAATGTACCATTTATATTATTCCCACTCACATCGTATGCTGTGGTTGGAGAGATTGCATATAAATTTGTATTTTGAGCATCTAATGAAAGTACTAATCCGTCTGTTGGTATAAATCTTTGTAGTCCTGCGTAATAGTTTTGTAGAACCTCAGCGGCTGAGAGTGCTCTGTTGTAAATTTGAACATATGGTAAATCACCTTTAAAAGGTTGACTTACCCCCCCGCTCCAATCCCCAAAGGCGATAGAAGTACTATCTAGAAGATTAGAAGATACTGTTTTGCTTGTGGTTTGGGTAATACCATCTAGGTAGATTGTATGAGTTGTTCCGTTTCTAACTGAGGCGAAATAGTGATACTTTCCTGATTCATAAGGAAGTGCTATTCCGTAAGGATAATTAGGCTCTATTATTCCGGCGCCTACGTAATTAGCGCCTGATGATGCAAAATAGCTTGAAATGAAAAAACCTGTAGTATATAATTTATCTACTAATCTCCCCCAAGCATTTGAACCATTATCTTTAAAAATAAGACAAACTGTAAAATCCCCAAAATTTGGAGAATATGTTGTCTGAACTCTATCATCCGCGCCATCAAAAACTATACTCCCACTACTATAAGTTGGTCCATTAACTAAAGTACCGTTATTTCCACCACCGCTCAAATCTTTCCAAGTTGTTCCGGTTTTTGGGTATGAAGATACAAATCCTGCATCTACATTTAATACAAGTCCACTGGTTACAATTGAGGGGTAATTATTATTTAGAACCGTCATATTACTTTGAGAATTAATCCAAACCAAAGCTTCCGCTGCAGTTGAAACATTACCCCCCAATTGTTTAACTATTTGAATTAAATCACTATCATTTTGTGGGACGTAAATGGATGGTCCATTAGACTCTTTATTAATGTAAATGGTGTAACCCCCATTTATTGGGGAAATTCCGTTATAAAATCCGGTTAAATTTGTTGGAGTATTATTAACAGCAACATTAAAATTACCTGATTGTATTGAATTTGGTGATGTACTTAAATTATATTTTATGATATTTGACATATCTATAAATACTTAATAGATTTAAAATTAACGCCCCTTTGTTTTTAATATTTTTTTTGCATATTTATTGATATGAAAAAGATTATAAAATTAACGGAATCGGATTTAAAAAAAATTGTGTTAAAACTTTTGGATGAACAATTTGATTATGACTACTACGATATTATTTTAGATTTATATAATGAGGTTGGACTTGAGGGTATGACTGATGAAGAAATTAAATATTTAAAGAGTGGTGGTGAGAGTAATGTACCTGAAAGATTTTTGGGTGGTGAATTGGATATTGATTCTGAAGAATCTGAAGATTTCGGAGGACTTGATAAATTCAAGGAAATTATGGATGGGTTTAACCACAAAGTTGTTGATACTGCTCCTGATGGTAAGTTGAGAGTTGTTTTTAAAGAACGACCTGAAATAATGGAACAACTTAATGGTGTGGTTCCGGAATCATTAATTGAAGTTAGACAAGGATATATTATTGTAATGATTCCCGAGAATTGGACCGATGATATTTTCGGAGAAGAAATATAATTTAAAACCCCATCCTAATCGGTGGGGTTTTTTGTTCCATATTCAACAACGGATTTACATTTTTCACTTTGACGTTGACCGCCAGCGTAAGTTCCGTTAACTTTTTCACCATTGTCAACAACATCATCAACTTGTTCTTGAATCCGATAATGAAAAATACCCGTCTTTTTGTCAACACATCCGGCTGCCACAGTTTCTTTAACACCATTCTCAATAACATCATCAATCATTATGGGAACATTACTGGTATTATTTTCATTCATCCATTCAATGGTTGATACAAGGTCACAATCACCGGGTGTTTTTGTTTCTTTAACACCATCTTGAATTACATCATCAACATTAAGATATGATGCTTTCAACGTTTCTTTAATACCATTCTTAATCACACCATCAATTCTTCCTTTGTGGTGATATACATCATCGTGGGTTTCTATTACACCCTTATCAATCACCTTATCAATCATTTTTTCATCTACATATGCACGTGGGTGGGAAGTTCTCACACCATTTTCAAGAACATTAGATAACATTCGGTCGGTACAAACCCAATCCAACATCTCCTTTGTTTCTTTCACACCTTCTCTAATGACTTCTTTCACATCGTCAGTATAGTTATCTGTGTCGTGATAGGTTTTCCTCACACCATTTTCAATAAGGTATTCAACAACTTCAGTATAATCTTTATGAATGCGTCCGGTAAGTTTTACACCTTTTTTAATAACACCTTCAATCCAACTTGTATTTTCATACGGGTTACTCTGTGTATCTCTTACACCATTTTGAATTATGTCTTCAACAAAATTATGCTTATGCCACTTATCACCAAAGGTGTGTTTCACCCCATCTTGAATGATGTCATCAACTTCTCCTTCAGTAATGTTCATTTCCAAACGGGTTTCTTTTATTCCATTTTGAATGATATCGTCAACCCCAAGAAGAGTACGTCGTAGTGTACTAATAGTTTCCTTAACCCCGCCATCAATGATGTCTTCAATATTACCTCTTGTCACTAGAGATTTATAATTGGTTTTCTTTACCCCATTTTCAATGGTACCTTCAACACGTTCTTGGATTCGGTTATCTATATGTGATTGTTTGGTGTTCTTCACACCATTTTCAATTGCATATTTGGCAACCTTATCTCTATTCCAATCAGGTGCTCCGGTATGGTTTACCCCATTGATAATATTATCTTCCACCCATTTGGTGATGTATGATTGATTCTCCACAACATCCAACGAAGTGAAATCAAATATTTGTTTGAAGAAGTTGTAGTTATACCATAGGGTTTTAGAATCGGTTAGTTCAATTACCCATTTTTTGGAATCGGTAAATATTAACCAAGTAGAACCATTGTGGGTATATGTATCCACACCTTTAATCCACTTTTCCATTAATAAATTAATTGCATTTTTCATATAACAAATATAATATTTTTTTTGGATAGTTTCAAATATTATTTGTATCTTTGTGAAAAAATAATAGAGATGAAAAAAGTATTAGGGTTATTAGTGGTGTTGTTTATGATTGGGTGTCAACCAATTGAATATAAAGATTTACATAGTGATAAAATTTATTTAAGACAGTTGGTTAACCGGGATATCACACAAACCCATACATCGGGTTCGTTCTTTTTGATTGCCGGTTCGGTTAATTCAAATACTGAAACCAATACAGTTGTAAAACTTATGGGGGATGTTAATGGGGAATATCGTTTTATGCAATTTGATTTTGAAAAGGTTAGAATCAAAATTGATAATAAAGTAACCACTCCGTATATAGTTTTGAATTATAGAGATACTTCTAAAATGTCAATGGATTACTTATTGAAGTATCCGTATTATATTGAAAGCGTTACCATCGTATGTCCGGAACAATACTTACCTGAGAGATTATTACCAATTCAAATATAAAAATTATGGACAGTTTAACAGTTGGAGTAACTTGGAGACGAGAAGATAAGAGAAACTATTTTGATATTGGATTCCCAAAAGACCAAGAATTATTATCAGTCAAGCAAACAACAATGATGTTGGCTGCGGGTATGTCATTATTAATGAAGGCTGGACACAAACGAGGTGATTTTAAAGATTATGAAATGTTTGAACACGTAATTGAATATATGAAAAGTGAGTTTGTTTCCACAGAATCTTTTGAAGATGCTACCATCCAACCAAATACTTTAAAGAGTGAATCCTAAAAAAGAAGAGTTAATTATCAAATATTTGGAACTTACCTATGGTGATAGAGAGATGTGTGATTTAGAAAATTCTATGAGTATTGGTGGTGTTTGTATATATTATAAAATCAGTAAACAAGTTGGATTTGCAGGTGAGGTTCATTCAGATTTAAATGGTTGGTTTGGTGACGGAACATACTACCCTCAATTACATAAATGGTTCTCCAATAAATTTAATGTAGAACTTAAATAATCCCCCATTACTATTTAGTAGTTGGGGGATATTTATTTATATGAAAGTTATAATTACAGAAAGACAATACAAGTTATTGGAGATGGATTCTTCAATTAGAAGAAGAATACATAGAATTGAAAATTTCCTATACAACTTAATGGATGGTATGTATGTTTGTGATTATGACAATGATGAGCATTTTATGGAAGGTGTTAAATACAACGCTGAAGATTATTTTACGGACATTAATGATTTTGATGGTATGGATAAAGATGATTTTTTAGAACTACTTGAAAATGAATTTAAAGAACTAATTTATAATTATTTTGATAAACATTGTTCCGGTGATAATCAGTTAACCGAAGGTAAGAATAAACCAACCAATCCTGAGTTATGGTCTCGAAGTTTGGCTTGGGCAAGGTCAAAATATAAAGTTTGTCCGAGTGCATATTGTAATGGTGCTGCAGCCAAACGATATAAATCAAAAGGTGGTGGATGGAGAACAGTTAAAAAATCGGCTAACGAATCTGAGGAAACTAATGAAGCTTCAAGTCCGGCACAACAAGCAGCAATTGCAATCAACATGAAGAAAAAAGGAATTAAACCAAAGAACGAAAATGTTAATGAAGATTTGCGTAATTGGTTTAAGGAAAAGTGGGTTGATGTAAGCAAAAAAGTTGACGGGAAACATCCACCTTGTGGAAGAAAGGATGCTGATGGTAAGTCATATCCAAAATGTCGTCCATCAAAAAAGGTTTCATCTGAAACACCTAAGGTGGCTTCATCGTATGATAAGGATGAGAAGAAAGCGATGACTCAACAAAAGAGAAGAGCAGAAAAGAAAGACCCAAAAGTGGGAACAGGAAATAAACCGACAATGACAAGTTATAAAAAATGAAAATAATAATTACAGAATCACAATACAATAGACTATTCAATGAATTAGATGATAGTTTTTATGGTTCAGTTGAGGAGACCAACTTTGTTGTTGGTGATTTGTTGACTGAGGCGGAATATCAGGGACGTAAAGTTCAACTTGGTAAAATTATGCAAGGAGATATTAAGAAATTCAAAGTTTATGTTAAGAACGACAAAGGAAATGTTGTTAAGGTTAACTTTGGTTTTGGTGGAAAATCTGCAAAAGGAAAACGAATGGTCATTAAGAAAAATAATCCTGCTAGAAGAAAATCTTTTAGAGCAAGAATGAATTGTGATAATCCGGGACCAAGATGGAAAGCTAAATATTGGGCTTGCAGAACTTGGTAATATGGATATTAAAATTAAATATGATAAGTTGTTCTCTATCTTTGATAAAGTAATGCAACCCTATTCAAATTTAGACCACACCGAAAAATCTTATGATTATTGGGTTCAAGAAAAAGGAGATTATGTTGATTGGGATGTTTTGAATTTTTATAATGATATTGAAGAAGATTACGAAGATGACGATTGGGTTATGCAATATCAAAGTGAACCGGGTGATGAGGGTGAAGAAGAAGATTTACCAATACTACGATACGGAGAACATTATTCATTCCCAAATATAGAATCTATGTTTAGTCAATATTTTGATGAGTTATTAAAAGATTGGTTTGAAAAGGTATACGGTTATAATGTTAAAACAATTGAAAGGATATAATGAATATAGAAGACGAAGCAGTCCCTAGAATGATTACCAAATATATGAACACGTTTGGTAATAAGAGGATAAATAAAATGACTTGTTCCGACACGAAGTATAACTTCAGTGTTCATATTGTTAATTTATATAAAGGTGAGGAACGTTGGAAGTTTGCCGATAGTTGGAGGGATAAATACGATTACATACTTGTAATTGATTCTGAAGTTCCAATTCCTGTAGAGTTATGTGATGAGTATAAAGAAAAACATTTTAAAAATTCCGTTGCAAAAAAATACCCGTTAAATTGGGCTTTTGAACCTGAAATGGTAGATGATTTGAAATATATGGGGATTGATTTAACCTCTTGGTCGTTTGGTAAGGCGGGACTACATTTTAAAAATGAAGAATAGCAATACTTATTAGTAAATCATTATTATGTCAAAATCAAGAAAACCAGGGAAACCTAAAAAAAACAGAGTGAATGTTGTTAAGAAATTAAAAATAATGAATAAAAACAACGAAATCCTTTCAAGATTAAAGTCACAATTATAAAAATACATTTACTGTTTCAAACATATTGACTATTTTTTTAAAAACGACTATATGGAAGAATCACAAATTACAAGAACAATTAAGTTCACGGATAAAAAATGTATAATTAAACCTATGGAGGGACAAATAGGTAAAACAGAATTATGGTCCTCAGCTCCTCCTGTGACAAATTTAAGAAATATCTTTTTTAAGTATCAAGGAATTAACTACTACTTAATGGTATCATCTGAAGATTAATAAAAACCCCACCTATAAAGTGGGGTTTTTTCTTTATTGGTATATTTATAATAAAGAAATTTAAATTATGAAAAATATAATTACAGAAGAACTTGGGTATATGAAATACCTTTTGGGATATCAACGAGGTGTTGTTATTTCAGAACAAGAAATTGGTGAACAACGCCCCCCTGTTAGTAAAAAAGAACAAAACGCTCAACTTGCATACAAAAATATGATTGATGGTGCATCCGGAATGGGAACTGAGCCTCAAGATATAATAGATGGTCTTAATAAGATTACATATGCAAGTGAACTTCATCGATTACTAACATTATTTGCCGATAAAAAAACAGGTTATTCTAGTTTTACCGATATGATTAAAGGAGAATTTAGTCAAGGAGATGATTTAAATAAAATTATTACAAGACTAAATAAGTTTAAATCTGTTATTACAACACCTATTAAACTAAATATTGATGGTGATGAATTTCCGGTATTAACATTTAAAAAAATAACAAAACCATTGAAAGATGTTGCACCTGCGGCTGCGGCACCAGCAAAAACTGAATCTACAAATAAAGATAAATGGGAAGATGTTGTTAAATATTATGAAGGTAATAAAGACTCAAATTGGAAATTTGATAAAATGGATAAATTAGAAGATGATGAAAATATATGGGATTTAGTGATAGTCAATTCTACTGACCCAAATGATACTGATAGCCAAATGAGAATTTATGATGATGGTGATGTTTATGTTTGGAATAAAGGTCAAGGAACTGGTAAAAGTAGAGGTACTTGGGAGTGGGATGGAACAAAACCTGTACTTAAATTTAAAGATATTTCAAAAAACGCATCCGGATATGTACAACCAACTGATACAGATTGGTCAGCGGTAACTGAAGATAATAAAGTCATTGGGTTAAATGCGAAAGGTCATTTAGTTAAACAAGTTCAAAAAATATTAATTGAAATTGGATATAGTGGAACAACTTCGGGTTCTATAACTACTGATGTTGAAGCATGTAAAGATGATGTTGAAAAATGTGACGGTATTTATGGACCAACCACAAAAGAAATGGTTAAACAATATCAAAAAGATAATGGTCTTGCGGTAGATGGAATTGTTGGACAACAAACATATGATTCGTTGATTTAATATTTAAATTAATAAAACAATAACCCCCTTGATTGGGGGTTTTTGTTTCTTATAATTAAACTATGATGGATAAGTTAAATGGTTTAAGGAAGGTTATAAAAGTATTTTATCCGGATATTAAATTTGTGGTTCGCATTGATAAAAAGAAGAATTACGAAATAATTGTTAAAAACGTGAAAAATATTGAGTATAATCCATTAACTTTTCACCGAATTTTAGTCTTTAAAAATGGTAATGAGTTAATAATTGATAATTTTATTAGTGATATTACGGGATTTTACCCATTTGTTACTGAAGATAATTGTGTTTTTAAGTATTTAACAAAAGATAAGACACATATATTACACAACCCTTAATGGAAAATAATGACTAAAATATCTGTTTTAGTGGAAAATAATCACCTTAATTGGTGATTTTTTGTTTTATAATGGAAAATCAAATATTTATTGATATGAAATTTATTATAACTGAAAATAAAATTAATGACTTAGTCGTTAAACATCTTAACAATATGTTTGATGTTAATAATATTGGTTGGACACCTGGTTCTGACGATATGGGTAATGAGGTTGATTACGCTGTGGAATTCTATGAAGGTGATTATGAAGAAGGGTGGGGCGAGAATACTTTATTTAGATGGTATGATAAAGAATATTGGATTGAAGATGAGAGTGCTTTGCCACCAACAGGACATGAGTATGACCGCCATCAATTAAAAAAAAATATTAAAGATTCCCCAATACTTGAATTTGAGAATACTCATTTATCAAATCAATTAGATAGTATTTTTGGTGACAGATGGGAAGAACCGTTCAAAAAATGGTTTGAAGATAATTTTCACATTCGTGTAAAAACAATTTTAAAATAATCGGAATTTTTATAAAATTTAAGATATTTATTTTTTACTAGAGCAATATTAACTAGTTATTATTTTTAAAATATTATTTATTATCAATAGAATTAATAAATTATCAAGACCCAAATTCCCTCTGAATCAGAGGGTTTTTTATTTTTACGAGTATTTATAATTATGAAAATTAGAATCAACGAAAAACAATATATTAAATTGACCGAAGCCGTAGGTGTTCCAACTAACATCGTTGAAATTGCTCAACAACTATACGACAAAATTATATCCGGAATTAACCCTAATGATGACATAAATTCTTTTCTAACAAAGACAATTACTTTAAAAGGTGATTTCCAAATTAATGATTATAAATTTAAGACAATAAAGGTGTCTTTTAATGTTGATGATATAAACGACTATCGTAGTGCAGACGGTGAATTACCTAAAATTTCATTAATAGGTATGACTCATCACGGGAAGGTTAAAATGAATGCCAAGTTTAATTTTGAATCAAACCAAAATATGAACAAGGTTATATTATCAATTAGTTTTGTAATTGACAATGATGTGACAACTCAAGAAGTGATTGATGAGTTCAAAAAAGAACGAACTATTATGGTTTCAAGTTTAGCTCACGAACTAAAACACGCTTATGATGAATCCGTTAACTCAATAGTCAAAACACATAAAAGAGTTAATTATAATATTGGTTCACAAAGAAAATTTGGAAACATACCACCATTGAATCAATTATTGGGTTATATGTATTTTGCTCACACCACAGAAAATTTGGTTAGAGCAACTGAAATTTTCGCGGCATTAAAAGAGAGTGGTATAACAAAAGAGGAGTTTTATAAATTCATAACAAATCATAAAGTTTATGAGAATTATAGAGAAGGGGCTAACTTAAGTTATGAAAAATTAAGAGAAGATTTAAAAGTAATTATTCCTCAAATAAAAGAAACATTTGATGATAACAATATAGATTATCCAAAGGACGCAACCGATGAAGAAATGGTTGACATTACATTACAAAAATTTTTCAAAACGTTATTAAATTGGAAGGCTGGTGGAATGAGGGACTTTTTATCGGACAACTTTTTTGAATCAATGATGGGATTCAGTGGTGATAAACAAAAATATTTTGATAAATATTTAGGTAAGATAACAAGGTTTGGTAAAGATTATGAACGATTCTTCAAATATGAAATTAATCAAACGAGAAACATTTGTCTTAAGATGACAAAGAAATTAAGTAAGTTATATTACCTATTAAAAGATAAAAACCCCCAACAATAGTTGAGGGTTTCTTTTTATTATTTAATTCGGTAAAAACGTAAAATTTCTTTTCTTGAAAAAAATGACTTATCAAAAATCTCGGGTGAAGACCAATCATATTTTTTGTAATATGTCTTAACATATTGTTTTACGGTTTCAATCTCTTCCTGATTCAAATTCTTTTTTGTTTCAACAATTAAATGACCTTCTTTATCGTAGAAAATCTTTTGTCCGTATTCCATTGGTTCCGGAAGTTTATCTACCTGAGTTGATTGTGAATAAATTTGAGCAGATAACAATAATGTAAGTATTATAAGTATTTTTTTCATAAAATTATTAAATTGAGATTGAATCTATTGTTTTGAAATTACCGTTTTTGTAATTATCTTTAGGTGTTGGTTCTCCTACTTGCAGTTCTCCCTCAAAATAGTTTTGATAAGACCCCCAATATTCTTCCATTGACCCGTGTTGTAATTCATACAATGCGTCTTGTGTTTCTTCGTCAAACAATGGTTCTCCTTCTCCGTCAATCCATCCGTCTAAATTATCGTAGACGTATTGTAAAAATTCTTCTTCAGTTTCTCCCTTGAATTCAGGGAATTTTTCGCTATCTAACTCCACCGGAGCGTTGGCGTTGTGGGAGGTGTAATACTCCGTTTTTCTAAAATGTGATTTCATATTTGTTTTTTATAATGGTTTAATCTTCCTCAATACTTCTTTCGTCCATAACTTCACGATAACCTTCATATAGAGAATCACGAAGTTCGTATAATCCATCGTACATCTCTTCCAAATAATCATCGTCCTCAAAGATTCTATCGTGTTCCACTTCTTCGTAATCTTCAATATCATCGTAGTCCACCGCGTATACAAATGCTCCTATTGGGTCGTATGACTCGTCTTCATAAGTTCCGTATACCACAACATCACCACCTATGTACTCAACAATCTTTTGAAGATATTCCGTTGGAACTGTCCAAGCAGTTTCTATAACTAAATCAACCTCTGACGAATATTCATCCACATCACATTCAATGGTGAACCATTTAGAACCAACATTCTCTTCCATCCATCCTCTATCCATAAAATTATCAGGTTCACTAAATTCAGTTCCGTATAATTTATTGACGTGATTTATAATATCTACATATGAAGTATTATCACTATCTTTTTCAAGAAGACCATTTAATTTGTTAAAAGTTTCTTCGTTAAGGTTTCCAACCTTAACATAAGTTGTCATCGTGTTTGCCATCGTATTATCGTTTTAAGATTTCTTTAGTGTAGAACTCATCAAACCCAACCATCATTTCTGTCATAGATTTGTTTGTCTCTAATCCAACGATGTTGTCAATTAAACCAAATGATTTTGCCTCATCCGAGTTGAACCATTTGTCATTTCTTGATGACTCATACATCTCATCAAATGTTTTCCCGCAGTTCTCTGCCAAGATTTTGAATAACATATAGTTATATTTCTCTGCCTCGAATTGGTTAATACGAGTGTCCTGAACATTTCCTTGTGTTCCGTGAGACACCATATGTGTCATAATCTTTGAGAAGATTAATGAACTTCTTTTTCCTTTTGTTCCTGAAGATACTAACACAGAACCCATAGACGCACACATTCCAACATTTAATGTTGCAACATCCGGTTTGATGTAGTTCATAGTATCTCGGATTCCAAGACCTGACAATACGGAACCTCCCGGTGTGTCAAGATACATACTGATATCCTTTTTATCGGTCGTTTCCAAGAAGATAAGTTGTGCTTGGATAATAGATGCCATCTGACTCTCAACCGGTCCTGAAACCCAAATAATTCGGTCCATCATAAGTCGAGAAAAGATATCAAGTTGAGTTGCTCTCATCTCTCTTTCTTCCAAGATATATGGGGTAACACTCTCAATATGTTTTTGGTAGTAATCTAAGTTAAGACTTGAAACCCCTCTTTCGCTCATTGCGAACTTTTGAAACTCTCTTCCGTAATTCATTATGCTTTTTGTTTTTTTGGAACTAATGTTAATGCTTTGGCAACGGCAGCATCTTTAGATTTTAATCCTTTCTCAACAAGTTTTCCATTTTTATAGATTCGGAAATCAAAACCCATTGAATACCCGTGTTTTTTTGTTGTGTCCGGTCTTGACGTTGCTAATACATAAATGTCGTAAAGATTCGCTTTAACAACATACTTTCCTTTTGAACTTGGTTTTCCCATTTTTAAGTGTTTTAGATTATTATTATTTGACAAAGATATATAAAAAATCTCATTACAACAACTTTTTATTAAAAATATTTTTATTATACTTGTGGTATGATACATTATATGTCCGTTATTTTTTGGATAACAATTTTTAGATTGATTATTTACGGATTCTCAAATCCTAAACCTTCCTTTAAACAGGAGATGGAAAACTATGTTTACAATATTATTGTTGCCTGTTTTCTGTATTATATTTTTACTTAATGAAACGGGAGATATTTGAAAAAGTATTAAAGTGTTTTTGTTCTAAAGCAAAAATTAAAGAATATAATACTTGGGAAAGAAGTAGGTTGGATGAAAACAATAAATGGGTTAAGGATTCTCCCGCTTTATTTGTTGTGATAACTTTTGAAAAAACAGACACTGATTTAAAGTGTAACAACCTTTCTGAACAATTATCAGGTTTATTAAGTCATGAAATTATGATTGAACATAGTTCAAATTTAAATTATTTAGAATAAAAAATGGAGAAGAAACCGGATTTAGTTGTTTGGAGTGAGAAAGATGGTTATGACTCAAAATTAAAGTCATACCCCACAAGTGCGGGTAGTCAAGGATTTGACTTACCTAATGTTCCGTTGTTTAGGGAACAGTCATCAAAAAAGATGATGGATGTCTTTAATAGAGAGCATCAAGAGATAAAAGAAAGAATAGAAAAGATGTATGACGAATACAACACATCAATAATGGTGTGGGAATCTAAAATTTCTTTTGAACCAATAGTTGGAAAGTCATATTTTTTATATAACTTTGCTGGAGAATTAACATTATCACTTATCGCACCCAACGAATGGACACGAGGAAAAGATTTTGTTGGTGAGTATTTATTAAATTCTGATAACAAATGGATAACAAAAAATCTTGCAAAGAATGTCCCTGGATAGTTAGAAATCATTTTAATGATATGATTGTCGGACATTCAATGAAACACGACAAGTCCCACAATTGTCATATGATACCTCCGGAGAAAAGAGGTGGTCTGTGGGAAACAAAAGAAGAAACTAAATGTATTGGTAGAAAACAATTTGAAAAACAACAAGAATATGAAAGCAACATTATCGTATAATTTAAACGACCCGGATGACAGAATGGCTCATATGAGAGCAGTTAAATCTTTGGATATGGCGTCAGCATTATTTGAAATAACCCAAAATTTAAGAAAAAAGGTAATAAGAAGATTTGAAGATGATACAACAGAGTATGACTCTTTCGATGTGATTCAAGAAGTGTTTGATAGAATTTACGAAGTATTAACAGACCATAGTATAGATGTGGACGAATTAATTAATTAAGACATGAAAAAGTTAATATTATTATTGTGTTTAATTTTATCGTCGTGTTATGTTCAAGAATTACCAAATGGTCCAAACGAACATAGTGGGGATATTATTATTGTTCCACCACCAAACGGTACTGGAACAACAAATCAAAGTTTAGTTGGTCAAACGTGGGTTGTTACAAATTATAGAATTGGACAGATGGGACAAATACTCCCAAAAAACGATACAATTCGTTTTCTGACACCAACAACATATAAGTACAATAACTATCAAACCACCTATAGTTTATATCTTACAGGGTCAGGTTATAATTTAACATTAAACTATACGCCTTGGGGTAATTTAAGTGGAAATATAAACGATTACAATATAACGTCAGGTCAAATTGTCGGAACAAGATTTGTGGACATCTCAGTCGGGTCTTCAAATACTACGGAATATTACTTGTGGATGAATAAAATATAAGAAATGGGAAAGAAAATTAAAAGAGGAATAACGGCAAGTACTTTTGACTTACTTCATGCAGGTCACATCTTAATGTTGAAAGAAGCAAAATCGGTTTGTAATTATTTAATTGTTGCGTTACAGGTTAACCCAACAATAGATAGACCGACTAAAAATCAACCAATCCAATCGTTTTATGAAAGATGGGTTCAATTATCGGCGGTTAAATATGTGGATGAGATTATTCCATACACAACTGAATATGAGTTGGATACTATATTACAGAACTATGAAATTGACATTAGAATTTTAGGTGATGAGTATAAAGGTAGAGATTTTACCGGAAGTTATTTAGATATGGAATATCATTACAATAAAAGAACACACGGATATAGTTCAACAGAATTGAGAGAAAGGGTTTCAAATAATGGATAACACAATTTACGAATACATAAAGGACGGAATTACAATCAAAGGTAATCCAACGGAAGGTTACACTGTTTTCACAATACCGACCCAACATTTCAAAATGGATTCATTACATCAATTAACTCCGGAAACTTTTGAGAGAGAAATTCAAAAACAAAAAGTACACGATGAGTTAACGTCGGAAATTTTCAAAGAAGTTCAAAAAGAAATTAACCAAGAGATTCTAAATCAATTACGAGGTGGTGAACCGAATCCTGATATCATTCCGATGAATACGATTGATAGGTTATTTCATAAATTTTTGGATGCACCTGACCCGGATGCTGACCCGGACGTAATATGGGGTAAAAACCAATTCGTTCATATGTTATTAACTGATGATGAGTTCTACCAAAAGTGGGGTGAGAATTGTTGTGAGGAATTATCATATATTAGACGATATGATTTATGGTTAGCAAAAAACTATGAAACCGGAATGGAGTATACTCCAAATAATCCCCCTGATTTTGATGACCCATATTGGGAACCAACACCAAAAAGAAAATTATGTATATTATAGTTTGGTGAAATAGTCACCGGGAACCATTTATTGATGTGGATTTTCGTCAATTTATGGAATCGTATTATAGTTACGAGGAGGCTAAGGCTGCTGCCGAAGAAATTGTTAAAAACGAAAATGAGGGGGAACAAAGTCCCTGGTATTTTGATTATAAAATTTATAAAGAGAGTAATGACTAAATTAGAAAAACTTTGTATCAAGTGGTTGAATGCGAATTTTAACCCTATGGAACCATTCATTATGAAAGAATACCCTGATTATATCTTTCATATGAAAGATGGGAGATGTATCTTGCAACACAATAAAAAAAATGGGTATGTTTATGTGAGTTATAGAGAAATATGGAAGTTTTTTGAATCCTATTTTAGTATGTCTAACCAACAAATTAAGGACATCACAAAGATATGGGTGGAGGAACACTACAAAGTGGGGGTAACATCAACGTTGGTTGAGAACAACTATCTTACCCCAAGGGTGGAGGAACACTACAAAGTGGGGGTAACATCAACTATTGCCAAGGCGGACCACAATCTCCATTGGGTGGAGGAACACTACAAAGTGGGGGTAACATCAACAGAATTACTTATTAAAGAAGCTTCTTTGGAGGTGGAGGAACACTACAAAGTGGGGGTAATATCAACTTCAGGCAGTATGTATGGTTATATCAATGGGGTGGAGGAACATTACAAAGTGGGGGTAACAACAACCATTGAATCCAGGAAATGTTGGAACCACACGGTGGAGGAACACTACAAAGTGGGGGTAACATCAACACTATTTTTTAAATATGATTTACCATTTAAGGTGGAGGAACACTACAAAATGGGTGTAACATCAATACAGGAGTTTGGTTGGCGTATACAAGAACAGGTGGAGGAACACTATGATTTACACACAAATGGATAAAAAATTAGAAAGTAATTGGAAATCTTATTCTAAAACCTTATCTTTGTCCAAAGAAATATATTTGGATGTTTTTGGTGAGCCAAAGACCCACGCAGAATGGGCGGATAGTTTTAATAAAATAGGAAAAATAAACAGATTAATAATAAAACACACAAATGGCGAAATACGAGAATAAAAACAGAAAACCCCATTTAGGGTTACTAAATTTTGAAGGGGATACATTCAGAGCATACAAAATTGGTGTCTCTGATTACGTAATTGTGGATGACCAACACGAGATAATTGAGATGACCAATACAAAAGGTATCATCTACATTATGAATGGTGGTAAATCTTTAACAACAAGTTATGGTAGAACATACACCATTCCAAATGAACACGAGAACGCAAGACCAAAACCGGATAAATTATTAAGTTTCTTGGGATTAACTTCTTTAGAAATTGATGAGGAAGATGATTTGGAACTTTGGGAATCCGTTCAATATAGAATGGATGAAGAAGGTTTTGATTATTGTTTTGAGAATTATTCCAATTGGGATGAAATCAAAGATGAGGAGTTCCACCGGTTGAGATTGGGGTTCTTACAATCTATGGAAGACCTTAGAAATTATATTGATAAAAAAGTTGAAGAAGGTAGAGAAAAAGAATTGGATGGAGAATAATATAGACCCCAATATGGTTGAGACCATAGACCAAGTGTATGAATGTTATGAAGTAGAACATTCTATGGCGACTAATCGGTGGATTCATCCGATGTTTCAAAACGGAACGTATAGTAAGGACAATTCCTGTCAACCACCTAATCCGGGTGAACTTCTAACAAAAGAAGAATTCTATAATGAGATGAACACAAATAGTGAATTGTATAAAGAGTGGGGTAATGCCATCACAGCTCTTTATTTTTACATATCAAAACAAAATAAAAAAGATGAATAATGAGTGGATTATATGACTTAATAGATTTGGGAATTGCTCGGGGATTGGGTGTCTCAGTAGAAACTTACATTGATATAATTGAAAAATGTACCGAAGAAGAAGCGGAATTTATTATTAACACTATTTTTGATGAAGATGTTGAAAATTTAGGTAAAGCAAAAGAAATGTTTAACAAGTATTTGGATGAATAACTCGGAAGTGATTGACGACGAATTGTGGGACCATTACAGCGGATTACCAAATCCAATGTGGTATCAACATATTACAGAAATAGACGATGAAGAAGAAGATACAAGTGATGGCGATGATACTGAAGTTACTACTGAATAAAATAAAACGAAAAAGAAAAAGTATATGGGACTTATAGATAATCTTTATGCTGTGTATGAAAAATCACCAGCCCACGGGAGTAAAGAACATAATGTAATCTTGGCTCCTTTCAAAACTAAAGAAGAGGCAGAACAAAGCAGAATTAAATATGGTTATAACACCGATAATTATTACGTAGATATTTTGAAATATGAATAAATTAGACAAAACATACACAGACTTACTCCAAGATATCTTGGATAACGGGATAGAAAAGAAAGACAGAACCGGGACGGGGACAATATCAGTATTTGGAAGACAAATCAGACATAAAATGTCAGAAGGATTCCCATTACTTACAACCAAAAAGATGCCGTGGAAATCAATCGTCACAGAACTTCTTTGGTTCCTTCGAGGTGATACCAACATTAAGTATTTGGTTGATAATAATTGTCATATTTGGAATGGTGATGCTTATAAGAATTATTTATTTAATTCAGATTGGTTTCCAATTTCAAGTGTTAATGGTGGATTTATCGGAACTAAAACTGGTTCTGATGAAATTATGACACAAACAATTTTCATTAACAAAATCAAAACAGATGATGAGTTTGCTAATAAGTGGGGTGAGTTAGGTCCAATTTATGGTAAGCAATGGAGAAATTGGGGTGGTAAAGATATTCTAGTGCCGCATACAATTGAAAACTTTATAAGTAGTTACACAGTAAATGAAATATTTCGATTAAAAAATGGAATAGACCAAATCCAAAACCTAATCAACGACCTTAAAACAAACCCAGACTCAAGACGATTAATGGTTAATGCTTGGAATGTTGGAGAATTAGACCAAATGGTTCTTCCACCTTGTCATTATGGATTTCAAGTTTATACAAGAGAATTAAGTTACGACCAAAGATTTGAAATTTTCATTTTAAAAAATGAAAGAAAATTTGATTGGACTCCTGATAAAAGAATAACATCTGATGTTTTAGATGAATTAAACATACCAACCAGAGCAATCTCTTTAATGTGGAATCAACGTTCAGTAGATACATTCTTAGGTTTACCATTCAACATTGCTTCATATGGATTGTTATTGGTGATAATTGCAAAAGAAGTTAATATGGTTCCTGACCAGTTGATTGGAAATTTAGGGGATGTCCATTTATATTCAAATCATATTGATGCAGCTAAAGAACAAATTGGAAGAAAATATACTCACGAAGAAAGAACAGAATTGTTAAAACAAGCGATGGGTGAAGAAAATTATAATAAAGCGGTTGATGAATTAATGCCGTTTGGCGGTGGATTAAGCGAATATTATGATTCGTATAAAATTCCTTATACAACAAGAGAACCTTATGAGTTACCAAATATAACAATTAACCCCAATAACAAAATGAGAATTGGTGGTGGGATATTTACATATGATATAGGAGATTTTACGTTAGAGAACTATCAATCACATCCAACAATTAAAGCACCTTTAAGTAATTAAAAATGTTAATACATATTCAGATACGGGAATTGGAAAAAGAGTTTATAAATCCGGTTAAAAATGGGTTTGTGTCTCATCCGGCGATTGATTACCAAACAAATGCCATCCACGCACAATACGAAGGAAAAGATGTGATAATCTTTAACTTCAAAAAGTATGGATGGTTAAACGATAACAGATTTAACACCTACAACCTATCATTAGGTCCAGCAGGTATAACAATTGAAATATTATTATGATAGTTAACGAAAAGGTAGATGATAAAGGTAGAGTTGTTGAAAAGAAAATAACAGGTCCTTACTATAATTCCATTTGGAGTTTTATATATGACGATAAAAATCAAACCGTAACCCAAAAAAGAAGTGACTCACCTTTTTATAAAATTATTACGGATTTAATAAGTAAAACAAGTAAAATCGTTTGGAACGATGGTAAAGAAGAACAAATAATATGAAAACAGAAAAAGAAATTAGAGAAAAATACGAAGAAATGTTGAAACATACTGAAGATTTAGATGATATGGTTAAAAATCCAAGTAAATATGACAAGATTAATGTTGAAAACATTCAAACGCATATTAGAATAAGAGAAGAACAACATCAAATGAATGCGTTAATCAATTGGGTTTTAAATTAAGTTATGAAAATAAATAATAAATACAACATAGGAGACACTGTTTATGTTAGAACAGATGTAAATCAAATACCAAACATAGTAATTGCTATCACAATTTATAGTGATGATTACCACACATATAAAATAAATTCAATGGACAATTGTAGTGACTATCGTGACTATGAAATTTCAAGTGAAAAAAATTTAGTATTAAAAATTGAAAATTATTAAAAAACAAACAAATTATGGAAAACAAAAAATGGTCAAGGGAAGACGCGGAACAGAATAAGAATGAATTAATTGGGGAATTAAAAGAATTACCCATATCCGAAGATAATTTAGATTGGGTCACAAAAGAGCTTAATCAACTTATTGATGAGGAAGAAGTAAAACAAAAAACATAGAGTATTATGAAAAGTCCATTATCCGGAAAGGAAATGAAGTTAATGTCGGAACCATCCACATTAACATACAGAGAAAAAGAATATGATGTAACACATCACTTTTATTTATGTGAGTTAACAAACGAAACATTCACAACAACAGAATTGGATGAACAAAATTTAAGCGAATTATATAAACAAGTAGAAAATGAACGAAGCAACAGAATTTGAAATAATGAGGTCACTCCATACATTATGGATGAAAGGTTTGATAACTTGGGACCAAGTTGAAGAATTATTAATAGCAAGTATTCAATTAGAACTAACATTCTTAAATAAGGATAAATTTACAGCGGAAACATTAGATGGAAGAGCAAAATATAGAATCGGAGAATAATTACTTTAAAAAGAATAAAGTAAAAATTAAAAAAATTGTTAAGGAGTATGAGTCCGCCTCAAACAAAGAAGTTTGGGAAGGTGTAAGAGACAATTTTACTTTTGGATTCTTAGGTGCCACCTTAGTGGTTTTTATTGCAACACGAACAGATATTGCTGTTTTGGTGGGGTATATTGTATATTACTTCTATATGGGTAAAATTGTGAACCGTCCAAAATACGTAACTGACTTGGGTAAATTAATTGTGTTCCCGATACCTTCCGCTTTAGGGGCGTTCACAGGATACAAACTATGTTATGTTTTACTACAATTTATTAAATAAAAAAACCGACTGATGTCGGTTTTCTTGTTTAAACGATTTCAGTTCTATTAATTGGTTTTGGTTTTGGTGTATTACCAGCGATATATCCTTGAGTTACTGTACGTAATAAATCCTTAGTACCCCAAGGCGAATTTACAACAGCATCTGTTAATTTGGATAGTCCCACATCATTTTTAAACCCGTCTATAATACTTTGGTACCTACCATTTTTTAATGTTTTACAAGTTGCTTGTATTCCATCTTCAGGTGTTTTATAGTTTTTAACACCAGCAGAACTATTTTTAAGAATTGTTGCATTTGCCCATTTTTGAGTGGTATTAAAGGGGTTGTTTGATGACCCACCTCCTTCGGCTTGTCTCCAAGCATACATAAATAACATATTATTTTTTGTTGGTTTAGCCCCGATACATTCTAAAATACCCTTATAAATGTCATCATCAGATGTTATATTACTTGTAACAATATTGGTGTTTGGTTTAGACTCAGTTCCCTTACCCATATTATTTAATAAATTTTTAACATAGTTAATAATTTCCTCAAACCCAATTTGTTCATTAATATTGTGTAAAGATTTTATTTCATCTTTTTCTTCTTCAGTTATTATTAATTTTTTTGACATGTTTAATCTTTTATATATAAATACTTAGCAATTGTGATATATTTATAAAATATGAAAATTACAATTAAACATATTAATTCTGATATACCTAAAGATAATTTTAAATTTTTTAATAATTTCATTAGTTACTTGCAAACAGAATGCCCCTTGAAAAGAGACTTAACCATTATTTTTGTAGGTAAGAGAGACACAAATATGACTACAGGTCTTAGAAATGACAATAGTGAAATATTCGTCTTATCTAAAGGGAGAATGAATCGCGATATTTTAAGAACATTAACTCATGAGTGGATTCATGAATATCAACGAACAATTCTCAATAGAGATAGAGGTGGTGATATTGGTGGTAAAAATGAAGATGAGGCTAACGCAAAGTCCGGTTCAATAATTAAAAAATACGAAAAATCGCACCCGAAAGATGCTGATAAAATGTATGATTAAATAACAAAAAATTGTTAATATCTCATTAAGAGATACTAACAATTTCTAAATCAAAAATTAATTTTTTACCTGCTAATGGGTGATTAGCATCTAATGTAACAGTTTCTTCAGTTACAGATACCACCTTTACATTAACTGGTCCTTGTGGTCCCATACCTTGTAACATTTCTCCAGATTGTACTCCTTCAGGAACATTAGCTTTAGGTACTTCATTAATCATTTCAGGTCTTGGGTCACCATAAGCGTCCGCAGATTCAATCTCAACTGTTTTTTTCTCACCTTCACTCATGTCAATTAACCCAGCTTCAAATCCCGGAATTAATTGTCCCTGACCTAAAGTTACTTCAATCGGCTCACGACCTTCAGCTAATGACGTATCAAAAATAGACCCATCTTCTAATTTCCCTGTGTAGTGTACTTTTACTGTATCACCTGTTTGAATTTTTTTCATATTTTAAGTATTTTTAGAAAATATAAGTTTAAATTAAATAATAATCAAATGTAATTGACAAAAAAAATAAAAAAGACTATAATTATGGGTATAAATAACCCCTTAAACCCTTTATAATATCATGTCAAACGAAGAACACGTTGAGGAAATGTACTATTTCGCTCATATTTCAGGAGTATTCAAAGAATTCTCTAATGAAGTAACTAAAATTAGAAATAACGACTCAAAAAGAAATTTTTCTGAGGTCGTCCAAGACGTGTTTGATGAATTTGTGATAGAAGGGTTAATTCAATCTGACGTACACTTATTTATTTAAGGTCTATTGAATGGGTTAAGGTAATATTTTCCTGACAACCCATCCATCCCCAACTTTCCATCACTAGACATTCTAACCCTACAGGATATGTTTCAATACATATCTCAGGGTCGGTAGTTAATAACTTGCAATCAATGGTTAATGATTTATTATTTGTGGAATATTTGATATAATTAACAACAATAATACTATCAACCCCAAAAAGTAGGTCAATCTCTTTTTTCAAGAGTTTATTTAAGAAAAATTCAAACGCTTTCTTCATATGTGATAAATATAGTTTAATATTTGACATTTATCAAGAAACGCCTTATCATTAAGAAAAAAACTATGTATCTAAATGTAATTTTAACGATTTTCGTGATTCTGCAACTAACCATGATTATTTTGGGGTATAAATTTTGGAAAAAATATGGTAAACAACTGTTTAACACATATATGGAAATGAAAAAATCAATTCCAACTCAAATGTTTAACATTAATCCTACAGAGATAATGAATGGGTTGCCTGATATGAATAAAATGATGTCAGAGTTTCAAAATTTAAGTAAAATTATGAGAACTAAAAAATAATGGACGTATATAATATCTATCAGGAATTTGATTGGGTTAATAAAGTATTATTTTCCTCTAAAACAAAGGACCACATAGAAGGTTCTCTTAACTTATTTAATAATTTTATGAATAAATGGAGTTTTGAGATGAGTAAGGATTTAAAAATCACATTATTAAAGGATTTTAATAACAATTATAGTGAACATAGTGAAGATATTCAAAAAAATGGTGTTATATAGTGATTTATACGTATTTTTTTTAATTTACGTATATTTATAAGTTCTATCACTCACATCTGAGTGCCTACATATCTTACCCAAAAAAAAAAGGAGTTAGTTTTACTAATTCCTTTTTTTATTTTAAATAATTACTTATCTTTGTAGAAAATATTAAAAATGGAACCAGAAAAAGACATATTTGACCAATGGTCGGAAGAAAGAGAAAAAGAATCGTGGATTATGAGAAAATTACGATTTATACCGTTATGGTGGTATCACGATGGTCAATATTACCACAAATATATTAAAATGGGTGTAAAAAACTTAATTTATTGGTTCCCAATCATATGGAAAGACCGAAACTGGGACAGTCATTACATCTTTGATATAATGAAACATAAGTTATCAGGACAAGCTGACTATATTGGTCGTAGGGACATACATACTCGAGCTCAAGAAGATGCAAAAAGAATGAGATTGTGTGTAAAATTGATGGGGTTAGTTCAAGATGAGTTTTATTCAGGTGAATACACTGACTATCATAATACAAAACATTGGTTTGAACCCGTGCCGGGAAAAGAAGGTTATAGTTCTTGGGAATCACGATTATTGGAAGAGAATTTTGACGATTACTTCAAGAAATATCCACTAATCTACAAAAGGGTTTTAAATGGTGAAGGTATTTTTTCATTAGAAGACCACAATAACGTCAGTACCGATAAAAAACAAAGAATCGCTATGAATATCGGACATATCAACCACGACAGAGCAAGAAAATTGTTATTCAAAATAATGGAAAAAAACATCGAGAGATGGTGGGATTAATATGAGCACATTTGAAGAAGTTTGGAATAAAGTTGCAGAAGAACTCAGAGGTAATTTAACTGTTGATGAATATAAAGAGTTAATCACACTTGAATATGTTTTAACTTGGAATTATGATAAACCGGGTGATGAAGAACGACATAAAGAATTAAGTAATAAAAAAAATAAGTTATGTTAGAAGTATATGGATTAATGGCGTTTGTTGTTATTGGAGTATCCGCCCTTTGGGTTAAAGGTATTACCGATATGCACGAAAAACATCCCGATTATAAAGGTGATGATTTATTTGGAGATGGATTTGATTTTGACGATAAAAAAGAAGAAGAAGAATGAAAAATTATGTAGTAGGAATTTTAAGTTTGTTTGATAACGACTTACAATTATTTAAAGTTGAGGCTGAAGACAAATATGAGGCGTTAAAAAAAGGGATGGTTGAATCTAGCCCCGAAGAAGATAGACATTACGAAATTGAGTTTCAAAATAGTGATGTGTGTCCCCCAAATTTTGAATCATTAACCGGATATTACAGTGTCGGAGATATAATGACAAATGTTATAGAAATTTAGATTATGGAAGAAGAAAAATACATTATTGAAACTTTAGCAAATATTGGGGTAGAAAAAGAAAAGACACTTGAAATAATGCACGAATTATTATTTAATTCAAATACGTACGCCGGTAATCAAGATGAGATTAACACTATGTTAAAAAAAAAATTGGGAATTGATTTATACCTAACATTAACAGAGTATAAAAATTTAAACAAATGATATAGAAATTTAGAAATTATGAAAATAACATTAATAAGTGACACACACAACAAACACAAACAAATAACTGCCGACTTACCTGGTGGTGACTTACTAGTCCATAGTGGTGATATATCATCTATGGGTTACGAACACGAAATCAGAGAGTTCTGTAAATGGTTTAACGACATTAAAGGTTATACTCACAAGGTATTCGTAGCCGGAAATCACGATTGGGGTTTTCAAGATAATGTTGATAAGGTAAAAGAAATATTAGATTTCTACACCGGTATCACATATCTTCAAGATAGTGAATTCAAAATCCAAATTGGTGACGAAAGAGAAGTAAAAATCTACGGTAGTCCTTGGCAACCTGAATTTCACGGATGGGCGTTTAACTTACCTAAAAATGGTATGGGATTGGCGGGTAAATGGGAAGGAATCCCTGATGATACTGACATCTTACTTACTCACTGTCCGGCATTTGGAATATTAGACACCGTTGATGGTAGAAGATACGATAATTTGGGTTGTGAGTTATTGACTGAAAGATTAGAGAGATTGAATGTTAAACTTCATAATGTTGGTCACATCCACACCGGATATGGTTACGTTAGAAAAGGAGACACACACCACTTTAACACTGCGGTTTTAGATGAGAGATACATATATACTCAAAAACCATTAACCGTTGATTGGAATCCGGATACAAACGAAGTAGAGTTTGTGTAATAAAAAACCCCCTTAATTGGGGGTTTGTTTTTTAGAAATTTCCGTTGTCTACGTTTTCGTAACCTTCAATCGCAACACCTAATTTACTAGCTATGATAGTTAATAAAACTTCGTCGTTAGTTCCCCATGAAGATAATTCTTCTGAGGTTAATGTTAGGTTACTTTGATTTTGAGCTCGAAATGATGTAGGAACACCGTCAACTTTAGTAATAGCACCAAATTCAATTGAGAAATTTGTTTGAGTAGCTCCTGCTACATACGGTCTTGCAATTGCGGTCATATAATCTAAAGATATAGTTACCGAACTAAATGGTGTAATTTCTGAAATTTTTTCTGCTGATGGATTAATTTTTGCTAATAACATAATTTTTGTTTTTGTTTATAAATATAGTCTAATTCATTAATTGTTGAACTCGACTCATAATTTTATGCTGTTCAACCTGAAGTTTTTGAATTCTTTCTTTTTGTGGTTGATTTAAATCAATACTCTCACCTTTAATTGAGGAGATTTCATTAGCTAATCTATCATAATTATATGTTAGTTGGCTATACAATTGGGCTTTTTGTTCATCGTTCATACTATAAATATATTCTCAAATATTAAAATGTAAAGCTTATTGATTTTTTATCTTAATATAGTATATTTATTACCAATGAAGAGATATGAATTATACATGCCGAACAACTATATTACTTAAATGTAAGTCCCTATTTTATTTTAGGGACTTTTTTTTGCCCATACGTAAACAATAAAAATTAAATATTAAAACAATGAAAAACACAAAAACTTACCACGAACTGGTACAAAAATTAAGAACATTCTTCGTTAGTAAGAATTTTATTGAGGTCCCAACTCAATCAAGATTATCTATTTTAGCTGCTTGTGAAAACCCACATTCAGTAAAAACCTTTGAATATGGGGGTGAAATTTGGCCATTACCACAAACAGGACAAATGTGGTTAGAATTGGAATTATTGAAGAATCCTGAGTGGGATGGAGTGTTCTGTATTTCAACATCATATAGAGAAGAGAAAAATCCAATTCCGGGTCGTCACGAGTTAATCTTTCCAATGTTTGAATTTGAATCAAAGGGTGGTATGCTTCATTTACTTGTATTAGAACGTGAATTATTACAATATTTAGGTTTCTCAGAACCAGTTCCCGTAGATTACGAACAAGTTTGTAAAGAATATGGAGATGTTTCTATTTTAGAAGATGAACACGAATCAAGAATGTGGAAAGAAAAAAGTGAGGTTATATCATTACAAAACTTTCCAATTAGAACAAACCCATTTTGGAATATGAAACACGATTCAGACAACATCTTCAATAAGGTTGACGTAATCCTTTTTGGTCAAGAAACTATTGGTTCTGCTGAGAGAAGTTGTGATGTTGTTAAAATGAGAGAGATGTTCTACTCAATCGAAGGTGGTGGGTATTCTTCCAAGTTATTTGAGTTATTTGGAAAAGATAGAGTGGAAAAAGAATTGGAAGAATTCTTATCTTTGGACTTCTTTCCAAGATTTGGTGCTGGTATTGGTTTAACAAGATTGGCAAGAGCTTGGGATTTATTAAATAAGTAGTATTTATTAATATGAAGAAATTTTTATTGTTTTTTATTATTTGGATGGGTAGTAATTTAGCGGTACCTTTTTGGGTTATTGGTCATGTTCATCTAACGATGAATGTTTATGAAGATTTATATGAAATTATTGCGTCATTTGGTATGAATCTATTAGTTTTAATGGCGTTTTGGTTTGAATGGAAAAAACATAAAAAAGAAGATGAATAATTTTGAAATATTGTAAATATTGTTTAATTTTGTCCTATGAGTATAATAGTAAAAGATTTAGGTAAAAAGTGGGAACAAGTTTACGATGACCCAGATGAGATAATTATTTGGAGATATGACACATCAAAAAATAAGTTTGGTCCTTATGAGGTTGAAATTAAGTATAAAAAACCAATTGTTAAAAATAAAAAGGTTACAAGAAAGGTTACTCTAAAAAAGTAACCTTTTTTTTATGCACCAAAAACTAATAAACCCACAACACCAAAAACTAATAAACCCACAAATACGTAAAATTTGTTGAGTAGGTATTTATTGACATATAAACAATTGTAAAATTAGAGATTATGTTATTGAAAGTTGGGTCAAAAGGGGAAGATGTGAAAAAACTACAAACAAAATTAGGTACTGTGGTTGATGGTGATTTTGGTGTTGGTACCGAAAAATTAGTTAAAGAATGGCAAACTAAAAATGGATTAACGTCAGATGGGGTTATTGGTGATGAGACATGGGAAAAAATGTTTTTGGGTGAAGTTATTAAAGGAATCTTTAAATTAGAAAATTTAAAAGGTCATGTCCCTGATTCAGTAATTGCTCAGATTCCGGATACGGCAAAAAAATTCAATATTACAACACCATTAAGATTGGCTCACTTCTTATCCCAATGTGGTCACGAATCAGGAGGATTTAAATTGGTTTCCGAAAATGTTAACTATTCTGCGGATGGTCTTAAAAAGATATTCCCAAAATACTTTCCTGGTAACTTATCAGAATCTTACGCAAGAAACCCTGAAAAAATTGCGTCAAAAGTATATGGTGGTAGAATGGGTAATGGGGATGAATCAACAAAAGAGGGTTTCAAATTTAGAGGACGTGGATATATTCAATTAACTGGTAAAGACAACTATAAAAACTTCGCAAAATTCATCGGAGAAGATACTATCACAAACCCTGATTTGGTCGCTACAAAATATCCATTGGCGTCAGCGGCATTCTTCTTTGACTCAAATAAACTATGGTCTATTTGTGATAAAGGGGCGGATGATACCACAGTAACTGAGGTAACTAAAAGAGTAAACGGGGGAACTATTGGATTACCTGATAGACTCAAACACTTCAAAGAATATTATAACTTATTAAAATAATGGTATATTTATAATAAAAAACAATTAAAATGGATAAGAAATTAATTAACGAAGATATTGCCAATATGAAGTACCTTTTAGGGTATAAGGCGGGTAGAGTTATTTCAGAACAAGAACAACCAGAAATAGATGAATATTTTTATGGTGATACTGAAGATTTGGATAAAGGTTATAAATACGATGATGTTGATGAAACTAATCCGGACGATATTGAGGATGATGATTTTAGTGATTTTGACTTAAGTAAATTAGGTCTTGATGATGAAGATGAAATGGATGACTTTGATAGTGAAGATAATGAATATGAGGATAGATTACCACGTAGATTTAGATAATAAAAAACCCCCACTGTAAAGTAGGGGTTTATTTTTTTATGATAAGTCCTTCGACATATTGATTGCTGCTTGTAAAGCTTCTGGATTAGTCTCAATTACTTTAGTACCCCTTTTTGTATATGGTATAACATAAGCAATTCCTGATTCTGCCATCCATTTTTTATCGAAGTCATCACCTTCACTAAATGATTTATCATATTTTTGTTTCCAACCAGCCCATTCCCACTCTTCGTAATCTTCTTCTTTTGGTATATAAGATGGGTCAAATAATCTATCACCAATTTTAAATGTTTGACCACCTCTGTGGGTATATCCGTGATATCCGGTAATGAATTGTTGGTCGGGATACATATCATTATATTCAATAATTGTGGCAACTCCGTGAGGATAACTCTCGTTTACAACCATATTGTTTTTATAATACCACCAACCTCTATCAATATCTCCGATATATTTACCGTCTTTAGTTAAAAATGAATTAGGTAAACTATATTCGTTTTCATCTCCAAAAGTATGCTCACCAATAACACCTCCGGTGTATTTTTGGATTAAATAAACACATTCAGGATTAACGACCCATCCAGACAATGTTCTAACGGGAGTAATCCTTGAAACCAATTTTGTGAAGCCTAAATTCAAGTGAATTTTATTTAATTTTGATTTTCCGGTATATTCAGGGAACTTTTCAAATTTTAATTTAAGTTTTCCGATATAAGGTGTGGTATTTTTTATCATAATTTATACTTTTGTGTAATGATATGAAATTTTAAGGTATTTATCAATATGAAATTAATAATTACAGAATCTCAGATGAAAAAAATTAAAGAGGGTATCTTTTGGGATGAGGATAACTTAAATGCGTTAAAAGGTATTACGGGAACCAAACAACAAAAAGAAGTTTTTAATATTGAGGTAATAGAGCCATTTTCAATAACATTGACGGACTCAATTCAATATCATAGATTAGTTTATATATTAAGAACAAATGGCGTTAAATTTAAAGCTAAGGTTGATAAAATATGAAACTAATAATTACAGAAACGCAGTATAGAATACTTACCGAGCAATACTCAGAAGATGAGTTAAGGGTTAAATATGTTGATTCAGAGTTAATCCCTGAAAATCAGTTTAATGAAATTCTTAATAATATAAAAAAACCATTTTATGTCGGATGGTTGTTAAAAATGTTAAGTTCCGGTTTCATAAAATATGAGGACGCTTATAAATTTAAAAATTACTTTAATATTTTTGAAAAATTTAAACAACACTACCCTATTAAAGATTTAGGTCAAATTAAAACATTACAAGATGTTGATAAGTTTGAAAGAAAGTCAAAAGATATTTTAATAAAACAACAAGATAATGAACAAGGTGATATTTCTGATAAAAAAAACTTAGTTAGCACAAACGATATTCAAAAATTAGAGTCTGTTGGTATTAAATATTTGGGGATGGTCGATGGATTACAATCTTTTCAAGTTCCACCGGAAGTGAAGGATAGTAAAGAAGCTTGGAATGTGTATCGGGAGATTCTTGGTAAATGTTCGGGTAGAGATAAAGGGCAGATAGTATCAATTTGCACTATGGCGGGATTTGATAGTTTTAAAGAATATCTTAAAAACTCACCAGGTTCATCCTATTATGTTTTTTATAATTTAGGAGACCCAAAATCTCCTTACCAATTTCATTATGATTCTACTCAATTTATGGATAAAAATGATGACGACATTAGTGAAAGTGAATTATTTATTAATTTAACTAAATTTTTACTAAAAAAAGGGTTAAGTGAAAAGTTAATACCAATTTATTATAAAGAAAAATTAGGTTTAGAGATAACAGATGATGAAAAAAATACAATAAAAGGTATTAAATATGTTTTAACTGATATTGTTAATAACATAACATTAGATGATAAATTAGAGAAAGGACGTAAATGGTTTATATCAAATATTGATGAGTATAATAAAAAATTTTTAATTGGATTAGAAAATGACCTTATAATAATATTTGGGTCATTAGGAAAAATTTTTAGACCAAATAATATTAATTACTATCCTGGTATGGGTAAAATAAGTAATGAATTATTTATTAATATGATTAATAAAAAATTTCCAAAATTAAACCTTACATTGTCTGACTTTGTGACTATGCACGGTGAGGAAAGTAATTATAAATGGTGAAAATATGAAATTAATAATTACAGAATCTCAATATAAAAAATTAATTAACGAAAATACTCAATTGGAATACACCAGCGAATTTTTAGATGGTGTTACGGTTGTTGTGGTATTTGAGGAAGACCCATTATACGAACAAGTTAAAGGATACTTTGAAGAATATGGTTTTGGATTTATGGTTCCTGGTAAGAATTTAATCATTATTGATGGTGAGATATTGACGGGACAACCGGACGCTAAAAGTATATTGAAATTTATTGAAGCTCACGAGGTTACCCACGTATTATTAGGTCACGATGGACCAAGAGACGAGAAAGATGAACTGGAAGCCGATTTAGGAGCTTACCTATTATTACAAGATAAAGGTTATTATGAATCAGTTCGGACATTATTGGACCACTTCCAAGAGAGACACGGAGTAGAATTTGATGAGAGTATGTTGGACGACATAAAAGAAAGAATGTAATCAACCTGACACAATAACATACGAACCTGACTTTTTGTCAGGTTTTTTGTTTTGGCACAATTTTGATAATATGTGGGTTGTGCTTGACACAATAAAATTAAACACATATACTTTAACAAAACTTATTTAACTATGGGAAAAATTATTGGAATTGACTTAGGAACAACAAACTCGTGTGTCTCTGTAATGGAGGGGAACGAACCTGTTGTAATAGCAAATTCAGAAGGTAAAAGAACAACACCTTCAATCATCGGTTTCATCAACGAAGGAGAAAGAAAAGTTGGTGACCCGGCAAAAAGACAGGCGGTAACCAATCCGACTAAAACAATATCATCAATTAAACGATTTATGGGTTCCACCTATAACGAGAGTAAAAACGAAATTGGAAAAGTTCCTTACTCAGTTGTAAATGAAAACTCACAACCAAGAGTTCAAATTGATGATAGAAAATACTCACCACAAGAATTATCGGCAATCATCTTACAAAAGATGAAACAAACTGCTGAAGATTATTTGGGTGAATCAGTAACTGATGCGGTAATCACCGTTCCAGCTTACTTTAACGACGCCCAACGTCAGGCTACAAAAGAGGCGGGTGAAATTGCCGGATTAAATGTTCGTCGTATTATCAACGAACCAACCGCGGCGGCTCTTGCGTACGGTCTTGACAAAAAGGGTGATAGTAAAATTGTTGTGTTTGACTGCGGAGGGGGAACTCACGACGTGTCTATTCTTGACTTAGGTGGAGGTGTGTTTGAGGTATTATCTACCGATGGAGACACTCACTTAGGAGGGGACGACTTTGACAGAGTCATTATCGATTACTTGGTTGAAGAATTTAAGAACGATAATGGTGGTATAGACATCTCAAAAGACGCAATGGCATTACAAAGGTTAAGAGAAGGTGCTGAGAAAGCGAAGGTTGAATTATCTTCATCTCCTCAGACAGAAATCAACTTACCTTATTTAAGTGCTGATGCGACCGGACCAAAACACTTGGTTAAAACTTTATCAAGAGCTAAGTTTGAACAACTTGCTACTGATTTAATCAAAAGAACGATTGACCCTTGTAAAACGGCATTGAAAAACGCGAAACTTAAGATTTCCGATATTGATGAGGTTATCCTTGTTGGTGGAACAACAAGAATCCCAGCAATACAAGAGGCGGTTAAGAAGTTCTTTGGTAAAGAACCATCAAAAGGTGTTAATCCGGATGAAGTAGTTGCGTTAGGAGCGGCTATTCAAGGGGGTGTATTGGCTGGTGATGTGAAAGACGTGTTGTTATTAGACGTAACACCACTTTCATTAGGTATTGAAACGATGGGTGGGATTTTAACTCGACTTATTGAATCAAATACCACAATCCCAACCAAAAAGTCACAAGTTTTCTCAACGGCTGTTGATAATCAACCTTCTGTGGAGATTCACGTCTTACAAGGGGAGAGACCAATGGCGAAAGACAACAGAACGATGGGAAGATTCCATTTAGATGGTTTACCACCATCGATGAGAGGTGTTCCTCAGATTGAGGTTATCTTTGATATTGATGCGAATGGTATCATCAACGTATCTGCGGTTGACAAAGCAACAAACAAAACACAATCAATTAGAATTGAGGGTTCAACGGGACTATCTCAAGAAGACATTGAAAGAATGAAGGCTGAAGCTGAAGAAAATGCTGAAGCGGACAAAAAAGTTAAAGAAGATGTGGATACATTAAACTCTGCTGACAACCTGATATTCCAAACAGGTAAATCTTTAACGGATTTAGAGGATAAGATTTCTGAAGAACAAAAAACAGAAATAACAACTATTCTTGATACTTTGAAAGAATCTCATTCTAATAAAGATGTGGAAAATGTTAAAACGATTATGGAAGAACTTACTCAAAAGTTCCAAACCATCACACAGGAATTATACAATAGTGTAAATGAGAGTGAGACACCGGAATCAGATATAAACGCTTCAGATGTAGAGTTTGAAGAAGTTAAACCTGAATAACATTTTACAATAATGTTTTTTTAATCCCAATAATTTTTTTATTGGGATTTTTTGTTTATCTTTGTCCCATAAAACAATTGAATATGAAAGGTAAATTAGAAAAAATAGGTGATAAGTGGTTTGTAAGGTATGTGAGGTCTGAAGGTGGTGGTTCTTTTAGATTACCATTACATCCGAATTTTGTGGAAATGACGGATTTTGTTTATATTAAGAATGAGAGATTTTACGATGGTAATGAAATTGACTTTACCGAAGCATTAGTTAATCCTATGGGAAGAGATGTTGACCCAAATGATTTAGGACAAAACCATTCTCTTTGTAAATGGTATGCTAGACCCCATTTATTAGAAAGAGGTATTATAATTCCTCATAAAGAAGAACAAAAACAACATCTAATTGATATGATGAAGGGTGATGAAGAATTGGGGTTATATGAACAAATTGACCAAAATAACCCTGTCACAAAAGGTAGTACTGCTTTAGTTAAAGAAATTAAACTTGAGGATATCTTTAACGATGAGAAAAGAGAAGGAGCTAAAAGAGTAATTCATCAACATAAAGTTTTGAAAGGTTTGTATTTAATCAACCCTGCTCATTTGGAAATGACAAGTGATGGTTATGGTGAATTTCCGGATGGTTATAAATTAACTGATAAAGGTATTCAATATATTATTAAACAATTAAATAAAGAATAAAAAATATTTCATATGGAAGAAATTAACAACTATTGGTTTTGTGAGATTGGTCCACTACACGAGGGAGAAAGTATTGGTGATTGGCCGTTAAGGTCTATAGTAAGAGATAAATTTGAAGAATTAACCGGTAGGGATGCCCTAACCTGTTCTTCCGGTTGGGGATTACCATATGAAATTAAGGAGATAAATTCTTTAATTAGAATTTTACATATAACAGACCCTTCAGGGGAGAAGTTAAGAAAAATAAAAGACATATTGTATGAAAAAAAATAAAAAAAAATAAGAAATGGGTGATTATAACAAACCAAGAGTGTATAATTCAGAAATCTTAAAAGATATGATATCAAAAATTACACCGGAAGAGTTGGAATTGACTGAGATTGAAATGATGAATATGGTTTATGAAGACACCTACACCAATAAAGAAATTAGAACTTGGTGGTTAAACCAAACTGAAGAAAGAAGACGAAATATGGTTCGTGAATATTTCAAAGGTGGGAATAGTGAAAACATCAACACATTATATGGTATAATGCCGGAAGAAATGGAGGAAATGTATAACATTAATGTTGATGTTGTTATAATGGATTGGGAAGAAATCTTATTTGATTTTATAGATTTTTACCCGTGTATATTACCAAACGAATTATTTGAATGGTTAAAAGAAAATTACGAAATACCAAAGAAAAAAGAATAAAAATGAGTATAGTTGGAGTAATAGGTTTAGTGTTAATAATAGGTTCAATTGTGTCTATTATTTTAAAAGAAATTAAAAATGGAAAAAATTAAGGTCATATTTTTGGATATTGATGGGGTTCTTAATGTTTACTCCCACGACCACGATGAGTTTGGTAGTCAATTTATGCCACAATTCGTCAATAACCTTAAACGAGTTATTGAAGAAACCGGTGCCAAGATTGTAATATCATCCACTTGGAGATATGCGGGTCTTGATAGGATGAAAGAAATGTGGGAAAAGAGAAACTTACCTGGTGAGGTGATTGATATCACAGAGGATTGTACTTACTTATTTAATGAAGGTTTATTTGAATGGTTAGACCAAGTTGAGAGAGGTCACGAAGTTGAATATTGGTTAAATGAACATCCCGAAGTGGAAAAATATGTTATCTTTGACGACGATAATGATTTCTTACCAAATCAGAGAGGGAATTTTGTTAGAACCGCTAACAACATCAATCATCCGGATGCGTTGGATATCGGATATGGATTAACAAATGAATGTGCCAACAGAGCAATTAGAATATTAAAAGGATAATAGATGGAAAAGTTAGAAACAGAAACAGTTACAGAATATTTGGAACGAGTTGAAAACCAATTTAATTACCATTCCGGTAATATTGAAAACATCTTCAAAGAGATGAAAGAAAAGGGTATAAAAATTTGTAGTAATTGTGGTTGTTCCATCTACAAAGATAAAGAACATAAATGTTAAAAATAAGATGAAAACATACACAAAAGGAAACGTAATAGTTGAAGAGATTAAAGTTGGTGATATTCATTATGAATATGAGTTGGGGGTTGGTATTAAAAGTGAGGTAACAACATTACCGACATTAAACGAAACCGGTCAATACATTTGGGAAAGTAAGAATCTGAACACAGGTAGGGTTATCCGATATTTGGTCGACCCAAAATATTTACAGTATTCGGCAAATCTCTATGATTATGAAGCGTATAAAGTTAATACCTACATATAAGATGCAAAACACATTTACAATAGACGAGATTAGAAAGTATATCCTATCACAGGATAGCTTGGGTGATGTCCTATACAATTTAAGTGTCTCAAAAATACTTGAGGCGAATGAACCGGAAGAGGAAGAAGAAGATTGGGATGAATTAGATGATGATGAAATTATAAAATTTTACCAATAATGATAAATCCTGAATACTTACAAGAAGGGTGGGTTAAATTCAGTAGAGTTCCTTGTGTAGAGGGGTGTATTGATGTTTGGTATGGTGATTGTGCTCATAACCCGAATAGTGAAATTAAACCACATTGGAACTTAAACGGTTTCAGAACCTATGTCAGATTAAATGGTGAGGGTAAATGGTTTAGTAATGATTATAGAAGAGGTTTAAAGAGTTTTACTATGGAAATGGGTGAAGTTGCGACATCACAGGAAATTTGGGACGAAATAAGTAAATTTAACGAAGAAGAATAAAGAAATGAAACAATCAGATTTAAAAGTAGGGGACAAAGTTACTTATGTTCCGGAACATATTGGAGATAGAATTGAAAATGGTGTAGTAAAAGAAATTCCTGAACATACCACAACATCTGTAAGAGTAGTTTATAATTGTGCGGGAAATTGGGATGATTACCAAAACTACACATCAGCACTTACTGACTTAACAGATTTACAAATTGGGTGGAAATAAGTAAATTATGAAAGGGATTATAAAAGTTAGAAGTTTTGATTCATTAAAGAAATTGAATTACAAACGAGCAAAAGGGAAACGTATAAGTGTTTCATCCTTAAATAGTTCAACCGACCGGGCAATTGTAACCTTAGAGAAATTGGGTCTTTTAACCCCCGAGTTATTGTGGGATTTAGTTGAAAGAAGAAAATATCTCTATATTGAGGAAAGAAAGTTGGAATGGGTTATGCGGGCAAGAGAAAAAAAGTTACCTTTATTCCCGGACGATGTAAATAATTATGTTAATATGTTATCAAACACACGTTTAGCGATATTACGGGTTCCGTATGAAGTAAGTATAATTGATAAGTATAAAACTTATATAAATAAAAGAGAAATAGATGGAAACTAAAAAAATATTGTTTTTGGATAATGATGGGGTAATCTGTCTTTCCAATAATTGGGGTGGACGAGCTAAAAAATGGAAGAAGTATAAAAAACTTAATCCGGAAGCTCTCAACGATTCGGAGGCGCCCCTTGATGTTAGATTTGACGATTTTGATAAGAAAGCCGTTAAGGTATTAAATGAGGTGTTAGAACAAACCGGAGCTGAAATCGTTGTATCCTCTGATTGGAGATTATTTGCGACATTAGAAGAACTTGGTGAATATTTTTTATCAAAAGGAATCTTAAAAGCTCCAATCGCATTCACCAAACGATACATCGGTTGTGATAAACCTGATGAGTTTGAATGGGTTAGAAGAACAATGTACGAACAACAAAGATGTATCGAAGTTAGACAATATCTAACTGACCATCCTGAAATCACACATTGGGCTTGTATTGATGATTTGGAGTTAGGTGAAAAAGATTCTAACGGATTTTATGAGCAAAAGTGGGGATTATCCAACTTCGTTCACACACCAAGAGAAAGTGAAGGAATAAAACAAGCGGGTGTTAAAGAAAAATTATTACAATACCTGAATGACTGATATTTATCAGTATGATTCAATACTTTACCGAAATCCTTAAAACATTTTCAACAGCCCAACGTATTTGGGCTTTGATTATTTTATGTATATCCGTCTTTTTTATAACATTTGGTTCAGATATTATCGACGCATTAAAACCGGACCCAATACAACAGAATTTGGTGATTCAGAGACAAAAAAAAGAAATTATATCTCTGAATACCCAAATGGATACTTTAACTCTTAGAATTGATAATTTGACTCAGGAAGTGATTGATGGACAATCCGAATGTTCTCATAAAAGGATTCAAAGAGAGAAAGAAATAATTGCTCAGATTGATGAATTACAAAATATGTTAAGAGGTAGTCGCCCACACCAAATGGTGATACGTAACAACGGTAATGGTTCATCATCAAACCCTAAAAATGATAGTATTGTTAGAGTTAAAAATATACCAATTCAAATTGATAATACAGATATTGTTATTTCGGCTTTATCTAACTTAAAGAATAAAATTAGAAATAAAAAATGAAAATAACTGTAACTGAAGAACAATTTAATAAATTAAGAATTGTTAAAAAATCTGATTTAGACGATTCCGGGACTTGGTCTGCGGATGTATTAACACATAAAAGTGAGGGTAAAAATATATACACTTATAGTAATGGTGTTTTTACAAAAAGAGAAAAGAAACCATTAGAAAGAGGTGTTGCTCGTCACGGGGGTAGTAGAACGGAAGTTTTTTATCTATCTGATGAACAAGCGGAACAGGCAAATGATTTAATTAGACAATCTCGTGATTTAGAACAACAAGCTAAAGAATTACGTCAACAAGCCAAAGATATTATCCAACAAGAATTTCATTTACCACAAAAACGATAAATAAAAAACCCCCTTATACAGGAGGGTTTTCATTTGATTCATCTTTTTTTTCCTTTTGGATTTGATTAATAATATAACCAGCGATTGCGAATTCTAATGTTGCCCACATAACAACATCGGACATCGATAATGTCTCATATTTCTTAAATAAAAAGAAAATTAAACCTATTTGTCCAACAGAAAAAGCCACGCCCGATTCAACTCTTTTTTTTGAAAAATAAGAATCCGAATTACTATATTGTTTTCCAATTTCAGAAATGAACCATTTAATGTTATCCCACCCAAAAAAATATTTGTTACTTTTCATAATAATGTTTTATAATAAATATTTACTTTTATAAATTAAAAAAGGGGATAGTAGCGAACTTCCCCTTTATTTTGTTACCATCACTGATAACGGTCCTAAATGTCCCCAATGACGGGGTGTATTATTTCTCCTTAACTAAAACCAAACATCTTTTCAGATATTCTTTTGCTCTTGGAGATGGGTCTTTGTGAGCTAACACTTTTTCAATGTCTTTAACTAAATCTTCACCGTGTTCATTTTCTTTATAAAGTTCAATTACTTTATCCATCGCTTTTAAACATCCATTGTTTGTTTCGTCGTGAAAATTTTTATTTCTAAATTTATTTAGGTGATTCATTAAATTATATGACAAATGTTCACCATTATCTTTAATGTTTGAATGTAAACGTAATGTTCTTAACATATCTAATGTGTCAACCATTCCGTTAATACCACCATCACGTTTTAAAACACCTGATGTATAATCACTAAAATTGTCGGAAGGACCAACAAGTTCATCTAATGGCATTATGTTTCCAGAAACACATCTTTGTTTTTCTTCTCTATTATCTTTCGCTCCGGATTCAGATTGTTCCAACAAATGTTTTCTAACTGATTTGCGAAGTTCGGTCTCGTTTATTTGTATTTTTTTCATAACTGAAATGTTTTTATACTATAAATATAGGGATATCTATAATTCTTCATTCTTTAATTCTATTATTTTTCGTTTGACTAACTCTAAAGTTGAGTAGGCAACTAGTTGTGAGATTTCAAAATCATCGTCTGAGAATTTATTTTGTTCATCCTCAACCCATTCTAATAATTTTTCGTAACAAGACATATTGTATTTTTTTATAAATATATAAAAAATAAAGATAAAAAAAACATTAATCGATTATTAAAGTATTTATAAATATGTTAACAGAAAAACAACTAAATAGAATTAATGAACTATTATCAACCCGGACATTTAAGTTTAAAGGTCAAATAATTAATGATTTACCGGAATCAATGATTTCGGATATTGATTATAAATTCAAAATTGATGGTTATAGAAAAATGACTAGCGTTGGTGAGGAATATGATTACGCCTTATTAAATGTTGTTATTATAGGTCTTAATGATAATTTAAGTCGATTATTATTTACACCTGAAGACAATGAACAAGGTAAAATGATTGCTAGAAGTTTTGAAAATAGATTATACAAATTCTATTCAAATTTAAATTTGGAGATGACCAATTTTTTAAGTATCTTTGATAGTAATATTAGAACAACAATTGATAGTTTAACATTTGACGTGAAAAAACCTGAAAACATAACAGAATCAAGAATGAGTAGATTAGCCGTTAGAACAACAGTAAAAGATATTGTGAATGTTTTAAAAAATGGAAAACGCGGTAGTTTTATGTTACCAAACCCTGAAGATGGTCGTAATTACTCATTCACAAATCTCCCTTTTGGATTTTCAATTGATTTAACAATCAAAATTAACAATAAATTAGAGGGGTATAAAATGACAGGAACTTTTGTTCCGGATGAAGATGTAATTGAGGTTTTAATAATTTTTAATCCAAAAACATTAAAAAGAAATTTTTATAATATAATAGGTGAATTAAACGATATTATGGCTCATGAATTGGAACATGGTTTCCAATATTTTAAAGGAGAACGTAAACGTAAAAAAGAACCAGAAGAACCATTTAAATATTACACTCAACCACATGAAATAACAGCTCAAAGAGTTGGTTTTAGAAGAGTTGCCAAGTTAAGAAAATTACCATTTAATGATGTTGTTAGAGATTGGTATGAAACACATAAAGATATCCATAAATTGACTGAAGATGAAATGGAAAAAGTAATTCAAATCATTGTCAATGGTCAATAGTGGTGAAATAAAAGGTCTTATATCATATCTAACTAAATTAACACACACTGTGGACGCATTTAGATTTAGATTTGTTAATATTGAAGTTGATAAAACAACTAGAGGTGGTGAATCTTACCCTGAAATCCAATATGATTTAGAAATTACACCAAAACAATCAGATATCCCTTATTTGTGGGATTTTTTTAATTGTAAATCAAAACACATCGTACAAGATGGATGTGAAATGGTTGGTCTTAATTGGTCGAATGTTTTTACTAAAGTTAATGACATTTATTATGATGGGGAGAAAATTGGTAAATATGGTGGGTATATCCCTAAATGGTTTAATGAAAAAATTACTAAAGACATAGACCGATTAGGTTCAAAACAAACAGGACTTAACTTTTTTTGTGGTGGTGAAAGAAAAACATTAACCTTGAATGTTAGTTATGAAGTTTCTGATGTCTATATAGATGATGGAATAACAACTGATATTTCAGTTTATTGTAATCAAGTGTTAGTTGATAATGAACCTTTAGAAAACATAACTCAAGACCTTGCGGAAACTATTGTTGGGTATATGAGTGAAGACGATAACCTTAGAGTCCCGTTAGATGGTATTGTTTGGGGTGAAATTACCAAATATATGAATTTAGAAGATTGTGAGATATGGACACATACTTACACATATCTTAGAAATATTGGTGATATTGAGGTTGACGATTTTAATTATATAAATCAATCAACATTTTCAAGTAAATTATGTGATTTTATTTCGGGAGATTAACCTTTGAATCTTTTAATTAATTTAGTTACTAAATCTCTAACAACAATACCTGACAGATTTACAACTCCACTACCAATAACCCTTACCGCAATTTCTTTTGCGTCAGAAGTATTTATTTGACCACTTTTAACCATTGTAAAGATGGTAAGTAGAACCGGAACAATAAATGCGTAGGATATCATTTTTGAAATCTTAAAAAATGTCACATTTAGACTTTCAAGAAAATTAAATAAAGTATCTTTTAATTCTTTCGATTTATCTAACCCAACTTTAAAAACATCGGACAATCCTTCTTCTTTTATCTTCGTAAGAATTTTCTCAATATCTTTTTTGTTATCTAAATAATGAACAGCGATAATACCAGTTAAGATTAAACTTAAATTAATATCTGATATCTCAGGGTATTTACCTTGAATAAATTCACCAATTGGTGAGATAAAACCCCCAATACTTGCTCCCCATGTTATTAGGAAATCAAAATTAAGACCGTAATTTTCTTTTACCTCATTTAAGACTTTGGTCGAATATTCATAACCCTCTTGAATGGATTTAGTTAAATTGTCAATTGTAGATTCTTTAAGAATCATCTTTTTTTGACTTTCATTTATTATTAATGTGGTTTTCATACAACAATAAATACTTTAATTATATTTATTGTTAAATAAATTTATTAAATATGATTAATCCAGAGTTAAAAAAAGGTGATAGAATAATTTTATTACACATGTCAGAAGAAAATTCTGTACCTGATGGAACTCTTGGTACAGTATATAGTGTTGATAAAATATTTGGTGATATTCAATATGGTGTTGAATGGGATAATGGTAGTAAACTAGCGTTATTGTCTGATACGGATATGTGGGATAAAGAAGAGAGATTTAAATCCAAAAAAAGAATCACTGAAGATAGAGATAAATTTATAATGAACAATATTGAATTGTTCAAATATTTCAACATTAAATTTTTAAAAAAATACCTTTTAATGGTTAGAGAATCTGGTATTACCAATATGATGGGAGCATCCCCATATCTTTATATTGGTCGAGAAAGAATCCAACACGAATTCAAATACAAAGACATACATAATGAAGAAGCCTTTGAAGAAGTGTTAGACCACGCTAACCAATCACAAGCAGAAATGATTAACGGGGTTATAAACTATTTAAATGATAAGGGGATTGAAGAGGATATGTCAAGTATTAATAAATACCTACAAAGGTTTGCAACCAAGATTGTTCAAACATATACCCTTTTATAATACATAAACATATTTATATACAAAACAAATTATTATGAAAAATTTATTTAATGATATTTCTCAAGATGAAAAAAATAGGATTTTAGAAATGCACTCCGTTAAAAAGAATATTATTTCTGAACAGGGTGTATTAAGACCTACACCAACACCAATTGATGGTAAAACAGTAAATCTTTATAAAGATAAAGGTGAAACACAATTATTAGGGACTTTTAAAATTCTTAAACCGGTTAAAGAAGGTAACACAATAAAAATCGTAATAGATAATGAAGGTAGAACTGGAGGAGCTTCTAGAGTTTTAGAATTTCAATGTGGTACATCGGAACCAATTGTAATTTTAAAAGGTAAAAATCCTCAAAACTTTAAAGAAAGAGAACTTAAACCTCTCACATTATTTAATTTAAAATTTTTAAAAGCATTAGAAAAACAATATTGTACAGTTAGTCGTGGTGGGAAATTTGTTCCAAAAGCGGACTTCGCAATGAATAATCAACCAACAGATACCACAACAGGTATTGCGTAACACAAAACAAATATATGAACGCATATTTTTTTAAAATGACAAACGAGGAAAAAAATAACATCCTTGACCAACATAAGGAAGTTTATGATGGATACTTAACAAGTTATATCCAACCATCAAACGAACAACCATTATATGTACAAGACTTCGCTAACGATAAAGAAGGTCTTACAGTTAATAATAAAGGTGAGGTAACAACTTATAGAAACATGAACATCAATGAGATGAAACATGATAATAAAAGTACTGGTTTATTTTCCGATGAAGAAGAAGATTATAATGAAGTTGTTGAATATATTTCACCAGGTTCACAATTTGTTCCGGACGAAAGTTTTGAAGAAGTTGAAGAACAACTTGATATGATTGGTGATGGTGAAGATGACTTAACTAATGGTACTGTTGATTTTGACGATGAATTTGAAATGTATGAAGATGATGATTTTGAAATGAATCTTGATGATTTAATGGATTTAGGCGATGAAGAAAATGAAATTGAGGAAGAGGAAAAAGAGAACATTTTAGATAAAATTAATGAATCTTTAGATATGTTCAAAAGATTTAAAAAATATAACTAATTTAGAACTTTCAAAAAAGTTGTGATATTTCTTTGTAATAAACAATGTTAAATTAAACAATAATGGAAATTAAAGAATTAGTGTCTTATTACATAAATGAAACATCTCATACTTTAGATGTGACATTCAGAATCTTAAGTGATAATGAAGATGAAATAAGAACAGACCAAATAATACTTGATGAGATAGAAACATTTGGATATAATATCTCAAATAAAATTGATGAAAGTTTTTTTGATGAAGACGATGATGAGTTTGATGAGGTATACGATGATTTTGATGAAGATTTTTTAGATGAAGATGAGATTATATCTTTTTTAAATGAATATTATTTAATCTATCCAAAAAAATTACCAGACACTCAATTATTTTAAAACAAAAACCCACCAATAGGTGGGTTTTTTATTAAGGACCGACTCGGGTTAAATGTAATGTTATATTAGAGTTAGGTCCATATGGTCCGTCAGCCCATTGTCCGGTAGTTCTAAGAGTTAAACTCTCCATCCCGTCATCAATAATCTTAAACATTCTTTTCGACCCGTTATTCAACTCAAATTCAATATGTCCTAAATCGGTGTTATACCAATTATTATAAACTTGATAAAAATATTGATATTGCCACAATACTTGACCATTGTTTAACCCAACAGGACTAAATGATATGACACTATAATCAAAGTGCCATCGTGTTGCTCCAATAACTATAATATCCATTGGAAATGATTCAGCATTGCTAATAAAAGTGTCTCCTGGTTGATAAACAACTAATTGTTGAGTTCCTGATGTATTTTCCGTTGATGTACGGGTGATTCTATCTACAATGTATTCACCACTTAAACTTAAAGTTTTTGGTTGGTCATAGACTTCACAGGATACTAATGTTAGTAATAATACTAAATTTAAAATTATTTTTTTCATATATTATGGTTTTATTTTACAAAGATACAATTTTTTTCAAAACAAAAAATATTTATCAACATATGAGAACAGATATTGACCACATAATTAGTTTAATGAAACGATACACAACAAGTAATTCAAACGAAGAACTTGGTGAACAAGAAGAAACCCCTGATGCCGCACCCGCAGCTGCCGGTGGTGGTGGAACTGCAACAAATACTGGTAGAAAATGGGAGACCGGATTAACTAGAGGTCCTGCAAATATGTTAGGTGTTGCCGGTGAAAAGTGGGGGACAGGACTTACAAGAGGTCATGCGAATCCTGTTCCTTAAATTATTTATCCCTATTTTCTGTTTCTGAAATAACCTTCGCCCAATTCTTGGCGTATTTTTTATAGTCAATCAAATTTACTATAACATCTTTTTTTTCCTCTATAATAGATTCACATTTATTACTTAAATCAATATAATCCGTATAACCGATTAGAATTTGTTCTTCAGAATATGAAGTATTATCTGACATATAATAAATCCCTGTACCACAAATATTTTCAAATTCTGTAATTTTTTTAGGTGTGTTTGTACCTCTAACACAAACTAATTCATTTATTTTATATCTCATATCCTTATATTTTGGTCAAAGATAATTTTTATTTTTTTATAAACCAAACTATTTATAAAAAAACATTTTATGGACAATAAATTAAATGAGGGTGAATTACTTGTTAATAGAGTTAAACTATTGATGGGGTATGATATGTCCAAAACTTTAAATGAAAATACTCAATATATATTTGAACAACCTGATAGTAGATTTGAAAATCCTCAAACAAAAGAAATATTAGCAAGAGGGGAACAACAAATTTTACAACGAAGTGCTGAAGAAAAATCTAAAAAATACCCTAATTGGTGTAAATATCCCGATAAAGCATTAGGAATCCCTAAAAATCCTGAAGGGGTTGAAGGTGAAGACGCTATTCTTGTCGACAAAGAAACCGGAAAAAGGTTTTGTTATTACCCTTCACCTTCAAATCAAAAAATGGGTGACATTAATAGTGTCCCAATACCGGAAGATAGTAAAATTTATTTTTGGGATATAGAAGGAATTAGTGACACTGTTAATAAATTTGTTAAAAAACACCCTAAAGAAGATAAAAAACTATTAATTAGTAATCTTAGTAAAGTATTTCCGATAGGTTCTGTAAGGCAATTCTCCATTGGTGATGAAGTTTATATTGGTTATGTAATTAAAACAGAAGGAACTAATCTTTGGAGATTTGGTTATTATAGAAATTTAAAAACAAAAGAACCTTATACTCCACCTGAATGGGTTGATAAACGTAGTGATTATCAAAGGTTTGTTGACGACTATGGTTTTGCAATTCAAATAGCTGCTGCATTAGGAACGGCAATTGCCGGTATGTTAACGGGTGGTGCCGCATGGGTTTTATATGCGGAAATAGCACTTGAAGCTGGTTTAGGTGCGGCGGTTGGTTTTAGAGAGCTTGAAAAAGGTGAAAATGTTTCAGCGGCATTATCATTTATTACAGGGGCTTTACCAATGTTAAAACTTTCAAAAATGTTTAGAGGAATACCTGAAGGGGTTTTCACTGAATTATCTGAAAAATTATCAAAAGCAGGATTGACTAAATCAAGTAATGTTGAAGATTATGTTAAATTTTATAATGGTTTATCTGAATCTGAACAATTAGTTATGTCAAAATTATTAACTCAAGATGAAGTAACAAAAAATTTATTATTAAAAGAATTGAAAACTGCGGTTTCGGATGATTTACCTAAAATTATAATAAAAGAACTTAAGAATATGGTTAAATCTAAACCTGAATTATTAAAAAGTATTTCTTTTTTTAATAAACTTTGGGCTAGAGAATTAAGTACAAATGCGTTTTTTATTTTATTGGGTATTTTGGTAAATGCTGCGTGGGGAGATGTTCTTAATTCAGAAGATTTAGAAAAATTAAAAGGTGTTTATATAAATATTCCTGAAGAACTTCAAAAAGAAATGGCGTTTAATTTATTGTCTAATGACGCGGAAGTATTAAAAAAATTACCACAGACCGAATCAGTTAAAAAAATTGAAACATTTACAAAATTAAATAAAAAAGGAAAATCTTGGGGAAAATATTATAACACAGTAATGAAAGATAGTATTCAAGAAGCGGGAGGTGTTTATACCGAATTACCGGAGGATGAGAATAAAGCGGTGGATAATAAAAAAGGTAGTCTTGAGGATGAAAAAAAATTAAGAAAAGAAGGATTTATTCCTGAATCAGAATTAAAAAATGAAAATACGGTTTATGATTATACTCAAGTAAATGGGGTTAATTGGTTTAAGATTAAAAGATAATGTATTTATATTAAAATAATAAGTTATGAATAAAAAAATTATATATGAGATTTATCGTCAACAACAACTTATGGGTGTTGATGCAAAAATATTAAAAGAAAATAAGTATGTTGAAATAGGTAGTGATTTAATAAAAAGTTTTTTTAATAAAAGTCAAAAGGTAATTGATAATGTCGTTGATGAGGTAATGGTTGATTCAATTAGAGTTAACAAAGGAGTGTTAAGAAAAATTATGGATGTATTAGATAACACATCATTATATGATACTTTAAGTAAAGCAGAAAAAGAAATATTTGGTCAAATAGTTAGTCAAAATCAAGGTATTGTTGACGATATTTACGAACTATTAATGAGTGAAGCTATGTTATCAACAAATAAAAGTGAAAAAGGTTTAATAGAATTTATCTCAAATCAAGCAAAAGGTAATAAAAAAATCGGAGATGTGTTAACAGACCTTAATGGAGAAGAAGATGTATTTTTAAATGAAGTTTTAATTCAAAAAATTGCTCAAAAAATTAGAGACCTTAAACAAGATAAATTTGTTACCGAAGTCGTGTCTGATTTAGGTGAAGAAGGCATTGGAATAAGTTCAGTTCTGTATAGAGAATCATTAAAAGATTTATCTCCAAAAACACTTAAATGGTGGGAAAATATATTATCTAGTGATAAAACTCTTATTGACTTTACTCGTGCGGCATTAGATAATTATGTGAATAAAGCTAGATTATGGAAAATAGGTGATGAAAAATTTGCTCAAGATTTATTTAATAAATTTGATGAAGCTTTATCACAATCAATTGACCAACTTAAACGAGGTGAGGCTATTGATGATAATTTGTTTCGTAATATTAGAACTAACATGGATGTTCTAATTCAAAAATATAAAACAGGACAAGAGGCTTTTTATTCTACAATGGAAAAATATTTAAAAAAGAGATACCCTAATAATAGTACTGAAGTTAGTGAAGTTTTAACTCAAGTTAAAAGTCATAATCCTTTTGAATCAGGAAGATGGGGTTCTCTTACTTATTTTTTGGATAATACTTCATCGGCAAACGCGTTAAAAGATTTGGCTAGTTCAGTAATGCCTAAATTTATGAAAAATAAAATTCCAGTTTTATTAGAAAGAACGGTTAGTTTATTAACTGTGGGAGCACCAAAAAGTATTGATGAATGGGCGTCATATTTTAAACGAGGAGTACCAGGATTAAAAGACTTGGTTCGAGATTTATGGGTTGCTACACACGTAGGGTTACCCGCAACCATCCTTACTTTTCAAACATTATTTCAATGGTTTAATATTTTTGGTTATGGAAATGACACTGATACTAAAAATATTTTTGAGTTATATTGGAAAAATTTTGTTGAAAGATATAATAATTGGAAAAAAACTGACACTTATTTTGATGTTCATTTACCTTTTCCAGATGACTTCCCAATAACTAGAATAGATTTAAATCCGGCTCATTTACTAGGTTTAGACATTTATGATTGGATGAATTCTAAATTTGATGTTAAAGCGGGTGAAGGTATTTTAAATAAAGGTAAAAAAGAATTTATTGAGGCGTTGTCTAAATTAACAGATGAGGAGTTATCTAAATTGAAATGTTATGATAAAACTAAATCAAGAGAAGAAAATATTAATATTATTTTTAATTGTATGCAAACCGATGTTAAAGTTGAGGTTGAAAAGACAACGGAAGAAGCGAAAAAGAAATCTGAAGAAGTAATTGATGATACAACGGATGCTGGTTTAAAAGGATTATTTAATCTTAAAATGAAAGAATATGGTTTTACCGTTAAAAAAGAATATGATGGAGTTTCAGCTCAAACAAATGAAATTGATTCTAGTACTGGATTTGATACTTGGTATTGGGATAAGGATGGTAAAAAATTTATTCCTTACTCTAAAGGTAATTAATATTTTATTGATATTTATGTAATATGAAAAGAAATTCCCTTATATTAGAACAACCTGACAATAGTGGTGATTGGACTGCAGTTCCACCACCCTTAATTGGTAAGATAGATAAGTCTAAATATGATGTTAGTAGTGATGGTAAATGGTATAAACCTAAAATTACAACACCAACACCAGCTCCTCCAACGCCATCTCCACCGACACCTGCACCTCCGACACCTGCACCTCCAACTCCGGACCCAATTCCAAACGTTTCTGATATTGAAAGAATATTTTGGGAAAAGGTTACGGACGCAGCTCTTCTTGAGAAATTGAAAGATGCCGGTAAAAAAGTATGGAAAGAAGGTAATGTATGGTATCGTGATATTAGAGACCGTTTATCTAATTGGTGGGAAGACATGACAACTTTACCTGATTGGGTAAAAGATAACCCTTGCATTAACGAGATAGGTAATATTAATAGAAGTGATAGTGATGATAAAGTTGTTGTTAAAACTCAAGATGGTGAAGATAATTTATATTTTTATAAAGACGGAAAATTTGTTTATGAAAATGAAGTTAAAGCTATATTAAATGGAAAATGGAAATGTGTTTCAGGTAAATTATATATAAAAACAGAAGATGGTTATGAATATACCAAACAATTTGGGTGGGATAATACCGGAAAAAGTAATTTAGGTTCATTATCATCCTCAAGTACATCAACTAGTGATAAAAAAATATATACAACACCAGGAGACCCTTATCAATATAGATTATCAAATGACTGTGAATGGGAAACAAAAGGTAAATCAATTACTGATTGGAAATCATTAAAAAATCTTCCTAACGCAATTAGAGACTTGGATAAAAGATTCCCTAATGCTAAAAAAGAATGTGGTCAATCAACACCGGTGATTCCACCACCAGCACCATCAACAACAGAATCTTCTAAACCTACTTGGACAAATGATTATTCTTGTTTTAACGGTTTTGGAAAGAATATACCTACAACACAAACTAATAAAATATCTTTTAAATCAACAAGTGGTAAAGATTCGTTGAATTTTTATAAAAATTTAAAATTTATCTATGAGTTTGAAGATGGAACTATTTTAAATGGGACTTGGAAATGTGATGGTAATCAAATGGTAATTAATACCGAAGATGGTGGTCAATATACATCATCTAAAGGGTGGAGTAAAGTTACTCAAATAAAACAAGACGATTTAGACCCTAATGTGGGTGACGATATTGAACTTTAAAAAAAAAATATATGAAAAATAATATAAATAATTTAATTTCTGAAGAGCTACAAAAAGCGGCTCTTTTATTTAATTACGACCCTAAAAAGACTTTATCTGAAAACATTGTTGAACAAACTGTTGGTGATAAAAAATTTAATTTCACATCTAATACAGGTTCGGCTCAAGACGCTGGTATTAAGTATACCCCAACATCTCCGGCTGATATGTTGAAAAACGCACAAGCGGCTGTAGCAGGAACAACACCACCGGCAGCAGGAACAACTACAGCAGCAGGGACTACATCAGCAGGAACAACACCACCGGCAGCAGGAACAACTACAGCAGCAGGGACTACAGCATCAGGGACTACACCACCGGCAGCAGGAACAACGCCACCGGCAGCAGGAACGACACCACCAACATCGGTTTTAATTACTAAAAATGATAAATCTTATGATTACAAATTAGAAAACGGAAAATATTATTTTAAAGGTAAGTCGGGTGGTAAATTCGCAACTAAATATCCAAATTGGGTTGAAGCTAAAGCTCAAAAAGGTATTGATTCTATAAAAGCGTTGTTTGATAAAAATCCGAAGGGTGATACACCGGTAGAACCAACAACACCACAAAACTCAACTCCACCGACAGATAATGCTGAAAAATATAAAGAATTTTTTGCTCAAAAACTTAAAGACGCACAAAATCTACCTAAAACATTACCTGGTGTTCAAGGAGGTGAAACTCCTAAACAACAAAATGATGGAATAACAGATTCTAATACACAGGTACAAGGACAAATTCAAAGTACCATATCAGACGATGAAGAAGTATAAAAAACAACCAATTATGAAAAATACAATAAAAGAACAATTACAGGCTAGACCAGTTCAAACTAACGAACAATTATTATTCCAAAACGCCTTTAAATCGGGTTGTTTTCCTAAATGGTTAAAGAATGGTAAGCCAGGAAAATTAAATAATCAAGATATTTGGTATGGTCAAAATAGTAAAGGTGAGAATGTTGTATTCTTTGCTGATATGACTGTGCAGAATATGGTGACTAAAAATAAAAAAAAATGGGCATGTGACGCATTATCATATTCAACAAGTCCTTTATTAACATCATTTAATATTGACCCAAAATTGGATGAGGTGACTTTATTAAAAACATTGGATAATGTAACAGCTAACTTACAAACTTATGTTGATAAAGAAGCTGTGTCAAACATTTTTAAACAATGGAATGAATTGTTATCTAAGGATTATCCAAAGGCTAAATTATTAACCAATATTGAAGATAAAGTGTTACCGGATAGCGATGTTTTAACAACACAATTTACTCAAGTACCGGCTTTGGATAGAGATAAAGGTTGGAAAAACATAATTCTTTATTTACCAAAAGGTAAAACTAAAGATTTACAAGCGGGAGCTGCCGGAGGTATCAAATTAGATGCTGAAGGTTGTAGAACAATATTAGGTCAATATCTTGGAGCAGCATTACAATATAATGCGAGAGTTGAAACAACACCAATCCCTCAATTAAGAGAGTTTAAACAACAATTAGTTAAATGTGATGGTTCAGGACAGTTTGATAGTTTTGATGGTTTTAGAGAAGATGAAACTGCTGAAGTTAAGAGTAAATTGTCTCCTTACGGATTCTTAAATAAAAAAATTGATAAAAGACAAGTATTTAGAATTTTAGCGGGTAAAACCAAATATCTTAAAGCACCTAGTCCATACATTATTGGTCTTAACGAATCTACTGATTTAAAAATTAAATCTTTAATTAAGGAAAATTTAACAAAAGTTAAAACTGAAAAATTAAGAACATATTCTGCGGAATCTAAAATTGTTAAAGGTAGAACGTCTATTATAGTAGAGACTTTATATTTAAAAACCAAACCTCAACAAAAAAGATTGTTTAACGATATATTGACAGAATCTATTTATTTAAATTCTCAAAATTTTAGTAAACATATTATCCAAGAACAATTTTTTGAAACGTTAAAAGGGTTTTTTGACAAGGGTGATTACGATTCAATTTTTGACACATTTAAAGAATATATGGGTGAATGGTTAGTTTCTAAATTAACACCATTACACTCTGATGGATGGATGAGTAAATTAATAATTAATTCACTTGATGATATTAAAGTTAGTGATATTGAAAAATTACTTGATTGTAGTTATTTGACAAAAACAATTTCAAAATCAATTGTTGATGGAAGTGCTGGGAAATTAAAAAAAGATGCTGATTTGAATGGTGGTCTATACGATATGGTAAGAGACAACATTTTTGATTATGTAAACGATAATGACTTTTTAAATAAACTTGAAAGTAATATCACAAAAATATTATGTCCATTATTAAATGGGTTATCTGATAAGTTAGATAACGCTCATGATGAAATTAGAGATAAAGCAATGTCTAATTAAAGTACCTTCGGAGTAGAATCCGAATGGGATTAACCAACTAAAAGAAAGGGGAAAATTCCAAATCTAGCAAAAAGATGTCGAGAGACATCTTTTTGTTTTTTAATTATGTACGAATAATACTTTATCAATTTTAAAAATACTTGGTGATAATTTAATTATATCACTAAAGTAAATCCAATCGGCGTTAAATGCGACAGAATTAAAACCTACTTTTTTAGCTAACTCACTTTTAATAACAACATTACCCATATCAACTTTGGAACTAATTAATTGACTATTCATTAATCCGTAAGTCGAATTATTACTATTAAATGGTGTTTTATGTGAATGAATTAAATCAAAGTATATTAAATCTTCCGTTCTTTTACTAATCTCATCAACCATTGTTGGCATATAATAATTATCTCCATTAGTTAGTAAGACATATTCATTCTTAATAACGTTTTCTAACGACCATTTACGTAATAAATGTCCGTAATATTCAGTTCTTACAGGATGCTCAATAAATTCAATTTTATCTGAATTTAAATAACCTTCATTTCTAAGTTCGTTATGTAATGTTGGATTTGGACCGTCATGAATAATCACTAATCTCCAATTATTACTTGTTTGAGATTTAATTGAATTAATGAAACATTTTAATATTTCATTTTGTCCGTATGTTACAGCAATTATATCAACCATTTTTTAGGGTGTTTAATTTTAGGGTTTAAAAATTTATTTATGTAGATTGATGAACCAATGGATATTGGGGATATTTGAGTATCAGTTTTCCATGAAGAATAAACTTGAGATAATTGGTCTCTAGCGCTAAAATTTTTAACTTCATCCCACCAAATATTATTAAATTCGTTAACTTTTTCATTATTTTTTCTAATGGTGAAACCACTATCGAATAGATTGTAATTGTGAGGAAAACCTTCCATTCTATATTTTTTCATTTGAGTATTAACAATGTCCGGATAGTCTAATCCTTGAGATTTAACTTCTTCAGATTCTGAATATAAGCACTGTCTTACATCATGTTTATAACACATAATATCATTGTTAAAAAACTTAATTTCATTTAATAATTCTTCGGCATTAGAAAATCTTGGAACATAACAATGGTCAATCCAAATACTTATGTCGTGAGTTGGTAAAATTAAATGAGGGTTTAGTTTAATATATCTAGCTTTTCGTCTGTTATCTAAATTATTATCAATAAAATCAACATGATTAACTTCCCACACATCTGATTTAAAATATTTATTATCGGTAAATAAAATGTATCTAATGTTTGGGTCGTATACGGTTGGTGTTTTTAGTTCATCGTACCCACCAGTACTCACACTATAAACAATTATTTTTGGTGTTTTATTTGTAAAAGTTTCCATTATTTTTTAGTTATCGGTATAGTAATTATCAATTATATTTATTTTTTCTTTAATCATTTGTGTTAAAGTTAACTCGAGGTCTCTAAATTCTTTAGAATTTCTAAATTCCCCCCATTGATTTCTCCATTTAGGTATACCCCAATTCATAGTTCCGGTTGGATTTCTATTTGGAGATACGTGAATACCGTGAACAGGTCTATATGAATTATCTATTAAAAAATTAGGATGACGTTTTTTAACTAATTCATATAAAAATACTTCATCATGTTGTAATAAACCTGTTTGGCATAAATTATCATAATTTGGTAATGGATAATAATTATCGTATGGTGTAAAATGTAACCCACTCAATCTACGATGAGGATGGGATTCGTCTTTGACTGGTCTCACAATATTTGAATATGGTAAACCTGTTCTTATCATATCATTAATATGAATATCGGATAATTCTTTTTGAAGACAAATAATGTCTATATCGGAAATATAGACATATTCACTTTTAGTTTTTGGGGTGGTAAAAAATCTAATCGTATTTGGTATTGCATTATATTTTTTACTATTAACATTAATAGGTCCAAAATCTATTAGGTGAATGCTAAATTTATTTGGGTAAAAATTATTAAGTACCTGTAAACTTTTTAATATTTCAGGTTTTAACATTGTATCAACACCTATTTCAACAAAACAATTTTCGTTATAATATAGATGGGATAATATAAAAAGAGGTATAAATTCTTTGTATATCCCATTACATGCGGTAAAAAAATTAGTTCTAATCATTGTTTATTATTTTTGTTTTATGTTGTCTTATATAGTCAAATCCTTTATCCGCCCATTGAGCTCTACCTAATGGGTTTTTTAAAAAATGTTTAATTAATGTTGGTATGTAATCATAATTTGTTATTGCGATATGATTACTTAAGTAATCGTATTTTTTGTCATCATTTTTTTCCATAATAACAAAAACTTTATTGGATAATAAAGGTGTGAGTCTAATCCAATCAAGTTCTTGTGAACTATCGTGTGTACTGATTAATAATACAATTTTACTTTTATTTATTAATTTCCATAAATCAGTACCAGCAACCGGAGGTGATGTATGAAGAATAACTTTATTTGGTACATTTATTTTATCTAAGAGTTCTTTTCTTCTTGGGCTTAAAACTCCGTAGAAAAGAACGTCAATTTCTTTAGATTCTTCACAATCAACCCTATAGTTATTGGAATAACGTATTTCAAAATTCTTAGAGTAATCTAAAACTTTAATTGCGTTATCACACATTATTTTATATTCCGGATATCTATTGAAAGTTCTTTCAGGTGGTTCTGTTTGAATAACAATATAATCACCTTTAATTGATTTATAAAATCCTGATAAAAATGAAGTGAAAAATAATACCCATACACCTGTTTCATTTGGATTTGATGTGTGTCTACAAGGTTCTTCTAAAACCTCCTCAACCATTTTTGAAATTGAATTAAAATAACCCCCTTGTTTATGAATTAAATACATTATAGTAAGTGTTGTCTATTTTCTTTTATACCACCACGATACCAATGTTGTACATATATCCCTTTCATTAACCCGACTAATCCACCGGAAATTCTAATTTTTCTATGAATGTCGTTATCTATAGTTAACATTTTATCTTCTTTAAAACCACCAACTTTTTCCCATATGGATTTTTTTATAACAATTAAAACACCACTTAATTCCATATTATGTGTAACATCCATAACTTGATTACCATATAATTCCCAAAGAGAATCTCCAAAATTCCTATGGTATTCTTGGTCATTTGTTTTAATATCGACATTAGGAGCAATTTGATATTGACAATTAACTCTATTTGTTGTACAAGTGAATAATGAATATTCAGGATTAGTTTGAATAACTTCTTCAATCCGTTTCCCAAAAAAATGAGAGGTATGAACAGCATCACCATCTAAAAAACAAACCCAATCATCAGTTTTGACCATTGACATTAATTCATTATATGATTTACCAATATTTTTATCAGAATTCCAGGGTATCATATGAAAAACCCTTCCTTTAGGTTTAATAAATGTATTCTCAATCATTTTATTTTGTTTTTATTATTAAAATAAGACATTAGGTCTATTTATAAATATTGAACCTTTCTTTTTATGAAACTAGTTATTGTATCCACATTTTGGAATTCCGAAGAATACGTCGCAGACTGTATTAAATCTATAAAAAATCAATATTATAGCGAATTTGTCGTATATATGATTGATGATATGTCAACTGATAATTCTTACGATGTTGCTCTTGAAGCCATCGATGGGGATGAACGATTTATCTTAATAAAAAATATTGAGAAAAAATATAAAACCAAAAATTTTATTGATGTTATTAATAATAATCCAAATATAGATTGGGATGATGTTATTATTGAAATTGATGGTGATGACCAATTAAGTGATAATTTTGTTTTAGGATTAATTACTAAAATATATACAAATGAAAATATATGGATTTGTGGTTCAAAATGGATGGATAAAGACGGTGTTGTAGGGAATTATGGTAAATTTAATGCTGATAAAGCAAGAATTAAATCGTGGAATTTCTCACACATGAGAACCTATCGAGCATTTTTATTTAGAATGATTAAAGATGAAGATTTAAAATTTGAGGGAGAATATTTTAAAGCGGGTTGTGATATTGGTGCAGGAATACCAATGTTAGAAATGGCGGGAAATTCTCATTTCTATTATTTGGACCAAGTAACGTATATCTACACATGGCATGAAAATCAATCATATTCAAATACAAACTCATTTGGGGATAAAACTCTACAAAGTAAAATTGCTGGATATGTTTACAAATTACCTAAATATGAAAATATTACAATAGTAAATGAAGATGGGATTACTTATACTCCTAATTATGGTAAACCAAAAGAAAGTCAATTATTATTGGATAAATTAACTAGTAAAAAAATAACATTATCTAAAAAACCTGTAATAGTTGATTCAAGGATAATTAATCCTCCTAACAGTGTAGTTGATAAAACAAAAAATATTAATTTAATTAATAGTTTGATGAATAAAAATGAACCCACAGATAATGTTGATTATAATGTTATTAACCAAGTTTTACAAACCAAAGGAATTTTTATACCATCTAAAAAAGACGAAAAACCTCTTAGAGAACTAGTACCAAACTATAGAAATCAATTAACAGAACTTAAAAAAGACTCGATGGTTAACCAAAGAAAACAAATTGAAGAGTCTTTTAATGTTAAAAGAAAAAAAGGTGGGTTTTATTTTTGATAATTAAATTATTTGTATTACTTTTGTCCTATGAAAACATTTGATGATTTAGTATTTAAACCCCACTCAATGGGTAATGGAGCTGTTCAAGCAAAATTAGATTTAGGAAATGATATTGAAGTTTCCGTTGTTGGGGGAAAACATTTATATGGAAATGGAACGACTTCCTTTGAAGTTGCTGCGTTTTATAAAACTCTTGATAAATTTGTGCCAATGCCCGATGGTAATGATGTTTCAGGATGGAATTCAAAAGAAGAAGTAACCGAATTAATTAATTATTTAGAAAATTTATAAATTATGCCAGATTTTAGTACAGAAATTGATATTGAGCCTTACGAATATATATCGGCGTGTTCAAAAAGAGATATTGACGATTTAATTGAAAGCCTTATTGAGGATGGTCATTTAGATTCATTCAATGGGAGAGTTAAACCAAAAAAAGAAGGGGCGACAGTAATGGAGTTAGAGTGGGATGAATTAATGATGAAAATTAGAAATTCTAAGCATTTACTATCCAATGAGGACGAAAGTAGAATAATTGAGATTGCGAACAAATTGATATAATAAAAAAAATAAAAAAATATTTGACTTTTGATAAACTTTTCGTAAGTTTGTAATAGTTATAAAGAACAAGGTAGAAATACCACAAAAAAAAGAAAAATGAAAAATAGTAATAAACATATGAATGTCTCGATTTGGAACCAACAGTTTAGTAATTGTTCGTATCCGCGTATTTCGCATACAAGTTCAGATGATTTATTCGATGATTTAACTACAATATAGATAAAGTTAAACATAAAATATAACCAAAATCCTGAACTCAAAAAGTTCAGGATTTTTTTTTGGTTAAAAGTTTGGAAGTTAGAAAAAAAGGATTACCTTTGTCCCATCAAAATAAAGGAATTAGTTATTTGAAATATTGGTAAGAAAAATGGAGGAGTGGACAGTTGGTTGTCGAGCGGTCTTGAAAACCGTCGCTCGTAATGGGTTGCAGGTTCGAATCCTGTCTCCTCCGCGGGTTAGTTAAATAGTTTAATCCACACCCAAAAAAGAATGTCCGGAGCAGTCCGGGGCGAACGTAATTGTGGTAACCGTTCATTAACTAAAAAATATTTTGTCCCTTCGTATAACGGTTAGTACACGTAGTTTTGGTCTACGCGGAAGTGGTTCGATTCCATTAGGGATAACAAGGGTTCGGTGGAAACCCAAGAATAGGTGATGAGCCTATGTCCACCACAACTGCCGAGTGGTCCGGGACCAAAGACGGCTCATATCTGACTTTAGAATGGCTCAACACCATTACTCGGTACAGAATGATGATAAAGGTGTCTCACTACCTCATCAACTATTGCAATAGTAAAGTGGGACTCAGCCTCGTTGGCGTAATGGGAGCGTATTTGTTTTACATACAAATGGCGGTGGTTCGATTCCACCACGAGGTACTAATATTGGTTCACACTATACCACATAGGAAAGGAAGTGTAATTGGGTAGTAAAAGTCGTTCGGATACGGCAACTTGACTGTAAATCAAGTCTTAACTGGAGTGGTTCGAGTCCACTACTGCCCACTATGATAATGGGTTTCTCTATATTGGATGTCGACAATTCAATATGGGTTCAAGAAATCATCACCCCCCTGAAAAGGGAATGTGCCGAGGGCCTCGTAAAACTACGATTAAGCACTTAAGAATGGAGCGAGACGGGTACTCCATCATTATTATAATTGGGGATTAAGCTAATCTAGTGAAAGCATTGGTCTGAAGAATCAAGGAGACCGGAGCGTAACCGGTAGTCCCCACAAACAAGGAAACAACCCCCGAGTTGGTAAGCGCTTATCCGGACTCAAGAGAAGTAAAGTTATCAGATGGGTGCGTAACGCCTTGGACTACTATTATTGAATGATACGAGCCTGCAAAGTTCGAAAGGAGTCAGGTAGTAGTCAAAATTGGACTTGTAGCTCAGAGGAAGAGCGTTCGCCTGTTAAGCGAAGGGTCGGGATATCGTGATTCCCCAAGTCCGCGGAGTCCTGATACAACAGGAAACCCCCACTCCCATATGGCAGCCGGTCCGTTAAGCCGGTGAAGTGGGGTAAAATTGCTCTTGTAGTAGAATGGTTAGCACACATTCCTGATAAGAATGAAAAGAAGGTTCAATTCCTTCCAAGAGTACAAAACCTTAAATGTGGTATCCGATACTGACAGCTCCTACTTAAGAAGGGGTGATGGGTGTGAAAGCGGATTGAAAAGGGTACATCTCAAACCCACATTGATAGGTTTAAATATGGTGGCTATAGTGTAACGGTTAACACGATAGATTGTGGTTCTGTAAATGGGAGTTCGATTCTCCTTAGTCACCCTAAATTATGTGTTATGGATGAGAATGAAAAAATTGAAGAATTAGAGGGTCTAATTGTAGATTTAAAATTTGATTTAAAGAAATCCAAAGACAAAGAGATGGTTTACTTGGACATTTTATCCAACATTGATAATTCGTTAAAAGTGTTGTTCAAGAGGGAACAAGAAAATGAGAGATTTAATCTTGGTGATGATGTTAATTACCGAGAATGTATTGAGAATCTAAAGTCGGCGTTGGACGAATATAAACGAGTTTATAAATTACGGTTATGAAAAAGGTATTGGATAATCTTTGAGGTCTGCTAAACAACAGACTCAAGATTATGAGTGTAAACACAAACAGAATGAAACTGAACAAGGCGACTTGTTCAAAAGATTACAGATTGATTTGGTTAAAGTTTGAATACCCATCTTATTGGGATGAGGGTGTTTATTACAGAAAAGGTCAGTTCTCTCACAAATACAGAGAACATAAAACTTGGAAGTATAACCGAATGACTCAGTGGAAGTAAAAATTGAGTATCTTTGTAAATTAAAGTCACCCTTGTGCAAATTGGTGAAACGGTCAATTAAATATAATATGTCTATAGTACTAATACTTTAATTTACATAAAGATACTATCAGTAATGGTAAATGTGTTGTTCCCGGTGAGAGGGGAATATGAAATACGAGGTAGGTTATATCATCCTACACAACACAGAGGAGTTCTCAACCTCAAATTGTCTCCATCGTTCAATTGGATAGGACTTATCTTTACGGCAGATACGATAGGGGTTCGAATCCTCTTGGGGACACAAAAAAATCGTTAGATGCCAACATATGTAAATATGGCAACGTCAAAAGTGAAAGAGCTATTCACTGTAGGTTAAGCGATGTCCTACGAATTGGAGAGTAAAACAATCAGGGTATTGTCACCGCCTGCTAAGCGAGTGGTTCTGTAAAAGGGATGGATTTCGAGTATTCTGCTCTCCGCAGAAAATTAAAGATTATGGAAGAAAAAGAGAAAGAAAAATTTTGGTATGAAGCAGGGTTTTTCATAACTAAAAAAGGAATTAAAGTTACTCTTTATTTAGAGGTAAAATAGATATTATGAAAAAAATTGAAATAAAAGAAATTACCGATAAATTAGATGCGATAGGAGTCAATTACACGGTAAATAACAATCCAACACCCGAACAACTTGAAAAACTAAGAAAAGGTGTTGAATCAAGAGATTTAAGAATTCAACAAATGGTAGAGGATTATCACTCAGGTAAGTATGATGAGTTAATTAAATCATTATAAAATAATTAGTTCCCCCGTTTGTTCCGTCAAGGGGTATAAAGAGACATCAATCAACGGAACCCCAAATGGAGTCCTTGCCTTAGTAGGATAAAGATGTTATAAACTCAACTAATTAAATTCTAGATGTGGGAAAGTTGGTTAATCCGGTACACTTGGAATGTACAGACCGCTGGTTCGAGTCCAGTCATTTAGACGAGGGAGATTGTTACTAATTTATAGAACCCTAACAGTATGGGGGAAGCGTAGAATTAGAAAATTCGGGATATTGGGGAGTCCGGTTACCCCGCCTGCTTTGGGAGCAGGAGAACTCGCAGGTTCGAATCCTGCTATCCCGACAATTTAGGTGGTTAGCTCAATTGGTTGGAGTCCTTCGCTGATACCGAAGAGGTTATGAGTTCGAGTCTCATACCACCTACAAATGTGGCTCACTGATTTTGATTATTAAGCTCAAATTACTTATATTTTGAGCCAAATGATAGAGTAAAATGAGCCCAATCACCCCCAAAGCTTTAAGGTGAAGCACGATACTTTTAATATCGGGAAGTTGGTTCGATACCACCTGGGGGTACAAAAAAATGTTTAATTAAAAATTAATAGTCGTGAGTAGTTACCAAAAAACTTTGGTTTTGGATTCAAGTTTTATGGCGAGGAGTATTATTTCCACAGAGAGGGCTTTCGTCATTTCTTATAAGGGTAATGCTGACGTTATAAATGAACATCCGGAATCATTCAAATTAGTGAATCCTGAATTGGATATCAAAAAACCATCAATTATCCGGGTCTACAAATATGTGAATCAGATAATTCAAAAAGTTCCTTTAAGTAGAGAGAATGTTTATCGTAGAGATAATTTTGAGTGTGTGTATTGTGGGGACAATAATAGAAAGTCGTTAACATTAGACCACGTAGTGCCCCAATCTAAGGGTGGTAAAGACAGTTGGGACAACTTGGTTACCGCTTGTAGAAGATGTAACGGTGAGAAGTCCAATTTAACATTGGAAGAGTATGGTAAAGAAATTCCACAACCAAGACGACCACACTATTTGATGTTGATGAAACAGGTTCACCACGAAATTCCAAAAGAATGGGAACCATATTTGTTTTTCTAAAAAAAACTCGTATTATTATATAAACTAAAAAATATGAGTATTTCAAACGTACAAAAAACTAAATATTATGAAAGGGGTCTTATTTTACCTAAGTGTGTAAACATTGGGTGCGATAATGATGTTGCGGTTAGAAGTTGGACAAATTGGTCTTTTAAGACTGAATGTTCAAGATGTCAAACAGATAGAAAAAAAGGGGTAATTAGAGAAGGTATTGTCATTCATAAGAAAAAATATTGTGAAAATATTGATGGTCAATTAGGATTTAAATGTCCGGTCCCAACCATTGAAGATTGGGTTGGATTTGAAATTGGTTGTTTAGATTTAGACCATTTAGATGGTGACCACAATAATAATGATACTGAAAATGTTAAAACATTTTGTAAATTATGTCATAATAGAAAGAGCATCGACAGCGGTGATTGTTCTAATAAAAAAGATTCCGCAAGAAATTTTAACCTATAATGGAATTAAAAATAATAAATGAAGATTGTTTATCTGGATTAAAAAAAATTGAAGAACCTTGTGTTGATTTAACTTGGACTTCTCCACCCTATTATAATGCTAAGTCATATAGTGAATGGCCAACATATGAAGATTACTTGGAATTTTTAAAAAATGTTTTTTTAGAAATTTTCAGAATAACTAAGGATGGTCGTATGTGTGTGGTAAATTTATCTCCGGTTATTGTGGCTCGAGAATCAAGGTCTCACGAAAGTAAACGTTTGGCAATCCCATTCCACTTTTTCGCAATAATGGAAAAAATGGGTTGGAAATATATTGATGATATTGTTTGGGTTAAACCTGAAGGTGCTGCAATTAATAGAAATGGCGGGTTCTTCCAACATAGAAAACCTGTGGCGTATAAACCAAATTTAGTATCGGAAACAATATTAGTATTTCAAAAACCGGCTAACTTTTTAATAGATAAGATTGTTAGGTCGTATGATAAAGAAACTTTGGAGAAATCATTGGTTAATGAAGAATATGAACGAAGTAATGTTTGGTTAATTAATCCGGAGACTAAATCAAAACATTTGGCACCATATCCTGAAAAATTATCAGACAATATTGTAAAATATTATTCTTTTTATGGTGATTTAGTGTTAGACCCATTTTTAGGTTCAGGAACAACATTAGTTTCGTGTAAGAAATTGGGGAGAAAAGGTCTTGGTTATGAAATACACGATGAATATGTTAAAATGTCTGAAAAAAGATTAGAAAAAGTTTTTTCAGTTCAAACCAAATTATTTTAAAATTTAATTGTATCTTTGTCAAAATTAAAAAAGAGGAGATATGAATAAGTTAAAAATAATGTTTAGGGAGAATTGGAAATCAATAATGTTTTCGTATTCATTGTTTATGATTAATGCGATATTAATGGTTATGTATCCAAAAGTTTTGGGTAATGCGATTGACCATTTGATAGTTAAAGATTATTCATACATATGGTATTTGGTTTCTACGTTTGCTGCGATTATGTTCTTTGGATATATTAGTAGAATTTACGACACTAAAGTGTTCTCCGGAATTTATAGAAGATTTGCTTCTATTGAAACTTGTAAACAACTTGATAGTGATGTTGAGACTACCAAAATCAATGGAAGATTAACCTTAATGCACTACATCGTTCAGTTTTTTGAGAGAGATATGTTGTTAGTAATACAAACAATCATTGGTTTGGTTGGTGCTATCTACTTCTTGTCAATGGTAAGTTTACCGATTGTTGGGTTCTTGATTATCACAACAATTTTAATCTTGGGAGCGACAGCATATTATTCACCAAAGATAGCAGATATTACGAGTCAATATAATGATTTGTCTGAAGAACAAACTGATGTGATTGGTACGAGAAAAATCTCAGCAATTAACAATTTGTTAAAAAGAGGTCAGTCCTTATCTCTTAAAATGTCAAGTATTGATGCTAAGTTCTCAATTTGGATTCAAGGAATTGTTTATGGAAGTGTAACCGCATTGTTAACTTACTATGTAATGTATAATAAGGTGAGTGTGGGAAGTGTATTTTCAACTTATAGATATATGTTCGACTTTTGTAATGCTCTTCTTGGGTTACCAACAATTTTAACATCATATATCAATATTAAAGATGTTATTAAAAGATTAGAAACAGAAAATTAAAGATTATCACTTGGTGTAAGTGGGAATGAATACCACCTTGGGTTAGCATAGTAACTGAGATAGAATCTCTTAATTTGTTACTGAATACGGGTTCGAATCCCGTAGTGATAATTTTAAAATAGAAAACCTACGGTACTCATAGAATGATATGGACACAATTCCTGTTCTTTAGGTCGTAGGTTAATTGGTCTTGATGGTCGTGGCGACCGGTTAGTCTGCAAAACTAACAGAGTGGGTTCGATTCCCACCGAGACCTCAAATAACATAATTGTTTAACCACGAAAATGGGCTTGAACAACCGAATGGAAGACGCGTTTCTTACTAGGGAGTAAAATAGAAAATTAGATTCGGAGGCATCCGGGTTGTGTGAAAAAGTAGGGGGGTTACCCGGCGGGGAACCAAGAAGAATTATGTTATTAAATGCAGGTCACAGACAAGGCGTCGGTCAGGTCTCCAAAACCTCGATGGGTAGGTTCGATTCCTACGGTCTGCGCAGAAGACGGAGAGTGAGTCAAGGGTAATTCCGTTATGGTTATCCCTAGAGGGTCTCTCCCGAAGAAATATGGATTTTGAAGCACAATTGGACGTGCGACCGGCGTAAGGCCGGGAGGATATAGGTTCGAATCCTATCAATATCCCAAATTAAAAAGTTTAACAACCGGGGTGTCCATACTCTAAAAAATTAATGGACTAGACGTGTTGATAGGGGTGACCTCCCAATAGTAGCACCATAGAAATATGGTAAAGGATAGATAAGGACTAGTACGCCGGTGACGAACACGACGAATTCCGGATTTCCCATTGTTGCCCGCTACGACCCAAGGGCGGGGTTGTTAAACTTTTTTTTATATATTTATCAATATGAAAAACTTTAAATTTTTAATGGATAAACTCAAGGATTATAATTTAAACTCTGAGGATTATGCTGTTTTTGGTTCGGCACCATTAGTGATAACCGGTATGGTTGATGATGTTAACGATTTAGATGTTATTATACGACCATCAAAATGGGGATTCAATGATAAAGGAGAATATAGAACCAAAGATATTGAGTTCTTCGATAATTGGCCCAAATATGATATTGATGATTTAATTGATAATCATTCATTCCTATATAACGGAATTAGATTTATAAATCCAAAAAAAGTTCTCGAATATAAAAAATTACTTAAAAGAGATAAAGATAAAGATATTTGGGATTATTAAAAATAATAATTATAAAAAAAGGGTTAGAATTATCTAACCCTTTTTATTGTTTATTACACTACTGGTTTTTTGGCAACAATTGACCAAATTACACCAACTAATGTTAATACCGCACCCGATAGTTCAGTGTACAATCCGTCAGAAATGTAACCTTGAGCAATTACAATACCACCAACGGCAGTGAATACATGGCGAATAACACCAAAAATTTGTTCTTTATTCATATTAAAGTTTTTAACGTTTATTATCTATAAATAGTTTTAAAATCATCGTTATTAAAAAAATAAATAAAAAAAGACTTGACACTTTTATAAAAAGTCGTATATTTATTAGAAATTACAATAACACAACAAATGCAAACTTTAAACATATTACTTACGATAGCGGGAACTGAGGGTAGAGATACAACTTGGAAGTCGATGGTATGATATATATTTAAGTAAAAAAAATATTCAAAAATCCATCTTCAAAAAAGGTGGATTTTTTTTTGGTTTATAGTTGTCGGAATGAAATAAAAGATTATCTTTGTACCGAATTAAAAAACAAGATATGGACGATATAAGAGAAGAGTTGGTTATGGATTACTCACCAATATTAGGAGTAACCTACGGATTAAAAAATGTTTTAATCGAAGAAGAAAAAAAAGAAGAATAAAATTTGGTAGAATGAAATAAAGTATTATCTTTGTACCATCAAAAAGAAACAAGTTAATTGAAATATTGATAATGTAAAAATGACATCTCCCAAGGGAGAAAGTCCTGGTCCGGATAGAACCTCATCTATCCAAAATTCGCTGCCATCATCTAACGGTCAGGATATATGGTTTTCATCCATAAAATCGGAGTTCGATTCTCCGTGGCAGTACTTTAAACATTTTTGTACTTTTACTATATATTGAGATATTTATAGTAAAAGAACAAAATGGCGAGAAAAAAACCACATATACATTACATTTATAAAACAACTTGTAATGTTACAAATAGATTTTATATCGGAATGCACAGTACCACTAATTTAGAAGATGGTTATTTGGGTAGTGGAAAACGATTAAGATATTCTATTAGAAAATACGGTAAAGAAAACCACACAAAAGAAATTTTGGAGTTTTTACTAACAAGAGAAGAGTTAGTTATTCGAGAGTTAAAAATTGTTGATAAGATTTTAATCTCCGATAAATTATGTATGAATCTTAAAGAAGGTGGTTCAGGTGGATTTACAAAAAAAGATTGGGAAAAGGGTCAAATAGCGTCTAGTATTCTTATGAAAGAAAGATGGAAAGACCCGGAATATCGAGATAAAATGATTCGTGTAAGACAAGAAGGAGTAAAAAAACTACATAAAGAGGGGAAGATTAAGTATGATAATTTTAAAGGGAAAAAACATAGCCCCGAATCTATTGAGAAAATGAAAGAATCTCGAAAAGGACAAGGTAATGGGGAAAATAATTCTCAGTATGGGACTTGTTGGATAACAAATGAAATTGAGAATAAAAAAATATTTAAAGGAGATTTAATTCCGGAAGGATGGAGATTGGGAAGGAAAATAAATAATGGGGGTATCGTATAAAAGCAATTACAGTGGTTTTGCAAATCACAGAACACGGAGCGTTACCGTGTACCTCCACAAAAATAAAATAAAAAAAGATTTGGTAGTTTAAATTGTTCTACCTATCTTTGTTGAGAATAAAAACAAGGTCTATTAGTGAAGAAGCATCATCCAACACTGTCACTGTTGAGTAGACGGAGCGTTACCGTCATAGACCGCAAAACTCAAGATTAATTACCTTGGGAATGGATGATTCGAAGCATCCGATTGATTATAGTGTAATGGTGCACACCATCCTCCAAAACAGGGTTCGAGTCCCTGGAACGTGGGCTTCTCAGGGGAAGGGAGATTAAGGTTCAAATCCTTATTAGTCAGCAAAATAAATAATACATCGCGAGGGGGGGGTATAGTATCCCATCGGTCTCATAAGCCGAACAAAGCAGGAGCGTTACCTGCCCTACGCTACTAATTTAATAACTAAATCCGTATGGCTACAGTAGCAAAAAGGTCAAGACAACAAAGAGTTCTTGAAATGTTGGAGAAACAATTAAAAAATGGTGTAAAAACCGAAAAAGGTACTATGGATACCAAGATTCCATTAACTGATTCTGATGTGAAGAGAATCAACAAAGAGATTGACACTCTTAAAACAAAAGTGTAACAAAATAGATGATTAATTTCATCTAACTGCGAGTGAAGTGTTTCGGTAGCATCTCTGACTTCCAATCAGATGGGCCGGTTTCGACTACCGGTACTCGCACAAAAATACAACACGACGAAAATAGGTTAACCAGCACCTGTTATCACGACACCTATAGTATTCAGAAAGTACGTATTATCTGTTTTGCGGTGAGAAGGGAATAAGTCCGGATTAGCTATCCACCTGATGAAAACCTTAAGTCGGATTGTGGTGTTGCTCCACAGCAGTGTTTTATTTTAAATTTTATATTCTGTTTGACGTTAGACAGTATGGTGCCCTCGATATCTCGGAAACACAAGTGGGGAAGGAAGTTACTCACCACATACAGAAAACATAGATTCGTATGTCTAACGAAAGGTTAAGTGAAAAGGTCGGCATTCGTTCCAACGTTGCGACAGACTATAATAGGGGAGTGAAGGGGTTTGGGCCTTCACACTTAATTACCAATCTATGTCGGTAACAGAATAAATTGGCTCCATCGTTCAACGGATAGGACATTTCTCTTCTAAGGAAATTATCGGGGTTCGAATCCCTGTGGAGTCACATCAATTGCCTTGGTGGTGGAACGGTAGACACGCTTGTCTTAGGAACAAGATTTTGAGGGTTCGATTCCCTCCTGAGGTACAATACATTATCATAACTCGGTGTGATACACCGCCAACTACCTCCTTAAACAACGTGGGAACTGCGGTTCTCCCAATGTGGCCGAAGTGATGATGTTATAAGAAACAGAGAAAAATCTGGACAGCGAAAGCAGGATAGACCTTGGGCAGTTTCTTTTAGTAGTTTAAGAGACAGAGTTGACTTCTACTTAAAAAAAATACTCTGCGACAGGCTTCCTACGCACGAATGGTGGTGTACCGGATTTGTAACCCGGAATAGAGTCAGTTCGATTCTGACAGGAAGCTCAAAATGAACGGGTGGTAAATGGTAAAGCGTCTCGGCCAGGAGGTCGGGAGATGAGGTTCGATTCCTCGAAGTAAACGGAAATTTATGAGTATGGTACTATTGTAGGTTCGAATCCTACTCTGTTCACAAAATCGACTATAAGAGGATTGGTATGTAGGAACAACATACAAGTAGTTGACATCTCGGAAAGACGAGAAAATAGTCAGGTGGCGGAATTGGTGTACGCAGTGGTGTGTTAAATGTGGGAATAGACATAATCCCTAATCCTTGTGAAAGGACTAACCGCTTGTCTTTTATTACAGGTTCGACCCCTGTTCTGACTACAAATTATAAAGGAAGTGTCAAACGCTCTTTAGACACACTTGACAACTAGGGATGGAGTTCGAATCTCCTGACACAAATTAGGGCTTGTGAATAACAGACGGGATAAGAGTAGTTGTTATAATATAGTCAGGTTGGATACAAGGTCGGTTCGAGTCCGATGGAAGGTCACGGATGACGGGTAGCACCCTGTAGAGAGGTTCGATTCCTCTCCTGACTACAATTGAGATAGAGATACTCAATAGATTTGGCATCGTTTCTTAAACAAAGATGTAGCTGACGCCTCAAACGGTTTTACAGAGGGGGTCTTTGGGAAAAGGGAGCGTACTAACTCACCTCCAAGTAATAGTTGACTTTTATGTGCGGGTAAGACCGTCTCGACTTTTGAATAGGAAAACAGAAAAAATCTACCCCAAATTAATCTCATTGGGGGAACACATCCCCGTGGTGAAACGGTAAACACCTCTTCCTTAAAAGGAGACGCTTAGGCTTACGAGTTCAACTCTCGTCGGGGATACTAATATTTATTAATATGAAAAACAACCAACCCAACTCCACATAGTTTTAGCTATTAGCTAAAATTTATGACTCAGAAATTGAGAATTTGGAGAGTAGTTCCCGTTAATAACGGTGTTCAGGCTCCCACTTTTTTCGTAGAAACTACGGAAGAAGGACGTGAGAAGGCAGAGGAATCTGCGATTAAACAAGCACGAATTAAATCGGGCTTAGGAAAGTTCAAACAGTGGAACTTTAGATTGGAGAAACTCTCTGTGAGGGTTGATAAATTTGGTAGGTATGTGAAACACCACCAATAAGTTGACATATGTTTGTGGGTTCATTAAAAACCCATTTTAGTCCTATTAGCTCAGTCCGGTCAGTAGCAGTTCGCTCATAACGAAAAGGTCACAGGTTCGAATCCTGTATAGGACACAGCGGATATTTGAGTGTAAGCAAGTACAATATCTATCGTTAGACCCTTACAGGTGATGAACGGTGGTCTTAGGGTCATTCCTAAGTGTAGATACCAGTTAACTCTACATAAAACCTTCAAGGAAACTTGGGGGTTTTTTATTTACAATAAAATAAAGTATCCTTATATTTATAAATGAAACCTTGTTGCTGAGGTTCGCGTGTTCACAGAGACATTTGAGTTGGAATTAATACCAACGAAGCGAAGTTCAATAAACATAAAAAATAAAATAAGGAAATTATGTATTACCAAACAAAAACAGGTACGCCTTGTGCGTATATTACAAAAGACAAAAAACGTCTTAAACAAGTTGGACAAAATGTCTATCTTAAAAACGGGGAAGAATTCGAACTAGAATTATTTAACCCATCATCAACCACAGTATTAGCGAAAATTAAACTTGACGGAAGTTATATCTCCGGAGGAGGAATTGTACTTAAACCGGGACAAAGAGTATTTCTTGAGAGATACCTTGACGACGCTCGTAAATTTAAGTTTGAAACTTATGAGGTTGACGGAACATCAAATGAAGTATTGGATGCCATCGCCGGAAATGGGGATGTTGTTATTGACTTCTTTGATGAATATAAACAACCGGTGTGGAATAACCCAATAACTTATGTTGGGGGTTCATTTGGTGGACCAATCCATACTTATAACTCAAACTCTTTTAATATTAATGGTAATGGTACAACAACAACCACAAATGGTAATTTATCATTTACATCATCAAGTAATACTGCGGGTGTTAATTTTAATACTACATCAATAAGTAATACTTTTGCAGGACCAAACAAAAGAGAGATTTTAGGTCCAAACAATAGAGGTGTTTTAAGAAGTTTGAAAAAATCTAAACCTAATTCTCGTAGTGAGGTTACTATGGATATGTTGTCTATGGATTCATTAGAAACCGGTAGAGTTGAAAAAGGTGGTTCATCTGACCAATCATTTCAAACGGTGAATAAAACTTTTAACCATTACGCTTGTTCAACATCAATATGGAAGATTCTTCCTGTATCACAACAAGTTTTTGAAAAACAGGACTTAAAAGTGTATTGTACTAATTGTGGTAAAAAAAGAAAAAAAGATTCTGATAAGTTTTGTTCTTCTTGTGGGAACAAATTCTAAATAATAAATAAATAACAAGGTTTCAAAATATAATCCATCATTTTTTTAGTGATGGATTTTTTTATATGAAAAAATTGTGTATCTTTGTATCAAAATATTGAAATATGAAAAGAATTTTTATTGATATGGATGGTGTATTGGTTGATTTAGGGGGAGAATTTGATAAATGGTTCGATGAACATCCAAATTTAGTTCACAAATACAAACATAGTCCTGACCATATTCCGGGTATCTTTAGAGACCCTAAACCATATGATGGGGCAATTGAGGCAATCAATAAGTTGGTTGATAGTGGGAAATATGAATTATTGATTGCCACTGCGGCGCCTTGGGGAAACCCTTATGCGTCTACGGATAAAAGGTATTGGATTGAGAAATATTTTGGTAAGTTATTTCATAAAAAAATGGTAATTACTCATCGAAAAGATTTATTACTTGGTGATTATTTAATTGATGATAGAACGGCAAACGGTGCCGGAGAGTTCACCGGTGAATTAATTCATTTTGGGTGGAATTATGAGAAAAAAGTTTGGAATGAATACCCTGATTGGGATAGTGTATTAAAAAAATTATTATAAAATGGAAAATAATGTAAAACCACCTTATCGTATCTATTTAGATGACGTAAGAACTCCAACCGGAGATAATTGGATAGTTGTAAGAAATTACGATGAATTTGTTAGTAAAGTTAATGAGATTGGATTGGAGAATATTGATATAATTTCGTTGGACCACGATTTGGGGGATACAGCAATGAAGGAGTATTTCAACAATGTTTCGCCAAATTATACTTTGGATTACAACAATATTGATGAGAAAACCGGATATGATGCCTCTAAGTTCTTGGTTGCGTTGTTTCACAATACAAATGAAGGTAGATTCAATATGAGTAGAAGTGAAAGAAAGGCTGACAAATTTGTATTTCCAATTGTATATGTTCATTCTGCAAACCCAATCGGAAGTGCGAACATAATGGGATATTTGAACAATTTTTATATGAACGAGGGTCAAGCACAAACTTGTGTGAGAGTCCAAATACCACACGTATAATGGGTCCGGAAGGTGAAAAAATAGTTGAGAGAGCATATAAACTTCATTTGGATGAAAGTGGTGAAATTATTACTTTTGATGACTTTTTTAATAAAGTAGTTTCTGATGAAGAATTTGGTAAGTATTTTGACACTTTATTTGATAGAGCAAAAAAATTAATAATCAAAGAACGTATAAAATGATAAAAATAGATAAAGAAAGAAAAGTTTGGATTATATCCGATACCCACTTTGGACATAAGAATATATGTCGTGGAGTAACTGCGTGGAGATTACCTGATGGGAGTATTCCAATATCTCAAACAAGAGATTTTGACTCAATTGGTGAGATGAATGAAATGATAGTGAATAACATTAATAGTGTTGTTGGACAAGATGATGTTTTGATTCACTTAGGAGATTGGAGTTTTGGTGGGTTTGAGAATGTAAAAATTTTTAGAGACAGAATTGTGTGTAAAGAGATTCATCTTATATTAGGTAATCACGACCACCACATTGAGAACAACCGAGAGGATTGTCAAGAATTGTTTGCGAGTGTTAATCATTACACAAAATTGATGTATAAGTTTGAGACATTGGTTTTAATACACTTCCCTATTGATTCTTGGGATGGATTAAACAAAGGACACATCCACTTACACGGACACTGTCATTTACCTCAAACAAAAATTTTTGGTAAAGGTCGTAGAATGGATGTAGGGATGGATGGTAGTTTGTTCTTTTCACCATACGATTTAAGTAACGTAATTAAGATTGTTAAGGAAAGAGAGATTCGTTCAAATATGGATGGGGACCACCACATAGATGAAGTAATAACTGAAGACGGAAAAAAAAGAAAATAATATGTTAAACACAAGAGTTGAGGATAATCATTTTAATGAAGATGATTCATTTATATCGTCACGAATAATAATTGAGGTCCCGTTATCTCACGAAATGATACAAGATTGTTATTCGTATGCGCCAATGGATGCACCGGCAGAAATAAAAAGAATGTTGATGGAATGTCTTGGGGATACGATTGATGAAATTATTTTAGGTAAAAGACCTGATAATGTTGATGAACAGTGGTTAAGAAGAAAATTAATAGAAGTGAAAGTAATATGAGAATTAAACAAACAAAAAAAGATTTATTTGTGTGTTCCTGTCATAACACGGAACATCAAATGGTTGTCCTATATGATGAGGACGATATTGATGGTGTAAGATTTCCAATGGTTTATGTTCATACTCATTTGGTTAAACGACCATTTTGGCAAAGAGTTGGTTATGGATTAAAATATATTTTTGGACATCAGTCAAGATACGGAGCATTTGATGAGTTTATCATCAATCCGGATGATGTTGGTGGGATTGAGAAGATTGTTAAATATTTAAAAGAATGTGAAATATGAAAGAGTTATTTTTATTAAGAGGATTACCAGGAAGTGGTAAATCTACGTTGGCGGAATCATTAGGTGGTCAACATATGGAAGCGGATAAATACTTTACCTACGAAGGTAAGTACGAATTTGACGTTACTAAATTAAAAGACGCTCACGATTGGTGTCAAAACGCTGTAAAAGTTTTTATGGAAAATAAAGGCAAACGAGTTGTGGTATCAAACACATTTACTCAAGAATGGGAAATGAAACCATACTTTGACTTGGCTGAAAAACACGGATATAGAGTTTATTCTTTAATTTGTGAAAACAGACACGAAGGTGTTAATGAACACGGGGTTCCGGAAGATAAATTGAAATTAATGAAAAATCGTTTTGAGGTAAAACTTTAATTTAATATCTTTGACCCACAAAATTAGTTAATTATGGAAAATATCTTTAAAGTTGCCAAATACGAAAAAACGGAGACCGGATTCAATCATAATGGGTATGACGAATATGTTATTACTTATGGTAAAGCGAGAAAGGTTCATTTACTTAGATTGATTATCAACGGACAATACACAGACCATACAATAAACCTAATTGATGGAAATAGTGGTTATAAGAAAACTATTCTCACAGCTATTAGTGATTATAAAAACGGTAGATTAAAAGGTGACCCGACTCAGATTGTAAAGAAAACAATAACCTTTAGTGAGATAGTTCAAATTTACAGTAAACCGATTGTAAGTAATGTTAAAAATTATTTATTGGGGATTAACAAAGAAGAAAGAAGAGAGACATTAACAAAATTTGAATTGATATGAGTGGGGGGACTTTTATTTGATTCTAATATATTTATAAATAAAGTTTAAAATATGATTGGAGTTTATAAAATAACAAGTCCAAAAGGTCTTGTATATATCGGTTCATCAAAAGATGTTGATACTCGTTGGAAGTGGTATAAAAAATTAAGATGTAATAGTCAAACTAAATTATATAACTCGTTAGTAAAATATGGTGTTGATAATCACATTTTTGAAGTTATTGAAGAATGTGATATTGAAATTCTTTTAGAACGGGAGTTATTTTATGGTACATTTTATGAATGTTTAGATAATAAAATAGGTTTAAATTGTCGTTTACCTAAATCAATGGAAGGTTATGTGTATATGTCACAAGACACAAAAGATAAGATAGGCTCCTCAAACAAAAGTGTTAACGTTGGTAAAATTCACGGACATTATGAGTCATCCTTAAAAAAGTTAACACCGGAACAAGTTCGAGAGATAAAATTGTTGTTAATTGAAAATAAATTAACTCAAAAAGAAATTAGTGATTTATATTCTGTAAGTAGGAGAACAATTGGTTTGATTTTGATTGAGAAAAGATATAAAACTATTGCAACAGATTTAGATTTGTCTTTAAGAAAAAAACAATATGTTAAGTTAGAGGAATGTGATTATAATGAGATAAAAAAATTGAACAAAGAGGGGGTAAGTCAAACAAAAATTGCTCAAATGTATGGTGTTAACCAATCACATATTAGTAAAATTATAAATAACGAAAATTATATTAAAACTATGAATATAAATAAAGATGGGAGAGTGAGTCATTAGTGGTGGGCATTTCGATTATAACCAATATAAGATTGGTTACATCGCAGACCAAATAGATGAGGTTATTGTGAAGAATGGTTTAGAAAAAACACCGGAAGAACTTAAAGAACATTGGATTGACCCTGATTGGTATAAAAAATACCCTGAGGACTTATTCCATTACAAATATCCGGATGAGGTTATTGAGAAGATGAAAGATGCAGTTAAAGCTCTTAAAATTGCTCAAGAATACGCTCAACGAGTGGATTGGTTGTTATCAGGTGATGATGGTGAAGAATCATTCTTAAGTAGATTAGAAGAGAATTTAAAAAAAATAGAATAAAATGATAGAAAAACTAAACAAATATTACGAAGACGGATTACTTTACAAACAAGTACATCCATACCTCCCATTAACTATATGGAACTATAGCGAAAAAGTCCAGTATGAAAATTTGTGGGACGAAACTCTTTTGATGTGTAGAGGTTTAGTTACCGACCACACCGGAGATATCGTAGCAAAACCTTTTGATAAATTCTTCAACATAGAGGAAGGAAAATTTGAACCAACTGAAAACTTTGAGGTGTATGAAAAAATGGATGGCTCACTTTTAATAGTTTTTTGGTACGAAGGACAATGGATATTAGCGACTCGTGGGTCATTTGGTTCAGACCAAGCAATTAAGGGTAGAGAATTACTTAAAAAATACAACACCGATATAATGTTCAGACATCTGACTTTTTGTTTTGAAATTTTATTTCCTCAGAATCGCGTGGTAGTAGATTACGGTGATTATGAAGGGTTAGTCCTATTGGGAACCTTTGATAAGAATGGTAAAGAATATGATGTGGAAATGTGGAGAGAATACGGGTTTGATGTGGTTAAAAAATACGATGGTATAAACGACTACAAACAACTCAAAGAAATGGTTAAAAACGACCAAGAAGGGTTTGTGGTGAAGTTCTCCAATGGGGATAGAGTTAAAGTTAAAGGTGTTGAGTATCTTCGTCTTCACAAAATTATGACCAATGTTACCACAACCGGAGTTTGGGAGTATTTGAAAAATGGTGAGGATGTTATGGAAATATTAAAAGATGTTCCAGACGAATTTTACAATAAAATTAAATCTTATGTTAGAGATTTAAGATATAGTCATTTCCAAATATCTGAGGATGCTGGTAAAAAGTTTGATGGTATGATGTATGGTAAATATAACGATAAAGAACCCATAGAAGATAGAAAAGAGTTTGCTGAGTGGGTATTCACTCAACCTAAACATATGTCAGGGATTCTGTTTAGAATGTTTGATAAGAAAAATTACTCTGAAATCATATGGAATCTAATAAGACCGGAATTTAAAAAGTTGTAAAAAAGTGGGAGTAATATCCCACTTTTTTTGTTTTTTTACTATTTATAAGTTATAAAATATTAAGTTAAAATTATGAGTGTATCTATAATAGTGGCGTTTATCACGGGGGTATTGGGACCTCTCCTATTATTATTCATTAAGAATAAATTGGATAAAAAAACTGAAAAGCCTGATATGGTGTTGGAAACACTAAAAGTTAGTGAACTTGTGATGACAAAATTGGAACATATTAAAGACGAATTTAAATCAGATAGAGTTTGGATAACACAATTCCATAATGGGGGTAACTTTTATCCAACAGGAAAATCTATAGCAAAATTCAGTATTATGTATGAAGTTGTTGGTCCGGGAATAACATCAGTTCAATCAAATTTTCATAATATTCCAGTTAATTTATTCAGCCGTTCAATAAATCAGTTATTAGAAACCGATGTGATTGAAATTTCCGATTATAAAGATGAAACTATTGCGACTTTTGGTTTAAAATATATTGCTGAAGATACTGGTTGTAAATCCGGATATTTATTTGCAATAAAAACTATTGAAGGTAAATTCATCGGGACATTAGGGTTAGATTATACAAAAAGAAAATCTAAATTGGACATTGAATCAATAAATCATTTACTACAACATTCGGCATCAATAGGAGGTGTTTTAATGACACATTTACAACAATAATATGAAAAAATTAATACAATTATTAGAAGCAAATATTAAACTAAATTCATCAGGATGTTCTTATATAAGCGTGGATTCTGATATTGGATTAGATTTAGTAAACGACGCATTATTAAAAGATATTTGTACCGCATCTAAAAACGCTAATGTTAACGTGAATATAACATCTGCGGTGTCTGACCATAGTGAAACAACAGATTCAGGAGCTGTTAGTAGACACTCAACCGGAAGTGCTGTAGATATAAGTAAAGTTAATGGTGTTGCCGTTAAAGACCCATCTAACAAAAGAAATGTTGATAGTTTTGTAATTCAGTTAGAACAACTTGGATATAAAAGAAATAGTGAAGGTGGTAATACAAAATCTGTTTTATGGCAAATGGATGACCATTATAACCATGTACATGTTTCAAATAAAGAACAAATCGCTCCAGCGGCTGATGGTTCAACAACAACAACAACAACAATCCCACCTGGTGGTGATGCCGATAGTACTGCTAGTGATATTATGAACTCACAAATCGGAGCAGCATTTGGGACGGCTTTAGGATTAAAAGAACATAGAGTAAATAAAGAAATAGGTAAAATTAGAAACTTACTTAAATAAAATAACCCCTCCGTTAAGAGGGGTTTTTTGTTTTACTTCACTTGAGTAGTATCTACTTGAGTGGTATCAACTGATGTGGAATCTACTTGTGTTGAATCATCAACAACTTCAGTTGCTTCGTCTTGTTTCACTTCGTGTTTACAAGATGTTAAAGATAACGTTGCAATAACTGCAAGGGCTAAAAATACTTTTTTCATAATAATTTGTTTTAAATAATGTTTAATTTCGTTAAATAAATAGGTTAACAAATCCGTAATATCAAGTTTTATGCCAAATTAATTTACGTAATCGTTATCGTAAAAAATTTTTTTGAAAAAAATTAAAATAATATTTGGAGATGTCGATTTAATGCTTATCTTTGTACCGGATTTAAAAATATAAAATTATGAGTAATTGGCAAACTAATACTGAAAAAAAGGAGTTTATTTTAGAACTAAAAACGATAGAATCCACTTTTAAATGGGGTTCATTAGATTGGGGGAAAATAAATAGAAAAAAATCGGACGAATTATCAGTTATTTTAGACATTATCAAAAGACAATGTAGAAATGGTTTACTTGAATTAAAAGATGGTTGTGAAAAAACTGATTTAATTTATGAAAAATAATTTGGTGGATTAAAAATAAGTATTATCTTTGTACCGAATTTAAAACTAATTATTATGACAAAATTATCAAAACACACATTATCTTTATTAAGTCTATTGGTTATAATTGGATTTGTGGTTGTTGGATTAACTATTAAAACAAACGGTATTTGGTTTGGATATTTACTAATTTCAATTGGTTCAAATGCTTTTGGAACCTTACTACATAAAGAAAATCACGGATAAATTATGACTAAAGAGAAATTATATAGAAGTGTTAACGGGGAGTATTTATATTTATTCAATTGGATAGGTGGAGGATTTAATGACGTGTGGGCACCAAGTAAAAGAGAGGCTTACGCTAAAGTGGTGAGAGAACACAAAGAACACGAAAAAAAATACCCAACTCACGTTAAGTTGAGACCGGATTATAAGACAATGAGAAAATGTACTTATTCTCAGTATCAAGAACAAAACCGAATGGGTTGGATGATGAGTATGTAAAAACTACTTGAGTAAGTGGGAGTGGTCAATCAACAACCCAAAGAAGTTTCAGGTAAATCAATATGACAACGGGATGGCCGAGCCCATATAGGTAAGTAGGAGATTTTAACAGTTTTGGTGGATTGACATAGTTTTTTGTTAAAATTATAAAAAAGGTGACATTAGTCACCTTTTTTTATGAATCTGTTATTATAAGAACATAATGGTTGAAAGTTACTATAATGATTTAATTTAAGTATTTCTTCTTCAGATGTTGCCTTTGAGGATGGAGTTATATGGTCTAAATCCCAAGTTTTATTTGGTTGATAAATACCATCTTTTGGGTTACCATAATTTTCCCAACTCATCCAAGATTCCCATAATAATTCAATATGTTTCTTAAAATCATCAAAAGAACACCCTAAAATATTAGTAGTTTTACTTAATTTTTTACCACCATTTCGTTTTAACGAAACAGTTATGTTATTGGAAATCCTAAAACGTAGTTTAACTAAAGGATTTTCATTTATCCTAATTTGTTTATAAATATTTTTTTTCTTCTTTAATATTTCACGATTTTCTTCACGATACTTTTTATTATACACACTTTTTTTTAATTTTCTTAAATTTTCTTTTTTAATAGATTCTTCTAAATTTATAATGGGTATTTTTTTAATATATTTATAACAAAGTTTTACACAACTTTTACATTGACAGTTTTTACCACTCTTCTCTTTTTTATTATTATGAAAATCACATAATAGTTTTTCAACTTTACATTTAGAACATATTTTATTCTCCATTCTTGAAATATTTAATAATTAATTCTTCAATAAATAATGATTTATTATTTGTAATTTTGTTTATTTTATTGATAAGTTCTTTAGATATTGTTATACCTAATTTACCTTTTTTATCGTCTTCTTTTAATTTAGGTCTACCCATTATAATGTTATTTATATATAAATATCCGGAAAAATATTAAAAGACGGATTTTTATCAGATTTTTATAAAATAAATTTGGTAAATTAAAATAAAGTATTATCTTTGTACCATAATAAAATAGTTAGGAGACCATTGGTTGGTATCACCTCCCCAAGGTTGAGTAACGGTAAGGCCGACTCTTTATGGCAAAGACGGAACAGGTTCGAATCCTGTCCTGACTACAAAACTAATGGGAAGTGGGATTGATAGTATCCATCTTCTAAGGAGTTGTCCCCTTGTGGGAGTGTACGGACAAAAAGTCAACATCCAGGGAAATCGTTATTGGGTGTCACACGTAGGTGGTAACGAACCTCGTATCTTGGTGTAACAACACACCATTAGTTTTTAAATAGTCAGGTGGCGGAACAAGGGTAGCACTGATAAAGCTAATTCCTGATGGTAGACGCTCACAGGTTGGTATTGTAAAAGAGGAATTGACCTCCATCTCCACGATTTTAGTGGTTATACCTTACAGGTTCGAATCCTGTCCTGACTACAAATCGACGATGTCAACTACCTGTAGTATCTACAGGGGCTATGAATAAACATAGAGACTTATTTAGGTAAGTTAAGGAATAAATGAGTTACAGTTCGGATTTGAACCTTAAAAAAGGTATTGCTTTAATGATATGAAGATTCAGAATGACCTAGGTTGTTTAGATACCTGAACCATACAAAGAAGTCTTATCGTGTGATGATATTTTTGAGCTAAGGCTGAAATTTTTTGATTCACAATTTAGTCAGGTAGCACATTGGAGATGCACGGTAAGGAAACCCCTTATGTGGACACACAGGTTCGAATCCTGTTCTGACTACTAAAATTAAATTATATGGCAACATTAGAAACACAATACAAAAACTTTATGTCGGATAATCCGGATTCAAAGTTTACCCATATTGAATGGTTAGAGTGGTACGGTAACCAACTTATTAGTGAATTAAAAAAAATTGATGAAAATTCAAAAAAAGATTTGGTAGATTAAAAAATAGTATTATCTTTGTACTCTAATTAAAAAAGAAACAAATTATGGAAATAGTATTAATACAATTCGGATTGACGGTTATAAATCTATACGGTGCAAAAATTCAAAAAGAAAAAGGTAGAAATCCCGCATTCAGTTATTTTGTTGCCGGAATGTGTTTTGGTTTAGGTATTACAAAATTGTTAGAATTATTTTTAAAATAATTTGATATATTAAAATAAAAGTATTATCTTTGTAGAAGAAATAAAGTTCTTAAAATTATTGAAAAAATAGGTGGACGTTGTGTCGAGGATTCAAATCCCTCCGGTCTTAACCCCGTAGCTCAGATGGTAGAGCATACGTCCACTAAAATATATGGTATTATAGCTCAGTGGAGATTTATCTCCTTTGGTAGAGCAGGAGTAACGAAAGACTCTGTGCCGGTGGTTCGAGCCCATCTGATACCACAAAAGTAAACCATAATTTGGTGGGGGATGGAACTACGAATTTATTTGTAGTAAAGTTTCGTCGGGTGAGAGACCCGGATGGATAGAAGGTAGACAAGTAATCCTATACACGCCCACAGATTCCTTCTCAAGGGTTTACAAATTTTATTCTGTGATAAGATAGCAGATAGACCTATTACAGCAGAACCCCATAGGGAGTCAGAAATGACGAGCAATATGGAGTCCCTATCAGATTACAGTTGAGGAGGTACTCAAAGATAACCGTGAGGTTAACAAGAAATAAACGATGGTTTGGGTAGAACGGATGTTAAAGGCGAGTTTTAGGTAGTACAGAATGGGTGACCTACGAATGAGTAAATCTTAAGGTCTTATCACAGATTAAAAAAAAATAAAAAAAAATTACAAAAGTGTTTGACAAATGAAAAAAATCACTTACCTTTGTAAAACAAATGAGGGAAACCTCAAGACGTTCTTAGAAATTTTAGATTATCCTTTACCCACTTCGGTGGAGTAAAAAACGATAATGGGTGGTATATCATCCTTAAATAAACCGGGAAACCGGGCTAAAGTGAATCTGTTGTGTTAACAGGTTTGCGGTCTCAGAAATGGGACTCGAGTATACAAGTCACATACCATCTGACCTTCAGTATTGAGGGCAACGCTTTAGAGAAAGTGGTTAGGTGACCGGGAGATGTGGGTCTTTCGGTTGAGGGGGGAACTCCAATAGGAATAAGTGATAGGAATCAAGTAAGAAGTTAGGTTATCCAACTTAATTATTACGGGTTCCAATATGAGAGAAATCTTAAAGTCGAAAGACAAGATAAGTAACAGGTGGTGCTGTCATTATCCTTATCAAACATCTACCAAGATTTTGATTCGAAGAATTCTTAAAATATGAGAGTGGGGACGCTCTACCGAGTAGGTTGGTATTTCTTCGTCCAAAAGATGATGAAGCCTAAGACAGACCTCTACTTGGACACATCCACAACACAATAACTATTTTCAATATGGTGAAAAACTAAACAGAAAAAAGCAAAAGTGTCTGTCAGGTATCATTGACAAGTTGCCTACATAGTAACGAGCTGTTCGTTGCACAGGATGACCGCAAGTCTGAATGTATTCTCGCCAAAAACCTCTACGGAGTCGAATCCGGAGTTAGCTCGCAAGGTTAAAGAGAGTTGAATAATGAGAGAGTAAATGATATCTTAAGGAGTGATTGGTCTAACCAATCGGCAATGAGGATTACCATTCAAAAGATGGTGGAAAAGAAGGGAAACAATAATCCTTCCGAAGATTCTCAATAAGACGAGTATTCTCATCGTATTAAGCCAAAAAGGTGTTACATTAATTTGTGACACCTTTTTTTGTTTATAATAGTTTATTTGATTTTTTTAGATTGTCTTCTGCCCATAGTGGTTGGAGATTAGTATAATGACATAACTTATAAAGTTCATTTTCATTTTTTGCTGAAGATAACGGAATTATATGGTCAATATGCCACCCATACTTTCCATAGTTATTCCAAGACATTCCTTCTGTAAATTGAGTTTCCAAGTAATGAGATAATTCAATAGGGTTCAATCCAACAACTTTAAAAGTTTTATTTTTTTTCAATATATTATTTTTTTTAATATACTCGGACATTCTTTTTCTAACTGAACACGAAACTAAAAATATTGGGTTTGTTAATTTTTTTAGTTTTATTTTTTCATTAAGAATATTTTTATTTTGTAGATACCATTCTTTTTGATATTTCTTTAATTCTTCATCATTTTCTTCTTTATATTTTTTATGATAATGATAAACGTGTTCTGAATTAGAATTTTTCCAATTTTTATTATATTTTAATAAATGTTCTCGATTCTTTAATCTCCATTCTTTAGCACAACTTTTACATTCACTTCGCAGACCATCTTTGGAATCTTTTCGTTTCCCAAACTCGCAAACCTCTTTTTCTTCTTTACACTTACTACAAACTTTTTTTTCCATAATGTTCTTTCAATAGTGTTTCAATCAGGCGAGATTTGTTAATCATCTCATCTTCCATTTTTTGGTATATTACCGGGTCAACACAGATTCCAAATTTTACTTTTTTATCTTCTTCTTTTTTTCTTGGGTTCATAATATCTCTTTATTATAAATATCTCAAAAAGTATAAAAAGTCATAATTATTAGAAAAAAAATCATTATCTTTGTCGTATGAAAAAATCAATTAACATAGTCAATAAGAAAGCCAAGTTTGAGTATTCATTCCTACAGACACTAATCGTGGGAATCAAACTAGTTGGTTCAGAGGTAAAGTCCATCCGTCAGGGAAAGGTCTCCATATCTGAGGGGTTTTGTTACTTCAACAATGGTGAGTTGTTTATAAAGGGAATGAATATCTCTGATTATGGGTTCGGGTCCTTTCACGAGACCGTAAAGGATAGAAAACTATTACTTAAACGAAAAGAACTTAATAAATTGGAGAACGAACTAATCAACGGAACCACCATCGTTCCTTATCGTGTATTCATAAATGATACCGGGTTAGTTAAGATGGAGATTGCTCTTGCCAAAGGAAAGAAGACATACGATAAACGAGACAGTATTAAATCTCGGGACATTGAAAGAGATATGAAAAGAGACTTGAAATAGTCTCTTTTTTTATTATAATTTACTTATGAATTTATTAATACCGACCAAAATAGAGATTAAACCCTCTCCAGGAAAAGGAATGGGGGTATTTGCAATTGATGTCATTGAAAAAGATGAGTTGATTGAAGAATGTCATTTAGTGACTTTACCAACAAAAAAATGGGAACAATCAAGATTACTTGATGATTATAGATTTTGTTATCCTCAAGGACCAAATTGGACTGAATATGTGATACCATTAGGGTATGGATGTATATATAATCATTCAGATACTAATAACGCAATGTGGAGAAATCACCCAACTAAACGAGCATTTCAATTTTACTCTTTACAAACAATCCAACCCGGTGAAGAAATATGTACTTCATATGGTGATGGTTATTTGTGGGGAGGAGTTAAACAATAAATTATCAGTTCAATAATAAACAAATAAAAAAAAAGAAATTATGGTAGATTTAACATCGTTCATTATGGGTATAGTTTTGGTTCTCGGGGTACTGGGAGTTGGAGTTGTGGTTATGATGTACATTCAGATTAAAAGATTAAAAAATAAATGTTCCCAATTGGAACAAGTACAAGGACACATCTTCACAGAAATAAATAGAACAGGTGATGACCTACATCGTCGTATAGATGGTGAGATTAAACGAACCGACGAATTGTATGCTGAGACCAATAGATATATAAATGCTAGAGCTGAGGATACAAACAAAGGTCTTGATGAGGTATATAGAACTATTGATTCAAGATTAGATAAATTAGTAACTAAATTAAATCCGGTAACAAAGGATTTATTACAAGATTAAAAAATAAACATTTGAACTGATAACAAAAAAACCCATCGTATGATGGGTTTTTCTTTTTGTGGAAGTGCGGAGACTCGAACTCCGGTGTTACTTGTATTACCTATTAAGGACTACACGTTTAGGATATTGTTTAAGCTAACAATCCAAAATTTCACAATTCCCTTATTTTTAGAGTGGTTCGGTTTACTGAGAACTAATCCTCCACTTGTACCTTTTCGGATAGGTACCACACCTTTTTAAGGACTCCTGTTGCTGGGTTATATGTCCACCGACCCCAATGTGTGTTTGCTTACGCTACGTTCACAAGCTCATCTTGACGTACAAGACCTACTAGAGCCATTTTGTTTAAAACGTTTCCGTCTAAATTGTTGTACCCATAGATTTAAGTGATAGAGAACATCTCACTACGTGCCCCGAATAACTATTACGAATAGTCAATTCCGTGTCACTCCCATATTTTGATACCACAAAGATAATACATTTTTGGATAAATCCAAATAAAATTATATTTATTATTAAAATAAATATCAATGCCTGATACGAAGGACTTTAACGGAACAAAAAACATACTATTAGATAATGAAGATTGGATGGTCGTAGACCCATTGGATTACGATTCCTTTGTATATTACGCTCCGGAAAACTATAAATCTGAGTGGAATAAGTATAGAGAGGGGGACACTTACTTTATTATAGATAAAGATAAGGAGCCAATCCAAACATCAGTTATTCATAAAACACAAGATAATAAAATAGAATATTATGGTAGTGAAGTTCGTAGACATAGAGAAATGAATCGTCATGAATTTGAGTCAGATTTACCGGATGAGGTTAAATCAGTTATTGATAATATTGTTGGACAATCAGATGTGTACAAATTATTGTTAGCGGTTAAAAACGGTGAAAAAGTGACTACTAATCAAATGGAAAGGGCTGATAGTCTTATTTGGAAATTTATATATAACGAAAAAAATCCAAATAAAAGTATGGTTAAACTTTCTTTTGATGAAATGGAAGATTACTTAAAATTATTTGAACTTGATGAATACGATATTTCGTTTGCGGAATCAGTCTATTCTGATTATGGGATGTTTGATTTTGTTGATTACGACCACGCATCGAATGAATGGGATGAAGGTTATTTAATACATTCTTTTTCCGACGAAAATCTTATTAAATTTAAACAAATACTAAAACTTATTAGTCCAGGTGTGGCTAATTTGGAAAATGATGAAGTAAAATCGGCGGCATCAAAAACGGTTGAAAGTATGTTTCCGAACGAAATCGATTATATACTTAGTGATTGGGTTAATGAAGAAAATGCTTGTAAAAATAAAGGGGCTGAAAAATGGATAGAAGGAGATGTTTGTGATTATTTTTCAAATTATGGATTAATTAGACAAAATTGTTTTAGAGAATATTATACCACAGTAGGTATATTATTATCAATATATAATAGTGTTGGGGATAAAACATTAAGTTTATATGATTTACTTAAAGATATTGGACACAGAGATAGTAATATTGGTGGATGGGACGAAAATAGATGGGAGATATATTGTGAAGACTTTGATGAGGTATATTATAATAATGTCGTTGAAAAACAATTAGATAAAATATTTGAAAAAATAGAGGATTCTGATGAGTTTGCCGATATTCATGGATATTCAGAATTATATAACCGAATTGCTCAAAATTATAAAATGAATAATAGATATAAAACTAAATCAGGTAGAGAGTTTTTTATTAGAAAAATTGACCCGGCAACAAATAAAATAATTGTTCAAGTTTTTAAAAAAGATGGTGGTATGGAAGATAGAAGTTACACTGAAGAAGAATTTAATAATTTTTTAGTTTCTCCTGAATTATTTGAAGGATTTATTAGAATAAATTAATGTTATCTTTAAATTTTTAATTATTTTCCCTATATTTGCGTTATGGAAAAAGATTATGAATTATTAAAACAAGTCTTGTCGGTCCCGACAAAAACTTATCAAGAAGACCTTATGGTAGAATTTCTAATCAATTGGTTAGAACAAAATGGGATTCCCTTCAATGTGGACGAACATAAAAATATTTACGCTGTTAAACAAACGGACGAATTTATTGATTACTTTCCTTGTGTTATTGCACATACAGATACTGTTCACTCTTTAGACAATATTATTATTCGTGAGGAAATATTACCAAATGAACAAAAAATACCTAAACCATCGTTAAAGGCTTATAATCATTTCGGACACCCAACTGGTATTGGGGGAGACGATAAATGTGGAGTTTTTGCTTGTTTGGAACTATTGAAAGAATTACCAAATTTAAAAGCCGCTTTCTTTGTATCAGAAGAAACCGGATGTCATGGGTCCAAAAAAGCCGACCCAAATTTCTTTTTAAATGTTGGATACGGTATTCAGTTTGACGCTCCGGGAAATGTTATGGTAAGCGAATATTGTATGGGGACACAACTGTTTGAAAGAGGTGGTGAATTCTTTAATATTTGTGATGTTGCATTGAATGAAGGATTTAATGGGAGACATGATTATCAATCACATCCATATACTGATGTTTACGCATTAAAGAATATCTTTGATTTCTCCTGTATCAATTTTGCGATAGGTTATTACAACTATCACACCCCAAATGAGTATGTTGTTGTTGAAGATGTTTATAGTGGAATAGAGACAGGTAAAAAGATGATTGAGGGGTTGGGATATAAAAAGTACCCGTTTAAAGTTGACAGTAAGTATTTTAAATCATTTTAATAAAAAAAAGAGGACTATATGTCCTCTTTTTTCTTTCTTGTCTTTTTAACAACTTCCGGTTTAACTACCACTTCTTTCTCTACGGATATAAGGGTGTATGGAACACCCTCCACCATATTTCCTTTGATAATTTCTTCGGACACAAAATCCTCAATTTTATCTTGGATTGCTCTTTTGATTGGTCTAGCCCCGTAGGTCTCATCAAATCCAACTTCAGAGATTAGGTCTAAAATGGTATCATCAAATGTAATATCGTATTTCAAACCAACTAATCTTTTAGATAGTTTGTCTAATTCCAATTTCACAATTTTCTTAACATCATCTTTAATTAGGGTGTTAAAGATAACAACCTCATCAATTCTGTTTAAGAATTCCGGTGTGAAGAATTTCTTAAGTTCTTTTTTAAGAACATCACGTTTGTATTCTTCATCAGCATAAGTGCTTGTTCCGGTTTTAAAACCAACTCCTGAACCAAAATCTTGTAATTTTTTAGCTCCAACATTAGAGGTCATAATGATGACACAATTTTTGAAGTTAATCTTTCTCCCCATACCATCGGTAAGGTGACCGTCGTCTAATACTTGAAGAAGTGTTGAGAAGATATCTTTGTTAGCTTTCTCAATCTCATCAAATAGAATTACAGAATAAGGTTTGTTTTTCACTTGTTCGGTTAATTGTCCCCCTTCATCGTATCCAACGTATCCCGGAGGTGCTCCAATTAATCTTGAGATGGTGTGTTTTTCTTGGTATTCAGACATATCCACACGAATCATATTATCTTCACTACCAAACATTTGTTTTGCTAGTTGTTTCGCCAAGTATGTTTTACCAACACCTGTTGAACCTAAGAAGATAAATGAACCGATTGGTTTGTTCGGGTCCTTAATACCAATTCTGTTTCTACGGATTGACTTAGCAATCTTTGAAACGGCTTCAGATTGTCCAATAACTTTATCAGATAGGTTTGCCTCCATCTCAGATAATAGTTTGGTCTCATCAGCATTTAATTTGGTTACCGGAATTTTGGTCATGTTAGACACAACCTCATAAACTAAATCTAATGTGATTTCTTTTTTGTGAGTAAGAAGTTCTTCTTCAAACTTTTTCTTTTCAGTCTCAAGTTTGGTTAAGATACGTTTTTCTTTATCACGTAAGTTCGCAGCTTCTTCATATCGTTGTTGTTTTACAACATCAATCTTTTCTTGTTTGATATCAGACGCTTGTTGTTTCAATTTCTCAATTGAATCCGGCATCTTAATATCAACTTGACTTCTTGCTCCCACTTCATCAATGATATCAAAACCTTTATCCGGGAATTCTCTGTCAGTGATATAACGGTCAGCCAAATCAACACATACAGACAATACTTCATCCGTATAAGTTACCTTATGGAAGTTCTCGTATTTGTCTTTTACGTTTTTAAGGATTTCCAAAGTTTCTTCTTTGGTTGCTGAATCCACAACAACTTTTTGAAAACGTCTTTCTAACGCTCCGTCTTTCTCAAAGTTTTTTCGATATTCGTCTAAGGTTGTTGCTCCAACACATTGAATCTCACCACGAGCAAGTGCTGGTTTAAAGATGTTAGACGCATCCATTGAACCTGATGAATTTCCTGCACCAACTATTGTGTGGATTTCGTCAATGAATACGATAATGTTAGGTTCGTTTTGAAGTTCTTCAATGATAACTTTCATTCTTTCCTCAAATTGTCCACGATATTTGGTTCCGGCAACAATTGATGTCATATCTAATGATACGATACGTTTGTCCATTAAGTTTCTTGGACATTCCCCATTATAAATCATAATGGCAAGACCTTCAACGATTGCTGTTTTACCACAACCAGGTTCACCAATAATGATTGGGTTATTTTTCTTTCTACGTGAAAGAATCTGAGCAATTCTAGTGATTTCCCTTTCTCTACCAATTACCGGGTCAAGTTTTCCTTGTTCGGCTAATTTAATAAGGTCTCTACTAAAATTGTCTAATACAGGTGTTGATGAATCAGTCTTAACTGATTTATTATTTCCACCGTTACTTCCACCATCCATAGGTTCTGTCATAATTTATTGTTTTAATTAAGTATAAGTATTAAATTCATTTTCTCAAATGATTCCACAAAAGTAATGTAAAATATTGAGTGTACAAAACAAATTTGAATTATATTTATAAACATGACACATAAAAAACATTGGATGAAGTATATTGATACATTAGGTGTTGATAATGAACTAATTGATACTTACTACAATTTACGTAAGGCATTCCAACGAGAGGGGTGGAGCGATGATGATTTAAAAAGTCCCCCATATTACCCAACCGATATTATGGGTAATTTCCAAAAATTTTCAAGGTCGAAAGATAGAATATTTTCTGAAATAAGAAGTTTTTTCGGTGATGTTGACCTTAATGAGTTTAATGATTATCTTATGGATAAACTAAAAATAATCGACTTAAAAACACCTTTAGGAAATGGCAGTAAAAAGAGAAATAATAAACGGGACTAAAATCATTAATGAGATTGAGTCAACAAACATCGTAAGAACTGAGTACGATACATCAACTAAAAAAATGATTGCGGAATTTAAAAATGGGACGAAATATGAATATGAAGATGTACCTCATAATGTTTATACCAAATTTAGATTAGCTGATTCTCAAGGGAAATACTTTACTACAGATATATCTAAAAAATTCAAATACAAAAAAGTTTAACAATTATACATTTTTAAGTATTTATTGATAATGAGTAACTTAAAAAGTATATTGTCTAGCTTTCATCTACAAGATGAGTTAAACCCTAAAATTTGGAAATCATCCGATGAGATGTCCCCAAAGGTTAGGGAACGTTTGTTGCAAATAGCTTACGAATTTATTGATTTCATTGGTGTTGATATGATTGTTGACGATGTTGTTATGACCGGGTCTTTATCTAATTATAATTGGTCACAGTATTCCGATGTTGATTTACATATTCTTGTAGACTTTAAACAATTTTCTGAAAAAGAATTACCTTTATATGAGGAATTGTTTCGATTAAAAAAAACATTATTTAACGATAAACATAATATTACAATTTTTGGTTATGATGTTGAATTATATGTTCAAAACACAACTGAACCTCACACTAGTAGTGGTGAGTACTCAGTGTTATTGAATGAATGGATAACCAAACCAAAAAAAGAAGATGTTGAAATTGATACAACATTAATCAAAAATAAGTCCCAAGAATGGATGAAAATGATTGACGATGTTATTACCGATGCGGAAGATGAATCTTCATTAGAAAGTTCAAATAATATTATTAATAAATTTAAAGATAAACTTAAAAAATATAGAACTAGAGGTCTTGAAGATGGGGGTGAGTATTCAAACGAAAATTTGGTATTTAAAACATTAAGAAGAAATGGTTATATACAAAAATTGTTTGACTTTCAAACAAACTACACCGACAAAACCCTTTCTTTAAAAGAAAGGTGTTTATTTAAAAAATAAAAATTATGGGAAAAAAAATTATTAGACTAACTGAGTCTGAATTTTATAAAATTGTTAAAAGAGTTATGAGTGAACAAAATAGTTCTGATGATAACTCTTATTATAGTATTGGAGCGACTGGAATTAATATTAAAATAATCGATGGGGAATTATATGAAGTATCTGTAGATGAAGATGGGGAAGTTAAACCGACTCAACCATTAAATGGTAATTTATACGATTTTAAATATAATGTTAAAACTCAAGAAGTTGTAGATGAAAATTTTAGAACTAATATTGAACTTACCACAGAAAATTGGCAAGGAATTGTAAATTCTAATGCGGCACCTATTCAAACTAAAAATCTTGATTTTGCGTTTATAGCTGTAGTACCTCAAGATGCCCCTTCTAAAAAATCACCTATTGGTGTTCCAATAGTTTATGGTGCGAGTATTCAAGAATTTCCGGGGGATTATTTTAAAAATAACTCTAGATATCAAGAATCAAAAGATGGTATAATCTCAGCTAAAACATATTATAGAAGTCGAGGAAAAGCATATCTTATAAATTTCTATCCTGGTCAATACAATACATCATTTAATTCAAATAAACCGGAAGAAGTACCGGTAGACAAACCATTTGAATTAAACATAACAAGCCCTTTTAATTTTGATAGTGTTGAACTAACAAATGAGGCTCAAAAAGAATTTAATGATTTTGTACAATCTATTAAATCAAATTATTCTAATGTTCAAGGAGATGTTGAGGTAATTTGTTCATCATCTATAGATGGAAACCCTGAAGGTAAAGTTGCATCAGGTCAAAAAAGAAAAGATTATGATATGGATTTATCTAAAAAAAGAGCTCAGAAAATTGCAACAACTCTTAAATCTAGTTTACCAGGAATTAAGTTAAATTTTATTCCTAAAGGTATTGGTGAAACAGACCAATTCGCACCCGGTAAAAAATTCCCGGAGGTAACAAATCAAAATGAAACCGCACCTAATCGAAGATTAATAATTAAACTTCCAACAATAATGAAATAAAAAAAAGGGTCTTTAACGAGACCCCTTTTTTTTTAAAATATTTTGATGTTAATTATTTTTTCACCATTATCATTATCAAAACAGAAAATCATAACATATTTGTTTAATTTTGGTTTTAGACTTTGACGAAAATATTCTTTCATTGAAATAGTGTTAGTCTTCTTATCTAATTTATACACATAACATTCGTATGAGTAATTAGTGTGTAAATCTTTATTTAAGTTAAATTGTTTAAAGAATTGTACCGTATCTAATTTGGTAATATTTAAATCAAACTTGGTAATTAATTGTTTAACCGATACAGAATCTTTTTTCCATAAATCAGTTAATTCATAAAAACTACCCGCCCTTTTTATTTGGGAGAAGGATAAATTTGAGATAAAAATAAAAAGGATGATGGTGATTAGTTTTTTCATATCAGTAAATGTTTTAATGTTTGATACAAAAATAACATTTTTTTTTTAATTCCCAACTATTTATAGATAAATAATTTAAAAAAGTTTTTACTAAACCATAAAAATATACCAGAATCTTAACATTCTTAATTCTGAATATATTTATAAATAAAATAATTTTATAAAAAATTAACAAATGGGAAATAATTTAAGACCGATTGGTAGCGAAAAATTACAAGGTATGGAGAAGATTCAACGTATCATGGAAATCGCAAAATATAATGAAAACAAACCTACACCGATAAATGAGAGTACTTCAGTTGATTATACTAAAACATTAGCTGATGGTAGAAATTATCAAATTATCAAAGAAAAAAATGGTTATGTTATTAAAAGAAGTTTAACAGAATCTGCTGGTGAAGTAGATTATTTAGAGCCAATGAAAAATAGAAAATATTATTCTTCTTATTCTCAAGCTTTTAAAAGACTTAATTTAATCGCAAAAGAAGTTAATGTTAACGAAGGTCAAGAAACCAATGTTAATTTATTTTACGAAAACGACGCAACAAAATATATCTTAAAAATGAAAGGTGGGGAAACTGATGAACAATCTGCACCGGCTCCGGCACCTGCTCCTGCTCCGGCACCTGCTCCAGCTCCGGCACCTGCTCCGGCACCTGCTCCAGCTCCGGCACCTGAAGATGAATTTGATATTGATGACGAAGAAGAAATTGATTTAGGTGACGATGAAATGGAACCTGAAGATGATGAAATTGTTACTTTAAAAGTAATCCAAAAACTAACAGGTAAATTGGCTCAAAAATTAAGAGCCTTTGAAGATGCTCAAGAAGACGAACCAATGACATCTAAAGATGTTAAATACGTTATAAACTCAATCTTATCAGCGTTAGATTTAGAATCTTTAGATGAAGAAGATAAAGAGGAAATCATGAATAAATTTGAAGAAGATGAAGCTAATGAATTTGGTCAAGAAGATGATATGGATGGTGAAGATTTTACCGATGATACTGAAGTTGAAGATATCCAAGCAGATATGGATGTAGAACCTGAAATGGCTGAAGGGTTTATGGATAATGACTTTGAACTTGATTTTGAAGAAGATGAATTACCTTCTCACCCAAGACATAGAAGATTAAATCCTCACACAATGAAAGACGACCACGCAAATCATTTAGAAGATATGTTTGAAGGTATGTTTACAGAATCAAAAGTTGATGAAGTATTAAGAGGTTATTTTAAAATTGACCAAAAAGAAAAACAATTATTAGAAAATAAAACACAAAAAACTAATTTGATTAAAGAAGAAAGAAAAAATAAAATTTCTAAAATCAAACAAATTTCTGAAAGTATTTCTCAAGAAGTCGCTTCTACTAAATTAGTAATAAAATATCCAAACGCAAAATTAGTTGGTAAAACAAATAAAAATAATTTGGTATTTGAAATGAATAATAAACAACTTAGAGTAAACACTAAAGGTGAAGTACTATGAGTTATTTAATATATGTTAATGAATTAGGTCCAAACTATAAAGGAGATAACATATATGAATTTATTTTCTCAGATAGTTCGGAAAACATTTGGGGGGAAAACTGGGACTCAAAACCGTCCAATAGATATCCTCTCCCACCTGATTTAGAACACATAAAAAAAGTAGGAGTTTTGAAGAATGATATGGTAACCATGTCAGTAATTCAAAACTCTGATTATTTTTCAATGATTGATTCTATGGATGGTATAATAGCCTTAGGGTATGAAAATGAAAGTGATGATGTTGATTTTGATAGACAAACTAGACTAGTTTTCTCGTTTGGAGAAACAGAAGAATCAGTAAAAAATAAATTATATGAACGAGATATCGTTTTAGAATTTGAAAAAAAAGTTGTATATGAACACTAATCAAAAAAAATTAAAACTTATTAAAGAAGGATTTAAAGCCTCAACACTACAATATTTATCAGAAAAACAAGTTAATTCATTGTTTACTCGTTTATTGGAAAGTAAGAAAGAACCTAAAGAAGTTCAAACAGTTACATCAACTAAAGTTATTGCGACACCGGATGAAATTAAAAAAGGTGTATCTACTCAAGGAAAGACGATGGCTAAAATGTTACCTGATGGTAAAGTAGAATTTACTGAAGATAGTAATGTAGATAATAATGATATTGATAAAGGTGAGGTAAGTCAATCTCCTGTACAGGTTCAAGGACCTGATGGTATGGATGATGATTCTGACAGTCAACTTCAAGAAAAATTTGAATCTAAAAGTCAACAAAAATATTTTTTTGCAAGATGTAACGATAAATCTCAATCTAAAAAAGTTAGAGATAAATGGTGTAGAATGGCTGATGAATTTGCCCAAAACACTAAATTTAACAAATTACCTGAAAAGAAAAAAGAAACAAAAGAAGATTTTAACTTTAAAGATTATGATAAGAAATTAGAGGCAGCTGTCTCCGGAGGATTTAAAAAAAATTTGACAAAAATATCTCCAAGTGTTACTATTGGTGAAAACAAAATAGAAAAACACATCATGAGATTAGTTGAAAAACATATAACACCTAAAATGTCTAAACAAGATTTTTTAAAATTAATTGAAGGAGATACTAAAACTGCTCCCGCAAAACCAAAAGTTAGTCCTGGTGTTAAACCAAAACACCCATTTCAACCGGACCCTAATAAAAAAGGAGCTCCTAAAGCAAAAAAACATGAAATGGATGAGGACACTAAAACAGCACCAGCAAAACCAAAAGTTAGCCCTGGTGTTAAACCAAAACATCCTTTTGCTCCGGACCCTAGTAAACAAGGTGCTCCTAAGGCAATAAAAAAAGAATTACCAAGTTTTTTAAAATTTAATCAATTAGGGTTAAAAACAAAATAATTATGAGCGTAAATTTAGAAATGGAAAAAATATTAAAAATCAAAAGTGATTTAGATAGGAAATTGATTAATGAAGGATTGACTAATAGTCAACAAACTAGATTAACAAAAATTAATCGTCTTTTAAATGAGGCTCCTGTTGGTTATGAAGGACCTGAAAGAATGGAACCGGGTATTGAAAGACAAATTACTCAAAGAAAAACCCCATACGCCGAACACCCTGCATTACCACAAGATGGTGATAACGACTTTGTTGAATTAATTTCTTCTCAACGATTTAAAGACTCCGTTGATAAAGTAAGAAGGTTTTTAGGTGATACTACACCAATTCAAGGAAATAACCCTATGATGGGTTTAATGAGTTCTGTTATGCGTAGTTTACAACAAATTAAACAAGTTGAAGGTCAACATAAAGAATATCTTGAAAATTTAGCGGTTAATTTAGTTAAAAAAGAATTAGGTATTCCTGAAGGACAATTACAATTTGATGTTGAATTAGTTAGTGGTTCTATGGGAGCCTCTGAGGGAATGCAAAATAAAGCTGAAGAACCGGATGAAGAAGACGTAGAAGAAGCATTTAAAGAAAGTGAAGAACACCAAGAAGAAATAGAAGACTTTATGGATTCTATGGAAAAATTTAATTTAGAAAAAGCGAAAAGAAGAATGATTAATTCATTAGTTCAAGGAGCGGCATTTAAAGGTGGTCATATGTATACATTAGTTAGTGATGAAATAAATAGATTGAATCCTGAGCTACTAAATTTATATGGTGTAACACAATCATTAATGGAACACTTATATTGGTTATATCCTGATATGGAAGGAATGGCAGGTGGTGGTAGTGGTCAAATGGGACAATCTGAAGCAGACCCTGAAACTGACCCACCAACAATTAAAGCAAAAGCTTTTACCTTTCCATTATTAGTTCACGAAATTGTAAAAGGTATTTACTCATTATATGGTGACCAAGGCTTACCGAACGACCCTGTTCAAAGAAGTATGGTTGTTGGTGCTGAAGATACATTACCAGCTGAAATATGGGATTCAAGGTTAGGACCAATATTTTGGGAAAAATTTAGAAATGTTTGGCCTGACAAATTATATGAAGAGGACCAAAGACATCTTCAACAATATTTATTTATGAAATTGTCTCAATTAGAAGCAAAAGATTTTATAACATTAGCGAAAGCTATTATGGCAGATAAACCGGAAGCTAAAAAGATGATTGATAGAATGGTTAATGAGATTGTAGAAATCCTTAAAAAACATGAGTACGAATCAAAAATGTCTGATGAAGATAGTGATGATGATGACTATAATGATGATTTTGATGATTTAGACGATATTGACTTATCATCTCTTGGATTCTAATAACCAAGTTGACTTATGTCAAATTTAACTAAAGAACAAGTATTAATAGAATACGTAAAATGTAGTAGAGATGTTGAGTACGCACTCAAAACGTATTTAGAAACATACGATAATACAGTTAAAAAATATGTTCCATTGGAACTTTTTCCTGACCAATTATCCTTACTCCAAGATTACGAAGAATACAATGAAAACATTGCATTGAAGTATAGACAAGCCGGAGTATCAACAGTTACTGCGGCTTGGATGTCACGAAAACTTGTATTCGCAAGAAAAGAAACCCCTGAAAAAATTCTAATTATCGCCAATAAATTAGACACCTCATTAGAGATGGCTAATAAAATAAAAGCGTTTGTTGGTCAATGGCCTTCTTGGACAGGTGTTGACTTTGACAAAACAAAAAATTCTCAAAAACATTATAAATTAACAAATGGGTGTGAGGTTAAAGCCGTTGCGACATCTAAGGATGCCTTACGTGGATTTACACCAACCATACTTATATTTGATGAGGCAGCCTTTATTGAGGCTGATAGTGACTTTTGGGCTGCCTGTATGGCTTCTCTATCTACGGGTGGTAAAGTAATTGTTGTCTCCACACCTAATGGTTATGACGCGATTTATTATGAGATATATGACCAAGCATTACGTAATATGAATGATTTCAAAATTACAGAAATGTTTTGGTATCGTGACCCACGTTATACTAAAGATTTATATTTAGTTAAAACTGAGGATGTTATTCATTATTTATTAAATAAAGAAGATTACAAACCGGACGACATTATTGATTGGGCTAAAATACCATATGAGGATAGAAATTACAAAGAATTAAGAATTATTATGGATGCCGGTTTTAAACCTTGTTCTTCTTGGTTTGAGGCGATGGTTAAAAAATTAAAATACGATAAACGTAAAGTATCTCAGGAGTTAGAATGTAACTTTTTAGGTTCGGGTGATAACGTATTTGATTCTATTATGATGAATAAGATTCGTGAAAACATGATTTTAGAACCAATAAGTAAAAGAATGGGTAACGCTCTTTGGATTTGGAAAGACCCTATTGTTGGACATAAATATATCATGGGTGTTGACGTTTCTCGTGGAGATTCAGAAGATTTTAGTTCTTTTCAAATTGTTGATTTTGACACTATGGAACAAGTTGCTGAATATGTTGGAAAATTACCCCCCGATACGATGGCGGAAATTTGTCACAAATGGGCAACATTATATTCTTGTTTTGTCGTTATTGATATTACAGGTGGAATGGGAGTATCGACAGCGAGAAAGTTACAGGAAATGAATTTCAAAGATTTATACATTGATGGTGTTGATTCCGCGAACAAATGGAAGTACGACCCAAAAGCTGCTGAAAAAATACCTGGTATTAACTTTAACAATAAGAGGGTACAAATTATAGCGTCTTATGAAGAAGTTATGAGACACGGGTTCAGGATATATAGTTCAAGACTATATAACGAAATGAATACATTTATCTATATGAATGGTCGACCTGACCATCAAAAGGGTCATCACGACGATTTAATTATGTCGATTGCTATGGCGACATATGTTGCAGAATCTTCATTCAGTAAATTAACAAAAGTGACTGAACATACCAAAGCGATGATTGATTCTTGGTCGATTAGTAATAATGATAATGTTAGAGAAGCCATATCGTTTAACCCTGTAATTCCTAACACCAATGAAAGAGTTGGTCAATTCAGTAATGGTAATATAAGTAAAGACGATTATCTAAAATACGGCTGGTTATTTGGGAATAGATAATATTTATCAAATAAACATAAATGGGTACCACCGATAGAAAGACCTCATCATTAAATAATAGTATAACCTTTGACGCAAATGCAGATTTGTACTCGAATGGTTTACTTAATACTGGTGTTGGTAAATCAGGTGGATTTGAGAATAGGAAAAAATCAGGTAATGCTATCGCTGGTTCGACAATGGTTGTTCCGGGACAAAACATTTTAAGTTATAGAGTTGAGTCAATTTTTAAACCTAGTGGTGGCGGACTTAATTTTGCGTCAGAATCTATTATCTATACCGCATTGAACAAAAGTACCACAAAAGGTGGTAGTTTTGAAAATAGAAAAAAATCTGGAAATATTTTTGCAGGTTCTAGAATGGTTGTACCGGGTCAAGACATTTTAAGTGTTAAAGTATTTGCACCGGAATTCAAAAAACCTAAAACAATTGATGTGTTTAGTGGAGCTCTTCCTCCAACACCTACTCCTGAACCAACACCGACACCAACACCGACACCACCACCAACAAGTACTCCAACGCCTACACCAACACCTACTATGACTCCGTCACCAATTGTTGAAATTTGTTACTTGGCAACTGAGGATTATATTAGAATTACTGCGGAAAATGATGACAATTTAATTGTTGAATGTCACCCATTCCCTATACCAACACCACCAGCAAATTATCCTATGCCAACCCCCACACCAACCATCCCATGATAATAATTGATTAATCTCAACTATTTATTAAAATAAAAAAATATTTAAATTTTTCATATGGAAAACAATCAAAATAATGATTTAACAGTTTGGCAAAGATTATCCAAAGCATTTGGACCGAACTCGTTATTGAACCAAGATTATCCCGTATATAAGTTAGATAAGAAGGAATTATTAAAAACCACATCTAAAGCCGAATACGAGAGAGAAAAATTACAGGCACAACAAACTTATTACTTAGCCAACCAATGGACTAAAATTGAGAGTAACTTATATACCCAAGCGGTATATTATGAACCAACTCGTTTAGCGTCATTTTATGATTATGAATCTATGGAGTACACTCCTGAAATTTCTGCGGCATTAGATATCTATGGTGAGGAATCAACAACTGTTGACCAAAATGGTTATATGTTACAAATTTATTCTGAATCAAAAAGAATAAAAAGTATCTTAACGGATTTATTTAACAATGTTTTAGATTTAAATACTAACTTACCTATGTGGACAAGAAACACTTGTAAATATGGGGATAATTTTGTGTATCTAAAATTGGATGCTGAAAAAGGTATTGTTGGATGTATGCAATTACCAAACATTGAAATTGAACGTTTGGAACGTGGTATGGCTGCGAAGGCGGCAAATGTTGATGAACCACTTGAAAATAGGGGTTTACGTTTCAAATGGAAAGTTAAAGACATGGAGTTTAATTCATGGGAGATAGCTCACTTTAGATTACTAGGTGATGATAGAAAACTTCCTTATGGTACTTCTATGTTAGAGAAAGCAAGACGTATATGGAAACAATTATTATTGTCTGAAGATGCGATGTTAATTTATAGAACATCAAGAGCACCTGAAAGACGTGTTTTTAAAGTTTATGTTGGTAACATGGATGATAAAGATGTTGAACCGTATGTACAACGTGTTGCTAATAAATTTAAAAGAAGTCAAGTTGTGGATTCTCAAACAGGTAATGTTGATATGAGATTCAATCAAATGGCTGTTGACCAAGATTACTTTATTCCTGTTCGTGACCCTGCGGCACCAAACCCAATTGATACATTACCGGGAGCACAAAACTTAGCTGAGATTGCGGATATTGAATACATCCAAAAGAAATTGTTAACCGCTCTTCGTGTACCTAAAGCATTCTTAGGTTTTGAAGAAGTTACTGGTGATGGTAAAAATCTATCATTAATGGATATTCGTTTCGCAAGAACAATTAATAGAATACAAAAATCGATGATTGCAGAATTAAACAAAATCGCAATTATTCATTTATTTTTATTAGGGTTTGAGGATGAATTATCAAACTTTACATTGGCATTAACTAACCCATCTTCACAAGCCGATTTATTAAAAATCGATATTTGGAAAGAGAAAATTTTATTGTATAAAGACGCAGTGGCTGCTATCGAAGGTATTGCTCCGGTATCGGTAACATGGGCTAAAAAACATGTGTTAGGATTCTCTGATGAAGAAATTAAATTAGATTTACAACAACAACGTATTGAAAAAGCCGTTGGTGCTGAGTTAACTAATACCGCAACAATTATCACTCATACAGGAGTATTTGATACTATTGATAAATTATACGCAAGTAAATCCGGAACAACCGCTGTTGGTGGAGCTGTTCCTGCACCACCACCTGCTGGTGGAGGAGGTGCCTTAGGTGGTCTTGAGTCTGAATTAGGTGGAGCACCTGAACCGGGTGGAGCACCTGAACCGGGTGGAGCGCCTGAAGCTGGTGGTGAAGCAGAATTAACACCTGAATCAAAAACACGGGAGAATATGAACATTTTATTGGAAAGCCGTAGTTTAACTGAAGATGATTCGTATATTGATTTATCTCGAGCAAGAAATTCTTTAGGTGATATCGAGAAAGAATTGGATAAAATCTTAAATGATTGATATTTATAATTAAAAAGAAAATGACAAAGTTTGGAATATTAAAATCGAAGATAGAAAACGTATTACTTGAATCGTATAAAAACGATACATTTAAAGACGAATTAAAAACATTTAAAAAACTTGTATTAGAAAATAAAAATGTTAGTAAAATTTTCTACATGTATGATGAATTAAACACTAGAAAAGGTTTGAATGATTCATATTCAAGAGAATACATCCATGAATGTATTACTCTATATGAAAATGCTGTTAATAAAATTTTACCGGCAGATTTAAAAAAATTAAATACATGGGTTAAAAATACGAAATCAAATAATTCATATGAAAACATTGACAACCTATTTTCAACAGATGTTTTAACTATTGAATCAAGACTTAAAAGTAAAAATTTAATTTTAGAAAATTTAAAAAAAATACCGGTTATACAAACTAAAGGTATTGAACTTCCATTATCAACTATGGTTAGTGTTGCAAACAAAACCATTAAAAATTATATTGATGGTTTAAGTGAGTCTGATAAAAAAGAAATTGTTAAATTGTTGTCTGAAGATGATAAAGAATTATCAATTAAATTTAACACTCTTAAAGAAAGTGTGGTTGATAAATTAAATGCAATGAAAGAGTCATCTGAAGATAATTCAGTGAAAGGTAGGATTGATGAAACACTTACAAAAGTGATATCTGAGAAATACGACAAGTTGACTTATTTTAAACTTAAAAGTTTAAAAGAAAATCTTTAATTATTATCCGAATAATATTTTAATTGAACGTGTTTAGCTTTTGCTAACACGTTTCTTTTTTTTACGGAAGGTTTAATAAATTCTTTTCTTTTATTAAGTTCAGAGCTTTGACGTGTCTTAATAACTTTACTTTTATAGAGTTTTAACGCTTTCTCTATTGATGTATTTTTATCTAATTTAATTATTAACATATTATACATATATTCCAAATTAACAAAAAATTTGACCTAACACCTATTTTTACCTATCTTTTTTAAAAATAAAAGGAAAAATATGAAAATTAATGAAAAAGGGGAAAACCTCTCAACTAAACGGTTTTAAAACTGCAAAAGTTGTTTATGGAACAGTTGATTCTGTCAACTTAAAATCACTTTACTTAAATATACAAACATGGGTCGAACCATTCTATGATTGTGATAATTGGAATCGAACAGTTTTAAACCTAAGTAGGGGAGTAAAACACTCAGTTTATGACTCTTTAAATAATAAAATTTTTGATACAAAATTTATCGTTGATTTAGATTTAAGGTCAAGCGGTTTAAATTTGGGGAAAAAATCATTTATGAATATTGAAATTAACTTTTTTATTATTGAGGAAAACTTCGATTTTAAATCAAAACAAATTAAAGATTCATTAATTAAAATAACAAATCAAATCTTTAATGATAACTTTTATAAAAATAATTATTTTAACTTTTATCTAACTAAAAAAATCAAATCCGTTGAATATCCGTCACAAACCGAAAATGTTTAATATTTATTATTAAAACATTTAAAATGAGTTTAAAAATATTACAACCGAATGAATCAGGAAAAGGTATATTAGTTGAATACGATGCGGGTTATATTAACCCAAAGGATAATCGTAACGAAACTTTAATTAGAGAATCTAGCGAGATGTTGGACCACTCAAAACCATTTGAATTTTATGCCGTATTACAAAAATATGACACCCCAAATAGAAATGGTAGATTATACCCTGAACGTATATTAAAAAGAGAATCTGAGAATTATAAAAAAATGATTAAAAAGGGTACTGCTCTATCAGAGTTAAATCACCCGGAATCATCACTAATTGATTTAGATAGAGTTTCTCATGCAATCACTGAAGTATGGTGGGAAGGTAACGTCTTAATGGGAAAGATTAAATTATTGACATCACCGGGTTACCATGAAAGAGGTATCTGTTCAACTAAAGGAGATTTAGCTGCAAATTACTTAAGACAAGGAGTTACTTTAGGTATATCATCAAGGGGTGTTGGGTCACTTAAAAAAATTGGTGACCAAAACGAAGTACAAGATGATTTTGAATTAATTTGTTTTGACTTAGTGTCTTCACCTTCAACACCGGGAGCATACCTATTTTTAAATAAAGAGGATAAAAGTTTGTATGATGAAAACTTAGATGAAGAGAAAAGAATGAGTGTTGAAAGACATGTTGGTAATTCAGGTAATAAATCACTTGACTTAATGAAAAAATTAAACGATTATTTAGGTCATTAAACTAAATAAAAAAAATTATGGACGAGAAGTATTTCATTGCAAAAATTACCTTAGACTCAGTTGATGAGGCATCAGGAAAGATTAAAAAATTAAGAGAAGAAAAATTAGTTAGTGGTTATAACCCAACTGATGTAGAAGCGAAAGTTACGAAAGTTTTTGAGCATTATACAATGGAATGGAGAATCACAGCAATTGTTGAAAGCAAAATTGATGAAGTGATAGAATAAGAATTTATATTCAATAATTAATAAAGGAGACAGAAATGTCTCCTTTTTTTATGCTTTTATTTTTTTGGTAATATTTATAGTTATAAAAAAACTCAACACCAAATTATTAAAAATAATGATTTTTTAATAATGGGAGATATTTATATATTAAAATAACTTAAACACAAATGGCAAAAGAAAAATCTTTAGTTGAAGAAGCTATCATCCAAATGAAAAATTTGGAAGAAGCGGTAGCTGAAAATGCAAAAGGAATACTTGCTTCGACAATGTCGCAAGAAATCAAAGAACTAGTAAAAGAATCTCTTACAGAACAAGAAGAAGAAGAGATTGACACTGAAGTTGACATGGATGACATGGATATGGATACAGACATGGATGACATGGATGTTGATGTAGATATGGAAGACGACATGGATACTGATAATGTAGATATGGATGATGACGAAGAAACCATAGACCTTACTGACGTAGATGACGATGAAGAAATCTTACGTGTATTTCAATTAATGGGACCTGAGGATAATATTGTAGTTACTAAAGATGATTCTGGTAACATCAGTTTAAAAGACAACGAGAACAATAAAGAATACATGATTGTTGGTGAGAGCGAAGATGAAGAAATGTTTGAACAATTTAACGACGAAGACGAAGACGAAGACGAATTCGAATTTGAAGACGAAGATGAAGACGATGATTCTGAAGGTATCGAAGATATCATATCTAGAGTATTTGATAATGACGACGAAGATTCAGAAATGGGTGAAGCGTTTGGAGGAAACAAACACGATTTTAAAAGACGTAATGGTCATAAAATTGGAGATGTTGATGGACACTTCAAAGATTTTGAATCAGAATTTGACGAAGAAGAAGATATGGACGATGAAGAAATCGTTTATGAAATTTCTTTTGATGACGAAGACGACACAGAGTTAGATGAACAAGATGATATGGACATGGATGATGATACAGTAGTAGAATCTAAAATGACTGTAAAACCTAAAGGAACCGGATTAGGGAATCCTAGTAAATTTAAATATGATACTAAACCTAATCAAAATGGTGGTTTCAAAACTGTAAAAAAATCTGCTAATGTAACTATGGGTACAGGAAAAGCAAAATTTGATTACAAAGATGGTGAAAATCTTGAAGGTAAAATGAAAACTGTTAAAAAAACAGAAACAAAAGAGCAAGTTGCTAACACAACTAAAAAAGCTGAAACAAAAGAGGCTTCTCGCACATTAGGTAATGGAAGTAATTTCAGAAAAGGTGGTTTGCCAAAACCAAGAGCACACTCATCTTTTAATACCGCAATTAAAGAGAATACTAATACAACTGAGTTAACAGTTCTTAGAGAAAAAAATGAAGAATACAGAAAAGCTCTTAACGTATTTAGAAATAAATTGAATGAGGTTGCAGTGTTTAATTCAAACTTAGCTTACGCTACTCGTTTGTTTACAGAACATTCAACATCAAAACAAGAAAAAATAAATATCTTAAGAAGATTTGACGGTGTTGAAAACATTAAAGAATCTAAAAACTTATACAAAGTCATTAAGGATGAACTTACAGGGACTTCTTCTCAACCTATGAATGAGTCATTAGAAAGAACAATTGCTAAAGCACCTTCAACAGGTTCAGCAATTAATCTAATTGAATCTAAAACATATGAGAATCCACAGTTCTTAAGAATGAAAGACTTAATGTCAAAATTAAAATAAAAATAAATAAAAATTAATAAAAACCAAAAAAAATGGGAGCATTATTAGAATCAGGTCTAGTTGGTAACATCGGGTTAAAACACCTTAAAGTTATTAAAGAAGACACAATCAACAAATGGGACAAATTAGGATTTCTTGAAGGTCTTAAAGGTCACTTAAGAGAAAACGTAGCTCAATTATATGAGAACCAAGCGTCTTTCTTAATAAACGAAGCAACTTCTGACGGGTCTTCAGGTTCATTTGAAACTGTTGTATTTCCTATCGTAAGAAGAGTATTCTCTAAATTATTAGCGAATGATATCGTTTCTGTACAAGCAATGAACTTACCAATCGGTAAATTATTCTATTTTGTACCAAAAATTCAAGGATACAAAGACGGTATTGACGGTCAGTATTCAGGTGAGCACTACGCACCAATCGGGTCTCCAGGAAATTATCCAGGTTCTCCAAGTGAAGGTTACACAGCAGGTTCAGGCTCAAACAACCCAGTATATGAAAAAAATCTTTATGATTTATTCTATGAAGGTAACGAACCAAGTTTAGACCCACCAGGATTATTTGATTATTCTAAAGGTCGTTGGTCAGCTATCACAGCAACAACAACTATCCAAAAATGGACAGGTGGAGTTTTAGTTGATGCAGTTATTTCAGGAACAACTGATGGAGCAGCAGTAATTGCTTCAGGTAACACAAGAAAAGTTATCATTAAAATGTGTGGTTTTGCTGACACAGGTGCAGGAAAATTAATCGGACCTGATGGTAACGAAATGGATACTGAATCATTCTTATCTGATTTAATTATCTATACAGGAGCTGGTTTAACAGTTGACGCTAGTTCACCATGTGCTGTATCTACAGGAGCTTTATTATTTAGAGTTGTAACTCAAATCTATGGTAGAGGTATTGTGAAATATGGTAACACAACTCAAACAACATTTGCATCTACTGGTAACGGTGGTTCATTCAAAAATGTATGTGACGTTGATGGTTGTATTTGGTTAGAAGTTGATTTATCTTGTCCAGTATGTGCTGATTGTGATTCTTCATCGTTAGATGGTTACACAGGTACAACTATTTCTGAAGCATTAGCAACAACTTCATTTAAAGCTGTTTTCAGACGTTATGAAGAATTAGAATTTGAAGATAAAATCGGTGAGGTTTCTTTCGATTTAGATTCAGTTACTGTATCAGTTACAGAAAGAAAATTAAGAGCACAATGGTCTCCTGAGTTAGCTCAAGACGTTGCAGCTTTCCACAACATCGATGCTGAAGCTGAATTAACAGCTTTATTATCTGAGCAAGTTGCGGCAGAAATTGACCGTGAAATCTTAAGAGATTTACGTAAAGGTGCTGCATGGAACTTGAGATGGGATTACAATGGTTGGAGAAGAATTTCTCAAGTAACTTCTTACACTCAAAAAGATTGGAACCAAACATTAATTACAGCAATTAACCAATTGTCTGCACAAATCCACAAATCTACTTTAAGAGGTGGAGCAAACTGGATTGTTGTATCTTCTGAGGTTTCTGCTATCTTTGATGATTTAGAGTACTTCCACGTATCTAATGCTTCTCCTGAACAAGACCAATATAACATGGGTATTGAAAGAGTTGGAACATTAGCAGGACGTTACCAAGTTTACCGTGACCCTTACTTCCCAGCTAACCAAGTGTTAATTGGACACAAAGGAACATCATTGTTAGACACAGGATACATCTACGCACCGTATGTACCATTACAATTAACACCAACAATGTACAACCCATTCAACTTTACACCGATTAAAGGTATAATGACTCGTTACGCGAAAAAAATGGTGAACAACAGATTTTACGGAAGAATTACTGTAGATGGTGTTAGAACATTCGATTTAAGAGAATTGAGATAATCAAAATCTTAAAATATTTAATAAAAAGGGACTATATGTCCCTTTTTTTTATGCACAAATATTAAGTTTAAATAAATAATAATGTATTTATATAAAAAGAAAAATATGAATAATTTATTTGAGATATCTAGTGAGGAAAGAAATAGAATAATGAATCTTCACGAAGGCGCGACAAAACGACAATATTTAAACCTGGAACAAGTTTCTACAAAACAATCGTTGATTAACACAGAATTCCCAATACAAAGTATTGGAGATAAATTTGGGTTTGGTCAGATTGATTCCCCAACCGTTAAAAACGATATTATCGCATTAAAACCTCAGATTGAAAAATTTATTAAAGACAATGGTGGTAAGACATTTATAGTTAATATAACATCTGGAGAATCAAATGTGACGAATCCTAAAGGATATGAGACAAAGGGAAGTTTGGCATTGGCAAGAGCAAATTCGGTTAAAAAATATTTTCAGGAGATATTTCCTGATTTAATCAAGAATGGTGTTTTAACTATCCAAGTTCCAACAGATGTTAATCAAGTTACATTAGGTAAAACTCCGTATGATAAGACTAAAGGTGATAATAAAAACCCTGAAAAAATTAAATTATACAAACAAGAACAGTTTGTTAATTTCGATATTAAAGGAACGGGGGAAGTTAAAGATAAAGATTCCAAAGATATTTGTAATTGGGTTGGTGTAAAAATTGAGGCGGGTCAAGGAGATGCAAGTCTTAATTATGTATTAACTAATGAAAAATTATATGGTAATGGTGTTGTAACTTTTGATACCGGAACCATTCCCGATAGATTAGTTGTTCTTAATAAGGGGGAAGAGGTGATTCAAGACACTGGTTATGTGACGACTAGACCACATAAATATGTTGATTTTAAATGGGTCCCATTATATGTTTATCAATTAACTCTTATAAATTCAAGAAATAATGTGTCAGTTAGTGGTGATAAACTTGTAAAAATAACAGCAAATAATTATCAAGAGTTATTGGAACAACTTTTAGTTGACCCATCCAAATCAAAAACATTTAAAAGAGGTGGAATTGAAGTAGAATATGCTTTAAAAGACCTTCAAAAACTTTGTAATAAAGGTGTTAAAGAATTTGTTATTTATACAATAGGAGAGGCACCTATTAAAATAAATTTCAATAGTTCATCAGGAGAATCAATTGTTAGAGTTTATTCACCAATTGGTACTGATACAATTAAAACCGGATATAGTGTTACCGCACTGTGTAATAAAACAATTTAATTTTTACTTAATATATCTCGTTTTGGTGGATTTTTTTCAGTTTTAATAATTTTTTTAACTAATTCACCATTTTTAACATAAACGATTGTTGTTGTTCTTAAGTTTGGGTAATCATTAACAATGACCGCACCTACTTTAACACGATAAACATTGGATAACGAATCTAACAAAACATTGATACCTTTATCAATGTTTTTTGGTTTTGGGTTATCTTGAGAGAATGAGGATAGACTTACAATAAGTAAAAGTGATAAGAATATTTTTTTCATAGTGTTTGTATTTTATTTTACAAATGTAAATATAAATTATTTATCCCACAACATTTTTTTCAATTTTATTTAATGTTCTTATTGATTTTGAAATAATTTCTGATTCCCCCAATGAAAACACGCCTGAGTGAAATGCAAAACTAACGGCTTGAGTTAGAATATAGATTGATTGTTCTTTATCCATTGTTGATAGTAGTACGTCTAAATGGTCTTCATTATATAATGGGATAGTATTAAATAATTTTCCGAATAGTTCTTGTTGTTGTTGTTCCATAATTAAAATTTTGTATATTTATAAGTATATGGATAAAAATAACAAAAAACAAATTAAAGAAGCTACAGGTACTGGTGGTTCGGGTTCATTTAGAGTTCCGATGAGTCCTGGTGTTAGGCTTTTCAATAAAGAGCAATTACAACCCTTTATTGTTCCAACATCAAAGTATGATAGTGCAGAATTAGCGTTTGATAGTTATGATGGTAAAATGAGTACACCAAAGAATAAAATTGCAAAAATAGAAAAAGAGTCTAGAAAAATTTCTAAATATGTGAAAAAACATCCTGAAGACAATGATGAAGAAGGCGGTGTGTTAAATCAAACACCCGGTGGGAAGAAAAAGATAGTCCCTATTGTAACGGAATGGTTTGAGATAACCAAAGATACGATTTTAGAAGATATCATCCCAAACGGTCTAAAAACTACCTCAAATTATGAAAGGGTTATTGATAAATTTAGAAAAGACATTCCTGAAGACAAATATAAAGCGTTTGATTTAATCGTTAGTAAAATAAAAGATTATGTTCAAGATAGGGGGTATACAATAAAAGTATTGAATGCCTGTAACACAGGATTTCAAGGAGTTCGAACAAGTAAGGCGATTATTATATGTTCACCTGAGTCATTCTCAAATTTTGCATCATTTGTATATGTTTTATTTCACGAATTGAAACATGAACAACAAATGTCGGAATTTAATTTGAAAGATTCTTACATGGGAGATATTGAAGACTTTGAGGAGTTTTACAAAATTTATTGGGATATGGAAATGGATGCTGATAAATATGGAAAAGAATGGGTTAAAAAAATTGGTAATGTTCTAAACTTACCTGAACAAGTTTATTTTTTAGATAAGATGATTGAAAATTACCCAACAATGTCCGGAATGATTAGACAAATGATGACACAATTACATAACCATGTTAAAATGTTAAAAAAACAAGGAATGACCTATACTGATATAAGTGATTTGGATATTGTTAGAAAACATTTAGATAAATTAGAAGATATGTTTTAAATAAAGAAACCCTTACTCTACAGTAGGGGTTTTTATTTTTTTGGAACTATCCACTCTATCTAAAATACTTTTTAAAGAATATTTGATTTGAGACTTCATTTCATTTTTAAGTTCTTGTCTAATACGTTCTACTTTAGTATCGTACATTTTAGTTAATTTTTCCCAATCTCTGTTAGACATTAAAATATTACTGTAGTAGTACTCGTGATTGATTACACTAATTTTTTTATCATCAAGAATAATAAATATTCCTAATTCGGAATGTTTAATATATCTTTGTGATGAAAGGGGGGCAATTAAAAATTTAGACCCCTCACTAGTTATTAACTTACGACATATTGATTTGCAGATATGTACATCGCCTAATAGTCCCGAGTCTTGATAATCAAATTGACTTCTTGATTTAACAATACGTCTTATCACCAATCTTTTAAAAAATTTAAATATTTTTTTCATTATGTACTTGATTTATTTATAGTACAAATGTAATTATATTTTTTGAGAATAAAAAATATTTTTATAAAAAAAAAGGAGAAATTTAATTTTCCCCTTTATTTTTTGATTTATCTAAATATTCATAAGCTTTGTCCCCATACATTTGGTAGAGTCGTTTAAAGAATTGTGCAGGATTTTTTCTTATGTACCTAATAACATCATTAGGTATATATGCACCATATTTGTCACCAAATAAAGATTTTGCTTGACGTTCTCTATCACTTGTGGGTCTTTCAACGTCAGTCGAGTAGTCCTGTTCTAAAACATTCATATTGTCTTCATTTTTAGTTTCATTCATCATGAAATCAAAAACTTGGTCAATATTTTCTTTTGCGGTTGATAAATGGTCTTGAGCCCAATCATGACCCCCATCTAAAACACCTTCAACGGTATTTTTATTTAATTCCAATAACAAACCTGTTTGTCTATGAATTTGTTCTAAATTACTGAAAAACATATATCTTTCATTATCTTGTTCAGACATGATTCGTTTAACTAATTCAGTAAGTTTTGATTCAGATAGTTTAATTACTTTTTTCATATGATTATGAGTTTAATCCATTTCCGCCAATTGTGACCGCATTTAATTGTACAATTGCTTTATTTTGTCCATTTGTATAAACAGGACGTGGTGGGTTAATTAATAAATTACCACCATTACAGTCATCTTCACAAATTAAACCATTATTACCACCTGTGTTTGCACTAAATGGTACAATACATTCGTCACAAGTATCAAATGGTCCATAACTTAACATTGAATTAGCGAATTGTGTTGTTGTTTCACCCGAAGTTAATGTTACACAATATCCTGTTGGTAACTGATAAACTTTACTAAAGTCAGTTCCATTTATTGGTAAAATAATAACTTGTATTGATTCTTCACCACAAGTTGTTGCCGTTACTATAATATTTAATTCTTCCATATTTTTTATTTATAAATATATTACAATTTCAAATACTTTGTATTTACTACTTGAAATTTAATTTGTCGTTTATATGTGTTTATTTCACCACTACTAATTACTTGTATGTCAATAAAATATTCGTTAGGTATTTTGTCTCTAGTGTCAAATATAAAATAGTATTCGTTAGGGGTTCTATTAATTTTTGTCCATCCTTGAACTTGTACTTCTGTCGTCCCTTCTTTAACATATATTCTATATGAAGCATCAACATTTAATAATAAATTTTGGGTGGTATATGCTTGTTTAATTATGACACCAACTTTACGTGTATCGGTATTCACAATTTCTTCATTTTGTTTTAAACCGTAAAAATCAAATCCATATAATAAAGGATTTGCAGACACCACACCCATTTGAATAGCATTTTTTAATGGTTGTAATGTGAAATCATTTAACACTTGAGGTAATGGGAAGTTATTGTAACTAATATTGTACCATCTATCAGAAAACATACACGGTGTTTTATATCCCATAAGAGGTGGTATAACAACTTCATAAACTCCTCGAGTTCTTTGACATGTTGTTAACCCTGATAGTCCCGGAATAACATCCCCCATCATATCTAATATATCCACTTTAGGTGGGTAATCTAAATTGATTGGGTTACCATTATCAAATAAGTATAAATACAATTTATTAACTCTACCTAACGTAAATTGATTTCTATCATCTTCAATTAAGTCATTATAATTTGTTTCAAGATATGGTTCATAGAATGTTTGAGTGTGTTGAGTGAAAAATTGCACTTCATAGTTATTTGTAAGACCTGTAAGATTTTCAACTTGAGGTTTATACGCTATTCCCCATCCTGACACATTTGGTATTGTCCCATTTAACATACCATTAATTTCATTTGTCATATCAAAAGCAATGTTTTCATTACCAAATTCAAAATGTTGAGTGTCAACTATAGTGATTCCGCTAAAAGGAACCGGTCCTAAATTTTTGTTATTATAAATTCCGGGTTGTTGCCAAACACCAATGGTTGTTGTTTGAAACCAATTTGATGGTCTATCAGAAAAGCTTCTATCTGATTCACTATATTTGTAAACTAAATCCGCAAAATCATAACCAACACCTTCATCCCAAAGTTGGGGTGTTGATGGGTCATTATTTAAATAAGGGATTCTAAATAAAATTAAATCAAATGACGTTGCTCTCATCCTCATTTGAGATGTTAGAGTATTTAACAATTCCACATCAAATGTTGAAGTGTTTGTCATTCTTAATGTATGTGTAATAGTATCTGTACATCCAGTGGTTATAGTACCATCAAAAATTTTCTCTTTTAATAATGTTAAGTCTATATCAAAAATGAAACGGCTATAATTGTTTGGGTATTGAGTTGTTGCCACATTACCATAGAATAGTTCCATAACAGGATTTCTACCTGTGTTGGTAAAACTATTTGAAATAAGTGTATTGTTCTTACTGAAATATGAATTAATAATTGACATATAAATGTTTTATATATAAATATCAATTAATTCTAATATTTTGATTTAATATTGTATTTTCTGCATCTGCGAGGATTGCGTTGATTTCTGAGGTTGTTTGCCCATTACCCGCGGCAACCGGAACAGGAGCCATTGTTGCAACCGGATGAACGTGTCCTGTAACAAATGAGAAAATTTTTCTAAGTAATCCCATTAATTCATCACCCCTCACAACAGGGTATGTTTTATTAAGAATACTATTCTCATCTCCAATAAATTTATCCTGAGGAATCCCATATAAAGTTTGACTTAAACTAATTTTTCCTTTTGGACCTGCAGAATCTTGAGATAAGAAATACATTCTTTGAGAACCCATAATACTATAACTAATATCTGCCGGAATAAATTCGGTAGGTATCACTACTTCTTCTTTTAAATCGGCTTGAGGACCAAGAATTGGTTTACCCGATTTGTTTTCCCAAACTAAAAACCATCCTTTAAATTTTTTACTAGCAGGGTTTAATGTTATTTTATCATAAAATCTTACATAATTAACATATTCCGCGACTTCAGTTATAAGGTCATTTGGTGAAAATTTATTTCCGGTGGTATAAGTTAATTTTGATGGTGTGATAACTAATGGGAATGTTACGTTAGGTGCAAAATTTTGAGGATTGTTTACAGTATAACCTGATATGTTTATAAATCCGCTAAACACTCCCTGTATGAAATTATTTATAATAGCGGACGCATCATCAAATGATTTCGCAGTAAATTTAATTTCTTCTAATGGAGAGCCATAATTTGTCCCAACAGATAAAGTTGTTATTGTATCAGATTTAAAGTTTTTTGAGTTTACTGCTACACTTGGAACTACATTATATAACCCTACAGAACCGTTAAATGCTCCCGGTATTGATAAGTTCTCTAAATTATCAATATTCCAAATAATCATTTTTTTCACAACTTTAACTTGTTCAATTAATCGAGTAATCCCCTCAGGGTCTTTAGTTGTCTTTTGTTGGGAAAAATTAGATAATTGAATGAAGGCTCTATTAACATTTCCTAATGGTAATTGGTCTTTCACCAATCTTTTAGTTTTACCCGCTCTAATTAATACTTCATTTTCCTTAACAATCACATCGGCAGTTCCTCTTCCTAATAACGCATTATCACCGGGTTCAGGAAACACTCCTTTACTCTCTTGATTTCTATAGGCACCTACTTGATTTTTAATTGAAATTCCCTGAGCAATTCTGTCACCTGATGCTAAGAATTTTTTTGCTCCTTGAAAATTTTCAAAAGGACTAATCATTGGTGATGAAAATGGTCCTTGAATATAAAATTGATTTGTGAATGGGAAATCTTTATTTGAGTATATTATATGAACATACTCATCTTTAAGAGGTACTTGACTTACATAAAACGGTAATAACGATAAACAAATTAAAGGGTCTTTTGAAGTCCAGGGGTCCGTTTCCTCATTCCAATTTGGAATTGCTGCTATAATATCTTGATAATTTTTTGTTTCAGGTATAACACGAAGTCTTCCTAACATCATAGGGTCTTCATTGTTAAGTACTATTCCTGGAAAAATTATTTGATTAGTTACCATTTTTCTTTGTTCTTGAGTTATATTCTTTTAATATTGTATTATAAGTTAATTCTAATTTATCTAAATGGTGCGTTAATTTAATTAACGATTCTTTAGTTAAAACAAAATCTTCCTGAATAAAATCCATAACAAATGATAAATCTTTATTTGATGAATTTTTATATTCTTTAATAATATTTTTAGCTTTTTCAGATTTTTCTTGGATATTCATTATTATATTTTTTTACCGAAAGCACTTGCTGGTACTGTTAAACCTGCGGGTGTCATTGTTAATGGTCCAATAGCAATTTGTAATTTATTATTATCCGAATCTTCTTTTGCCATTGCTTTCATTTGACCAAATTTACCTAAAATATCTAAATTAGGGCTACCATCCGGTAAAGGACCTGTTGGGATACCAATTTTTTGTAGTTCTTCAATAGCTCCAACAAAGGCTCTTGATTCTGAGTAACCATCTAATAGTTGTGAAGCGAATAATAATGGTAAAGGTATTTGACTACCAAAACCGAGACTACTAGTTATCAAATCTAATAAAGCTAATAATTCATCTACAACACTTTTACATTTTCGCCAATCACTAATAAAAGACGCAACAATTAATAATAATTGAATGAGTTTTAAAATCATTGATATTCTTTTATCAATTTTTTCTTTAACAATATCTGTAATAACTCTTTGAATCAATGCTAAAATATCTTTTTTTATTAATTCAAATAATTCTTGAACAAATATTGCCCCTATTTTGGAAATAAAATTTATTGCGAATTTTTTGAATTGTTTAGTAAAATCAACTAATCCTTTTATTGAGTCCGTAGTTTCTTGACCGATGGCTTTTAACATTACATATATTGGTAACAATATTTTAGGTGTTAAAAAAGCACTTGCAATACCTTGAGCGATTAATTTTATAAAATTTAAATTTAAAGCCGCTTGTGCGTTGGTTTGAATACCGGCACCCCATTGAGGATTATCTGCTAAGACTTGAGTTAAATTATCGGCAGCATTAATAAAATCACTATTATTCTCGATTAAATTTAAATTATTTATTTGGTTAATTACCGCCGGATAATCTACGGGTAATAATATTCCATCACAATCTTCTAACTCAATCACTTTATTTTTAATGTTAGTTATTCTTTGTTCTATTTTTCTTAAATCAATCTCAGTAAATTCAAAAAAAGTTTCATCAACACCATCAAGTTCAGGTACTTTAGCAATACCACTAACATCAATTTCACTTCTATTGTCAAAACATAACCCAAGAATTCTTTGAACTAAAAGGTCGAATTTACTTTGGTCTTCGACTTGTCCAACACCAGCACTTGCACTCATAGAAACAACACCACTTAATGATTCCATTATTGAAGCCATAATGTTAGTTGGTTCCGAAACTTTAATTGTTTTATAGTAGTCCACTAAAAAAGTCCCAACTTTATTAACACCATTAACTCTATTTGATAAATCAACTTTAAACCAAGGGCCTGTTTCACCTTGAAGATTTGTATCAACATATTGAATATTAAATAAATCTTGTCCAGATTGACCAATGTAATTTTGTCCATTATCTGTTGAGTATGGTTGACCCGTTTGTATTAATTGATATAATTCCTTATTCATTGAAAAAGGATAATCCTGAACTAATATTGGAGATTTTTCGTATAGAGGTTTACCTTCAGTTTTAGGGTCTAAAGTTAGTATATTTAAAAGGTCGATAGATTTCACTTTTATATAATATGTTGCACCCCCATTATAAGCTTGTTGTTGGTCACAACCAACAGCGTTTAGTGATTCTTCCATAACAATTTCAGAAAGTCTTGGTTCAACATTCTTAATTGCGGTAATTAATAATTTTTTAATGTATTTAGTTGAATTACTTCCTTTACCACCGGTTGTATTATTAATATCTAAAAGTTGTTCAAATTGATTTTTAATTTCTTTTTGATAACGTTTAGTTTGTTCTTTAATTTTTCCAAGTTGACCGGTAACTGCAGATTTTTTTTGTTCAAACGCATCTCCGGCTTGTTTTCTAGTATCATCATATTGAGATTTTAACTCGTTATAATTTCTAGTTGCGGTAATTTTGTCTTGTATTTTTTTATAATCAAATCCTAAATCTAATGACGCCATAACAAATTATTTTTTCATTTTATAGGAACCTTCAGTTTTGGATGCGTCTTTTTCAATTAAAGTTTTTAACATCTCATCATCAACACCTAAATCTGAAATTGAAAAACTTTCACTCGTACCTGTATTTGATTTTTCCCACATTCCTGCTTGTAGTTTTGAAAGGGTTAATTTTTTTTCAACACAATCGTTAATTATTTTTTGTTGTTTTTCAATAACGGGACCGATTAAAGTCATGTCCTCAGGGTTTTTCATCATTGTTAACATTTTATTTTGAATTCTAATCGCAGTGCTTCTTTGTTCTACAAGTTCATTATAGATTTCTTGCATCAATGATAACATTGATTCTTTACTTAGATTAATTTCTTTTTTTGTCGGTCTTGCCATAATGATAAATATTTAATTTATTGTTTTTTAATTAACCATATTTTGAATCAATGTGTAATACATATTTTTGTATTTTCTCATTGACCCTCTAATTTCTTTTGTTGAAAGATTAGTCATCTCTCTTAAAGACAATAAAATAATATTTTTATTAAATTTGTTATTATCATTTCCAATAAATATTGAATCGTAATTTTCAAAAATATCATAAAGAGCGTGACCTAGTTTAATCTCATTTTCCGATAAATTTTCTTCCTTGATAAATCTCTCTAATTCAATTAAAAAGTGTTTAATAACTTTTTCAGAATCTAAACTATCATTCTCAATATAATACGCGAAGTTTTCATTATTTTCTAAATTTGATGAAATATCTTCATACGATATTTTTCTATTGGTTTCTTTTTGGTCTTTAATGATTTGACCCATTAAATAGTTTTTACATATTGTACCAAAATAAGAATAAGCCTTCTTTTCACGAGAAGGTTTAAACTTATCTATTTTAGTCATTAAAAACGAGTGAGTGTCTACATGTATATCAGTGAAATCCATGTCTTTTCTATATAATTTGTATCTTCTAATAATTGAAGATATCATCTTGTCTAAAGGTTTTTTTAAAAATTCGTTGTAAATCTTATTTTTTTCTTCATACGAGGATGATTCTAAAAATCTGACTACAGCTAATTCTTCTCTAACATCAAAATAATTTGCTTGTGTTGGTTTTCTACCTTTCTTTTTTAACTCAACATTTGTATCTCCTGTTAAATTAATATTTTCATTCATTAAGATTCTTGAGATTCAAATTTTATTGCTCTGTCATTAATGAAAAAATATTCTTTTTTTGCGGATTCAATCCAAAATTTAACTTCTTCCGGAGTTAAAATATCTCTACCATTTTTGTAATTCCAAAAGATTGAACCATCTCTTAAATTTGTATGTTTATAACCAATTCTCGGTATAGACATTATGTTAATGGAATTATGTGTTAATCGTAAGAATAATTCATATCCAAACGTTAATTTAAACGATGGTTTAAATAATCCATAATCAACAAATTTTGATTTTTTAATTACCATTCCTGATGATTGGAAATTTTGATAATCTAATAAAGTATCATGTGTTAAAATACCCATTTCAGGTGTAAAGTTTGCCGCGAAAGTAGCTTCATTAGTAAATCCAGCAAATTTACCTTTTTGGTCTGTATCAACAACTATTGGTAAAAATGCGTCGATATTAGGATATGCGTTTGCATAAACGTTAACATTTTTAAACCATATATTTGAGTACTCATCGTCAAATTCAAATAATGAAATCCATTCAGATTTAGAATTTCTAACACCATGATTAACTTGTGCGGCATAATTAGGGTCTTTATCCCATTCTAATTTAACAACATTTAAATCACCAAAATCATAATCTTTAATAAGTTCTACTAATGGTGTTTCATTTGTATGAACAATGACTAATTCATTAATTCTTAATTTTTGATTATTTAATGATTCGATACATTTTTTAAAGTAATCCTCAAAAAATGGTACGGTTGCCGATTTAATCGGTAATATAACTGATACGTCAAAGTAATTTTCCATATTATTCTTCTATTGTTTGTAGTTTATTTAATTGTTCTTCAAATGATTCTAATCTTTTTGTTAGATATCCTTCAAATAAATTTGTCGCTATTTTTTCAAAATCTTCTTTAGTACTTAAATTTTCAGATGTTTTAATTATTTCTTGTTCTAAATTTTCATTAATACTATCTTCTAACCAATTTTGTAAAAAGTCGGCAACATAATCAACCATTTGAGTTTTATTGTTTACCCAAATACCGTTATCTTCATTCATCCATTCAGGTACCAAATTTGGTGCTAAACCAACTACCGGTATTTTACATTTCATCGATTCTAATGGGAATGTACCGTAAGAGCTTGTCTCATCAATCCAAACAGATAAGAAACAATCTTTCATCGCTGTTGCGAATTCGTCAATAGTTAATCCTCTCATATCTCTAAAAGTTATCCATCTGTATTGTGGAAATTTAATGTAAAAACTTTTAATCATATTAACAGCTTCTCTTTGTTCTCTAGCGTGAATCGCTATAATTGGTTTTGCTGGTAATGGATTAGGTTTAAATTTATCTGAAATAAATGGTTTTAACACATCAATTGAAATGCCTCTCATAAGATTTTCAATATATTCTTTTTGAGTTTCAGATGTTGTTATACATTTATAAAACCCTAATTGCGACCATGTCTGACCTGGTTGTAGAGTTTCCAAAATATGGTCGTGAGCTTGAGATAATACAATTTTACCACAAGGTAACTTTGCAATTTGACTCATAACAAACCCATATAATTCAGGAATAACAATTAAATCTTCAGGAGCAATTTCCAAATTTTGACCCTCAATAGTTTTATGAGGTAATGATGTCATGTATTCTTCACCTAACCATTCTCCAACACCAGTATAATCCGGTGTTTCGTGTAAGATAATTGGATTATATCCAATTTTTAGTAATGTCATACCTAAATCGTATATGTAAGCAACAGAGGCTTTTGCATTACCTTTAGTGTCTTGTACTAAAAGATAAATTCTCGATTTTTTATCTTTCATGTTTTGAATTGACTGTTCTAGCTTTGTAATTTGTTCTTGTGTCATATTAATTATATTTTATTTAGTAATTTTTTATATAATAGAGTATTAAACGCTAATTTAAAGGGTATAGATAAATTGTTAGTTCCTTTAGCCCCTAATTGTTCGTCAATCTCTTCAGGCTCATCCATAATTATTTCTAACATTAACTTGATAGTTTCATATTTAATTATACTAATGGCGGTACCTTCAGTATCACCTGATGTGATATTTTTTTTTGGTTTTATTTGGACATAGTCATCTATTTTATCCAAATCTACATAATAGTTTTCTCCTAATACTTTTAACATTCTAAAATTTGTTTTAATTTATCCTCCAATTCTTTTATTGATTTTATAGAATGGATTGTGTTAATATTCTCATTATACTCAGTGTCGTATTTTATTAATATTTTATCTGAGGGATATTCCAATAATAAGATGGGATTTGATGTAAGTAAAATATCAATTTCATCCCACATTGAATTAATTGTTGAATTACTATAAAATTTTACTTTTTCTAATTGGCAACCAAATTTGGATAAAAAGAATAGTGATGCAGGTTTTGATTTACCTATTTCATCAGAAACTATCAGTAAATCATTATTATCTCTTAAAGAGACGTAAACCTCGTTTAAATCAGTAAAAGTGTTATATTCTGAAGACTGTGCGTGACCAAAAATTTCCATAGCAAATTCTTCATATAAAAATGAAAATAATTCATCTTCATCCGGAAATGAGAAATGTTCATTTAACGTTAAACTGTTTATCGGATAAGTCATCTTATATTCAAAAGAGTCTTCATTCTCTATACCATCTGTTTTATCAATTAAAAATTTTTGATAAGTTTGTTCAATTTTCCCCAAAGTATTTCGTAATACTCCATTAATTTCTATACCGATTCTCATATCAATAAAAGTTATATAAAAAAAAAGATAAGTAAACTAAAATATAGTCACTTATCTTCTCTATTAAATTAATGTTTTTAATTCTATTTATCTTCGTATTTTTCTAATATTTTACTTATTAATGGATTTCTAACGATATCATTTTTATCTTTAAACTCAAATGTGGAAACATAGTCGTCATCTCTAAATTTTTCAATTGCGTCCCATAACCCACTTAATGTTTTATTTTTATATTTATCAGACTGTTCAACATCTCCTGATATAAAAAATTTACTATTATAACCTATTCTTGTTAAAAGAAGTTTCATTTGACTCGGGGACGCATTTTGACCCTCTTCAAATATTAATATTGAATTGTCAATATTCATACCTCTCATAAACGCTAACGCAAACACTTCAATAACTTCAATCTCTTTAAGTTTTTCTCGACATTCTTTACCAATAATTTTATTTAATAGGTAATAAGATGGGAAGATATATGGGTCTAACTTTTCTTCAACATTACCTGGTAGTGAACCCAATTTTTCTTCAGCCTCAACAGCTGGTCTAACAATTATTATTTTTTCGTAAGGGGTTTTTGGGTCTGAAAGTAAGTCAATCGCAGCTTTCATTGTTATATAACTTTTACCGACACCCGCTGGTCCCGAACAAACTGTGATTTCACTGTCAATTAAAGTATCGTAATATTTTTTTTGATTTAAAGTTAAAAACTTTTCTTTAGTTTTTCTTTTAATAATTTGAGCAATTAAATCTTTTTTACTTACCGGTTTACCGGTCACTTCCGAGTTCGGAGTTGTTGTTGGTTTCTTTTTTCGCTGTTCAGCCATTTTATTTTTTTAATTGTTTAGTTGTAAATCTCAACAAATTTTTTTATTTCAGATTCAATATTATCACATTTTAAAACCTCATATGTGATTATTTGATTATATCCTAATTTTTTAAGTTCATTTGAGAAATTTATATGTATATCAGGATTTATAATTGGTGTCAATTTTATTTCCGAAATATGTATATGATTAATATAGTCATAATACTTACTTAATTCAATAATTGGGTCGTAACCTTCTAATTTTAAGTTATGGGTATCAATCATTGTTTTAATATTAATAAATTTATTATTTTTAATAAAATCAACAATTTCTTCTATATTATAAAAATAATTCCCCCCATAAACTTTAGAGTTAGGTTCAATAGTTAGAGCAATACCTGTATTGTTAAGTGAATTATCAATCCTTTTAAATATTTTAGATAACGAATCATCAACGATTCCATTTCTAATGGTAGGAGACCCAAAAACCATAACCTTAACCCCTAATATTTTACATATTTCAATTAGTCTGTCAATATGTTTATAAACTATTTTCGTATCTTTAATTCCATCACATTTAACATCATAAAATATTGACTGAATTGACTCCATTTTAATATTGTAAGAGTCTAACTTTTTTTTATACTCTATTAAAACATCGTTAGATAATTTATCCCATTCATTAATTTTAGTTAGAACACCTTCAATATTATGAATATTTTTAGTCTTTAATATAGTTAAGATTTGGTCGTTATCGGAGATATCCCACGCTAAGTTACTTAATGATAATTTCATATTTTTAATATATTTGTATATTTTAAAATTTAATTTTATTTAAAATAAAATCAACAATTGATAAATCATTCTCATCGTACAATAATAAATGTTTTATTTTATTAATATTTTCAATCTTTGAATTAATGTTTATTAATTCTTTATTCAATACGTCTTCAAAATTGTTTTCATGTTTGTTTAATATTACAGAAATATCTTCAATATTAACAATGCCATTTAACACTTTTTCATATATACCATAATTGTCATCAAATATTACGGGTATACATCCAAGTAATAAACTATGATAGAACCCTTTTCTCGATTGTTTATCCCCATGTGGTTGTAACGAAAAATGACTATTTAAATAAAGCTCATCAATTTCATTGTATGTGTCCACATTATTAATGCTAATCCATTTATCATCGATTACTGTATTTGTATTTAATACCTGAATATTATTAAAGTAATCAATTTCTTTTCTATATCTACCTGCATAACTTATTAAGTGTTTTTTGTTAATGTTTTGAGGTATAATATAATCTTTTGGGTTTTTTTTAATATGAGTACAATATGGTACCGGGATTTGATTGTTTGTACTTATCACATCTTCATAACAAATAACATAAATGTTTTCATGGAAATTAAAGTAATTTAAAAAACATCTATTATCCTCCCACATAACATCTGAATAAGTAATAATAACTTTTTTACCATCATTAACACAGTTATTAATTAACGGTAAGATTAAATTTATTTTATTAATTATTTGATTAACATCATAAAAATATTTCTTTGACCATGCGGTGCAAAATAAATAAATAGGGATGAATACGATGTCAGAATTTTCATAATTATTTATTAAATTTTTGTGTTCTCTAAACATATTATGTAACACTATCTCTAAAGAATATTGTGACCGTAAAAATTTATAATCGTCAAATTTAATAAAATGATTATTAATTATTTCATTATCATTTATGTGTATTGGTAATAAGTCTGAATTAAATTCGGGATTAATATTTAATATGTGAAAACATTTATTATTAGACATATAGACTTATATTTAATAAGTATGAAGATTTTTATTTATAATATCAAAGAATTAGAAAAAATTATGTCATTTTTTGAGTCCTTACCACCTGAAATGGATTTATACAATATATTTTTGGATAAACTAAAATTAAAATATGAAGTGGTTGATGATATCAATGAATCTGATATTGCTTTCATACCGATAGACTTTATTAGATTGATTTATGGGTCTATAACCCCTAGTAATCATAACAAACTTTTTATTCATTTAAAAAGTTATGACAAGTATTCTGATTTAATCCCAAAAGTTCAACCACCTACGTTTGGTGTTGGGTATAAAGAAAATTTTATTAAATTTTATTGGGATAATTTTATTAAAAATAACGTAGAATCAAATTTAAAAATTCCGCATTTTATTTTATATAGTTATGTTTTATTTGAAACTTCTTTTGAATCAATCGACAAGGATATTTTTATTTTAAGCTATGAGGATGAGGTATCTTTTTTTAATACTACCACAACTTTTAAAATGGGTACATACGACAGAATAATTACGATTCCATATGTGTTGAATAGTAATAGTTTATTTTCACTTCCTTCTATAAAAAAAATTATAAGTTGTGAAAAAAAATATGACCTAACATTTATTGGTTCTTTACATTCAGAGTCTAGACCATTACTTAATAGAATTAGAAGTTTTATACTACAATTAAAAACAGAAGTTTATATTGGTAGTATGTTAAATATAGAAGAGGAATTAATGAAAACAAAATATTTGTTTGTGTTAAGAGGGGATACCCCAACTAGAATATCTTTTTATCAGTGTTTTGCTTATAATATAGTACCAATACTATCCGAAGAAGAATTGTTATTATACCAAAAAATATTCACTAAAGATATTGATTTAAAAGAAAGTTGTTTAGTTTTACCAAATAAGGAAGGTATTTCCAATATAGAATACTCAAAAATTGTTGATGAAATATTAACTGAAGAACTATTAGATACAAATAATTATGTTAACAAGATTAAAAACCATGAAACATTGTTTAACCAAATAAATTATTTTAGTGACAAGTGTTTACCAATTGAAATCTCAATGGAAAAAATAAAATCTAATCATTCAAATAGAATGACTTTATAATATTATTTAAGAGCAATTTCGTTTACCAATTTTTTAATTTCATTTAATATTACCTCTTTAGGTTTTATGTATCCGGTTGACGAATATTTGGTCGTATAATCGTACTGTATTTTAATTTCGGAATGTATAACTTTTTCTTTATGAGACGGGAATAAATTAATGATTTCTTCACTTTCCAATGGTTCCGTAAATAAATTAAAAACTATTTCGTTAGAGTAATTTTTACCATACAAATTTATATCACTCACCAAATCATTTAAATTATACCATTGGAATGATGAATTTTTATTAATCATATGAATGTTATTATTATTCAATAAATCGTATAATATGTTTTTTTTAATATTTTTACTAAATAAAGCTGGTAATCTAAAAATCTTTACATTCTCATAGTTTAAGTGTTTTACAACCATTTTTTCAAAAAGATATCTATTCGACCCATAAGAAAAATCTTTGAATATTGGTTCAAAATCTTCGTCAACACCTACAGGTGAATTCCCATATACATCAATCGTAGATATTACATATACATTTTTATATTTAACATCGCCTATTAATTTAATAATGTCTACCACAGTTTCAATATCTGACTTCGTATCTTTATTAATTAACCATTTTGTTGAAGGTAAACAAGATAAATACAAGTCACATCCATCAGGTGGTAAATAATTATGAATTGATTTTGAATTATATTCAAATTCAAAATTTATACTTTCTTTTAAAGTTTGCCCTACTAAACCGGTGTTTCCTATTAATATTTTCATCGAACTAAGTTTAATTTAATTTCTTTTGATTGAACTAACATATAATCTTTTAATTGAAATTGTAGTAATCTTTCCGGATATGAGCAATAGTAATAATATAATGAATCTACGTGACCTTCATGACCTTTTAAGTTATAATTACCACCTTCATGAACAATATTTTTAGGGACTCTTTTAAATTGCTTTAGATTTTTATCAAAAAAAGATTTGTTTAGTTCATCATAATTATTATATAAATCACAATATTGTTTCATTGAATCTTTACTCCCATACGCAAATAAATCACATATAACATTTGTGTGGTCAAAAATATGAACCATTTTTCTATTATGTTTATAATATAAACTGTCACATGCCCAACAAGATGTACCATAGTCCATGTGAGTATGTTGATTATCAATATTAGGGGTAAAAATAATATCATGAGTTTTTATGTCTGAGATTATTTTATCTGTTAAATTAAATTCTGTCATATCACAATCAAATCTTATTTTTAAAACCACATCATATTCAATATTATTTTCTTTTGAATATTGTTCCATTAATTTATATGATTTATTAATAGAATATAATTGAGATTTAATAAAAATTTCTGGAGATGAAAAATTAAAATAGTTATCTTTAATTTCTTGAGATTCAATCCAATATTTATTATTATCTATTTCATGGTTTTTCATATTAGTGAATTTGTTTATTTCAGAAATCACGGAAGTTTCGGCGGATAAATCGTTTAATAAGGTTTCACTACCTTTCAATCCTATATTATCCCATGTATGTATAAAAACATGAAAATTTTCATTATTACAAAATTGATTTATCCCTTTTAATATTGAGTTTTTTCTGATATGACCACTTAATAAAATGGCAACTTTCAAATCATTTATGTTAGTATTTCTTGTGGGTAATTTTAAATATTCGTTACAATTTAATATTTCATTTTCTAAAAAACTTACTGTTTTTTTACCATGAACAATTAGTTCATGGTTTGTAAAATTTCTATTCAAGTATTTGTTAAATAGAAACGATAATTCTTCATTTGTCATTATTAATTATGTTTAAAATATAATCCTCAATAATATAAATTCCTTGTATTTTTCCGGTAAAACATGAAATTATATTGTTTGTTTGTTTTATTACTGGATATCGACTATCCGACTCATCATTTACTTTACTTTTTATTGATAAAAAATAAGAGTCATATTTAAAGTATTCGTTGAATTCCGGCATAAATGTCATAACTCGATTTTCAAATTCTTTAATTTTATTTAAAATAAATTCATCATTTATTAATTTTTTATATTCATCGATTTCATTAACTGATGAAAACTTTTTTAATGGTGTTAATTTAACATCGGTTAATGTAAACTTATTATCTTTATAAGGGTAGATAGAAAATAGTTCACCATCAACAAATGTCACAGAATCGAAATTAGTTGATTTAATTTTATCATAAATTAATGTTATGGTTAACTCATAAAAAAAATCAGTATTTATTAATCCCATAAAATTATTTGTCGCATCAATAACTAAATCCGAGTTTTTAGATAGTTGTTCTAATTTTACATTATCTATTGTTTCATATTTTATTAACCCATCTAATTCTTTTTGAAAATAATTTTTAACTTTTTTAAAATTAATATGTTTTTCATTTGTTAAAATACATCCTTCAGTATTACTAAAATTATGGGAAGTTAATTCAGACGGATACTCATCAAAAATTTTTAAATATGTGTTTAAATCAATTAAAGATAATTTTTTAGGTACGCAATAAAAGTTTTTATCAATATCGGTCACGCAAAACCCATAGTCGTTTATAAACCTATAAAAAGTTGTTTTACACAAATTTCTGGTTTCGTAGTTTCTCGCATAATGATAACCATAATGTAATCTATTTTGATTATAGTAAGAAGTGCCATTAAATATTTTGTCATTTTTTTCATATAGCGTGACATCGTGTTCGTTTTTTAACACATTAGACAAATGACATCCAACCCACCCTGTTCCAATAATCGATATCTTCATTTAATTATGTACAGTTAATATTTTATTTATTTTTTTCGTTCTTATATTTGGATGTTTTAAACATTCTTCAACAAAAATACCATCGCAAAATGGTGATTCAGGATGATTAATCCCCACTTTTTTGGCTATGTCTGTTCTTATGACAAATGAACCCCAATCAATTCTACATCTAATAGGTGTAGAGTCTAACACATTATAATTAAAATGGTTATGGATACAATTATACATAACCATATCACAATCAGTCAAATTTGACAATAATTCACTTACGGTGTTAGGTGTATAATAGTCCTGAATAGACGTTTGAATTACAAACTCAGTACTCACTAATTCTAATGTATTTTTTCGGTTAAAATGTCCCCAATAAGACGTTGGTGTTTCATTATATATCACTTTTATTTTATCCGAATTAAAAAAATTAACACACTTTTCAAGATATTCATTTTTTTCATCACAATGAATTATACACTCCCAATTTGGGTTTTGTTGTAATATTAAAGAACTTATAAATTGATAAGAATCTGTTGTCTCTTTATATGCTGTTGCTAAAAACGTTATCATTAATTTTTTTTAATTAGTTTTAATAGTTTAAGATAATTTTTATTTAAAAATGGTAATAATCTTTTTAAGTAATCTTCGTTTTGTTTTGTTAATTTATTGTTATCGTTATTTCTAGTTTTACTTTCATAATGATAACCAACTAAATCACCACACATATAATTTTTATATCCACTTATTACACATTTAAAATTTAATTCTACATCTTCAAAACACTCAAGATAATTCTCATTAAACATACCATTATCTTTAAATATATTTGTTTTAATCATCATCAGTGCTGCAGTATTTCCAATAACCTCTGTTTTATTTATTATATAATTATAGTAACAACTAAAATTTTCATGACCAATATTAAAAATATTATTTGAATTTATAGCTAAAATAACACCGTTGTGTTGAATAGTATTATCTTCAAAATGAAGTCGACACCCAACGGTACCAACTTTGGGTGTTGTTTTAAAAATATTTAACATTCCATAAATAACATTATTTAATAATTTAATATCATTATTACAGAATAATAAAAATTCGTGTTTATTTGTTACGTGATTTTTTACAACATCATTATTAATTTTTGAAAAATTATAGTAATCGTACTCAATTAGTTTTATGTTGTTATAATTTTTTATATTGTTTTTTAATATTTCTTTTTCATCATCCGTAGAACCGGTGTCCGCAATAAAAATATCAAATAACTCAGAATTACAATAATTGTAAAATGAATCAACACATTCTTTTAACATTTCAACATTTCCTTTGGTTGGGATTATAACCGCAACTCTACCAATATTCTTAATTGGTTTTTCTTTTATTTCAGGAATGTAAATTTTTTCAGGTTTTAAATCTAATGGCAAATTACTTCCCCACTTTTCAATAAATTTATCTTTACTTTCCCAAAATTCTTGATTCGGTCTCCCAACGGACTGATGTGTAATTTCAAAAGAAGATGTTACACCAATTTTAATACCATCTATATAATTAGGAATACAGAATAAATGGTCGTAAAAATGGAATCTTCCAATTGTTTCATCAAATTGATGATTAATTTTTGTTTTATCAAATGATATAAATAACCCATCAATAGTTACTACTGGAATTAAATATGGTAATTTTAAAGAATATTTACTTAACCATTTATTTTGACCATCGGGATGGTGATAAACTTGTCCCACCATTGTTTGTTGCATACGTTCCCAGTACACCCCTGATTCAGGAAAATAACAAGAACCGGCTTTTCCAATAATCCCATAATCAGGGTTATTTGAAAAATCTTTTAATAATTTTTTTCCCCAACCATTTTCTAATTTGATATCGTTATGACAACAAATTACAATATCAAAAATTGATTGAGAAATACCTTTATTGTAAATCTCAGCCAAACTAAATTCATTATTGTTTTTGTATTCTAAAATTTGAACGTCTTTTAAACCAACGGTTTGTAACAAATGTTGTTTAAATTTGTTATTATATTGTTCATCTTTATGTGTTGAGTATATTACTGTTATCATATTAATCCTGTTGAGCCAAACCCATTATCACCTCTTTCTTTATCTGTAACTTTGTCTCTTTGGTCCAAATGAACCCAACCCCCATTTACAACGGGACACAACACCGCTTGACCAAATTTCATTCCTTTAGTTATTGTTACAGGATGATTATTGGTGTTAAATATAATTCCTTTAACTTCTCCGGTATAACCACAATTATGAATTAAATGATTGTTACAGAAAAAATTATGATTATTTTCAACGGTAATATCATAAGTTTGTTTTCTTGTTTTTGAAATTTTAAGTATTTTAGTTGTTTTCATTTATAAATTGTTTTAATTCGTTAACACTATAGAATATTTTATAGTTAGGGTATGTTTTTTTTGTGTAATATTCTTTAATATCAACCTCTTCAGTGTTCCATCCTTTCATTTCAATAATATAAGTAACTCCATTTATAAACTCAACTAAAAAATCGGGAACATAATTTCTATTTAAATTATTATAAAAATATTTAATTCTAATTCCATGTTTATTAGTCCAACTTTTTATATTGTTGGAATCATCAAATAATACCATAGATTCCAATTCATATGATGAGGAATATAAAAATACCTCATTTGTTTTTGAATTATATTTACCTGTTTTATATTTATTTGATTCGTTAGATATTGTACCATTTGCATATAATTTTGAAATAATTATTGACATTTTTTCTCTAAACTCTAACGATTTATCACACCTTCCATCATTTAATGATTTCTTAATAGAATTGATGGTTTTTTCTCGATATTCGTCATTCTCCCATCTTTTTTTACTAGTTTTAGATATTTTATCTGTTCGTTCTTTTGATATAACCCATTCTTTATATTTCTCAGTTTTAGACCATTGAGTAAATCCTGTGAATAACTCCGGATTTTCTTTATGTTTTTTCTTTAAAGTTTCAGACATCTTTTCTTTAAAAATTGGGTCTTGATGTGTAATTTTTCTAATTTTAATTTGAGATTCTTTATACTCAGGACTACTCCAATTTTTTTTGGCTCTATCCGACATTTTTAATAGTTCGTCATCTGATTTAACTTTTGAACCAAAGAACATTTTTTTATACTCATCAGATTTTAATTGATGTACAAATTTTAAATGTTCAACAATTGAACATTTTTTTTCTACCCCACAAATTAAACATTTTACCATTATACCCTTTATCTTTATTGATAAATATTACACAGGTTAATAAAAAACAATAATCTCATCATTTTCTTTCACATCTTTAGCCAACAATAACCCTCTTTTAGTATAAACTTCACTATTAGGTGTAACCTCTAATATTCCATTGTCAGTTTCAAAAACAATTATTTCCTGTTCTTCCGTGTTAAAAATGTTGGTAATAATATCTTTTTCAATTTCTAATGTCTTTTCATTAAATGAAAAGATAACATCATTAAGATTTAATTCATTTATCGTTTTTTCACCCTTAATTGTTAGTATTTTCATATCTTCTGAAAAACAATCCACAGTTCCAGGTGAGTTTAAAACCATAAGACCCTGATTAATGGCTAAACCACTTTTAGTCCTAACTTGAATCTCATATCCATCTTTAATATCAAAGGATAGTCCGCTAGGAACTAACGCTCGACCGAAAGCTTCTATGGTAACATCTTCAACAGAATGTAGGTCAAAACCTGAATCACTATCATAATTATATTTCGGGGTTATTGCGTCGGGATGAATTTTTACAAATCCTAATGGTAATCTTGTTTTTGAATTTAACATATCTTCTTCAAGTTGTTTTAAATCCAAACCAAATTCACTCATTATATCATCATAACTTAAATCATCTAAATCAATATTCGCTAATTTTTTTAATTCTTCCGCTTTGTTTTTTAAAAAATCTAAATCTTCGTTAAACATTATTCTAATTCTTTTAATTTTTTTATTATGTCAATTAAGACTAATACGTCACGTTCACAATATGCAGATATTTCTTCTAACATATCTTTGTTCCAATATGCGTCGTGTACTTTATCTCCGGTAACTTCACCCTCTTTTGGTGATGGAACTTCCATTGAAGTACACATCAAGTCTAATGACCCAATCGCTGTATAAGCACCATATTGCCAAATTTCTCTAGTATCAATAGCTTTGATTTCCCACGGCTTTGTATCGTAAGAAGGTAGAATTGATGGGGGTAATAATCCATTAATAATCATTCTTTTAGCTGTCATTGGAATGTCAAAGTTTTTTAAATTATGTCCACATAGAAAAAAATCTAATTTACCACAACGGTCTAATAATTTTTGACATTCTTTTAATACCTCTTTTTCGTTGTCTCCGGAAAAGGTTGTTTTTTTTATATCTCCATTATCCATTACAAACGCAACACTCATACAAACAATTTTTGCAAATTCAGGAACTAAAGCTGTTCTTGTTGCAAACACTGTATTTTTTTGGTTAACTTCAATTTCCTTATCTTCAGGAAATCGTTTTAAAAACCAATCGTAATATTTGTCAAATTGTTTAGCGAGTTCAGGTCTCTTTTCTAAACAAGTGTCATAATCTTTTTCAATTCCAACAGTTTCTATATCTAAAAATAATATTTTAGTTAAAGGTATTTTTATCATTTTTTGTTTTTTATTTGATTAAACTTTTGTAAAACTCCGCTCTTGTAACCGTTACTTTATTAAGGTCATATTTGTCTTTTACGGTATTATATAATCTCTCTCCTAACTCAGTTATCATTTCAGGATTCTGAACTAATTTTTTAATTGATTTAGACCAATCACTATGGTTCCTACTTTCAGGGATTAAAATCGCATTTCCTTCGTCGGTGAATACCCCATTTTTTAAACAATGTTTTAAATCTATAGTATATGGTCCAATTTCAGACGCAATTAATGCTTTCTTATAGAATCCTGCCTCAATTACTTTTAATTGAGATTTCATTCTATTAAAGATGTGATTTTTAATCGGTGCCAAAGATATATCAAATTTTGAATAATTCATAGCGTAAGAATTAACCGGTTTTGTCCAAACTCTAACGTATGGTAATTCTTTATCTGAAATATATTCATTCTCTTTAAATTCCTTTAAGAATTTAATGTAATTTTCATCTAATGTTTTGTAATTATTTGTAAAGATACCCTCATAATTAACCCATACAGTTTCGTGTGGAAGAATATCTCTTTTCTTTTGTTCACCTGTTTGTGGATTAATTTCAGTTACAGAACCTCTTGTGTCGAACCCACAAATTACATATTGTAATTTATCATTAATGTCTTGATTCTTTTGAACGAAATCACCTAATAAATTTAAATCGTGTAAATGTGAAGACCCTCCTAACCAACCAATTCTGATTTTATCTGACGGTGGTGTTGGTTGATTAAATTGTTGTTCATTAGGGTCAATAGCGTTTGGTAATACCAAAACATTTTTATTGATTTTACGAATTTCATTGGCGAATATGTCAGTTGTGGTTGTAACCCAATCAGCTTCTTTTAAGTTTGCGACAATTTTCTCGTGAATTTTATTTTGAACAATAATACTATGTATTGGATGGTCAATAGTTGGTAACCAATAATCATCAATATCAATAACAACCACTTTACCAATTGATTTTAAATATTTAACAATTGATGGTGTTTGGTCATAGTGACTACCAATATTTCGATGCACATGGATTATTTGGTATTTATCCCAATACTTTATATCATTTATTCTTGGTTCATAATCAATATCAACGTGGAAATCGTCAGGATATAGATTTTGTAACTTAATATGTGGGTCTAAAGACCTGAATTTCCCTACGCCTGTTTTATCTGACGCGAGAACTAAAACATTTATTTTTTCTTTCATAGTTTAATATTATCACAGAAAATATAATTAAATAGTATCATAATATCAAGAATTAAGAAATAAAAAACCCCTTAAGTTTCCTTAGGGGGTTTAAATTTTAAAGTAAATAAAGTTTAAGACATTTTTTTTATTTTGGTTACTTTACCTTCAAACACATGTTTTCCAACTTTAAAAGAAAACACTTCATTTGATTTTTGTGTTGATTCGGCTAAAATACCATTTTCTTGCAAAACTTCCTCAACAACTTCTTTTAACATGTCTCTTAATTGTTTATTATTAAAACTAGGTTGTGGTTGTGATTGTTCTTGAACTTTTTGTTTTACCTGATTAACTTGATTACCTCGAGCATCAGTATTCATTAATCTTGCCGCTTTATCGATTAAATCATTAGATAATGTTGGACCTCCCATACCAGCAGGTTGTGAAATTGGATGTTCAATCATTAATCTTTTAATTTCATCCGGTAATTTTGATGCCATAACTCTATCTTGAGTCATTGGTTGATTAACTTGTTGTACAGGTACCGAAGCTTCTTGTAACATATCTTGAGGTAAATTATATGTTGCGGGAGGAGCGTTATAAGTTGCGACTTCTGGAGTGTTATACGAATCCATCGATGGCATACCACCTCTTGGTGTTTGATTATGTTTTTCCATTATCTGTTTGGAAATCATAAGTTTTTGAATTAAATCATTTTCGTTTGTCATATTATTTTTTAATTAAACTTTGAGATTGTTTTATTAGTTCTGAAACTTTTGGTCTTAAATCATTCTTTTCTTGATTGGATAAGTTTCTACGAATTTTACCCTCAATGCCTGAATATATTCTTTTATATGATTCAGCGGCTTTTGATAAATCAACACCCTCTAACGAATCAACACCATCTTTTTCTATAATACTATTAATCATATCATTAACGGTAGTAATAATTACATCGTTAATTACATCATCGACCGCAACTTCAGTTTCTGTTTCAGGGGCTGGCGTTTCCGGTGTTTGTGGGGTTACTTCAGAAAAATCTGCGTTAATAATAACTCGATTCATACTTTTATCCCCATTAGGATTATAGTTTGGTTTTGCCTCGTTAAATGTTTCTCCTGTTGGTTTGAAAGAAAATATTTTATCGGCTCTAAAAAGTCTCCATCCTGGTAATGGTTGTTCACCTAAATACGCAGTGTGTGAAGCTCCTTGTGAGTCCCATGCTCTAACAACAGGGTTATCCGCTTTTGAATAACCAAAACAAACGGGCTCGATTAAACGTAATCCTCGACCACCTGGTTCATCACCATCATAGTAAATTATAATCTTATCTCGTTTTTTTATAGCGTCGACTATAGAGTCAACAGACGCTATTTCTAAAATAAGTGATTTAAATGTGTTGTAAAGTTTCATTATGCACTTGGTGTCGTGTATGGTTTGTCTTCTTTGTATTCGTTAACAACTAGTTCAGACTTTCTTTCCATAATGTCTTGAATTGCTCCCGCATTTTGATTGTAAACATCTAAAAACCCTCCTGTACCTTTACCTTGAGTATCTCCATCTGCTAAAGCATCAGGATTAACGGATGAGTATTGATTAGTAATTTTAAAGTCATTTTTAGGAAATAACATTTTTCTTTGCATATCCGCAATTGCAGATAATTCGTTTTCAGGTTGTGCGAAATCTAAAGGTTCTAAATTTGCCATGTTAAATTATTTTTTTTATTAATTCGTTTATTCTTTTTAAATTTTCTGTGATATTTTTATTAATATCTCCAACAGTTGAATTATGGTTTTTACTTGACCTATTCATATTATTTAAATTATCTTTCGTGTGTGTTTGTATGAATTGATTTGGTAATACTTCTGCTTTTGCTTTCTTACCAAGATAAACATTGTCTCTCATCCCCCCTAAAGTATCGTTAACCCAATTCTTAACATAATGACCACCGTTTAAGATAAATGGTAAATCGTTCTCAAGTCCATTAAAATTATCAAACCAATTTTTCATTCGTTTTAATTGTTGGTAAGTAACTTCACGACTATCTCTTAATTCTTGATTTCTTTTGTGACCTTCAATGGTTGTGTCATCCGTATTTGCGGAATCAAAACATTGTTGTAAATATTCTACAACATCTTCAGGTAGTTGAACGGTATTTCCGTATAAATCTTTATTCATTAGATTTCAAAGCTTTGATTAACATATTAATACTAATTCCTTCTTTATCTGCAATTTTTTTAATTGACTCAATATTTTTTAATAATATTTTACTTACACCTTTATTTTTAATAACGTCAGAATTTCCTGAAGACTTGTTAACAACATCAGATGATTTAGATTTTTTGGTTAACATATCCTCAACCATTTTAATCATTTTTTGTTTTTGTTGTTCCTCAATACTATCCTTTTCTGATAATCTCTGTCTTAGTTCACCATTTTCAATTTCTTCTTTTGGTAACTTTCCAAATTGTTTTGCTCGTTCAATAGCGTTTTCCACACCCATCTCTTCAAGAGTTTTAACGGTATCATCAAAATCCATATCTTTTGTTTCCTCATATCCAAACGCTTCCGAATAATCTACCTCATTAATAACTTCATCAGACTTTTCTTTACTCTCACCATAATAAACTCTATAACCTCTAGTAACAGGGTCATTTGTAATTCTTGCCATTGCAACTGTTTGGTCGGTAGTTTTATGAGGTGTTAATGTTTGATTAAGAAATGGTATTTTTGAACTTAACATTGAGCCATCAGAATCAACTAATTCATCAATTTCTTTTTTAGGTTTAATACTTTTTAACTTTTTAGTTAACGCGTTTTTAGAAACTTTTGTTTTAGATTTTAAAACATTCCCAACAATATTTTTAATTTTTTTAGAATCTTTTTTATCGAAATCAATTCTCTCATCATTCTTTCTAGATTCAGTTAAAGTATCCGCAATAGAATAATATAAGGATATTTTGTCCTCTCTTTCTTTTAAAAAGAAGTAATAATTATTACTATAGTACTCTGTATTAAAATTTATCATATAACTTTTTCATATAAATACTTCGTTTTAATGTATTTATCATAAAAAAGATGGCACAACAAAATATAAATCAATACGTCTATCCAAATTGGGGTCTAAATTTTGCTTTAGAATCCTATGATATGTCTATAACATCCGATGAAAGAGACTACAATCAAGAGGTTGTGTTCTCCCCATATTTGATTGCTCAGACCTATGGTAATAGATTACCATTTTATTTTGACATTGATAACCCTTCTTGTGTTCAAGATTTAACATTAAATTATAAAAGTTATAATCAAAACAATATTTTTGTTTCTCAAAATTATTATAACCCTAAAGAATTGGATATAACTTGTTTTAATTCTCACACATCTTGTGATATAGGGTTAACAGGAATTGATAATGGTTTAGTGACCAAAATGACCGGAGAAACTATAACTTTTACAGAAGGAATATTTTCAGATTATTTAAAATTTGATAGATTACATTTTGATAGAAGATTAAAATTATTCCAAGTTACAGGTAATACTCAATCACCTAATGTTAGATTTTCAGGATTTAATAAAACTGTTTTATATGAAGTTGTAAGTAAGTATAGTCCTTATGAAGGTAGATACCATGAATTATATGGAGGTTTTTATCAAGGTTTCTATAAGTTATTTGGGTATGACTATGAAATATTTCCCGAAAGAATGAACAGAGGATGGTCTGTTGAAATGTTATTAAAACCAAGATTATACAACGAATACGCACCATCATCAGATGAAACAACATTAAACGAGATTTATCCTCAGAATAAAAACATATTTTTTTATTTAGGGGCAAGAGCTGAAAATAAATTTTATCATCATGCCGATGGTCACCCTAATTGTTTTACAGGATATACTCGTGTAACTTCAGATTTATATAATTGTATTCAAACTTGTGCGTGTTGTAATAGAACAATAACTAATAGTCGATGTATCTACGTATATCCGCCAAGGTCTTTAGATAATATTCATGACCCACACGTTAATTATGGTTGTGATGAGTGTAACGGTAACCCTCAACAAAAAATAACCTGTGGTTGTGATTGTAATTTAGGTCCATGTGAAACTTGTGGTTGGGAATGTCAAACTCATACTTGTGGTTCAATTATAGAACCTACACCTACACCTACTCCGAGTCCAACATCAACACCAACAAATTGTGACTCTGTAACGCCTGTGTGTACTAACACTTGTTATAGTTGTTCAACATGTTATGATTTTGGAAATTGTTTAACCTGTAAACCAACAGGGTTTACGTCAATAGAGTATACGTGTGAGACAAATCCATTATATGATGCGATGTCAAACGCATTATCGTTTAAATTATGTGGAGACCCTAAAAATCCTCAGATAGGTGTTAAAGTTTTAAGATTTACAGGAGGGTGTGAAACTAGTGGAAGTTGTTCAACTAGTGGAATTACATATACTACAGGGTATACGGTAACAGAATATTGTTCTCCTGGTGGAATTTACCCAACTTGTTTAGTTGATAACCCGGCTTGGTTAGAAGAAGAACACTGGTTTCAATTAGATGCTGTATGGGAAAGATACACTTGGTTAGATGATTGCGATTTATGGTATCGTGGTGGTTTGGGGATTATAACTCAAGAGAAATATTTGGAGTCATTGGCACATAATTCAATATCATTAATTACAGTACCTTATACACAACCTGACGGTATTGAACCATCAAAAATTGAATTAGTTAATTTAAACGAAAGATGGTTAGATGAAAAAAAATATAGAAGAGGAAGATTAAAAATTTATATCAATGGTAAAATATTTTACACGATTGAAGATTTTGAAGAAATTATTCCAAGAGCTTTAAGTACGGATAAAGAAAAACAAGTTGGTGTTCCATTTAATATATCATGGGGTGGAGGGACTCAAGGATTGAGAGAAAATTTAACATTTTCATCTTGTACATTACCTTATGGACCATATCAACAAGACCCTGAATGTTTTCCTGTTAATGATTTAACGGGAACTACATTTAATGGAATGAATACAAATATTGTTATTGAACAAAATTTCGCAGGAACATTTGAAGGGGGTATTTCTCAATTTAGAATGTATGTAACACCATTATCGGCTCCGGAAGTTAAACACAATTTTAATATATTGAAAAATACGTTTAGAATGTTTAACCCTGATTGTCCTGATTGTAGTACTGAAATTTGTCCTCCGGATGATTTCACATACACAATAGGGAATATTTCAACCACAACAACAACGACAATTCCTGTTACAACAACAATAATATAATCAATAAGTAATTTAATATGTCACAATCAATAACAATTAATAGTATAAATTACGACGGGGAGATTGCTAATATAATCTTTACCCCTGATGTTGATAATGTAGTAATTAATTTGGGGCAACAAACATTACCATTTTTGTTTAGACCTTATTTATTAACTCCACCTATAGATGTTTATGGTGTTTACACAATTGTTGTTATTGTAAACGGTATTGAATGTCCAAATATATTAAATGTTGTTAGACCTACTCCAACACCAACCCCAACTCAAACAAGAACTCCAACACCAACCCCAACATCTACGCCTACTCCAACACCAACTGAAACAAAATGTGTTCCATTTCCAACACTCACACCGACACCTACATTTACAAGTACCCCAACACCAACATTGACAAGCACTCCTACACCAACTCCTACACCTTCAACACCAATTGACATTTTAATTAATCCAATTATAACTGAAAATGATGAATATATTATTGTTGGTGATAATTTTTATTTAATGTATTAAAATAAAATTAAAAATATTTATAAAATAAAAAACAAATTATGGCATTAACAGGTAAAACAATCGGAGAATTATCTCTTTTACAATTTCTAACAAACGATACATTATTTCCCGTAGAATTGAGCGGGGATACATACCATATAGCATATTCGGCATTCACTAATTCAAACTATAACGAAGGAACTTACGATGAGTTATATTCATTCGCCACAGGTGAAACACTAACCGCAGGAAGTTATTATTTAATGACTGACTTCCAAACGTGTTACGACCAACCAAACTATGATGTTAATGGTACCCCAATAGCTACCGGTAATTATAAGACAGGGTCAACAGAACCTATATTATTGTTAGCGATATCAACAACAGGATTCTCCCCTACGGTATACTCAACATTACACCCACAAGACAAAATATCTTACGATATAACTTGGAATATAACAGAAGTAACAGGTGGACCGGCTAAAGGTAGAATTACTGAAAGAATTGACCAATTTAATAACAGAGCCGACTATGATTTCAGAGCGGTTCAATTTATAAGATATGTTGGTTATTTTTCAGAACAATTCTATAATGGTAAAATTAATTTGGATGGTACAACCGGACAAGTTACTACAGCACAATCAGGAACATCATTCACAACTGATTTTACTGTTGGTGATATTTTTGGAGTTTACTCATCTGGTATTAATGGGACAGCTAGTTTCCAATATTATGAAATTTCGTCGATAGTTAGTAATGTTGAAATGTATGTCACAGGTAGAACATTAGCAAATGTGAGTAATGTCTATTATTCTGCGGGGATAAGATTACCTAACTATATGAATCCATTCCAATGTAATATCACAGGAACAACTAATGATGAATTTGCGGAGTATTATACATTTAATGATGGGAATAATTATAACACATACTTGGGGAATAATATTGATTATAATATTTTCATATTATCAAATAACGTATTTTTAAGTGGGCCATATGAAAATAACACATTCGGTGGAAATGTGGTAGGTAATACCTTCAATGATGTTATGAACTCAAATATAGTCGGACCGTATTGTCAATATAATATAATAACAAATAATTTTGACGGAAATATTATAGGTTCATATTTTCAATACAACATTATTGATTGTGATATGGACTCAAATCAGATTGGTAACTATTTTCAACATAATATGTTAGGAGATGCCGATGGACAAGATTTTGATTTTAACCGAATAGGTTCATATTTCACAAATAATTTCTTAACGTTTAATAATAGCGATTTTCAAAATAATAATATTGGGGACAGCTTTAATAATAACCTCATAGATAGTGGATTCCAAAACAATACTATTGTCGGTGACTTTTCTCAAAACCTAATTATTAATCAGTCCTTTAATGACAATTTTATAGGTGATAATTTTTATGACAATATCATACCAAACTCTTTCTACTCAAATAGTATAGGTGATGATTTTAATGCTAATACCATATATTTTGACTTTAGAAAAAATTCAATATTAAATGGTTTCAATCTAAACACAATTGGTGGAGTTGACAACTTACTTACTTTTGAAAACAACCAAATTATGAATAATTTTAAGGGTAACGACATTCAAGGTAATTTTTGGAGTAACCAAATTAAAACAGATTTTAAGGGTAATGATATATTTGAGGAGTTTGGATATAATAATATAGGATTTGGGTGTGTGCCTAATACTTTTAGTGGAGTCACAATACATAACAATATCGGAGATTATTTTGAATTTAATACTTGTTATGGTTCATTTTCGTACAATACACTGGGAACAGATTTTAGAAGTAATGATATTCAAGATGGATTTGGTTTTGGAGGTTCATATAATCAGGGAAATAGAATTGGAAATTATTTTAATAATAATACTATTGGTGAATACTTTTACAACAATACAATTCCTGATAACTTCTATAACAATATTATTGGTGATTATTTTCAATGGAATATTGTTGATACCTATGTAAATAATGTTGATTTTACAACAAATTATGGGAACATAAGTGGCATTACTTATAATGATTTAGGAACAGGGACAACTAATAATACATACACGGCCATTGCAGGTACAACTAACGGTTTAGGTGTTAACGCAACATTTACTATTGTGGTTTCAGGTGGGACTGTAACGGGGGTTACTATAAACAACGCGGGTGAATTATATGTTATTGGTGATACAATAACAATATTAGGTACATCTATTGGTGGTGACACAGGTGTTATTACTACATTTTCAGGGAATGGGATTGGAATAACAGGGGTTACAGGTTCATATCCTAATATATTTGCACAAGGTACGGGTAGTGGTGAAAACGCATCTTTTGATGTTACAGTTACTAGCGGAGTAGTTAGTAGTGTAGTGTTAAATCAGGGAGGCACAGGTTATTTAGTTGGAGAGCTATTAACAATATCTGGAGATGTGTTTGGTAGTACGGAAGACATAACCATAATTGTTGAATCCGTTTATTCTGATGATGTAATCATTACGGTTACAAGTATTAGTCAAAACCCTTCAGTTTATGAGTTATATACTTGTAATATCTTCAAAAATTCTGCATTATCAAATAGGTTATCTTACTACGATGGAAGTGATGTATTAAACATAATAAATATAAACGAATAATAATGGCAAGAACAAAATATATTGTAGATAATTTATCGGGGCAAACGATAAATGGTAATGTAACCATAAATGGGAATTTAAGTGTTACAGGTGTAACAACAGGAAATTTGGCGACTTACAAAGCGTTATTAACTGATATAGGTTCTCAGACCGGCACAACCTTAAATGATTTTGGTGGTCTTAATGGTGGTTTTATTATAGGTGAAACTTACACGATAGTCAATTATGTTAGTGGTGATAGTTTTAGTAATATTGCTAATGTAACAAGTGGAGTTATAGACACAACGGGATGTATATTCATTGCAACAGGGGAAACCCCAACAAATTGGAATAACGGTTCTACTTTAGTATCTAGTGCTACTTTAGTGGTAACAGTATTAGAAAATAACTTGGGATTCGATATTGAGTGGATTAAGGATTTTACAGGAGTTTATGTAGGGTTTAATTCAACTACAGGCCCACTGTATAATACTTTTAATAGAAATTCAACATTCCTTCTAGGTGGGAATCAAACACCCATTTTTGGACCTAACCCAATAGAAACTTTTATATTTCCTAATAATTTTAATGAGAAAGACGATAGTATTATTCTTTTTGTTGTTGATTTAAGTGTTCCTGAACCAGTTGACAATAGTTTATACTACTACTCGATTGAAATTCAAATTCTACAAGATTTAGATACCACACCAACAGTAATAAGTGGAACTACAACATCATTTCCTTTCACAAATGTAAGTGTTGAGTTTTATTGTGGAGATATGTTTATTCAATCTTTTTACACAAGTGGTGGTACTATTGTTAATGACATATCTGAAGTTGTTACCGTATTGAATACAGATACTAATACAAGTTTTCTTGGTACGTTTTCTGACGATGGTGGGAACATAATTTTAACTATGTCAACAAATCTTGAAACTCAGTTCTGTGCTAATAGCACATTAACATTTTATGTTTTCAATGACTAATAAAAAAATTAAAACTGAAAAAAAATGATAAAATATATTAAAAGAAAAAGTGATAATAAGTTTCTACAATCTTTAGAAAATGATGTTTGGGTTGATAACTCAAAAGATGCTTATGAAATGACACACAGAGAGTGTGAGGACACTAAAACTACATTACTTAATACATATACTTCTGAAGAAATTACGGAAGTTTTTAATATGTTTAAGAGTAAACCGAAGTCAAGAGAAGAAAAGAAAGAATCCCTTAATTTATTAAAAAATAAATAATATGAGAATAAATATTTTAACAGAAAACGATAAGGTAGAACAAGTTAGAGAATCTTGGGTAAATAAAAATGTTATGAAAATACCTTGTTCCCCAACAGGAGAAGAACCTGCAACTCATTGGTTTTGTACAATGGCCGGTTCTGAAGAAAAAATGATGCTGATTTACAATAAAAAAAACTTATCTATAATGGAGTTAGGAATCGGTCCAAAAGAATTCCTTAATAAATGGGGAGTGAAGATTATAAAATAGTAAAAGGGTTTATTAATGACGATGAGGTTTTACAAATCGTTAGTTGGGTTGATTCGTTAAATCCGGAAGATGGTGACCCCAATTATCACTTAAGTGAAATTTCAAAAGCACTAAAGGGTAAATCTTGTATTATAGACATTTCAAATACTGAACTTACAAACTACATTACAAATTTTCAATCAGTTTCTAAAGTTTCAAAACAAGAAGTCCCACAAATTATAATGGACATCTTTGAAAGAATTTCAAAGGAAAATAATATACCTCTTGACAATGTATTTCTTCAAGCGGTTGATATGAATAAAGGTGGTAGAATACAACCACATTACGACGCATCTGTTGAAGGATACATTAATTACAAATGTAATATAAGTGTTTTATCTGAAGATTATAAAATTTTCATAGATAAATCATCCCCAACTATAGAACAAAAAGATTTATATTGTTTTGAAGCGTCTTTATTTAAACATTGGACAGAGGAGTTTAACTCTCGAAGAGTTTTTTTAAGTTTTGGTTTTTTAGTACCATACAATGTTTTAGGTAGAAATGAAAATGACCCAAGAATAAGATTAAGCCGTAGAATTGAAAACTATTTTCAAAAAAATAATAATTAACAAATATTAAATCCCCCAAATTAAATGGGGGGATTTATTTTTTTAGTTTGTTGAGTAAATACTGATTTCACAAGTATTTATAGGATAAATAACTTTAGACATATAGATGGCAAATATACCTATTTCACAGTTACCTCAAGCGTTTTCGGCATTTCCGGAATCTCTTTTAGTTATAGTAAACTATGACCTGGTACCTACCGGACAAACAAATTACATATATTATTCAGCCTTAACCGCACAATTTAGTTCCGGTACTTCGGGTACATCAGGTACAAGTGGAAAAAGTTTCATTTGGAAAGGTACTTGGTCTCCTTCAATTAATTATGATGATGGGGATGTTGTTTATTATAATGGTAGTTCATATCTTGCAACAACAATAATTCCTGCTGGTGGAGGTGCTCCGGATACTAATTTTAATTGGGGTTTAATTGCTCAAGCCGGTACTTCAGGTACAAGTGGTATTGACGGAACATCAGGTACTAGTGGTGTGGATGGAACTAGTGGTTCAAATGGAACAACAGGAACTTCGGGTACAAGTGGAACTTCAGGTACAAGCGGAACTTCAGGTAATAATGGTTCTTCGGGAACAAGTGGAACATCAGGTAATAATGGGTCTTCAGGGACTTCAGGTTCTGATGGAACTTCCGGTACTAGTGGGACAGATGGAACTTCGGGAACGAGTGGAACATCAGGTAATAACGGGTCTTCGGGTACTAGCGGTACATCAGGTAATAACGGGTCTTCAGGAACTTCAGGTTCAGATGGAACTTCAGGAACTAGCGGAACAGATGGAACTTCAGGAACTAGTGGTACAGATGGTACTTCAGGTACTTCGGGTACTTCAGGTAATAATGGAACTTCAGGTACTAGTGGAACATCAGGTAATAACGGGTCTTCGGGTACTAGCGGTACATCAGGTAATAACGGGTCTTCAGGAACTTCAGGTTCAGATGGAACTTCAGGAACTAGCGGAACAGATGGAACTTCAGGAACTAGTGGTACAGATGGTACTTCAGGTACTTCGGGTACTTCAGGTAATAATGGAACTTCAGGTACTAGTGGTACATCAGGTTCAGACGGTACAAGTGGAACAAGTGGTACGGATGGTACTTCGGGTACTAGCGGAACAGATGGTACTTCAGGTACTAGCGGAACAGATGGTACTTCAGGTACTAGCGGAACAGATGGTACTTCAGGTACTAGCGGAACAGACGGAACTTCGGGAACTAGCGGAACAGACGGAACTTCAGGTACAAGTGGTACAGATGGTACTTCGGGAACTAGCGGTACTGACGGAACTTCAGGGACTAGTGGAACTTCAGGTTCAGATGGAACTTCGGGTACAGATGGTACTTCAGGAACAAGTGGTACGGATGGTACTTCAGGTACTTCAGGTACTTCAGGAACGAGCGGGACAGACGGAACTTCAGGTACTAGTGGAACTTCAGGTTCAGATGGAACTTCGGGTACAGATGGTACTTCAGGTACTAGTGGAACAGATGGAACATCAGGAACAAGCGGTACAGATGGTACTTCAGGTACAAGCGGTACTTCAGGAACTAGCGGTACAGATGGTACTTCGGGAACTAGCGGTACAGATGGTACTTCAGGAACTTCAGGGACAAGCGGTACTTCAGGGACAAGCGGTACTTCAGGAACTAGCGGTACAGATGGTACTTCGGGAACTAGCGGTACAGATGGTACATCAGGAACAAGCGGTACTTCAGGAACTAGCGGTACAGATGGTACTTCAGGTACAAGCGGTACAGATGGTACTTCAGGTACAAGCGGTACTTCAGGAACTAGCGGTACAGATGGTACTTCAGGAACTAGCGGTACAGATGGTACTTCGGGAACTTCGGGAACTTCGGGAACAACAGGAACTAGCGGTACTTCAGGAACTAGCGGTACTTCAGGAACGAATGGTACCGGAGGTACAAGTGGAACTTCAGGAACTTCGGGAACAAGCGGTACTTCAGGAACTAGCGGTACAGATGGTACTTCGGGAACTAGCGGTACAGATGGTACTTCAGGAACTAGCGGTACAGATGGTACTTCGGGAACTAGCGGTACAGATGGTACTTCAGGTACATCAGGAACAAGCGGTACTTCAGGAACGAATGGTACCGGAGGTACAAGTGGAACTTCAGGAACTTCGGGAACAAGCGGTACAGATGGTACTTCGGGAACTTCGGGAACTTCGGGAACAACAGGAACTAGCGGTACTTCAGGAACTAGCGGTACTTCAGGAACGAATGGTACCGGAGGTACAAGTGGAACTTCAGGAACTTCGGGAACAAGCGGTACTTCAGGAACTAGCGGTACAGATGGTACTTCGGGAACTAGCGGTACAGATGGTACTTCAGGAACTAGCGGTACAGATGGTACTTCGGGAACTAGCGGTACAGATGGTACTTCAGGTACATCAGGAACAAGCGGTACTTCAGGAACGAATGGTACCGGAGGTACAAGTGGAACTTCGGGAACAAGCGGTACATCAGGAACTTCAGGAACTTCAGGAACTAGCGGTACATCAGGAACTTCGGGAACGAATGGTACCGGAGGTACAAGTGGAACATCAGGAACTAGCGGTTCTTCAGGTGTTAACGGAGCAAGTGGAACAAGTGGTACTACAGGTACCTCAGGTACAAGTGGTTCATCAGGAACTAGCGGTACAGATGGTACTTCGGGAACTAGCGGTACAGATGGTACTTCAGGAACTTCAGGGACAAGCGGTACTTCAGGAACTAGCGGTACAGATGGTACTTCGGGAACTTCGGGAACTTCGGGAACAAGCGGTACTTCAGGAACTAGCGGTACAGATGGTACTTCAGGTACAAGCGGTACTTCAGGAACTAGCGGTACAGATGGTACTTCAGGTACAAGCGGTACTTCAGGAACTAGCG